GTTGGTGTTGGTGTTGGTGTTGGTGTTGGTGTTGGTGTTGGTGTTGGTGTTGGTGTTGGTGTTGGTGTTGGTGTTGGTGTTGGTGTTGGTGTTGGTGTTGGTGTTGGTGTTGGTGTTGAACAATTAAAATCAGGTGCATCCGAGGACCATGTGACGCTTCCATTGTTTGTGGCTGATTTATTCAAACCACTAGAATCGTCAAGATATGTTCCTGTAGTGTATGCTAACAGCAGCAATTTGGTGCCGCTGATAGCAGCAAGTGGTTCTGTGGGCACTGCTATGGTGGTTTGCGTTCCGTCGTACACAGAATTTCCTTTGACCCATCTAAAGTTGGTTATTTTTCCATTCCACCAATTGCTGCTGCCAAATCCTATTTTTAAAGGATCAGTATTGTTGGTCACATCGTTGGGAGTAGAATAATTTATTATTCTAGATCCGTTTTGATATACAGAGGATGTTCCGCTTTGTCTTACCACCGCAAAGTGAACCCATTGATTTAAATAGTTTGCTAAACTTACTCCGCCATACAATTGAGTCCCGTTATTTACCCAAAATATGAAAGTTCCATTTTCAATACTTACGGCTATTGAGTGATTTGGATAATCTCCAACTTGAAAAAGTCTGCTATACAATGGAGGTGAGGCAGCGGTTTGATATTGCCACCATTCGATACAGAAGTCTCCCGTTCCTAGTGCCCAGTCGTTGTCGCCAGCAAAAGAAACATACTTCTCGTTGGCACCAAAGACTAAGCTGCCGGTGTGACAGGGTAGATTGCTAAAACAAATATGATAGCCATATGCAGCATTGCCACCAGCATTATATCCGCCAATTGTAAAAGAACTATCATATAAGATAAAAGTATAATTTACTGATCCTGCTAGGTTGTCTCTTCCTATTATGCTTCCATTAACTACAAGATCATCATCTGCGACTCCGTTTATAGTAACTTGTGCTGGCAATGAAATACCGTTTGGTATGTCACTTATTGTTACTTCTCCAAATGTTCCGTCAGGAAAACTAGATAAGAGAGGAAATTCTATATATATGCAATTTGGATCTGGTGTGGTGGTAATTGTGGGCGTGGGTGTGGGCGTGGGTGTGGGTGTGGGCGTTGGTGTAGGCACTAATCCTTGAGGGGCTTTAACAAATGAAATCTGCTCTGGTAGGTTGTATAAAGTTTTTTTCCAAAACCTATGAACAGCGCCTTTTGTTAGTTTATAGTGTCCGTGGGATCTGCTAAATTTATTGGGTAAATTAGTTTGTCCTTTAATAATCTTGAGTTCGTCAATATATCCTTCAAAATAACCATTCGGATTATTACTTGTACCACCTGCTCTTCCAACAGTAATAACACTGTTTGCATCCGTCATTTCATAAGAATCTTCTATACTCAAAATATCATCTACATATATTTTTATATTTGTATAACCGCCTATTGGGTTGTCTCCAACCACTACTACATGATGCCATTCATTGCTCAAAATAAGTGCTGGTCCTACCAATCCATCGCCACCATTATGACCATAGAAGCCAATATGGTCGTCAGTAATACAAACAGCCCAAGACAAATTAAATCCCCATTGATCTTTGGCTATTATACATCCTTGTGGAACTTCTGATGTTGGATAGAACCAAGCTTCAATAGTAAATGGCGTATTAGATAAATCAAAAATAGGCGAATTAGGAATAATTAGATTTGAAGATCCATCAAAATACCCACTCGTTGCCCCCGACACGCTTTGAGAGTTGCTGATTACGGGCGATCCTTCTAAGGCTATATTATTAGAATAAGTAGAACTATCCACAAATGTGTTACTTCCATTAGAAGCATCAAAATTAAGTAACAACGATGTTGGCATATATTTTATTTTGAAAGAAGTATGTTTTAATTATGGTGTAACAAGATCACCATCTGTCAACACATATGGGATTTCTGTAACTTGTGAAGGATTTGAATTGCTTGAGGTATATGTGTAATTTATTTTTCTAGCAAATGCACCAGCTTTTGCACCGGCTGGATATTCTATAATTTCTGTGATTCTGTCACTTCCATCAACGGTTAGCTTTTGAAAGGTAAAAAGACCTGAGGCTCTTCCCTCTATTAACTCCCAATCCTCTTTCATATCCCCTACAGAAAAACCTGCGTTTTCTATGTAAATTTGATCTGTGGAGTTTTCTTCGTCAAGAAGGATCAGCTGCCCTACAGAATCGGAATAATTAAATCTGTTTTCAATGGTGTGTCTAGCAAAATAAGAAGGTAACTCTGAGACTCCTGCTTTTAGGTTGAACCCCATAACAGCTTCTGCTCCGGTATTGCTTATCCACAACCTAACATCTTTCTTTATTCTATTGACTTTTTGAGTAATTAAAACCGTATTACCGTTTACATTCTCCTTAACGCTTGCAAAGAACATATCTGTGAATGTGGGGTTCGAATTTAAGGCGGAGCTTACTTCTTCGGGAGTAGTTGCCGCTGCATTGTCTCCTGTGACATTGATTTCTAGTGCGGCATAATTCTTAAAAGATTCGTCCCAAGCATAATTTAATGTTAAGGTTGCAGAGCCGCTTAAGTCCCAAGGGCCATTGTTATAAGCTAATTGATAATTTGAGCTATTTAAATTTGGTGGACAGGCAAAAGTCAAAGAATATTGTCTATCACCTAAAACCCAGTTGCCCCTAAATTCTGTATTAAAAACATTTTGAAAAAAAGCCATTTTATCTCTACCTCATTGTTATAATGACAAAAAACCCGCCAACCACTCATATCTAGAGTGATTAGCGGGTTTTTTTATATTACTATTAATTATTTTAGATAACTAAACCCCAGCTTCGATCAAATCCATCAAGGGACGTCTTACCAAAGTGCTTTTTGATGAAACAATCCTTCTTTTCTGGCTTGAACGTAAATTGCTTTGTTTCGCAATCTTACTACGGTTATAGGTCTTTACAGGGGCTTTTGAGGCCACTCTAACAATATTTCCGTCCCTGAGTTCGTAACCCTTAATATGGTCCTTTGTGGACTCAATAACCAATACGGTTCTGCGAACCGGATGAGTGTGATTCCCCTTATACCAAAAACGAGCTACTGGGACATTTTCAACTAAATCATACTTCATTTGTCAATCTCCTTTCTAATTTCTGTGAGTAACTGTGAAGCATATCGTGCATCTCCAAGTAATTTATTAGAAAATCGTGTGTCAGTCAAGGGGACTACATATAATAAATTTTCTTTCACAACATCAGGAGTGTCATGAGGCTCATATTGATCTTCTGGCAATTCGACTTCTGCTATTGCCATATAAATATGCTCTTTATAATCTCTAAAGAAATCAATTTCCCAAGTATTTTCAAATGAATTAATTATATAACGGGTTTTTTCTAAACGGTTAAGAGCTATATTCCAAAGATCATCAAAATCTCGCTTATCTAACTTCTTTTCTACTTCTATAGCTCTACCACCTGTTGTAGCTTTTAAAGTAAAATAGTACTCAGTCTTTTGATTGCTTAGTTTTACAGACTTACGAACACGTACCGTTATACCTCTTGTGGCTATAAGATAACCTTGGGATATGTCATACTGTGAGGATGAATTCTTTTTAACTTCCGACTCACAGAGAGAATCTATGACATATTTTCTTTCATTTTCTGTAGGAATGGATAAATCTCCTATTTTTTTAGTATCTGTCTATAGCTGTCTACATCTTCTCTACTCTTCTGAACCTGTCCTTCTAAGAATATCTCTAGCCACTGTCCGTCTACGCCACCAAGCTCAACAGCATCTTTCATTCTTTGAACATAATTTTCTACAACTTCTTCTTCCATCTTTAAAGCGTAGGCAAATATTTGCTCAGGATCTGTAAATTTTTCAAAGCTATTTCTTTCATCCGTAGCCGTACCGCCCAAACCAAGTATTACATCTGAGAATTCTGTGACATGGATCATTTCACCAGCAGCTTCTTTTAGAAAAAATTCTTTATATTCCTCACGGTTTAAGCCAGTCACGGCACTTGCGTGATAAAGGTAGAAACAAAGATGTTTCCATTCATTTTTCAAGTCGTTCTTTAATAAATCTATCATTTTATCTTTATTCATAATTTACCTTTTATATTTTGTAAACAAGGCTAAAAACCATATATATTATGCGTATTTCGCCAAGTTGGACTATCTTATTTTAGTCAAAAGAAATTTTACTTCAAGTCAAAAAAGGTTCAAATGTCAGAAAAATTTTGGATATCCACCCACGGTTCATTAAAGAAATTTTATGAAAGTGGTGGTATTGCAGATAGAAAAACTGGAAAACTGCAGTATGATCCAAAATACTACACTTTTGATAAATATGAACTTGAAATTGATCCCACAGAAACACTAGAAGTTGTTGACCTTTATGATACTGCCAGACAACAAAAAGAAATAATTAAATGTTGCAATTCTTTTCCTTATTTTTGTCACAAATATATAAGAATTCTTCATCCAATGAAAGGATTAATTCCTTTCGTATTATTTAATTATCAAAGAAAAGTAATAAAAGATTATGAAAACAATAGATTCAATATTATTAGTAAATTTAGACAAGGAGGTTTGACGACAGTAACCTTACTTTGGGGTCTATGGAAGTGTATGTTTCAAATGGATCAACAAGTAATGTTAATCTCTAAAACAGATAGAGAGGCGACAGATACTGGGCTAATTATTGACAGAGCTTGTGAAAATTTACCTGCTTGGCTTAAGCCTAAAAAAGATGCAAAATGGAATGACCATTTAAAAATGTTTACAGATACAGGCTCTGCTATAAAGTTTTATTCTCCAGAAGCTTCTCGTGGAAAAGCAGTAACTTTTTTAATAATAGACGAAGCTGCATTTATTGAAGATATGGACAAACACTGGAAAGCTATGTGGCCGGTTTTATCCACGGGTGGTTCTTGTACGCTGATATCAACGGTGAATGGTCTAGGAAATTGGTACGAACAAACGTATAGAGATGCCAAAGATAACAAAAATAAATTCCACGTAATAGACCTAGATTTCTGGGAGCATCCTGATTACAACGATGACGACTGGATAGCCGAACAGAAAGCTCAGCTTGGAGAAAAAGGCTTTCTCCAAGAAGTAATGAGAGAGTTTCTAGGATCAGGAGAAACATATTTTCCAACTAAAACAATCACTCAATTAACCGAGCAAACTAGAAACAATTATCCTAATAGAAAGCTGTTTGCAAAATGGTGTAATAAAAATGGAAGAATGTCACAGCTAGAAGATGAATATTCTAAAGGTGCATTGTGGCTATGGAAAGAGCCGATAGAAGGCAGAGAATACATAATAGGAGCAGACTGTGCAGAGGGACAAGGCGAGAACAATGATAGTTCTTGTTTTCAAGTTATTGACACGAACAGTTTAGAACAAGTTGCTGAGTTTTATTCAAATACTATTTTACCTCATGAATTCGCACAAGTAATGAATGAGGTTGGAACATTTTACAACAATGCAATGTTGGCAATAGAAAACATGGGTGCAGGAATGGCTGTTATTAGCAATCTTCAGCACACCCTTTATTATGATAATTTGTACTATGACACAACAAAAATTACAGCGAGCACAAAGCCCGGAATAAAGATGGGCCAAAATAATAGGTCATTATATCTCGAATGCCTTCAAAACAATATTATAAATCAATCTGTTCTAATTAATAGTATAAGATTTGTTACAGAACTACAGACTTTCGAATATAATCCTACTACTAAAAAAGCACAGGCTCAAAAAGGAAAACATGATGATGCAATTATGGCAATGTCGATTGCTTTATACGTAAGAGAATCGTTAACTAGAGATTTGCCTATAGGAGCAGAGTCAAAAGATTCCGCAGCCTTAAAATCACAAGTTTACGATGAAATTAAAAAAGAACTAGAAGAAGGCATAGAAGATTTTATAAGTAATGAAGAAATAGATTTATTGGCTCCTAATATGGACACATTACACAACATAGATTTCTTCCCAAATGCCCAAAGAAAGAATGATAGCATAATAAAAGAATTTGGATGGTAAAATGTCAATTAAAGAATACTTAAAAAATCGTAAAAATGAGTCTAAAGTATCGCTAGAAAATTACAAACAAAGTTTGTATGAAAACTTGGCAATTTTTCTAGGCACAAAAGAAGAATCTTTAGATATAAAAGAAAACCTAATAAATGAAATAGAAATCAAGGAAGAGACCGATAAACTCGGCTATCCCAACAGTAATTCATTAGTTTTATCTTTAAAAACACAAGATATAAAAGAAGTTATATTAGAAAGAAACAAACTCTTACAGTGGGCTCAAAAAAATGAAAAAGAAATCGAAAAAATAAAAAAGACGATGGCAGTTTATGAGTCGTACATGTTGTCTAAAGAGGTTACCCGCTATGTAATAGAAAAACTAGTTGAGTCTTGCTTAGCCAAAACAGAAATGAAGATAAATGAATTATCTTTAAAAATAGATAATATAAAAAATAAAATAAAATGGCCATTTAAAAATATTCTCATAGAAGCCATTTATCCTGCACAAGGGCTTTTAGCTGTAGAAGCGGATGTAAGTCTGGGAGAAGAGAATGTTCAAAAAGTATTCTCTATAAATTTAGAGACAAAAGAAATTGAGCTAAATGATGAAATGCCACAAAGAATAAAAAACAAATGTTCTGAACTTGTTAGCAACTTGAATGAAAGAAAAAAAGAAAAAGTTAAATTTATAAATCTCTACATGCCAATTTTAGCCGAGAATGAAAATAAAATATTAGAATCAAAAAAAGAGATTATACTCGGAATGAAACAATACTTACCACATGGTACTAAACTAATGAAAGAGCCTATAGATCAAGAGGGGGCAACCATTTGGAAAGTTCGAATCAATGAAAACCAATTAAAAAAAGATGGTGAAGAATACTTAGTAATAGCCGAAAGGGCAGAGTTATTCTGGGTGGGTAAGCATGAAAAATAACACAAATAAAGCAAAAAATCTGTTAGAACAGGCACTTTTTAATCTTCCTCAGGATTTTTCACTAGAAACAGCCAGAAGATCTATAAAAATTGCACTATCAGAAATAATACAAATAGAAAATAAACGTGAAAAAAGAAACACACTAAAAGAAAACAGAAAAGAAATTAAAAACAAATTAATGCCTTCATCTATTAAAATAATAGATGAATTAATTAAACAAGAAAACAAAAAAATAGAAAATAATAAAAATAGAAAAGAAAGCGAAGATATAGAGATCAACATATCCGAATGAAAGAAGGAAAAATGAAAAAAGATTGGCATGGAATAATCAAAATACTAGAGATTCAGCATTTAAGAAACTCAAAAGTTATATGGGAAGAAAAAAATATAAATAATATTCTTCATAGCGAGGGAGAGAACTTTTTTTTAAAATGCTGCTTTGTCAATGATGGTTCATATCCTCCGGGTAATTATTACTTTGGACTAGACAATAGGTCGTCTGTTACAGCAGGAGACCTAATAGAAGATCTTACGGAAGAACCATCTCTAAGCGGATATAGCAGAGTTGCAGTTGATTCAACTAGTGGATTTACCATAGAAAAAGTTAATCAAGTTTATAGAGCTGCGGGTAGCATAATAACTTTTTCTGCTATAGGCGGTTCTTGGGGACCGGTTAGAAATCTATTTTTAACCACAAGCATTAGTTCTACATCTGATAATTTGGCATCTAGTATTTTACTTGCGTCTGCCCAGCTGTCCAGCAGCCTTACACTAACGGATGGTGACTCCGTAAACATGAGAATGGCTTTATCTTTACAAGATACAAACGGTTAGTCTAAAGTATCAAGTAAAATTTCTATAGGTTTTATTTCTATAAAATGAACGACGCTTATATCTTTATTATTTCTATCAATTTTACTGTACTGACGGTAGGTTAATTCCTCACATCCTCCGTCCTCAACATCCAAAAGCTTTTTTGCAGTAGTAGAATTGTCTTTACCATAAAAAGTTTGTGGCAAATTTAATAAATAACCTTCATCAGTTTGTATTATTGATTTAAAACTTAAGTTATTTGTAATTATATACTTACAAAAAACTTCTTGTGCCGGTTCACTAGTATCGCCTTTTCTGAACCAAACTGGAACACTAATTCCTGTTGTTTCTAATCTTTCACCTCTAAAAAGAGCATATCTTTCTTCTCGGGTTAAATATATGTAATGAGATATGGTAAGAGTAGCAGCCATAATTGTTATCCAATATAATATATATTAGTAGGAAAAGATCTATTAATCAAGGCTAAGGAGGGCTATGTATAAATTTTTAATTCTAATCTGCTTATTCTTTGCGGCATCTACAAATGTGAATGGGGTAGATTTTGATGCCCTAGATAAAATGCCAATTCTAGAGGCGTTGCCTACCGAATTAAGAGGGGCAGCTCCCGTAGAACAGAGAGGAACGGAGTACAGAAAGTTTTTAGCCCCCTCTGTAAAGATAAATGTGGGAAATGGAAGTGGATCAGGAACTATAATATTTTACGATAAAAAAGAAAATCTTGCATATGTGGCTTCTTGCGGACATTTATGGAATCCAGGTGTCCTAAACGCAGGAGAAGCTCTAAAGAAAAAATTAAAATGCAAAGTAATATCATTCTATCAAAATGATAGCAAATTAGAGGAAGTTAAATCCTATGATGCAGATGTAATATTTTACAGTTATATTGATGGACAAGACACATCTTTAGTTGTATTCAAACCAGATTGGGTGCCTACGTATTTTCCTATAGCACCAAAAAACTATACTTATAACATAGGATCTTATTTACATTCATGTGGTTGTGACCATGGCAGTGAAGTCGCACATTATTCAGTAAAAACTTTAGAACTAAATCAAGACGTAGTTACAACGGAAAATAGTCCTAGACCGGGGAGATCGGGCGGTGGACTATTAGACGATGAAGGATATTATGTTGGAACTTGCTGGGGAACACAGTATGTGGACGGTAGTGGGAAAGGATTTTTTACACCCTTATCATCTATTCATAACTTTTGGTCAAAACAAAAAGGGTACGAATTTTTATTAAATCAAAAACCAAACAACATTTTGGCCAAGAATATTCCCATAAAGGACCGAACAGAAAAACAAAAAACATACACGCCAGACTATATTTTGGTGCCTTAAAAGTTTTTTATAATTAACTCTTTGCCTTTTTGTTTGGTAGTGTTCTTACCATTAGCACTGGAAGTACCGCAATATGTCCATTTCTCTTCAATAATATTAAAACTTTTGTACATTTTACGAATAAAATTATTATTGTCGTAAGAAAGAACAATTTTATGCTTAGATTGTTTTATATCTTCGCATAGTTTTTCATGATCCTTTTTTTCAAAGTTTTTTTCATAAAGCCTTGAAGAATTAGGTTGCTGTGTATTACAGAAATATGGGGGGTCTATATAAACTAAAACGTCTTTACCCTTTTCAAACAAAGGAACCTCATAGCTTTCACAGGTAACTTTTGTATCTTTTATTATTAAAGCTGCTCTTTCTAATTTATCAGTTTTTACTATATTCCATCCGCTAGGATTAGAGAAGTACATTCTTGATTTCATGCTATAGCGTACTCTACCACCCCATACAGTTCGATGTATGAAAAGGTATCGAACTGCTTGATCCATCTCTGCGTCTTGAGAAAACTTATCAAAAGTATCTTTTAACTTAGAACTATAAATTGCCTTGCCTTTTCTTGCAGGTGCCAATATATCTTTGTTAGAAGCAGGCAATATTTTCTTGCACTTCTGAATGAACTGTTTTGGTCTATCTTTCAATGCTAAGTAGACTGACATTAAATGCGGATCAGAGTCGTTTATCCATCTCTTGACATCTATGGGAATGTGGAAAAATATACCGCCTCCACCAACCATAATATCACGAAATTCGGCATAATTTTGCGGAAAATTAGCAACTATCTTTTCTCTAACAGACTTTCTACTTTTCCCGCCAGGATATCTAAAAATCAAAAAGCACCTCTTTAGGTTAAACTATAAAAAGGACAAATAGGTCTGTATTCACAACGACGACATTGATCTCCCACCCGACCATAAACATCATTAGGGTGAGTAGAAATTATGTCCTTATAAGTTTCATGTAGCTCTGTCTGTGCCGAAGTTAAAGACTCTTCAGTAAACTTGGTGGCGACTAAATCAGCTCCATCTAAGTAGAAAAGGGCCGCTTTGATATTTTCTGCCTTGGCACCAAATTCAAGTTGCACAACACGAGCATAACACCTCAACTGAATATCTTTTCTTATTGTATTTGAGTTCTTTCTCCAGCGACCTTTTTTAGTTGTTTTATAGTCTATAATAAAGAACTTATCGCCACGAATTATCAAACGATCCATGACGCCAGTTAAAAAATGATTATTTGGCGGGTCTAAATCAAAGTGAAAAAGATATTCAACTTTGCCATCAAACCCTATTCGATCATTGAAGTTTTTGATATTGTTAAGATGATCTCTAAATCTATTGCGATATTCTTTTTCTATTACAGGAGGCGGCTTGCCCTGTTCTACTTCGATTTTCCCAGACAAACAATCGTTAGCAATATCCTGAATTTTTGTTTGACCCTGATTTAAAACATAAACTTCTGCAATTTTGTGCACAAGTTTTCCATAAACAAAATAAGGTTGAACAGGTTCATCGGATATTACTTTTAAGTGATATTTAAACCTATATTTTGCTTGACAATCTCGCCATATTTGCTGACGGGATACAGATATATGTTCACATAATAAATTATCATCTGACATAAAAAACTTGCCTCAGTTGAATTTATTGAGTATATTGCAGCTGTTATTTTACGAGAATATAATTTTCGTTCAAGAGAGAATCATGTCAGTAAACTTTGATAAATTTGAAAGCTGGGCCCGTTTAAAATTCGGAGAAGATAATGTTGTAGTAAAAGGAAAAGAAATAAGAATCAATTCTATATTTGAGCCGGATGATACTGGTCATCATTTGTGGTGCAATCCAGAAGGTGGCAAAAAAAAGCACAAATATGGAGTTTTTCATTGCTTTAAAACCGATAATAAAGGGAGCCTTTTAAAGCTTGTTCAAATAGTTGAAAACTGTGATCGTGAAAGTGCTCTAGATCGAATAAAGGGTAGGACCCCTATCAGAGATCTAGAAAAAAAGCTTGAAGAGATATTTATTCAAGAAGAAGTAGAAATAAAAGAAGTAAAATCAGATCTTTCACTGCCTCCACAATGCTATTTAATTTCAGAATTAGGAACAAATAATTGGTGGAGAGAAAAAGCAGAAAATTATCTTCTTTCAAGAAAAATACCAATAGACGGTTTGTACATATGCACCGGGGATAGATATAAAGGAAGAATAGTTATTCCCTACTACGATAAACAAGAAAAATTAATTTATTTCAACGGAAGAGCACTTGGAAGTTCTAAATGCAAGTATTTGGGTCCACCAAAAGAAGTTGGAGTTGGCAAAGAAGACGTAGTCTTTATGGCTGGTCGGTGGCCAAACTCAGGAGAAACTGTTTATATCTGTGAAGGTGAATTTAATGCTTTGAGCCTTAAAATTGCTGAATTAAATGCTGCGGCTTGTGGTGGAAAAAACATGGGAGAAAAGCAAGCCATCCTATTGTCTGAGTATAAAGTTGTTTTATGCTTAGACAGAGACAAGGCTGGTAGAGCGGGTACTTTGAAAATGAGCTCTATCATGACCTCTATGGAAACAGCAAAAAGCGGTAGTGGAAACAAGCTAATGTTTGTGTTCCCTCCTAAAGACTACAACGACTGGAATGAGTTTTTAGTGAGAAACAATCCAGAGTTACTACACCATTATATAATCAAAAATCAAAAAAGCATCGATTACTCTGGGCCGAATGGAACAGCGTGTGACTTTTTTGGCTTTAGCGATATATGGAAGTAAAAATGAAAACACTAACAGTAAAAAAACTTCAAGGCTTTGTTGGACATGTATGCACAATACTTACAAACTCTGTTTGTAAGAGAGATTTTACAGACACTCAATTCCCCGATTTTTTCTTGGGAATAGTAGAAAGCGTAGATGAAGACGGAGTTTTTTCAACACATCCTATTACTGGGTGCAAGAACTTCTACTCTTGGCCCCATATTGTTGGGATATTTCAAGAACAGGTAATAGAAGAAACAAATCCAGAATATAAACAAATAGTAGAGGAAGCTAAAAAAGTACCTCAACAACAGCAACCGAATATATTTCCCCTAGAAATAGATCCAAAGAAACAAAGTCCTTTTGTTAATCCAGATATGATGGCGGAACTCGCTAAACAAGCAAAAGAAATTCAAAGGAAAAATTAACGAAGTTTTTCTTTAAAGTACTTGACTCTTTCGCTTATAGGAAGATCTTTAATATTTTCCCATTCCGTTGCCGGTTCTATATCTCCCGTTGGTTGCTCTGTTGATTGGCCCGTTCTTCTAAACCTTGAAAGAGGAGAAGAAGCTGTATTGGATGGTCTACTCACTGCTCTGGGAAGCGGTCTTGCTGTTGGAGTCAGCCTAGGGCGTACTCCAGCACGTTCCGCAGGTGGTACAGGAGAAGCTATTGCTGCTGAGGTTCCCTGTACGGTTGCGGGTGCCGTTGTTGCTGCTGCTTGTGGGGGGGTCGCCGCAAGTCTTTTTAGCTCTTTGTAATCGTCTCTCTCTTTAATATATTTTAATATACTTTGGGCGTCAACATTTTCGTCTTTCCACGACCTTAATTGAGCATTTATTTCTCTTTCTTTATCTCTCTTAGTAAGCAGTCCGGCAGGTCTTCGTCGTCTTGGATATCTATCTACCTGAGCTTGCCAAATAGCCCACAGCATTTGTTTTGCTAAATCATAGAATTCATCATTTGCCGCCTCTGCTCTTTGCACGGCTCCCATCAAATTGGTTTGACCTCCTGCTTTGGCAGCTAGTTCTTTTAGATAATCTTCAAGTTTTTTATTTTGTTCTTCAGCAGAAAGTTGCGAATCATTTTCTGGATCGGGGCTGCCTTCAATATCTGTATCTTGGATTTCTCTCTCCGCTGCCTCAATCTCTTTTTCTTTTTCTTCTAGCTCACTAAAAATATCTTGAAAGTTTTTTGCGGTATGCGACTGTCCTACTCCTACCCTCGCTGTTCTACCGCTACTTCTTGTGTAGCCAGTTGCAGATGGATCTGATGCTCTGCCTTCTGCGTCTTGTGAGATTGGTACAGTTGAAGTTGTGTAACCTTGTCGCCTAGTACCTTCTCCCCCCTCTCCCCAAGAAGTTCTAGGAATATTTTGAATAATGTCGGTAGTTCGATCTTTAGCCCAATAAACCAAATTATTGTAGCCTGGTTCACCCGGTTCCATTCCTTGTTGACCCCACTTTTTAACTGAGCCAAGGTTGCTCAATAATTGCGTAAAAATAAAATTGTGGACATCCAGTAATCTAGATTTTAGTAAATTTCTTAAACGAGCAGGAGCACCACCAGCACATTGTGAGCTGTTCAAACAATATAAAATTCCATAATAAAGAGCTGGAATAACTTCGACCGTTCTTCCTGCATAGGATATGTTTTTTTTAGGAAGGTACATTTCCATTATTTTTTGACCACGATCTGTTAGATGATTTATAAAACTTTGACCTCTAGCATTTTTGTTCAGCGTTGGTGCGAAAGTTCTTATTCCTTCAGTCCCATGAAGCTTGTCATTGGGGTCAGTTGGCATCATAACTGGTATTTCTGGTCTTTTTTGTGCACCCCATATTTGTTTTGATTTTTTAAGAGCATCTGCATATTTGGGGTTCGCAACTTTGTTACCTTCTTTGTCTATTATCTCTTTTTTTATTGTCTTTAAGTAAGTGGATGGTTTCAATAAAAGCTTGTCATTTTCGTCAAATGGAAGATAAACAATTGGTTTAACTACCTCTCCGTTTACAATTTTGTACTTTCTTTCTTCTATATCAACTCCATCAACAGGTGGAGCATATAAACCTTCTTCTTCTATCTTACTTTTAAGAACGTTCTCTGCTGCTTTTTTTGCTTCTTTTTCTTGTTGTTTCGTCAGTTCCGGCACTTTTATTTTGTTTTTATCGCCACTAGCAATAGCAGCACGTTGTAGTTCCTCGTACATAGTTTTTTTGATAATTTTCTCTTGTTTTTTTGCCTCTATTTCAAGCAGCCAATCATAAGTTGGATCTTCTAAATATGTGGGTATGCTATTCGAATTGGTTGAAAGTGTGATTGGTTTCCATGACGCTGAGTGCTCGTCAGGATGTGAGCCAAAATGACCATGTGAACTGTGCTGAAGGTATTTCCTTATGTCGCCAACCCATTGGCCTGCTCCGACCCAATTTGTTCCTCTTGCCAATTTTCTTGTTTCTCCTCCGGAAATCTGCTCTTTAGGATGAGACAAATCGTATCCATACCTTCCCACACCAGTATTTTCTGATTCTTCTGTATGGGGTTCACCTTCTGTTCTTTCTAAACGATGATACATTCTATTCAAAAATGGTTTAGCCTTTACTTTGGTAGTATTAGTATCACTAGTTCTTCCACGTTTACCTGGATGACGAAGAGAAAACTGAACCTCTTCATCTAAGCCTAAAGATTTTAGATTTTCTGTTTGTGGCTTTATGTATTCAAAAGCTTCATCTTCAGCTATGTGCCTTATTATTTTTAGTTTTTTTCTTTCTATATCACGCTCTCTATCGTTGGTGGCACGTTCACGATCAGCAGCATCGGGGCTATCAGGAACTGGGATTGTGGAGCTAATATTTCTGAACTGGCTCTTGGAGTTCATGTCCACAGGTATAGGCCCATGATCAGACTTTAATCTTTCAATTAATTTTTCAGGTAAATCAGAAGGCGATCCAGTCCTTAAAAAGTTTTCTATTTTTTCTACTAGCCTACCTTCTTGTATCTTACTTTTCCTAATATCATGAAGTTTTTTTAATGCATCATGAAATAGATCCCATCTCTGGGCGATTGCAGCAGGCCAGAACTGGTGATCAAATTGATTTAGAAAATCTAAATCATCTTCATCAAAATTAAGTGTGTTCTTTGAAACGTCACCATGATATTCGCCTCTACCCATTTGTGCCATCTCAAGATAAATTTTGTAAGAAATTAAAGCCATAATGTTTTCCTTGTTTGAATTACCTATATATAGTATGAATCAGAATATACTTTATGTACCGAGACCAACAAAAGATGAATATGCACAATTATCATGTGCTCAAAATTGTGGTAGTTTAGGGCCAACTGACCCTCTGGAGAGAATAGGACCGAGAAGAAAAAGGCAAAAAGTAAGGGAACAAATAAAGGATTATGTTCTTACCATGCTAGGAGCACCAGTTTTACCACTAGAATTAGACGATCAACAGGTAGAGAACGCAATAGACTTTGCTTTACAGGTTTTTGAAGATTATGCTCCAATGGAATATTTCCAATATTACACTTTTTACACAACTCCAGGTCAAAGTGTATACAACCTTCCAGCAGACGTAGGGTTTGTAAGAGATATATCATATAAGGAAACTGCTAATTACGCATTTTCTGCCTCTGATTTAGGAGGTGTTATACCTTTAGAATATATGGGTGCCGGTGCTTATGGCTCAGTAGCAGGTGGTATTAATCCACAACAACCAGTTTGGGGCAAAATGTCTGACTGGGTTATGTATAAGCAGTACGAAGATATGTACAACAGAATATCTGGGCAACAAGGTGGCTGGGAGTGGTTAGCGGGCTACAACACAATTAAATTGTATCCAGTACCATATAGAACATACCCTGTGGCTGTAAGATACTTACAAAGAAGACCTGATTTTGGGATGGTCACACAGGCTATGCAAGAAGGAGCATTGGCTTTCGCAAAAATAATACTAGGTAGAATTAGAAGTAGGATACAAAATCCTCCGGGTCCAAATGGAGGAATTCAATTAGACGGCCAGCAAATACTACAAGAAGGCCTTGATGAAAAGAAACAGTGGCAAGAAGATTTAATTACTAGATACGGTGATATACTTGGCCCAAGAATGATGTAATTTAAAACTGTGTTTCGAGACATAAATAAAAAGGCCTACTAAAACGGAAATCTAAACATGAAAAGCTTTGAAGAGTGGAAACAAATAAACGAATCTGTTGAAGTATCTAGATACTCTGTAGAGGTCAACTTCAGAACTAACTTGGAAGAAGCTCTAGAAGGTTTCGCCAAAATTACTTTAGGCTACGTGAGTGCCGCTTTAAAGAAGCATGGATATCATACAAAGCATGTTTTCACAGAAAAGCCCCTAAGGTTATTAGTTTCTTCTAGAAACTGGGATGATGGAGAATGGGTTGGTGCTGTTACTTATAACCCACAGTCACATTGCTTTTATCTAAGCAAAGGCTTCTACAACAAAAATCGTAGAAGCATATCAATAGAAAATTCTCAAAAGTGCGAAGGTAAATCAGCGGCAGAAATAACCAAAGAATTACATAACATGATGCATTCTTTAAAAGACGAACCAAACAAGCATGTAGAAAAATTAAAACCTGTACCACTAAAAAGAGGTCCCAAAAAATAAATTATTTTTGGTTCCATTCTTCATAGTTTCTAGCTTTTCTATTTTCGTAACCAAGTTTGTGTCCATCGAAAAAAGCTTGTTTTACAAAACCTAAAAAAGCTTTATCGATACATTCTCCTCTTAGACTAAATTCTCCGTATGGTTCACCCATCCATTCTTTGAATGCTTCTTCTATTTTTTCGTAGTCTTCATTTAAGTCCAAATTTTTTTCTCCTTTTTTTCTTGCCATCTAACATTATACAAAATATGGTCTGTCCAGTTGATCTCTCCACCCTTTTTTTCTATATTAACTAATAAGTCGAAATCTTCATATTGCCCATTATCAAACTTTATATCATTATTTTTTAAGAAATTAATATTCACAGCAAAGCTTATTCCTACATAAGATGACTTTACTTTTTTTTCAATTGGTAGCACAAAAGAGTTATCTTTGTTGTAAGTCATTCTAAACATATGAACTACTGATTTAGAGCTACGTATTTCTTCATATAAAGTTTTAATATATGCATCTTTGAATGTATCATCATCGTCTAAAAAGCAAACCCAGTCTGTTTTTGCCATCTCAATAAGATTATTACGAACTTTGCCAGCTTGTCCATGTTGTCCGTCAATTCCCAATTTATCTGGAAAGAAGATATATTCTATTCTTGGATCTTTTGGTAAAGGAAATTGTATTTTTTCAATAGAGTTAATTCCATCAAAACCAACCAAACATTTCCAATAAAGGTTTGACTGATTAATTAAAGATTTAAGACTATGGAGTAATGTAGAGCGACCAATACTTGGAATTATTACTGTTACCATTTGATTTATCCAGTTATGCCAAATATAATATAGATAGGTGAAATAAAAAATGACAAAATCAATAGTTTTAATGGGTGGAACTGGGAGTCGAATGGCCCCGGCCACCAGCTTTGTTAACAAGCACCTACTGCCCGTCTACTCTGGGCAAGGTGCCGTTCCGATGCTTTACTATCCGATTGACACCCTAATCAAAACTGGGTCAAAAGAGATATTAGTTATTTCTTCCCGTGAGCACTGCGGCAGGATAATTGAGCACCTAGGGGATGGCTCACAGTGGGGAGCAGACTTTACCTATAAGATACAGGACACAACCAGAGTCCCTATGGGTATAGCTAGTGCCTTAAAATTGGCAGAAGATTTTACCCGTGACGAACCATTCTTAGTAATTTTGGGAGACAACTTCTTTGAAGACTCATTTGCGAATGAATTAGAAAAAATATCTAAATCAAAAGTTAAAGCTGGCATATTCTTGAAAGAAGTAGAAGATCCAAAAAGATTTGGAGTATACGCAGATGGGGAAATACAAGAGAAGCCTAAGCGGCCAAAAAGTAATTTGGCAGTAACGGGCCTTTATTGGTACACGCCGCACGTATACGAAGTAGCTAACAAACTACAAGTTTCTGCTAGAGGAGAGCTAGAAATATCAGATATAAACCAACATTACTGTAGGAACAAAGAAGTGAGTGTCGATTATATAAAAGGCTTTTGGAGCGATATGGGCACCCCTTTTAGCCTACAAAAAACACAAGAATTCATTCAAAAAAAGAATTACAGATTAAAACCTATTTAGGCTCATTGAAGTTCTCTTCGGCTTTTTGAACCGCATACCAGTCTCTCTGATATGAACCGTCAAGAAGCCCGTCGCCTCCAGCTAAATAGCTACGAACTATTCTCGGGTCAGTGGCACCAAGTTTAGCTGCCAAGTCTACGGCTGGCTTAATCCAGTCATGGTTTCCACCCTTCTCCAAAATTTCTTTTTCCAAAATTTGGTAAAGGATATCTTGTGTAGGACGAGGATAGTAAATTTGCGTTACACAACGGCTTGACAAGGCACCGGCTTCTGAGCCATCTGATCCCATCATTTTGTCAAACAAAACCTTATTGTTAACAGTACAAATAAACAATATTTTCAAAGACCTAAGCTGGTTAACTCTAAAGTTAACCTTTCTAATTTCACCACGATCATCTAAGGCTCCCAACCAAATTTTTAAAGCCTCTGGCTCTGCTTTCTCAGCTTCTTCCATAAAAACCAATGGAGGGATCTCTGAGAGGTCAGAAAAGAAGAGTTTCTCTAAACCAGCCTTTGTTGTACTAGTTGCGTCAAGCTTTAAGACCGCATCCTTGCCGAACATTTGTTCAAGGCTGAACATGGTTGTGGTTTTCCCACATCCAGCGTGTCCAAAAAGAACAGCATGGTTTCTGCTGTCGCCATTTGTTTCATGTGCCCTTTTTATATTTCGAAGAATGAGTCGTATCTGGGGGTTCACGCCATAGAGGTGCTTCCAAGCAGGATGATTGCTAATATGATCATCGCTCTTGTCGCCTAAAAGCTCTTGGGGAACCTTCAAATCACTCCAAGTTTTAACTTTGCCTAAAGGCTGAACTTCTCTGACGTTGTTAGCCATTTTTTCATTTTGTAAAACTTGTTGCAGAACTTGGTCGGGGACTTCGCTGCTGCCTTTGCTAGAATCCTCAACTACCACCCAAGGACTTTCACCAAATTTACTTGCAGACCCAGACTGCTGAATCATGGCTCTGATATCTTGCCATTGTTTAAATTCAGCTTCGCCACCAACCTGTCCTGCTTCTTTTTTAAGGGTGATCTCGTAACGATAAACCCATTGACCATTTCTTTCAAATGGCTCTACAGTGGGAGCGTCTGCGGCCCATGTTTTACCACGGGCACCGGCAATCCCACGGGAAATAATATACTCAATTTGAGAAATTATCTTCGAATTACTTGGTCTTTTAGATAATGTGCGTTCTAAAACCAATTTATACATTGTCTTTTGCGTCCTTGTGTATAATTAGCAGGAAACAAAGACAAGTATAGCAGAAAAATTTGGCTTGTAAACCAACCCAAATTTTAACTTTAAATTAGCCTAGAATAATTTCAAGACCATCTAAAGGAGATTCATTTAGCAAAACATCAGTTTTTGGAGATGAATCTGTGGAGTCGTTCATTGGTTGAACGGCAGAATTTCCATCTACAAGAACGTGTTCTACTTTTCCTTGATTTGTCACTGTATCTGGTTGGTCTAGAATCAACTTCTTTTCATTCATATTGCATTCCTCATTTATGATTGGATCTACATTATTAGTAGGGTTAGTTTTAGGTAGTATCTCTTCTACTAATTTTAACAAATTCATTGGTGGTCCAACCCAATTCATGTAGTAACTATCTCCTTGAAATCTCTTTCTTGGAGAAACAGATCTAACCCCGCTGGATGTGGGTTTGGGTAAAGTCAGATCACCATCTGTGTTATTTTCATATATATAAATTCCGCTTCCGGTCATATTATTCTTGAATTTATCGGCTCGTAACTCTTTTTTTTGTTCTCTAGTTAATTTTTTTCTTCTCATTTTATTTTCTTTTGGGGTTAAAGCGTATAATTATTATAGTACGAAACAAATAAAAGAGAAAGGGTAAAAATGAGCAAGCAAAAGACTCCACCAAAGTGGATCGACGTATATCCACAAGGAACAAAAGAGGGAGATGAAGAACAAGGTGTTTTTATTTGCTTAGCAAGGAATCTTAAATGGACTTATAGATCAGTTGCCCAGATAGCAAAAGAAACAAATCTTACGAAGGAAAGAGTAGAAGAAATACTATCAAAATACTGGAAAAGAAATATGGTCTTCCAGAATCCTACAAATGAAGACCATTGGGCGTATTGGGAGCGTGTACCTGAGTTATTGCCTAAAGAGCAAAAGTCGGTAACCAGAGAAGATCAAGACCAAAGAGTAAACAGCTTAAAGCCTTAACTCAGCCCTTTCTATCAGGCTTATGATTTCCCATCTTCTGCATAGCATCGGCAGCTATTGGCATAAAGTAGGCATCTGGATATTGCTGGCGAGCATAAGCATCTGGGTATGCCCAGTGTGCGATACCAGCACGATGTGTCTTTTCTTCCACTTGGTACAAGGGAAGCTCTCTTTTTGATTCTCCAGCCCATTGAATGAATGTCTTCATAATTTCCTTACTTTAAGTGTACTAGTACTAGTTTATTATATGTATGTTCTAACTTGAAATTTTAAATGAATATTTCCAAAGTAAAATTAGAACCAATTGAACAGTCTCATATAAAAGAGCTTGCAGAAAGCTTTTTTATAAAATGTTCTTTTTGTGAAAAAAGATGCAAGAACACCTATGAAACTGCAGAATTATTAATAAGACTATCAGGGGACCAAGGATTTTTCTGCCCTTTTTGTATTAGAAATGGATTTAATACAAAAAATAGCAGAAATATATTGGTGCTAAGCTTTAGGAGCTTAGTAGGATATTGCTACCTAGAAAGAGGACAGATTAAAGACGAAAAAATAATTTCTAACCAAATTACAAAGCTTGTAGAAAAACACACAAAAATAGGTTTAATGAACCCTATTTTTTACTATGATTCAGAAACTATGCTTTGGTTTATTAATTTTGAAAAAGTAGGTAATACAAGAAAAAAAGTTTCTATAGAAGAGATAAATCAAACAATACAAAAGATACTAGAATGTTTTTTGCAACAAGATTCTTTATCTGATGCCGATATAGAATCTGTATACCAAAAGTACAAAAAAGCTATAGAGATATTTTACTCCAAAAGACGCAGACCAAACAAAAAAAGAATGCTGATACCTACTTTGGGGCTAGAGATAAAATCTAATGTGAATATAAGAAATTTTACTTGGAATATAACAAAATGTTACTAGATTAAATCAAAGAAGGGGAAAAAATGGACAACACACTATCAGTAAAAATAACACAAGCTAAGAATGGAACCTACGAAGGAACTGTGAGCATTTCTGGTCTGAGGCCAACAAAATTAATTAGAAAGTCAGATGGTAAGACTAATTTTCCAAATAAGTCCTCTATAGGCGGGGCAGCTAGAAACCTAGCTAAGTCACTAGGGTTTACTGATGTGGAGATTTCAGACGGAACAAAAAAAGCAGCTTTACAATGAATTTACAATTTCCAAACCCTTGACAGGATTAATTTCGTTCAAAAACTTCAAACTTCTTTTGGCTTCTTGCACATTTGGAAAGAATCTAAGTATTTTTTCTGCTTTGTCATAGAGATTGTCTAATTGATTCTTTTCATATTGGTCTGAGTCGGGCGGATAAGCTGCTCTTTCTTGTTCATCGTAATAAAAAGCGTGAAATAGCATTCTTGCAACTTCTTCGATATCTTTTTGGTAGGCCAGGTTTTTATCTAGTATTTCTTGGTTCATATTTGCCATTATATCTCCTTTACAATACCATAGTATATTTCATTTTTTTTTGATATATACAATATGGGAGAAAACAAAAAAAATGCAGTGGTAAAAAAAGGATGCGGCTGCGGCGGCAAGGCATTTAAGGCTTCTGAATTTTCTGTACAAGAGCACAAAAAGCAAGAATTATTAAATAGACTGAAAAAAAACAACATATATAAATCAAGAAACAAAATGTTTATGTGAGGAAAAAAATGGGATGTGGATGTAACAAATCAAGGCTGAGCAATAGAACAACTGGAATTAGAAGTGGATTAATTTCTAATAACACAAATAAGCAGAACGCAGTAGTTGCTGGTGTACGAACTATAAATAATAGTGTTCAAACAAGAAACTCGGGCAAAGCTCCGAAAGCCCAAGTAAACAATAATGGAATTACATCAGAAAAAAGAAGGATACAGGCTCTTAGAAGAGAAGCTATACTTAAAAAATCTGGAAAAATTTAATTTTCTGCCATGTTGATTGATTGCTTGTAATAAGGTAATTCCCAATTAGTTGGGTCTATACACAGATTAATTCCCACGCCAGACATATCCCATTCCATATAAATATTTTCTTCCGGCCATGTTATTCTTAAAGACGTTGGAATAATGACTCCGAACTTATCACATCTTTTAAATGACTTAAACTCTACACTAGCTAATAAGCTTCCATCCTCACGATAAAGATACTTTCCAGCTATGGCATTTATTTTAGGGTCCAATAAAGTAATTATAAATACGTTTTCACCTAAAGCACTCACTTTATACTGAATGATGCCTTGAAGAAATCCACACTTAACAAATTCAATGTTTTTTTCTGGTAATTGAGTGATACCAAAAGATTCTAAAAGCCAGTCTGGGTTGAGCGGTGTTTTTAACATCGTCTTATCTAAATCTTTGTGGTGAGCATAAAACAATGCAGGCGGGTTCATTCTTTTAGACCAAAACCAAAAAAAGTCTTCATTAGAACCTATATCCATTTCTTGTCCGAACAGACCGTGACTTATAAAAATCCTAAGAAATTTATCCTTTTGAAAAAATAATTTTCCCTTTGCCCTAATTGTGAGTTTTTGTGAAAATTGTATCTTTATATCCGTATAATATAAGCTTTTGACTCTTGAATTTGCATTATTAACAGACCTAATCAGTGACAAGGTGCCTAAGTCATCATTTTTAGAAGCCTCCGACAAATTCTCTAGAGGATGATTATATTTATTTTTTAGGCTCAGACTCAAAAAAAGATAGATATAAACCAAGGAGAGCAATAGTGCTAATAGTTTAATTATTTTCATTAATAAGCTTTAAAATATTTGGTAACAGACATATATAACGTACCACACCACATAATAGAAATAAGAAGAGAGGAAAAATGTTATCTTACAAACAATGGAAATCAATAAATGAATCCGTTCTACCGAGTTTTACTCTCGGACTATCAAACCCTTTGAACTTGGGCATAAAAGCACAAGGAGGAGTCGAACTTGATGAAGCCGGTCACGGCCACCACAAAAAGAAAAAAGATAACAAAGAAGAACCAGAAGTCGAAGTAGATGTTAAAGAAGATGATGAAAAATGTAAGTGTGGTAAAAAATGTGGTATGAAATGTGGAAAAATGTCTAAGAAGAAAATGTGGTCAGACGAAGATGATCAAGAAGATGAAGAAGAAGATCATGACGAAGATTCTGAAGAAGAATCCGAAGAAGAAGATCACGACGAAGATTCTGAAGAAGAATCCGAAGAAGAAGATCACGACGAAGATTCTGAAGAAGATGCTGAGGAGATGAAGTTCAGCAAAAAATCTAAGAAAAAAATGCTAAAAGGCAACCAGCACAAACTAGATGCCAATCATAATGGAAAAATAGATGCAGAAGATTTTAAGATTCTAAAAAGCAAGAAAAAGAAAATGGGTTCAGATAGCGTACAAAAACAAATAGACTACCATAAAGAAGTTGGATCTGATGGGATGCCCGATACTCCAGCAAAGGGTAAAACGATAAACAGCAATAAAAACTTCAGAGGCGGAAATGATTACCAACATCCATATGCCAAAAACATGAAGAAGATGAAGAATAAAATGAAAAAAGAAGAAACAGAATGGTGGACAAGCGTACAAAATATGTTAGGGGCTGATCCCAACACCAAATTCAACGACGGATGGACAGAATATCAGTCTGACTCGCTGTTTACGCCAGTTGATACAAATTCTTTAACACAAGCAATTAGACCAGACGGTGAGCCTGCTCCCGGCGAAGTAGGCTTTGCTCCACAAGGAAGAATGAATAGCTTTGCAAACGCAGAAGTTACAGAAGCAATGGACTTGGATCTTGGAAAAGCTGAGGTGCCACACAGAAGGGCCCTAATACAAGATCCTAAACTAGGTGATCTAGTTAGCACTGCAACAGCACTAAAAGCTCATCAAAATAACTTAAGTAAAAATGATGATGGAATAGTTCATGATGAAAAGAAAAAACCAGTTTGGATAAAAACTGGTGATTCTGATCATCGTGTTTTGGGTAACCCACTAACAAAAGAACCAGTATTATATCTAACTAGAAGTGATGCAAATGCAGCTGCAGCCTTAAAGGGCGGAAGAGCAATGAGATCACATGGTGGTTACATATTAGTAAAACATGCCGTACCTGAAAAATCACAGTACGGCCTAGGATTCAGCTCAGATCAATGGGACTTGGCCTGATTTTTTACAACAACTCTTTTGAGATCTTCGATACCATCCTCAACTAAATATTGAGGATGGTATTTTAGTTTATTCCTAGCTTTTTCAATATTTACAACTACCTCACCTTGGTACTTATCTGTATTGAGAGTGGGGTATTCTGGGCGAATGTTTTTCTTCATTTTTCTATTTATTATTTCTACAATTTTAGCGGCAGTTAAACTATTTCCTGATCCTATATTGAAGATGTCTACCCCCTTATACTTACTTGCCAAAAACATAGCATTAATAACATCTTTTACATACACCCAGTCCTTTACTATATCCTTGCCAAAAATCTTTACACTTTCATCTTTATAAATTGATTTAAAAAGTCTATTGACAAGGCTAGCAGATTTTCCTTTATGCGACTCATGAGTCCCAAAAACCTCTGTGAGTCTCAATCCAACGCAACTAATTTTATTTCTATTTGAAAAATCACTTGCAAAATCTTCAAACATGGTTTTTGATTTTGCACAAAAGTTTATAGGATTTAAAGTCTGGGACTCTAGAAAAGGTGTTGGTGAATTACCATAGACAGAAACAGATGAAGCATAAATAAATTGAGTGCAACCTCTTTCTGCCGCTTTTTTAAACATAGAAATTGGCATATGATAATTAGCATAAAGAATATTGTCTTCTTTTTCATTTGGATCGTCTATTGATGCTAAATGAAAAAATGCATCAATGTGTGAGATGTCTTCCCAAGATACTTTTGAACCTGTGTAAAATTCTTGGCAAGTAATTTTATTTTCGTCTTTTCTTCCAAGAGCAATTATTCTATAACCTTCTTGGTACAACTTGTTGCATAGGTGAAAACCAATGAATCCAGTTGCCCCAGTGACAAATACGTTTTTTATCATTTGAAAACCCTTGTACTATCATTATAGCAAAAAACCGTCATGAAGCTACGAAATTTTTGGCTAAACCGGATAAATGAGAAAAGTATTTTTAAAGTAATAGAATGGGCACACAAAAATAATAGAAAGATTAAAACATTAGAAATTATGGAAATAATTGATGCTTTAAAGTCCTACATAAGGGATTCTTTGCACGCATGAATCAGTATTTAGATTATTTCGATAATTACGTTTGCAAGGGTTTAATGCCCATAGCAATTCATAAAGGCACAAAAGTGCCTGTAGCACAAAAATGGAATATTGGCTGGAGTGCAAGGAAATGGCGTCATTTTTTTTATGATGAAGAACATGAATTAGGTTTATTATGGAATGGAAATATAGTAGACGTAGAAGCGGACGATGAAACTTCAAATGCTTTTTTAAATAAATTAATAGGAAACATAGACAGACCAATATACAAAAGTCATAGATCACACCACAATCTATTCATTACACCTAATCCAAAACTTACTAAGGTAAATCTATATGGTTCAAGAGGAGAAAAGATAGAAATATTTGGCAAAAAAACATTTACAATGGCCCCGCCTTCTAACCATATAAAAGAAGGTATAAAGTATGAATTTATAAATGATTTTTGGCCTCCACCAAAGTTCCCAAATGCACTTAAAAGTTTATATTTTCAACAAAAGAAAATTAAACTATTAAACAAGGAAAAGAAAGAAAGTACTTGCACTGACTGTGGTGTTGGCTATTGCCTACACAAAAAAAGACTTACTTTAGAAGTCCGATCTTTTATTTCATTGGGGCTAGGATGGAAATGTATCAAGTGCAGAAAAAACTATGATATAGATATAAAAGAAGAATGCAGGAAGTTAAGAAAAACTATTGAAAAAATTTAATGCTTGTTCAATATCTTCATTATCAACGTAGTGACCACCCTCATTCTTTTCAAGAAAACTGACTATGAAAGAGTTTTCTATTAAAAATTCTTTCATGGGAATGAATCGCTCATCCCAACTAAAGCATTCATCATCACTACAGTGGATAACAAGAACAGGTGTTGTGTTTGATGTAGAGAGCTTATTCATATCTAAAATAGCACCATTATGGCAAACTATGCCTTTAAATATGTCATCTGTACTTAACAAAATTTGAAGAGCGACAACGGCACCAGCCGAAAAACCTGATATGAAAAGATTTGATTCATGTAAATCATAAACTTCCCTCAGCTTATTTATCATGTTTTTAAGACGTGGGATTGTGTCCCTAAGACCTAAAACTGCTTCTTCTTGATCTCCAGTACCATTTGGTATCGGATACCATTCAGAATATGGTTCTACAGATATCAACCTGTAATGGTCACTCTTTTGATTGTTTTTATATGCCACCAATAAATCATAGACTGAGTTGCCTCTGCCAGAGAGAAGCAATATTGTGCCTTTATAATCTTTGCTAGGCTCTTCTGTTAAAACGTGATACATTGTTTATCCCCCAAGCTGAGTAAGGGTCGGGTAGATATCTTTTTGAGCTTAACTTTTCAATAGAGTTTATTATTTCGTTTGGCAAATAATGACTAATAAAAGTCATAAACTTTTTGGCTAAGTCTATATCACATGAGTTTATACATTTCTTAAGCAGTTCTACATCATAACCAAAGCAGCAATAAGCCTTGCTTGGGTCCTCATCATCTAAAAATGAATCATCAACAGACCAAAATTTGTTATGAAGTTCATCTTGAACAAAATTCAAAACAAAATCACTCAAATCATATATCAAACCCATGTACTCCGGCGAAGCAAACCAAAAATTACCTAAAGACCTATATTCAAGCCCATAGTCCGTAACTCTGTGAGAACCAGCTTGTCCATAGACTTTTTTTCTTTTTTTTGTCATAGGGTCAACGTCTAAAAAGACTGCTGGGACGCCTATAAATAAATCCATCATTCGAACTGTATTAAATATACTGAGTGGTTCACGTAAGAAACTGGCTCCTAGGTGAATATGACCACCAGCAGTTCTAAAAGGAGTTTTAGAAATAACTTCTTCTGGGGGTAGTATACATTGCAAACTATAGACATCCCATTCCGGGTTGCAGCCTGCTATCCTTGCCTCTTCATGCCTTAATTCTCTATCCGGATAGTCTTCGGCACAGCTTATATCAAACTTAATGGGATGAATAATTTCTGCTAAACGGGTTAATGATCTTTTGGTGTTTTCTATAAACTCTTGTTTGCTTTTGCCAGGCTTTATGGCTATTTCAGCAAGAACATTATCGTAATAAATAAAATTACCTTTAAAAGGAATTGCAGAGGTTTTTTTTGGCAATATTCCAATTGCACTTTTAGGGCAACTGTTGTTTGTTAGTATAAACTCTGGGTCGCTTCCAAATGTAAAACTCATTCATTCACCTCATTTAAATTCATGCCAAGATGGGACCGCAACAGGACTGCCTTGTGATTTGAGATTTATGTCTCCAGCAAATCCCATGATACCCAAGCGATTGTGTACGGTGTCCATCACCATATTGCTTGGGTAATTTTCTTTTATTCTTTTAGAGAATATCTTTTTATCGCCTAGTCTCAAGATTTTATCTAGAGCTTGTTGCGTATCTTGCAGCCATCTTTTATCAAATTTTTGATAAGGCTTGATTACACCTAGTTTTATACCTTCTATAGTAGAATAAAAAGGACAGCCTATATTATGTGAAAGGCCTACCCTTAACAACAAAGAGTATAAAGAAAGCATAGGTGGAGCATTTAGCCACCTTTTATTTGCCTCAAATAAAAATATACCATTTTTTTCATAACCAATTGGAGGATTAGAACACTTACGAACCTTGGTTCTCTTTATTGTCAGCCTATCCTCTATTTGATTTATAAAATCTAAACAATCTATAATTTTAGAAGAAAACTTTTTATCTTTAGGGTTTGAAAGCAGTATTCTTAGGCTTTTTAAGCAAGGTTTAGGGCTTGTATTTGGATCGTATCTAAATTTATATATCTCAAAAGACCTATTGTTGATACAAGAATAGACAACATCATGAAGAAAGTCTTTGCACCAAACGAAATCATGACATTGCTCAAAGTCGTCAGAAACCAAAGCGTATTCTAGACCTTTAGAATAAACCTGCAGAATTTTTTGTGTTAGAGGAGTTTTTTTCCATTTAATTTTTCGTTTATAGACGCTCATTTTTGGTCCTTCGAAAAGCCCTCTATTTATAGTTTAGTTGAATCAATAATTTTAGACAAGGGCAATACATAAAATATGTACGGATTTTATAAATTCATTCAAAATAACCCTTTGGATAGAGAGATTATTGGATTATATTATCATAATCCTCATATGAATTTATCAGAAATTTCAAAAAAAACAAATGTATCAATAGGAGAGATTTATCGAATATTACATGCAAATGAAATTAATCCTAATAGATTAAAAAATAATCATCAAAAAGTTCACAATCTATCTAACTTAGGATGGGGGATTAGCGAAATAGCAAGCTTTACCGGCTACACTCCAAGAAATATAAGATACATACTTAAGAAATAAAAATGACACCAATAGAATTATCTCCTACAGATACACCAACTCCAACACCAACGGATACTCCACCTACAGATACTCCTACTCCTACTCCTACTCCTACTCCAACACCAACGGATACTCCACCTACAGATACACCAACCCCAACACCAATTCCACCTACAGATACTCCTACTCCAACACCAATTCCACCTACAGATACACCAACTCCAACACCAATTCCACCTACAGATACTCCAACTCCAACACCAATTCCACCAACAGATACTCCTACTCCAACTCCAACGCCAATTCCACCAACAGATACTCCTACTCCAACTCCAACACCAATTCCACCAACAGATACTCCTACTCCAACACCAATCCCACCAACAGATACTCCTACTCCAACACCTACCAATACACCTACCAATACACCCACCAATACACCTACCAATACACCTACCAATACACCCACCAATACACCTACCAATACACCCACCAATACACCTACCAATACACCTACCAATACACCTACCCCTACTCCAACTCCTGCTCCTCAATTAATTAAATCAGGAGAAATTGTTCTTCTACTTTCTGGTTCGGGTGTTACCAGTCCAGGTCAGTCTTTGGGTGGAGAACCTTCTAATACTTTTGTGTCTCAGAGACTTTTTTCAGATATATCTGCTGATCAGGCACAAGAAGGCAAGACAGACTACAGATGCATATACGTTAGCAATGCAAGTAACGAAGGAACTCTTTATGGTGCAAAAGTTTATATACTTTACAAAGAAACAAGTGACGTAACAGTAAATTTGGGATTCGTGGCTAGAAATGAAGTTCAACAGATAATAATATCAAAAGTAAAATCCATATGCAGTGGTACTTTTAAAATAATATACACAGACACTTATTTAGGAAATATACGACAACAAGTTACATCAGAAATAGATCTATTCACAGAAGCCGGTGAAGCAAAAAGCATTGAAGAGATATCTTCTTCTATAAAAGAAAAACTCTCAGAACTAAATGGTTTAGAAACTGTTAATTCTATTGATTCAATATCAGTAGGTGGAAGCCAAGATGTAGGCGAAGAACAAAACGTTGTAAACGAAAATAGTCAAACAAATTCGGGAAGTTCAAGTATTTCAGAATTCACTCTCAGACATTCCCCTATAACTAGTAATTCTATATCAGGAACAATATACTTAAATAGCAACCCAATACAAACATTCGTAATGCAGGAATCCGGAACAAGCGGTGAATGTGGAATAAACTATAATTTAATCTTTACAAGTATAGGTTCTCAAGCAATAAAAGCAACTAGTGGAACAATAAATCTAACAAGTGGAAATTTGACTTTAAATTGGAACAATAGTTCTCCTGGTGTTAACTACGTACGGACTAATTACACCTATAAAAACACTACCTTTACTTTTAATATAACTTTTCAAGGACAAGTAGGAAATCGTTTTAATGATGAATTGGCTGTTAGTGATGTTAATCTTGATTCAATAGAAAGTCCTACAATTCAAACATATAGATTGTTTTCAGGAGGACCTGTTAATACAGAAGCAGATATCATAGACGTAGAAACAACTACGCCAAATGGTGTAGAATTTTGTAGAAATACAAGTTGCTCAAGTGAAGGGTACGATAACGCTTTTTATCTAGGAGATCTACATCCTTTAGATGTAGCTCCTATTTGGATAGAAAGAATAGCACCAGCAGATTCAAACGCTATTGAAAATGATGGATTTACTTTAAAAATTGACGGCACAACTTCGAGATAGGTGAAAAATGGAATTCTGTCCTTTGAATAATAAAAATTGTGAAAAAGAAAAAATTATAAATATAATACAACTTAAAAAAGGAAAAATAAAAGAAATAAACGTCTGTAATGATTGTGTTTGTGATTATGCAGAAAATAATTTGTTAGATGATATTGGGCCTCTAAAAAACCTAGTAGAAACAATAGAAGAAAGCCCAGAATATAAACTGAGTAATCTAAAAAACAAAATGGCTGCTGCTATAGAAATTGAAGACTATGAAGCAGCAGCCATTATCAAGAAAAAGATTGAAGATTTGACTAAAAAATCTTGACCCATTCTTCCATTTTTCTGGGATCAATTATACCAAAACCTTCAAAGGCATGTTGGCCAGCAAATTGATTTGTAGATATTGTGTATTTCTTTAAAAAGTTTATATAATCTTGAGCATTATTTAACTTTAGATCTAAACCCTTCTTCCTCTTGTAAGAAAGTAATAAACAACCTATACCAACAGCGAATGGATTAGCCATGCTGGTGCCAGAAAGTATTGCGTACCAATTTTTTGGAACCGTACTGAGTATTTTGACTCCCGGTGCTAGAAAGTCTAAATCAGGGCCTGTGCAGCTAAAACTAGCACGATCAAAGCTCTCGTTTATGGCTCCTATTCCTATGGTTTCTGGATGGGCTGCTGGGTAAAAGATATTATGAGTCTTTCCCGCATTTCCAGCAGCACACCAGACTACAACTCCTTTGGAAGATGCATACTTGATGGCATCGTGAAGAATTTTAGATGGATTAGGAGAACCTAAAGACATAGTTATAAAATCTACACCTTGATCCGCTGCCCAGATCACTCCATTTGAAACATCAGAAAGTTTTCCAGAACCTTTATTGTCTAAAACCTTAACAGGAACGACCTTTGTTTTTGGAGCTACGCCTACAACACCTAGTTTGTTATTTGAGGCACATATAGTGCCCGTTACGTGGCTACCATGTCCTTGATCATCTTGAGGAGGCAACTTAGGATTAACAAAGTTTTTACCGGGAAGCAAATTATCAACTAGATCTTCATGTTCAAGATCAGCTCCTGTATCTAATACAGCTACAGTAACTCCTTCACCTTGAGTCCACTCCCAAGTTTTGGGAAGATTAAAAGCAGTTATTTCCCAACCAATTTTCTGTTCTACGTCTTGTACACTTAGAACCTCTTCTCTTTCATGAGGCAGTAGTTTTATTCTTTTTGTCATATTCCTCCTTGATTTGCAGTCACTCTCCAAGATCCATCACGATATTTAGAAACTATAAATTCAATTAATTGGCTCACTATAACACCTACAATTATTTGTTTTACTACTGGTGTCAATGGTATCAGCCAAGCCGGAAAACTATTAGTAGCTACATAGTCAAAAATTTTAGAGATAACCAGTAGTACTACGGCTTTCTTATCAGATCCTTTAGGTATGTTTTCTTGTACAAATAAAATTAAGTCATCTAAAGCACAGATTAAAAACTTAGTACACTCAGCAATTTGAGTTTGGTGGATCGTAAACCAAGATTTTTTTGGTGGGGCAGTTTCATCCCATTTTGTCTTCAAGTCTTCTAGATAAAAATCAAGCTTGAGCAAGACATCTTTATCAATGTTTTCTACATTCATAGACACCTCCTTTTGTCTATTGTATATATGAAAATTAAAGCCAATTATTCAGGCAAGCCAGTTTTTAAAAGTTTTTGTCTTTCTTTTGGAACTAATCGCTCATCAGCTTGATTAACTTTTGCAACATTATTTTTTATTCTTTCTGTCCAAGCTGAGACTTTTTCAAATGGTATATCTAATAAATCTGCAACTCCTTTAGAGTCATTTAGCAAAGAGAGAAAATCATCCCAAAATTCACTCCTAATGCCTATTCCGTTCCTAATTGCCGACATAGCAGAATCTTCAGAATTGTTTTCATCATCTTGTCTTACTTTTTCCCATAGTTTCTGAAAAGATTTCATTAAATCGCCTTTATTAATTTGAACTTTATTACCTTATTTATACTTTATGTGCATAAATAAATATATGAATTTTAAAGAGTGGCTAACAATTTTAGAAGCAACAGATTTGGAAACAGCTCCTAGTGAAGCCATCCATATTCATAAGACCCATGATGGAGATGGAGGAACCCAATACGTAGCCACCTTTCAAATAAACAAAGGATCAGAAAGAGTAGGGTTTAAAGTAGCTGCAGAATTATTAGAAGATGAAAAAATTAGAAAAAGAGACCAAAATGGAAAAATCTATTCCATTCCTTTGAAAGGGGTTCTTTCTATAGTTTTTGGCCCCGACAAAGGATATGGAGATCCTTCTTATGACGTTTCTAATATTTGGGGGTCTAACGCAAAATATATCTATACAAATGTAATGGTGGCAGTAAATAAAATTATTGATAGTGTGACAGAAACTGATGTGGATGGCCTTGTTTTTACAGCCTATGATCAACGAACAGAACCAATATATCATAGGATATATTTAACGCAATTAAAACCAAGGGGCTTTATAAAAGTAGCTGACGATATGTATGCTAAGAAGGAAGTACTAGAGGCTGGGTTAAAAAAATTCCCTCCGGATGTTCAAGAATTTATAAAAAATGATGTAGAGTCCGCAGAGAGAAAGACTGTAAACAGATTAGATGCCGTGAGAAGAGAAAAAATAGAATCCAGACAAAAAACAGTACAAGCAGAAAATTTAAAAAGATTAATTGGAAAAATAGTTTTATATAAAAATAATCCTAAGTTTGAGGGCACTGTATCTTCTGGATTGCTTTGGTCTGTGGATATGTCGCAGCACTATGCTTTAATAAAAAATAAAAAATTACCTGCGGGGCGTGAAGAAGATGCTTCATCGTGGTATGGTTCCATACAGGTTCCGGTAATGGATGTTATTGGATTAAGCTAAAAATTTTTCCAAATAACTTCTACTTTTTTTGTTTTACTCTTTATCTTTGATTTGCAAAAGTTCCAATTTTTATAAAGTCTGCTATAGAGGGGGGAAGTAGCTCCACTTATCACAACTTTGCCTCTAAAAGAATTTAGCAAATGTGACAATTGAATATGAGCATCTGTCGTTATTTCGGAACTATAAACGGTTTTACTCTTTTTATTTTCATAAAGATAAGGAGGACAACAATACAGCAGACTATCTGCAGAATTGAAAGTTGTAATTATTTCTAAAGGCTTATTGTTAAAGATAAAAACTTCTTGAAGACGGTCAGAAGTATCTTTCAAATCTTTTATAGATTCTTTCCAATCATCTGTACTAGATTTTGCAAATGTTTTTTTCAACTCTCCTCTACTCATTTTTCTTAAAACATACTCATTCACAGCACCATCTAAATAGTCATCATTTGATTGCTTTTTTTGAAGCTTTAAAAAAGTATCTTCACAATACTTAAAACGAGTAAGCTTTTTAGTCATTTCCTTAGGCTCATCTCTTAGAGCTCTATAAACATCAATTAAAGAAGCATCGACGTAATTTAAAACTTCTAAGTAAGACTTATTTTTTACGAAAAGAACATTGGGTTCAACACAATACGGCTCTACATAAACCAATTCACAATAGTTTTCTGGAAATTGTGATGCTATCCATTTAGCTAGTGATCTTTTGCTGTTACCTGATTTTGAAATAGTCTTAAGCGTTTTCATTTTTTTCCTTAGTCGGACTGTATATCTCGTGTCCGCACACGCAACAAATAAACTCAAATGGTCCGTAACCAAGCTTAGAACCCTCCCAAAACCAACCGGCTTCGGAAATCTTGTCCCTACCACATTTTTGACAAAATACACTGATCTTCTGATTGTCAGTTTTTTGATGTGGATCTACCCAAAAGTAACAATCTTCTAGCATTTGTCGCTCCAACGTGCCTACATTATATTAGCGATATTCTTCAAATTCTAAAAAAGACCACTAAATACTACAGACAAATATTTAATTAGGAGAATAAAATGGCTAATTCACTTTATGACATTGGAAGAAACGGATTTTTAAATGGCGATATAGATTTTTTAAATGACACAATAAAAATGGCATTGGTAAAAGATTCTTATTCTCCTGATTTGTCTATGGATGAGTATTACAGCGACGTATCCTCCAATATTATTTCTACACCACAAGCACTATCAGGAAAAACCACAAGTGCGGGTGTTGCAAATTGCTCAGACGTAACTTTTACAGCAGTCCCAGCAGGGGCTCCCACGCCAAACACAATAGGATACATTTTAATATTTAAATACACAGGAAATGATGCCACATCTCCTTTAATAGCATTATATGATACAGCTTCCGGCTTACCTATAATTACAAGTAATGCAGATATTACAATAAAAATTGATACGGGCGTTAATAAACTATTTAAGCTATAACATTTAACCACTAGATTTAATTTTAGCGATATACTAAAATAATCATGAGGCAAAAATGAAACAAGAATGGTATGAAATAATAGATCTTTTTGGATTTACTTCAAGTTTAAGAGAAATGATAATAGAAGATTTCTACTCTGAGGAAGAGAAGTTTAAAAAAAATAAATTTGGTGGGCTATTTAAAGAACAAAAAGAACAAATAGAAAAAAGACTATCACTACAAGAGGCAGAAAACATAGTTTCTTCTTTTGTAAAAACTAAAAAAGATAACCTTGGTAATCAATTCTATACTATTTCAAAAAAATCTCTGGCCAAAGCCCTTAAAGATTTAAATACTAGAATAACAAGTAATATATTAAAAGATTTAGTTTCCAAGGGTGTTATAGATACCGCTTATGATAATGAAAAAAATGATTTTATATTTTGGATTAAAGACCAAGATAATTTGGAATAAAAGATTCTTCTGCGGCCCAAATTAAACTATTTACAGCTCTAGAAGCGGCTGTATACGCCCAGCGGGTGTGGTCCCACTTGTTACATCTTTGCTCAAAAACAATTAAAGAGCCAAATTGATCACCTTGTGCTTTATGACATGTTATACAATATGCATAGTCAAAAGGTTCAGATTCACTAGAGAAAGAAAATTTGTTAGTCTCTTGACCAAACTGGTCTGGATCGTATCTAATCTGTTCAAATTGCTGTCCATCGGAAATAAAATCAAAATGTTCATTTTTTCTAATTTTTGTAACAACACCCTGCATACCGTTGAATAAACCTTTTAGTCTATTGTTTTTAAGGCATATAATCTTCTCTCCAACTGCGACATATGTGTAGTGTATATTCTTTTCTTTTCTAGCTCTTTCATTTACTATAACTCTAGTTTTGTTATAAGCACAAATTACTTGATCGACTAGAGCTATGTGCTTGTCTTCAACAGCATTATGTTTAACAACCTGTACCTTATGTGATCCTTTAAATAAAGTTGCCATCTTTCCTTGTCTTAGATGTTCTGCGAAGTGGGCTATTTCCCCTGCATTTCTGTGAACTGTTTCTAATTTATATTTGGGGTCTTTCATCAAGTTAAATTCTGTGCCGATTGGTTCTAATTGGCCGTGATCTCCAATATAGATGATTGGAAGACCAAAAGAACAAAGATCGTTATGAATTTCTTTACTAACCATTGATGCTTCATCAACAATAAACCCATCAATTATTCCATCAAAATAATCTCTCTCAACTAATTGCCAAAAAGTTTCATCTTTTTCATCTTTAAAGGGCCTATAGATTGAACTATGAATAGTACAGGCCTTAGAAATACCCTTTTTTCTTAAAACATTTGCTGCTTTTCCCGTGTAGGCACAAGGGAGAAAATTTAGGTTCTTTTTTTCTAATATATTAAGAAGAACACGTATAAGAGTGGATTTACCAGTGCCTGCATAACCGCCTAAAGTAGTAATTAGTTCGTTACTTATATCTTTAACAATATATCTAATAATATTTTTTTGTTCTTCGGTAAGCTGGGGCATTTGCAGGCTCTGACTAGAGGTTATTGATTACGTTGCCTAGTTTGAACATAAAAAACATAAGATTTTTTCAGATTTCCAGCTTCAACCTGACTTGGCGATTGAGTTTCTCTATATGAGACGACTAACTTCGTACTTTCTGTTTCATAAGCCAATATACTTTTTAATTTGCCTAAAACCGATGCTACAAATTCTGGTCTTCCTGTAATTCTGATGCCGTCTTCGCCGTATGTTGAACCTTTGTGATCATAGCTTATCGGTGCCATTTGTATAGGGGAATCAATCCTTAGAGTTTTCCAAAAGTCAATAATTTGATCTTTAGTCGCTCTCCATTCTGATTTTTTTCCCAATTCTTTTTGGGATTCTCTATCACTAATCCAATTTTTAAATTCCATACGATATTTAGTGTAAAAACAAAAAAAATATAGAGTGGGTTTCCCCACTCTATATAACTATTCTTATCTTATGTGCATTCAAGGAAGTACGATAAAAACAGTAAAAAGGAACCTTTTGGAACTTTGCAATTTACTGTGGTTCGTATATATCCTGCCTATTTTTTTAGGTTTTTTCATTTTAAATTCAGCCAAACAACTAAGCTACCACGTTTGGTGGGTCGCCTCTATGCAATCCATTACATTAGATTGTTGTTTTTCCTCAAGAGTCCTTCTCTTGTTCTTTCAGAGTCTTCATTTCTTTTTCTACTATATTTAGTAAAATGAAATTTAAATTGAACAAATATTTGGTGAAAAACGACTAAATATGAATATGATAACTTTTAAAGGGTTTTTAGAATCCAAAGTAATAATAGAAGCAGACGCACCACCACCCGCTGGTGGGCCTCCAACGCCTCCCAGTGGTGGACCTGCCGCAGGAGGAGCCGGTGGCATATCTTCGCCTGCTTCATTGCCTGGTGGGCCTCCAATGCCACCTCCTGCTATGGGTGGAGGTATGGGAGGTGGTCCTGCTATGGGTGGGCCTCCAACAGGAGATGCATCAAGTCAAAATAAATCTATGAAATTAAAAGCTTATAACGTTTGGGACGTAATAGAAAAATTAATTACCAAAGATAGCTGATTCCTGCCTTGATTTTTTTCTAATTTTCTGAATAATCGAACTCTCCAACAATTCAGGCAAATTTATGAACAAAATTCTTTTATTTTCTGATATTCATATTTTCCCACACAAACGTAAAAATGAACGGCTAGAGGACTGCCTCTCTGCGTTGCGGTGGGTTTTTAAAACAGCCGAGTCTAGAGGGATTAAAAACTTACTTTTTGGCGGTGATTTTTTTCATGATAGACAAAAAATAGACGTATATACCTATCAAAAAACCTTTGAAATACTCCAAGAACAAATGAATAATTCTGACATAGAATTGTTTCTTTTACTTGGAAACCATGATATATGGTTCAACGATAATACAAGTATTAGCAGCGTATTCCCGTTATCTGCCCTAAGGGGTGTGCATTTAATTGCAAAGCCAGAAAGAATAAAAATAGAAGGACATAATTGGGATTTTATACCATTCACACACAATCCAATAGAAGCATTAAAACAATTAAAAGAAAAAGACGGAAGTCCTGAGTTTGCATTGGGTCATATTGCAATAGATGGCGCAATATTACACCACAACCAATATTCTGATGTTTGCGTTGAACACGATGGGGACATGGTTCCTATTAACTCTTCCTTATTTGAGGAATATAAACACACATTTCTGGGTCATTACCACGCAGAACAAAGAGTGAGCAAAAAAGTCGAATACATCGGCTCTCCTCTGCAACTTAGCTTTGGAGAAGCATTTCAAGAAAAGCATATAATTATATTTGACGGTGACAAAAATGAAAGAGAATACATAAAAAATGAATTCTCTCCCAAACATCTAATTTTAAACATAGAAGAATGCAAAAACCATTCTTTAGATGGTAATTTTGTTCAAATAAAAGTAGATGAAGATAAAATTGGAACAACAGACCTGATCGCCTTGAAAAAAGAACTAATACAAACAAATAAAATTGGAAGTTTGGAGATCAGACATCAGAAGAAAAAAATAGAAGAGCATGTGATAAAAGACGCTAAAGCTATACTTCTTAAAGGAGAAGAAATGCTATCAAAATACGTAGAAGAAGTTGGTTCAAATGAACTAGACAAAAAAATACTAATAGAAGTAGGAAAGAAAATTTGCAGAAAGGCAGAAAAATGAATTACGTTGTAACTGGAATCAATGAAGGATATTGGCAAAATTGGGGTTCTTCTTGGATATTGTCTCTCAGAGATGTAGCAAAGTACCAAGGTAAGGTGCTTGTAGTTGCTCACAATCTGTCTGACTCTACAAAAAATAAACTAAAAAGCAAAGAAGTAGAAATAGTTGAATGTGAAAAAGATGAAGCTAGTGTGCGAACTTCTACTATAAGAAAAATAATAGAAAGAGCAGAAAAAGGAAACAATAAATTTGTGTATTGGGATGCTGATGTTTTCTTTCAAGAAGAAATAGATAGCATATTTGATTTAATTGAAGATAAGTTTTTGGTCACAAAAAATCTGAACAAAGGGTTCATTGCCGCTCAGGGCAAAAGATGGAACACATTAGAAGACATTGAAAAGTTCATGGAGTTAGCCAAAGATAACATTGTTTATGAAAAAATGTTTGATCTGTTGGTTAAAAATATGGAAAGGCTAACAACTAAAATTGAAGATACTTGGAACTTCATAGAAATACAAGAAGCTAAAAAGAATGAACTAGGGTTAATTACACATAAAGAAATTTTACAAAAAGCAATACACCCTACAGGAAATATTAAGCATACAATTTCTGGGGGTGGTTTTCTCTTTTTTGAAAAAGAAAAAGAAAAACACCAGAACTTCATTTCTTCAAAAAATCAAACTACAAGAAAACTCTTAACAAAAAAGCACTAAGAGAAAAATGAGAAATCTTGATTTTAAGTATGCCGGGGCTTGGAATTTTTTACCATTTGGCCCCGAAGGCGTAGAAATTAAATTTAAGGACTATGGAAACATAGTCCTTATAGAAGGACTGAATAAAGACGCCAAGCCTATAGACGAGCCATTAGATGACTTGAAAATGAGCAGTAATGGAACTGGGAAAAGTAGCATACAGGAAATTATAGTTTTTACTTTATATGGAAAAACAATAAAACGACCAGAAAAAATAAACATTGACGATGTAGTTCACAACAAGATTGGCAAGGACTGCCGCTGTGTTGTTGAGTTCGACAAATATCGCATTGTCAGAACAAGGATAGAAGGTGGTAAAAAGAATAAGAATAGTCTTCGCTTGTGGGAAAGCGAAGAAGCAAAATGGGACGACTCGACAGAGCTCACTTTAGGAAGCATGTCGAACACACAAAAAAAGATAGAAGAAATTATTGGTTTATCTTATGAAAGTTTTGTAAACATTTGTATTTTTACAGATGACCAAAGATCCTGTTTCTTAGAATGTGATAAAAACACAAAAAGAGAAATTGTAGAAAACTTATTATCTTTGGGAGAGTATAGGGAGTGGTTTGAGAACGCAAAGTCTATTAAAAAAGAAACAAAAAATAAAATAGATTTTCAGTCTAAAGAATATTCTTTATTTTTAAGAAATAAAGAAGATGCAGAAAAAAGACTAACTCTCACGGAGAGTAAAAAAGATCAATGGATTAGACAAAAAAAAGAAGAACAAATTCAACTGGAGAACAATATAGAGTTTAAAAAGAAAGAACTTAAGAACTCGGACACGGGAGCAGCACTTGTTCTATACCAAGAAGCACAAGAACTTATATCTAAAATAAACGAAGATACACCCGAGATAGAGAAAGAAAGAAAAGAGCTTGTTGATAGAATTATTTTAATAGAAGGAAAAGAAGAAACGCAGAAAGAAGCGGCCCAAAAGGTATCAGAACAGCTTAAAGACTGTTCCAGAGAAATTAAATACAAACTTGAAGAAAGAAAGCAAAAAGAAAAAGAAATAGAAGAGCTCCAAAAAGAAGTTCCAGGATCCAAATGCAATAAATGCAAAAGTACAGTTGAATCAAAAAATATAGAAGAATATGTAAAAGAACTACAAAAAGAATTAAATGATATCAATGATTATATTAAGGGTCAAGCAAAGGTTGTAGAAGATACAAAAGAAAAAGTAGAAAACGTAAAAGCAAACCAAGAAAAATTAAGCAAGTTGAGATCTCAAACAGAGATTAAAATAAAAGAAATAGACAAAAAACTTGCTGATCTTCGGGCAAAATTTGCAGAGGCAAGCAAAATAAAAGAACCAAAGACAGAAAATCGTGAACTAATTATTCAACAAAAAATAGAAGAACTTAAAAACCAGCTATCGGCTAAAAAAGATGAACAAAAAAATGGTTCGCCTTTTGAGGATATATTACAAAACGGCAAAGAAGAACTAAAAGAAATAAATAAAGTTACGGAAGAAAAAAAGAAAGAAATAGAAGTTTTAGAAAAAGAATTGCCTTACTACGACTATTGGATTTCTGGGTTTGGTGAACAAGGAATAAGAAAATGGATAATAGAAGGTATAATACCAGATTTAAACAAAAAGATAAATTATTGGCTTCAATTCCTCATTGAAGGAATGGTGTCTTTGTCTTTTGATAATGAGCTACAAGAGAAGATTGAAAGAAGCCCACCAGACGGAGATCCCTACATTTATTATGCAATGAGCACAGGCCAAAGAAGAAGATTAAATTTAGCCGTTGGTCACTCTTTTGCATATATTACAGAATTAAGTTCTGATGCGATTCCGAGCTTGATTTTCTTAGACGAAGTGACTACAAATGTCGATCCTCTTGGAGTACATGGGATATACAACATGATTAGAGAGCTTGCAGAAAATAAACAAGTTTTTATAACTACGCACGATCCCGATTTAGTAAAAATGTTAGATGATTCATCAAAAATAAAACTTGTTCATGAGAACGGTTTTACTAAAAAGGTTTGATTGTGAAAAGAGAAATCAGCATTGTTTCTGTTGTTTTTGTATTGGTTGGATTCTTTTTTATAATTGGTTATGTATCAAAGGAACAAGCAAAAAATATTTCAAATTTTCCATGCACAACTTGGCATAAAAACCATTGTAGGCTTTGCGGAAAAATATTTTTATGCGAAGAAGGAGTAAAAATGCTCAAAATAGATGTAAAAAACAACAATAATTCACAACAAAAAAATTTTTGAACCGACAAACATTAGATAAGTTTCATGCAAAAAGAAGAAAGGTGAAAAATGTCAAAGCAACACAAGAAAACGAGAAACTTTCACGCTGGAATGGGTCAAGCTGTAGCGGAGAGAACGATTCTCAGAAAGAAAGAAGATGGTAAGTGGGAAACATGGGCAGATGTTGCCAATCGTGTTGCACTAGGAAATTCACTTCTATGCAAAGAATCAAAAGAACAAGAGTCAGAATATGAGGCTTTACAAAAGCATTTAATAAACGCAACAACTCTTATGAGCGGTAGACATCTACAGCACGGAGATGAGTCGCAACCAGAAAGAAACATGGAAGTTTACACCAACTGTTCAACTTCCAGCACTAGCTTCATGCTTTTTTACTTATTAATGAACGGTTCTGGTGTGGGTAGAAGTTATGACGACGACATGATGCTTGTTGATTGGGATAACGCTCCAGCTCTTAGGTGTGTTTTAAGTGAAACTCATGCAAATTTTGATTTTTCGGCTCACGAATCTGTGAGAGATGCAAAACACAAATATGGCAGCGGCAAAGACGTTTTATGGCATCTCGTTGAAGATACAAGAGAGGGATGGGCAAAAGCACTAGAAATATGGGAAAATGCAGCTTTTGAAAAAATCCATAAAGATAAATTGTTCATACTTGACTTTTCAAACGTTCGACCAAAAGGTGCTCCTATAAATGGAATGCAGAAACGTCCAGCTAGCGGACCTGTTCCCTTGATGAACGCATTCAACAAAGCTGCAACTCTAAAAGCAACTGGTTTGCCCCGGTGGATGCAGACAATTTATATTGATCATTATTTTGCCGAATGTGTTTTGGTCGGTGGGGCCAGAAGAGCAGCAAGAATGTCTACTAAGACATGGAGAGATGATAGTGTGTTAGAATTTATTACTATCAAAAGACCAATTGAATTTGCCAATAAAGGGGTAGATGAAATAACAGAGCTAAGAAAGCAAATAAGTCCAATGGGATTCTTGTGGTCTTCAAACAATAGCATTACTGTTGACCAAGAATTCTGGAAGCTCTTGAATGTAAAAAAAGGTAGTGAAGAATATAGTTCTGAATTAGCCAAACATGCAAGGAATGTTTATAAACTTGCAGTTTCTGCTTCTTATGGTGATGGCACTGGTGAGCCTGGATTTATCAATGTTGACAAACTAAATCAAGATAAGCTCGGAACTGAGAAGCTTGTTAAAGAAAGTGACTCACTTGTTGGTAGCAAAAAATATAGCTTAAATGAAGACACAGGACTTTATATTAATAGGCTTTTGAAGAAAGCTGTTAAAAAACAGCATTTCATGATAACCAATCCATGTGGTGAAATTTCTATTGCTGTGTGGGGTGCTTTTTGCACTATTGCGGATGTGGTTCCTTATCATGCTGAAACCTTGGAAGAAGCAGAAGACGCATTTAGGTGTGTTACAAGAGCTTTAATCAGGGTAAACACCATGGATAGTGTTTATAAAAAAGAAGTTAAAAGAACTAACAGAATAGGAGTTGGAATAACTGGGATTCATGAATTTGCATGGAAGTTCTTTGGATTAGGATTTAAAGATCTAATAAATGAAGAAAAGTCCAAGGAATTTTGGATGACTATGGCAAGATTTAAAAGAGCCGTGCAAGACGAAGCCAGAGAATACTCAAAGAAAATTGGCGTAAATGTTCCTCATTCTGACACGACAATTAAGCCTGCTGGCACAACGAGTAAATTATTTGGCCTCACAGAGGGATGGCATCTACCGTCTATGAGATGGTACATGAGATGGGTTCAATTCAGTAAATCAGATCCATTGGTCAAAAAGTATAGTGAATCTGGTTACCCTGTGAAAGAACTGACTAGCTACCAGAATACTGTTATTATCGGATTTCCAACTACCCCAGTTATAACTGAGCTTGGGATGGAAGACGCCCTGATTACAGCCGGTGAAGCTTCACCAGAAGAGCAGTACAAGTGGTTAATGCTCGGTGAAAAATACTGGATTCGTGGCGTAGATGTTGACGGAAATCCACTAGATAAAGATACGGGAAACCAAATTAGCTACACGTTAAAGTACAACCCCAATAAGGTTGATTTTAAGACTTTCTGTGACACGCTAAAAAATAGTCAGAGCCTAATTAAATGTTGTTCGGTAATGCCACAAGAAGATCGTAGCAGTTATGAATATTTACCAGAGGAATCGGTGACAAAAGCAGAATACGAAAACGTTGTAAGAAAAATTACTTCTTCTTTGCAGGAAGACGTAGATCGTACACACGTAGATTGTGCAGGCGGTGCATGTCCCGTTGACTTTAAGAAAGAATCATGAATTTCAAAGATTTTTTAGTTTGCGAACAACAAGTAAGTTTGAGCCAAAAAATTGGCCCGATCCTAGGGGACGCACAACAGTTGCGTGATCAGGCCAATAAGCTTGCTGTAAAGCATTTAGCCCAATTTTCTGGGGATGTGGTGAGAAAGATAAGGGATATACTTCATAGCCATTGGTCGGATGAACAAGTTAAATATTTAGAAAGGCTAAGAATTGTAGCTTTTAATATAGCTGATGCTATAAAAGAAAAAGGAGACCTACCAGGAATCATAGCTGCATCTGTGGAAGAATTAGATAAAATTGTTAAGGACATTGGTTCTCCAATAAACTCACTTGCAGTTGATCCAGGAACCGATAATAAAGAAACGGATTCAAAGGGCACAAGTCCCGCAATTAAGAACGTACCAAATAAGGACCAGTCCAAGCCGCCAGCACAAACTAAAACTGTTGATTCGGCCGTAACAGCTACAAATCCACTTAGCAACGATCCTGAGTCGGTTGTAAGCCCTCCTTTGGGAGGCAGCTCTGGTACTTTAGATGCGTTTTAACATTGATTTTCTTAAATAATTTAAATATAATCCTAAGCACCTTCCCCAATTAATTAGGATAGAAAAAATGAAAGTTGAAAGCGAAATAAAGCTAGATTTCAACGATGTGTTAATAAAGCCAAAAAGAAGTAGTCTCGAAAGCAGATCTCAAGTAGACCTGAATAGAGAATACAAATTTAGAAATTCTTCCATAAAAATTGAGGTTGGTGTGCCTCTCGTAGCAGCCAACATGGATACAATTGCTACGTTTGAAATGGCCCGAGCTTTGTCAAAAAGAAACATATGGACAGCCTTACATAAATTTTACTCTATCAATGAGATTGAAAAATTTTTTAAAGAAGAAGCAGACGTAGCTTCTAAGTGCTTTTATTCTCTAGGAATAAATGAAGATGATTTTGATAAGATAAAAAAACTTCAAGGATTAGGTGTAAAGCTTCCGTTCATTTGTGTTGACGTTGCAAACGGCTATAGCCAAAAGTTCGTAAATGAATGTGGTTATTTAAGAAAGCTATTCCCAAATGCAGTAATATTGGCTGGGAACGTATGTACACCAGAAATGGTACAAGAGCTACTGATTTCGGGCGGAGTGGACATAATTAAAGTAGGGATAGGTGGTGGAAGTGGATGTATCACTAGGCATACAACGGGCATAGGATTTCCACAACTTAGTGCCGTAATAGAATGCGGCGATGCTGCTCATGGTCTAGGCGGGCATATCTGCTCTGATGGTGGTTGTAGGGCTCCTGGCGACATAGCCAAAGCATTTGCTGCTGGTGCTGACTTTGTGATGATGGGAGGCATGTTAGCGGGGCATGATGAATGTGGAGGTGAATTTAAACTAAATGAAAATGGCGAAAGAAAATCCATGTGTTTTTATGGAATGAGCTCTGAGCTTGCTATGAAAAAATACTATGGAGGCAAAGCTAGCTATAGAGCAAGTGAAGGAAGAGTAATAGAAGTCCCCTATAAAGGCCATGTAGATCAGACTATAGAACAAATATTGGGTGGGTTAAGAAGCACTTGCACTTATGTTGGTACAGATAAATTAAAAGACTTATCAAAGTGCACTACATTTATAAGAGTGAATAGAGTACACGATAATATGAATTAAGAGGTGAAAATATTTGTGGAATAGCAGGTTTTATAGGTTTATCTAAAAAACCTATCTTTAGTTACCAGCTTACAACTAAACTATTTGAAATAAGTGAATCCAGAGGAATTGATGCCGCAGGATTTTGGGCCGTGCGTCCTGATGGTGGCGTTATATACCATAAAAAACCCATTAGATCATCTAGGTTTGTAAAGAGAGATGAATGGAGGGATGTTTTTAAATATAATCCTAATTTATTATTAGCACACGCAAGAGGAGCTTCTAAAGGTGTAGGAGAGCCTATGTTTAATAAAAACAATCATCCTTTCACAAGCTTAGACAAGTCTATTGGTCTTATCCACAATGGCAGGGTAGAAGACTCTGAGTATCGGTCTTTAAAAAAAGCATATGAAGTATCAAGTGATTGCGATTCTGAAGTTATCCTTAGAATAATAGAAGCTGGCTCGCACTATCATCCGCATGAGATTACAGAGTTTATAAATCTGGATTATCCAAATAGATTAGCAGGGATTAGGGACGTTTATTCCTTTATAAACTCTGGTCATTTAGCTGTGGCTGTGGGTGAGAGGAATGACGAAAACAATAGATCCCTGTGGCTTTTTAGAAACGCTTATAGACCTCTTTGGATTGTGGATATGCGTGAGCTACTAGGACAAATATTCTTTGTCTCAGAGCCGGGAATATGGGAGGAGTCAATAAATGAATGTCCTTCTATTAGAGGACATTCTAAATTTCAAAAATTAATAGAGTTGCCACCGGAAGAAGTTTGGTTGATAGAATCAACAAAAGAAGAACCAACTCCAAATAAAATAAAAAAATACAAAGTTTCTAAAAGCAAAGAAATAAGTGCTAATGAAATAAACAAATATTTTCCATTGATAGAAAAGCAGCCGTCGTTTGAAGTAATAAGCACAATAAGCGAAGAAAAAGAAACCCACCAATTTTTCGAAAATAATGATTGGGAAGAATTAGAATTAAAAGAGCTTGAAAGTAAATGCAACAAAGTTTCAGAAACTGTTCAAGAAATTAAAAATTGGGTAAAAGAAAAAACTACAAAACAGTCTATAGGCAAGGACGAAATAGATAGAATCTCTAATTTAATGAATAATCAAATCGATGATATGAACAAAATAGTTTCAATACTGGAGAATTAGTAACTATATAAGATATAGAAATGAGGTTTCTATGTCTTATAATTTTGAAGATTTTGAAGATTTTGTTACAGACGAAGATTTCTTAAATAAGAAGAAAAAGAAAAAAGTTAATGGAAAGAAAAAAGGCAATAGGACTGAGCTTGAACTAACTAAAATACTCAATAAGAGATTCGGAACAGGATTCAGCAGATCAGTTGGCTCCGGAAATCGTTGGTCACAAACTAACCACTTGCCAAAACACGCCCAAGAAATATTTTCTGGGGACCTGATTGTTCCTTTGGGGTTTAAGTTTGTATTAGAAAGCAAGGGCGGCTACGAAGACATAGACATAAATGGTCTATTTGTACGAGGCAACAAAGAACTTGATGGATTCTTGGACCAAGTTTCAAGAGATGCCAAAAGATGTGACAAAAAACCAATGCTATGCTGGAAGAAAAACAGAAAACCGTGGTTGGTTGCTATTTTGACTAAAGACATGACACGGGAGTTCAAATATGAACTTCGCTACGGAAAATGGTCTATTCTAGCACTTGAAGAACTTCTAGGTTTAGAGGACGAGTTTTTCATCTAAATGTCCCTAGAAGAAGGTCTGATTTCTCTTACCTTCTTGCCTTCAAGATAGTTGCGTAACGCATAAACAACACTAGGATATAGATTTGAAGGGTTTTTATCAGCCCTTTTAAGAAAACGCCATAGTAGGAACACAGGGTCATTAGGCCCGCTAAAATTCTTATTGCAAAAGTCATCACAGAACTTGATGACCTTTTCTCGGTCATGTTTAGCAAGAGCTTTCGCAATAACAGCGATCATGGAAGTTGGTCTTTGAGGCATAAGTCTCATTGCTTCGATAATTTCTTCTTCATACATGATCTTAAAATCGAGCCTTTGATTTGAAGTAGCCCGTAGTTTTTTTGCACTACCGGACTTCATCATTTGATTTGTAACGCTTTCTACAATTTTTTCTTTGTTCATACCAAGCCTTTCTATTCAAAATCCGACAAGTTGAAGAAATTGCATTCTTCTGAAATAAACTTTTTAGTCGAGAAATCAGTTAGAAACCAGTACCAATTCTTGGGTTTCTCTGGCTCAACTGCTTCTCCATAGCCATCCGTTATGACGAAAACGCCGTCTGGGTACTTTTCACCATTTTGGATATGCTGCTGGATTGTTTGCTCCAATACAGCTAAAGAAGTGCCTCCACCACCATAAACAGAGACTTTCCCATTCTGCTTTGGACTAACTTCTGCCACCTTAGTATCGAAGCAAAATAGACGAACGTCAAATTTTTCGGAAGGCAATGAAGAAACTGCGGAGAAAAACCTATCTTTGTATCCCCAGCAAGACCCAGAGGTGTCAAGAAAGAAGTAAATTTTAATTTTAGATTTGCTCTTTTCAAGATGTTCAACTTCCATTTCTGACGGGATAAAGATTTCATCTAAGGCGGTAAGTCCTGATAAACGTCGATTAATTCTAGCCCATTGATCTATTTCTTTAAATTTACTTTGGTATTTGGCGTGGCACCATTTCTTGATTACAGTTTCCCATTTTCTTTTTTTTGTTTTAACTTCAAAATTTAAAACCTGCCAGATTCCTTCCCCTAGCCCAATATGTTTTTGTATAGCATCAGAGAGACTCTTTTTTTCTTCTTTTGACATGCCTTCCAAAATATTGTTAGGAAGGTCGTTTTTAAAGGCGTGTTCGTCTACAGTGGATATTTCACCTTCACCTGGACCACCATCTCCGAATGACTTTTCAAACAAACTGTAGTAAAACTCATATGTTTCAGAATTGGAAAGGTTAACTTTTTCTGCGAAAACGGTGTCCACCCAACAATAACTTTCCCAATTAAGTATGCTTTCTCTCTTAAAACCAAATTTTTCCACTAAAAGATGGTTGACAACCACATCTAGGCATTGGTTACAGGCCAACATATTCACAGAGTCTTTAGTTCTTTTGCCGTGATTCAAAATCAAGTGCAAAGATTCATGGCAAATTACAAAGAGTTTATTGTAATAATCTAAAGAGTTCCAGAAATCCTCATTAAAAAGAAAGACAACAAACTCTCCTTCTTTGTCAAATTGAACGGCGGCCGTGTTGACTCTATTGGTAAAATGAGGTTTACCAATTTGCCATATTTTATAAAATATGGCATGGTGTTCTTCTAAACTCCTACTAATCTCTATCCACTCTTTATTTGTAATGCTCATTTTAGTTGCTCTAGGCGTAGAAGTTCTCTATAGCATAATTAAAGTGCTCCTGAGTTCTCACTACCTTATGAATATTTCCAGATAATCTTATTGCAGAAAAAAGAGTAGTGAAGATTCTTGAATTATCAACCAAAAAACTACTAAAGTCTTTTGGAGTAGGAACTAACTTGGCAACCCAATCGGCGTTAGACAGCCAACTTTTCTCTTTGCTGGAGAATTTTCTATTCTGTACGCCAGATACAATACAATGGTTAACTATCGAAATAAAGTTTGCCCAAGGGTCTCTAGGATCTAATAAACCCTGTGAAACTTCTGTGGGCGAAAGCTCCATATTACATAATATTTCCAAGCAATTCATTGCTTCTTCACCCGTCATTAATTTGGGAATAGATTTCACTATATTCTGAAACTCTCCCAACCGTAACTTTGAAAGATCGGCATTTTTTTGTATTTTTTCTAAAGTGGTTCCCCACATTACACTCATAGCCTTCTTGTTATAAAAAGGCTGTGCTAGATTTATCAGGTCTCCTTCATTATCTTCAAACTTAATAGCCTGCAACTCTGTGAAATACTTTCTAATTTTCTTTACCACGCTACTGTTGGTGTTGGCCTTTAGTATCTCTTCACAAACTTCTTTAAATACAGAAACCTTGTCGATTTTTCCAATAATGTACGTAGAAGTCTTGCTGTTTTCAGAAATTAAAGAAGATATTTTTTCTTTTGGAACAAGTGGCAAAAAGTAATCTTTTAATGCGTCTGACTTAAGAACGTACTTCATGGCAGATGCATAGTTGTTCTCATTTGAAAGAAAAACTTTTGCTTGATCTGTATCTTTGGCAGACATCAAAGATTCAAGCTTTTCTAAAATAGGACCGCTACTTAGAGAAGAATAAAGCTTTGAAATATTACTAGATGAAGGGAGTATGTCTCTCATATCCCCCTTACAGCAATATGTATCCAGAGCATATTGCAGCCTTCTGGGTGATACCTTGCCTTTTTCTTCTGTTGAAAGGTCTTCCCACCATTGAATAGCCGAGTCGGCTGTTCTCTGTCCGTATCTAGTGCGAAACCAGTCAACACTAGGCGAGTAGGGAACTTCCACAGATACATGGAAACGATCTTTTTGTGCTGGGTCTAGCCTTTCAACGTCATAAGTTTGATCTTCATCATCTGGATTGATTGCAGCCCAGATCATTTTTAATTTAGGAAATTTGTATCCGTTAATGGATTTAAATTGCAGCAGCTCCATTACCGCATTTCTAACTTTTTTAGGGCTGCGGTTAAACTCATCAAAAAATAACGCCTCTATTTCCCCTGTGGCGAAAACAAGAGGACGGATCAAGTCCAAATATGCCAAGCCCTGTTCTCTGCCTATCGCATGATCTACGATCTTTGATGCAGATGATTCTGACATTTTCCAATTAGAAACAACCCAATCAACAGCAAGTTGCCGGTCGATTGTTGAAAGCTCTTTCAAAATTAAGAATTGTTCTGGGACTTTATTCTCTATTTTCTCTTTTGGAACACCAACAAAGTCAACCCAAGGGTCCATTGTAGAGGCACTAAAATACCTGTAATTTATTGAGCGACGTTCAAAAGCATCTTTTACCATGGCTGTTTTACCAACGCCATGCCTGCCGATGAACAAAACATTCTGGCTATTTTCAATCCAGAATTCAATTTTTTTGTCGATTTGATTCATAATAAAAAAGTAGCTCCGTTGAGAAGGCAAACCTCTCAACGGAGCTAAGTTGGAATTTAGCCTAAGAGGTCAAGCGTCTTTTCTATACCACCAAGAGTTCTTGGGTGCAAGCCATTCGCCATCTTCGTGACGCCATTCAAAAACATCGCTCTGAACTTCACGCAAAACCTTGATCTTGCGATTGTTGACCAAGCTATTCATGGCAGAAAGGGCCAATCGGTACTTCTTTAAGTCTTCACATCTGGTGAGTCTGTCCAATGCCAGATACAAAGCCTTAGCTGGATCTCCCTCGTCTACGAATCGCACATTCTTAATGCGATCACAGAAATCAGAAAGCAAAGCCGGTCCATAGAAGATATACATTTTTCCTACAGCCGCCTGCACTTCTGCTTGGGCCTTGGGAATGTGAGTCATCACCCAATCGATCACTTCTGACCACTGGATTGCAAACTCTGTGATTTCTGATGGTGTGTAGGAGAGCTTGGCATCAAGTCCACGCATAATCGCCTTGCAGAAACCAGCGGTTTTATTGCCCCAACGACGATCAACGACCATCTGCATCTTCTCACCAACACTTCTTTTCGATCCTGAGTCGATGGCAAACTTGCTCTCTGGAAGCACTCCAAAAGTGAAGTAAAAACAAACCTCTTGCTTTTTGCTTGCCAAGAAGGCGTTGATTCGATGTTGGCCATCACCAGCTTGTCCGTTGGTATCAATCGCAATGCTTTCATGAGTAGGAAGCCAGCGATCAGACTCAATGTCTCTTTGCAAAGCTTCAACGTGCATTCTTTTAACACGCCGATTACCCTCGCTAATCGACCAAATTGCTCCAAGCAATTCTTCTGCCATTGGTCGAGTCAACATAATGAATTCACTGTATTGGGTGCTCTTCTTCACGCATGTGAACCAAGGCTTTCCGCTACGGTGAGCTTCGCTGAGATAGTGGTTTCGGTTTTCAATCGCTTCTGCTTCGATGAGCTTGATTTGCTCTTCGCTGCTGCTTGAGACGATTGATTCTTTTGGAGTGACACCAGGAATGCTGGGCTTCAACTTCGAACCAGCAATGATTAAATCAGCGACCGAGCCTACCTTACCCATGGATTAGCTCCTTTGTTAGGGTTGTTTTGGTTATTGATCTGTCAGCTATGTTAGCACGACTTATTCGGTTGTAAAGGGGGCCACAATCAACTTCTTCTATTTCAAAATTAGCACAAAAGACACTAAATAAAGTGGCGAGTTAAGGATAACTTTTGCTTTTACAAGGAGGTAAATGATTTGGCACTCCCCCAAAATTTTAATTTGTTTGCCTACATTTCACTCAGAAATAGCATGGCTTGAACGATCTACAGAATCAGTTTCAAAGCAAACTTACGCAAACTTTGATTGCTATCTAGTCAAAGATTCTTGTACCAAGGCAGGCACTCCATGCCTTGAGTGCGACAACTGCAGGGCGACTGTGTCTTTTTGCCAGAAGCTTGCACAAAAGGATAAAAGATTCAAGTTTTTTAATTTGCCTCTTAATTGTGCAGGTGCAGGTTGGGGGCCGAGAAATTTTGCTATACAAAATACTAAGCATGATTTAATAGCCTACCTAGATGATGATAATTGGTATGAGCCAAATCATCTAGAACTGTTGCTAGAAGCTTTAAAATCTAAAGATTCAGATATGGCATACACAGGCACTAGGTTAATTAAAAAAGATGGAACAATAGAAGGCATAAGAATTCATCCGTATGAGCCAAAGCAAGGGTACATAGATACATCTGAAATACTACACAAGAGGTTTTTAATAGAAAAATATGGAGGGTGGAGATGGGTAAAAAAAGGAAATGATTGGGATATAGTCTCTAGGTGGGTTCCGGGGTTAAAATGGAGCCACACAAATCAAATCACCTTAAATTTTTACCTTCGTGAAGGATGTGGAATACACAGAACTTAAAAGAACTTCCAGAATTTTGATTTTTCTTTTGGTTTTTGCTCTGGCTCTTCTTTTATTTTTTGAGCTAACATTTTTTGCTTTTCTTTTTTTCTTGCATTGTGTATGGCTCTTTTCACAAGTAGTTTGGCTGCGATTGGAATAAAAGGTAGATTCCTTTTATCCGACTCTTCTTTGAGCCAATCAACCACTCTATCAATGTTTTGTTCTGTCCATTCGCTTCCATTTTGATCCATTATTGCAGCTCTTTCGTTACATTTACAACTTGGAGTAGGAACTATGCCTACTTTTGCTAAAAGAGCTTTTAGTTCAGTGCCGGGACCTTCAGGGTTTTCTAGATAATTTTGTAGATTTTCTATGTATCTGGTTCTTAGATTTTGTACGTCTTCTATGTTGAAAGATTTACGCATTTAATTTGCCTCTTTACGTAATCTAAAATTATTTCTACTAATCATAGCACGAGTTTGATGTGCAAAAGAAACTATATCTGCCCTGTGTTCGGTGATTGTTTCTTTAGCAGGCAAACCAGAATCTAATTTATCCAAGCAAACTACTAAAGGTATTCTAGCAACCGGACCAAAGTGAAAACATCCATCTTTTAGTATCGCTCCACATTGCTTTGCTGCTTCCCAAGCATCTTCTTTGCTAACATTTGGAAACTCAACAAAGCTATTCTCTAAATTTTCTATTGTTATTCTTTCTGGTTCTTGACTTGGAGGCTCAAACAAAGAGTCAAGCGGAGTAGTATAGGTGCAACAATCCTCAGCATTAATATCACAACAATCAAAACACTCTGTGTAGCATCGTCTATCACAAAAACAGCCGTCGTCTTGTGGTGATCCAGTTGGAACACAAAGAGGTCCTGGACCACCGAGGGCACAAGTCCAGTTAGGATTTTGATCGTCTGGTGGGTAACAGCAACCTTCTGCTTTTGCCAACATTACAAATAAAATATCGTCTTCTTCTTGTTTTTCTTGGCTCATTCTTCCACCTTAAAAGTAAAATCAATGTCTAAAAACTTATCACTTATTCTTTTTTTGTCTTCTTCGCTTATTTCTTTGCTAGAAATGATTAAAATACTTTCTACTTGACATCTAACTTGTTTTATACCTATTATATTTAAACTTAGTAATTCTTGTTTAATTTTATTTATAGATTCACCTTTAATTGTAAAAGGTCTACTATCTAAAAATTCAAATTGACGATAAAGCCTTCCGCAATCACAACGAGAATATTCTTGCTCTATTTTACAATAATCTCCATTCCAATATCTTATAAAAGGACTTGGTAACGAAAAATAATCAGTGCTAAGTAATTTTTTGTCTTTTTCTTCGCACCAACTTAAATTATCTAATAGATGTTGTCTTCTTTCTTTACAAGTGATAAATGTAGATCCGCCATCCCAGCAACGCATATGGTCACAAAATTTATCTATAAAACCAGATTCCAATAAAAAGCTTACATCTTTTTTGAGTATTTTTTCATTTGTATTGCTTAAAAGTGTACAAATTTTACCCTTAAAATTAAACTTTTTAATATAGTGACACAAAGAGTTTATAGTAGAACCGGGACCTAACAAAACATCTATTTTATTTTCAGATAAAAATTTCAGCAAATCACGATAAAAAACATCTGGTTGATATTTGAGTAATTCTAAACTAGCACAATGCGATGTGGATTGATACTTTTCGCCATGCTTCTCCATAAAATTAGGGGGGTTTTTAAAAGTCTCCACGGCATTGTTAGACACTACCCTATTCTTAAAAAGATAAAGAACATGTGGATTAAAAATATTAAATTCGTCTAAAATCAAATCATAATGATTTTCACATTCTATGAATTTTAAGAATGGATCCCACCTAAGATACTCAAATCCAACGCCGGTTGTGCTTCCACTACTACGCATTATTTGAGATTCAGATGATAACTCACTAACATACCAATCCTTTTTATTCAACAAATCGTCTTTTGAAAAATAAAATTGATTTTTATCTCTATAAACCTTGCTGTTTTTAAAAGCCCAAAGCTCAATATTTTTCTTTAAAACATTAACAACATCTAAAAGAACTTCTTGATCTTCATAAAGCAAGCCAGAACAAAAACTTTTGTAATCGTACAATACTTGTTTATTAGGTAAGTTATTTTTCCATTTAACTAGAAATTCTTTAGTTTTTTTATAACCTAGTTTTAGCATAGCTATAACATAAAATCTGGTGTTTTTGGAGTAATGTATTTTAGGAACTCCACAGTTCCATTATTTGTAAAAACTACCTCATATCGACCTCTACATTGATGAGTGCTGCATTCGCAGTCCAAAGATCTAAAGTACTCTGCAATTGTTTCGCTTCCAGTTTTCCCAAATTTTTGTGTTCTAAGATAACATTTTCTTTTGCTTCTTCTGCCTGAGTCTAAAAACCAAACCATCCAAGACTCATCTGTCAAAACCTCTAAAGTTTCCCGAGCTATTATCTTCGATGAGTCTTTATAAAAAATGTTATGTATGTCATTAAAGATAGGATATGCTACACTATAAACTCTATAAGTATTTTTATCTTTTTTTATAGTATTCTTATCTATCTTAAAAAAATTACTTAACATATCAACTTTATAAGACAGCCAGTCTTTATTTTTATCTCGCATGGCCAAGTAGCAGTTCTTACCTTTGGATGGTCTTATAATAGAAGAACCTCCCAAGATAGTACCATAAAGCACTTGCTTTTGTTTTTCTGTAAATTTTGGACCAATTTGGTAAGTCATAAATTAATCTTTGTCTTTAAAAAATTGCATATTTTTATCTGCCCATTCTATAACCATGTGCGTTCCTCTGGACAACAGTCCTACCAATTGGGTGGGGTTTCCAGAACCCTCTATTGATATGTTTTCTCTTTCATTATTCTCGATCCAAACCAAAGAAAATATTAAACTTTTTCTTTTCTTAAGTTCTTCTACCATTTGGTGAATAGTAACTAGAGATAAATCTGGGATGCCTAGTTCTTGATATTTTTTCTTTAGTTTTTCTTCTTGGGACTCAATTATTAGCAATAAATTATCAGAAAGAGCTTTTAAACCAGCTTCTAAATTTGCTCCACTAAAAAATATTTTACATAAGTTTGAATCAACTTTGGTTAATTTGGCTTCGAAACTTGTCGTTTCATTAGCATTTTTTACCATGTATTCTATTTCTTCTTGCACTCCCCTAGACAGTATTTCATAAAAAACAAAGAAAGGTCCGTCTTTTGTTTCTACTAATTTAACCCCGTCTATTCTTTTAAAAATATTTATAAAATCTTCAAAATTCATTTAATTCCTATCTAATCATTGATTTTGGAAGAACCCTATAGAGTTTGATAATATGCTTACAAAGCATAGGATCATTGTTTGGATTCACAGAAGGTCTATTACCAGTGGGTGTGTATGAAGACCTTTTTCTTCCAAACAAGGATTTGTCTAGGTGGTCGGCATAATTGCCTCGCCAATAAAAATCCTTACAATTGCAGCGAACTAAAACATGACTATTTGGATCAATTTTATTAAATTCATAGCTTTTACCATTATTTGCAACTATTTTAACATTAAGTCCCGCACCATATTTGACATTTTTAAACAATATAGAAGGCATATATTCTTTGCCATTTTCTGTATTTTGAGCCAAACCTTTCAGGTATAGAGTTTTTAATCCTAAATAAGGGACCCAGTGTAGTTTTGATATCTTTATTGGGTCTATTGCGTATTGTCTTCTAGTGGCCTTAGGAAAAGCCTTCACGGTACTTGTGTACAAGTCGTTTAAACTGCTCTCTGCTATAAACCATTGTTCGAAATTCATACTATATTTATTATCATAATGTTCAAAACTTAACTATAATAAATCGGAGGAATAATGGAAAAAGAAGAAAAAGAAGAGATTATAAAGTTTGAGAATAGAAAGACTTTTGAAGTCAAAATGAGACCTGCCAATGGAGGGGGAATAGAAAAAGCAATTTTTATAGATGGTGAACTACTAGATTGGCAAGTAGATATAAACTCTTTGGTAGATGCTATGAAAATGGGGCCACAGTACATGAGAGAAATTCAAAGGGACATAGAAAAGCACTTTGTAGAATCTGTGTCTGATACTGTTGGAAGAAAAGTCACAGCAGAAGATATTAAACAAGCAATTAAAGTTGGATATATCTGATATGAGTATGGTACATGATATACTGTGTAAACACACTATAGGCGATGGAGAAAAAATCGTCATAGACCCAGTTAAAAGCAATGGTGTGTATCTTGTAGACTTAATTGATGGAAAAAAATACCTAGACTGTTCAAGTCAATATGCCAGCATGGCTCTTGGTTGGAATAATCCAACATTAAAAAAATACCTAGAAGAAAACAAAGAAAGTCTAAATTTCTGTAATTTGCATAAAATTGCAAACTGTGATTTTTACACAACAGTGTATGCAGAATTTGTAAGCAAGTTTTCTGAAATTACAAGTGATTTCAAACATTTGTTTTTTGTAGAAGGTGGAACTTTAGGTGTAGAAAACGCAATAAAAGCAGCCTTTGATTGGAAAGCTAAGAAACTCGGGCTGACTCATAAAGCTTCTAATTCTATAGTTAACAAGTTCGATGTTATACATTTACAGCAGGCGTTTCATGGAAGAAGCGGATATTGTTTGTCTATAACTAACACAATAGCAAACAAAGTTTCATTGTTCCCAAAGTTTAATTGGACAAGAATAAAAAATCCAAAGTTAGAATTTCCTATCGTTGAAAGCAAAGTCGCAATAGATGAAGAGCTAAGCTTGTTGCAGGCCGAAAATGCTCTGAAATCGAATAATGTGGCTGCAATAGTTCTGGAAACCATTCAAGGTGAAGGAGGTGATAATCACTTTAGAACAGAATATTTCAAAGCTTTGCGTAAACTTGCAGATCAATATGAGGCATTACTTATATTGGACGAGGTTCAAACTGGTGTTGGACTTACGGGTAAAATGTGGGCTTACCAACATTCTGGGATAATCCCAGATATAATAGCTTTTGGAAAAAAGACACAAGTTTGCGGCTTTGCTTCCACCGATAGGATTGATGAAGTTTCTGATAATGTTTTTCGTGAATCAAGTAGAATAAGTTCTACTTGGGGCGGTAATATAATTGATATGTACAGATTTACTCAAATAATAGAAATATTACAAGAACAAAGATTGGTTGATAATGCCAAAGAAGTGGGCGAATATTTTTTAAATAAACTTTATGAAGTAAAAAATATAAAGAATGTTAGGGGCAAAGGATTAATGATTGCCTTTGATCTAAATACAACCCAAGAAAGAAATGAAGTTCTAAAAAAGCTTCAGTCAGATATGGCTATATTGCCTTGTGGAGAAAAGTCAATTCGTTTAAGGCCACATCTCATCTTCTCTAAAGATAATGTAGATGAAGCCATATATTATATAAATAAATCTGTTTCTTAATCAACCAAACCAAGTAAATTTGTTATCTTTACCACGACCTAATATGGAATTTAAAAATTCTTGGTCTGGTATGTTGTGATCTCCATACACGCCACCTGTAGGATTGCCTCCCGAACTTACGTCTGAGCTGTAGTTGATGTTAGGAGGGGCAACATCTGAACTGCCTGTTCCAAAAGGCTCTTTTCTCTTTGTGAATGAACCCTTTTCTCTAAGAGGCGGAGCTTTTAATGGCTTGTTTTTTCCTACATATTGATATGTTGCATGATCTGCTGCAGCTGAGTCTGGGCCCATGTCTGATACGCTTCCTGTTTGAGGACCAGCACCAACAAAAGACTGATAACTTTCTGGAGGCTGTTGTGCTGATTGTGTATTTTGTGGTGTTTGATTTCCCATATTTCCTAATTTATCAACTACAGCATTTAAAGTCTTGGTAAAATCTTGATTAACATTAGTATTGCCTAGTTTAGACTGTAAATCACGTAGTGCAGACATTGCAAGAGTTATAGACTGCAGATCTCTTTCAGCGTCTACTCCAGCTTGTCTTTGTTGTCCAGCCTTGCCCCAATTTGACCAAGCAGATTTTACATTGGCCCATTGATTGCCTATCCAATCACCTGCTTTTTGCAACCAATTCTCTGAGTAATTATCTACATACCACTCTGTGAAAGCTACAATATCTATTCCTTGATTTTGCAATTCAAATAGTTGCTTTTTTATTTCTAGGTCTTCATCAAAAAACTCTGTTTGAACAGATTCATCTAAACTATTTTTAAGTAAACCAATTAAATTAATTATATTTTTATGAAACTCTGGATCTGCTACTTTATTTTGTAGATCTTTTGAAACCCCTAACCTTTTGGACAAAGTATCTAATGCATGTCTGGCAACCGCTTGGGATTTTTGAAGGGGTGTCATTTGTGGTTGTGGTTGTCCATTAGTAGTTGTAGAACCTTGCTGTGCTTGGGCTTGGTTTTGATTTTGTTGTGGTTGATCTCCTATGACACCCTTTGTAAAACTATCTCCGGCTCCTTTTGCAGAACTTGCCCAAGAACCGATTCTTTTGGCTAAACCTTGTGCTGCTGAGCCTAGGGCACTTCCCATATATTCTGCACTTGCTGATGGCTTTTCTACAGAAGAACCGGCTGAGTAACCTTGACTGGCTCTGTTAGCCAAACCTGCTGCTGTCGGGAACCATTTGTTCAAAAATTCATTTAAAATAAGTTTATCTTCAAATTGACCATCTTCAACATACCAATTGATGAATTTTTCTGGGTCTATACCCTTGTCTGCCATTATAACCAGTGCTTGTTCTAGCAATTTAATGTTTTTGGTGATTCTAAGACTTTCAGAAAAACTTCTCATACTTTCTCCTAAATTATTCAAAATATCTCTCTTTTATATAGAGAAGACCTGTATTTTTTACCAATAACCAAGGAAATAACATGACAATGCTCCAAGAAGCTAAAAAACAACTAGAAGCAGCGTATGGGTTTGCACAAATAGACAAAGAAAGCTGGGAGCGTCTTCAATATCCACAAAAAACACTACAAGTCTCTATCCCAATACGTCACGATGATGGCACCTTAAAGGTTTACCAGGCGTACAGATGCCAGTATGACAGCACACTTGGGCCATATAAAGGAGGGATAAGATATCATCCAAATGTAGATCGTGATCACTGTGAGGCTCTTGCTTTTTGGATGACTTTTAAATGTGGTTGTTTAAAACTTCCTTACGGAGGTGCAAAAGGTGGTATAAGTGTAGATGCAACAAAATTATCGCACAGAGAGCTAGAAAGAATCAGCAAGGCATATATTGCTTCAATAATGGACTTTATAGGCCCCGATTCAGATATACCTGCTCCTGATCTTTACACAGATGAAAGAATAATGGGATGGATGTATTCTGAGTACAAAAGAATCAAAGGAGGCCATCCAAAAGACATTATAACCGGCAAGCCAGTGGCGTTAGGAGGAATAGAAGGAAGAAGCTCCGCTACAGGTCACGGTGGTTATTATGTTTTAGAAAATATTTTGAAAAGCAATGTGAAAGATATTTCAACTAATCCAGAAGATATTAAAATAGCAATACAAGGTTTCGGCAAAGTAGGTTACTGGCTTGCAGAGAAGTGCTTTAGATCAGGTATGAGAGTAGTGGCAGTTACGAACGAATTTGGTGGAGTTTATAACAAGAATGGATTAAATATAATTTCTTGTAAAAAATGTATAGAAAATAGCTCTGGACAAGAGTGGGGTGAAGGAGAAAAAATTACAAATGAAGAAATTTGGGATTTAGATGTAGACGTAATTGCTCCTTCTGCGGTGGAAAATGTGATTACTAAAGATATAGCATCTAAGATTAAAGCTAAAATAGTTTTAGAAATGGCTAATGGACCAACTACAAATGAAGGGGATGCAATTTTAAATGATCGTGATATTTTAGTTGTCCCAGATATATTGGCAAATGGCGGAGGAGTAGTTGTTAGCTATTTTGAATGGCTCCAGAACAGAAATGCTATTACAAGGTCCTTAGAAAAAGTGGAAGCAGACCTAAAAGAAATGATGGTCTATGCAACAGAAAGAGTTTTAGGGTTACACACAAAACACAATATACCAGCAAGAACTGCTGCTTATGTTTTAGCACTCAAAAGAATAAACGATTCAAATGTTTGTTTAGGAATAAAAGACTACTTTCAAAAATAAGTGGGCACTGTATAAGATAGAGTGAGACCGTCATCAAAAGACACACAAACTTCTCTTGTTCTTGGATTAAAAGCTTTTACACTCCAATTTGGATTGTCTAAAAGTATTTTTCTTGGATAAGATTTCTCAATTGGACGATATTTATTTTTATAAAGTCCATTTTTGAGATCTAAAGGTTTGGCTGCTGAGTTGATTGAATCTATTCTTATTTTTTCCCCAGAAGCAACTTCGATAATATACGTAGGATCAGGATATGTTGGCAAAATAGCCAATAAAGTTTCTCTTCTCATTCTTTGAAGATTTAGACACGCTCTTTTTTGATTCATCTTGATTTTTTTTCCAATACATGTAAGATAAGTTATTTAGTGGGCTCAAATTGCAAAATGCAAAGAAAAAGCTATATTGATAGAATTCATATTTCTACTTTTGGAAACAACAAAACTTTGTTTTTCACCAAAAACAAACTTAGAATTGCCAATGGCTATGAAAAGATAATTATAGAAGAAAAGCCTTTCTGCGTGTTTTTGCACAAACAAATTTGCCATGAAAACATTGCTATTCCCTTTAAGCAAATTTGGAGAGAAGAAAGTGAAAAGTCCGATTACATTGAGTATAGAAGCAAAGATTATTGCAACATAAAACTAAAGTACGACAAGAAAACGCTAAGATTTTTCGTTTCATTATTTGACTTATCCACAGAAGAAATACAAACACTGGTAGAACCGCTGCTCAGGACCAAAACAATTCAAAGGATGTAATATGAAATACGTGTCAATTGATATCGAAACAACTGGGTTGGATTTTCAAAAGTGTGATATCATTCAATTTGCAGCTGTTATAGATGATTTATCCGAAAGAGAGCCTATAAAGGAACTGCCTAAGCTAAATGTATATTTTACGAAGGATCATTATGTTGGAGAGCCCATAGCTCTTTCCATGCACTCAGATATATTCAAGAAAATAGCCCTTGCTCGTAAAAACAAAGTTGAATATGACGAAGTAAGCGAGTCGCATTTTGCCAACATAGAAGATTTGCCTTCTATATTTAGAAATTTTCTGACCAAAAATGGAATAGAAGAAAACATAAGAACGGGTGCAATCGTTATCAATGTCGCCGGTAAAAATATTGGCGGGTTTGACATACCATTTTTAAAAGAAAAAATTAAAGACTGGGAACAAGTTTATTTCAGACAAAGAGTTTTAGATCCATCTATTTTGTATATGAACATAGAAACGGATAAAGAAATTCCAGATAGTAAAACCTGCATGGAAAGAGCAGGAATAAAAGGTGCTGTGTCTCACACTGCACTTGAAGATGCAATGGTTATTGTAGAGTTAATTAGATATAAGTTTTAAAAGGCTTTTGTATCACTAGTTCTTTTGCAAGTTTTGAACAGTTCTCTTTTTCATCTTTATATTTATTATAAAGATCATTATATTCTGGATATTTTTCTAGTTCTTCTTCTAACTCTAAAGCATCTTTGTCTTTAGTGTTTTCGTTTTTTTTACACCAACTTCTGGCCCCGTAGTGTCTTCTTGTATTAGGGTCGAACATTTCCACAACGTAATCTGAATTTAAAATTTTTGGTAAAATAAAAGCACCCACATCTAAACTCAAAAGTCTAAATTCATTATTTGGGTCATAAACATCTTTATACAAAGAGTTTTGTTCATGTTCTAAAAGTCTTTTTCCTCGCCAATACTCTAGAAAAGCAGATGAACTAGTAAAATTGTCTATCTTGAACCTTTTTTCTATGTCTACATGATATCCAACCCAATTTGCTTTAATTCTTTTCATTAATGGTAGGCTACATAAGAGAAAATCTGTGCTTGTTACATGCGGCATTCTAAGTTGATCTTCACTCTTGGGATATGCAAGTACACCTACAGCACTCAGAGGAGCGGCTGTCTTCATTATTGCATTTTTATTGCTAAAAAAAGATTTAAGTTGACTTTCCCAATCACGACTTAGAACTATAACATCATCGTGCATTAGAAGATAATACTCTGTGTGAACCCAAGAAATACATTGTTCTATAATCTGTGAATGACCTACACGACTCCAAGTTCTACTAATCGTGATTGGCATAGGTTTATCCCATGCCCCATTAATATCTACCCAATTTAGAGATCTAAGCTCTTCTAAAAACTTTTGTTTCTTATCCTGTAATTCTGGGGGATTATTTTTATCTCTATCATCTCCTCCATTAATGCCAACTATAAAATGTTCTAAAGTTTCTGGGGTGGTTCTGAGCAGTAAAGAAAAAATACATCTCATAAAAGTATTAATGTCACAATTATATGTTGGGATAATTGCTGTCATTTTGTTAGGTACTTTAGTTATTTTCTCACACTCATACTCAGTCAAAATTGTATACGGGTCAGATTCTACATCGAGTTTTTCTATAGATTTAAATTGATCCTCATAAACATCCCAGTATTGTTTCCATTCACCCAACAAATGACAATCCCACATCCAGTCTAAAAAAGAAGTCCAATGTACATAATTAAGACTATCTATTTTTGAATGGGTTAATTGAACATCATGTCCCATTTTTCTGACTTGTTCTAAAATATGATTGTCCCCATGTTCAAATATTTCCCGAGCGGTTAGACGAAAAGGATTCGTCGCAGACCAAGCTGGTCGTGTGCCTATTTGAAGCTCACCTTCTTTTGGAAAAGTTAATTTTCTTGCTACTTCACTTGTAATTCCATACGCCACAGTTCTTATGTGACCACCTTCTCTGTGCGGGGTTTTTGGTTCATAACATTGAGCAACAAGGCCAACTTTTGGATTAAAAAACTTTTCAATAAAAGGGACCAAAAAGTTTTTTCTCATAGGGAGCATATCATCTGAAAACCAAAACATTTTTTTCCACTTTAATAAGTGCAACATTTCCCCACATGCATAAATTAAAGCTTTAAGATCCATCAAAGATGAATTTTCAAACTGAATGTAGAAGTCGGGATTATACTTTAGTATGTTTTCTTTTTCTTCTTCTAAAGAATTATGATTCGAATCAATAGAGTGAAAAACAAAAAGTTTACAATTGCATTTATTTGCATTGTTCCAAGCCCTAAGCCATTTATCGATAAATTTTTGTCTTTTATATGTGACAACGCAAACTATGTCGTCAACCACAATTCCTTCAAAGTCTTTTAAATCTTTTATTATTTTAGTCATACAAATATTATACAAAAAAACACAGGGAATACAAATTAATGCATTCCCTGTGCCTTGTAATAATAATATAAAAATATTTATTTCAACCAATTCAAGAATTCGTTCTTAGTTTTGTAGCCTATATCCTGTTTTATTATAACATCTTTAGAACTAATTACAACATAGTGTGGTATGGTTCTAACGTTATATTTTTTTGCTAGATCAGGATCTTTGTCTATATCAATTTTCAATATAATGAAATTTTTTAAGGAATTATTCACTAAATCGTCAACTAATACTTCACGCTTCATTTTTTGGCAATAACCGCACCATTTTGCACCAAAATACAAAAAGATTGGTTTGCCTGTAGTTTGAGACATTTCCATTGCCTCGGTATACGTTTTTGCTTCATTATTGAGCTCTTTAGACCGGCATTCGGATGCCATTAAAAGAAAAACAAAGCAAAACATCGCTGTCAAGAACATATTTTTCATTTAAACCTCCATGTTTAAAGTTCTATACAATATATATATGAATAAATTGAACAATTTCACATTATATACAGGTATGAGAATAGATCTAAAATTTTCGAAATGGCTGCTTGAATATGCTGATTACGGTTTTGAAAAACAAAACACGAAGAAAGCAAATGATCCAACGCTTCAAACCAATTCAGATGATTCTGGACCTTGGAAAAACTTTGACATAGAGCTTTTCTTCAAAGAATTACAAAAACTTTCAGAGTCTGATAACAAAAGTACAAAGAAAATATGGCACGAAGAAATAAATTGGTTTGAAAACGGAAATATGATTGAAGTAAACATAAATCCTTTTGGAAGTCTGAGAATTACAACAAGAAAATACATTAAAGATTTACAAGGAGTAGATACACGTATATGCAAACATGTATTTGATATAGATGACCACCATACAGATCAAGAAATTAGCATCGCAAACAAAATATATGAACACGTTAAAGAATTCAGCAAGGTAAATATAGATTACCCTAGTACTAATGGTTATAACTTAAAAAAGTTGGCTCAAGAGCTTTTTAATGCAACAAAGCACACCTATCCAGATTACATAATGTTTCCTATAAATCTTAAAGAAATGAATGATAATTATTATAAACTTGTATTCGAATTTAGGGGGGCAGGAGCTGGTGTGCCCGGTAGTTCTGTGGGAATGCAATTTGATATAGATTTAGCATTTGACAAAGAAAAAGGACTTATTCGTTGCTGGGGGTATGATATAGATAGTCCTGCACTTAAACGGCAGTTTAATATTCAACCAAGTGAATGGGATGAATATTTTTCTCCACAAGAAGAAAATAAGAAGATAATTGGAATGATAACCACAACATTAATGACATATTAGGTTATATGCAATTTAAAAATTGGCTAATTAAAGAATTTAATAAAGAAGAATTTGAACACTACAAAAATATTGTATTGGGAATATTGAACCTAGATAAAGAAAAAGGCCTTTCTCAAACAGTAAGTGCTTGGGAACCCTCGCAGTTAATAAATACTTTTAACAATCTAGGTGAATATAAAAATCTGCCTCAAGAAATTCAATCTCAAGTAGAGGGTCAAATAAGAAGCGGATCAGGAACTTTAGGAGACCTTATCAAATTAATGTCTGATAAATAATCAAAATGAATTTAAACTTTCCCAAAATGCCTAATATACTTTTATGCTATTCTAATGAAAAAGAAGAAGAAAGAGCATACAACTATAAAAAATTAATTTCCAACATGCAAATAGAAATTGCATTAGAGTCAAATTTTGAACCATTGGATTATGACTTAATTTGTTATCTATATCCAGCATCAGTAATTTATAAAAATAAATCTTTACTAATATTAGATCATAATATCTATTTGGAAGAAGATATATTAAATAAATTTAATCATATTTTAACCAACAGTCCAAAAAATAAATCAGACCTATCAAATATGAACATTAATTCTGATTTATTTTTAGAAAAGATAAATTTAAATATATTTGGTCCAGATCTCCCAATAGAAAAAAGAACATTTAGTGTGTTTTTAGAAAATAAAAATGATACTTTAGAGAATTACTTGTCAGAAAATCAAATACCTTATTTTATAAGAAGTAGTAAACTAGAAGAAGAATTAAGAAATGTTACATATAACCAATGCAGCGTTTATGTGGATTCTAGTGAAGAAGGTGCCAGTTGTACAAATATTTTAGAGGCTATGTGCTGCGGTTTAGTTTGTATAACAAATAATAATACATTATATGATCAAATGAAAACAATTATAAAAAATGATCTTAGTGATAATTTTTATATAAATAAAATATCAGAAATAAAAAATAATAAAGATAATTTAATTAAAACATCTAAAGAAACAATTTCAGAATTATTATCTTGGCACAAAGAAAAAAGAGACTTTAATCAATGCTTAAATAACATTATTTGTAAAAACAAGGGGCTAAGATTTGCATGATAAGTATGTCTACTAAAAAATGGTTGTCTGTTCCCGCTAGTTTTAAAAGAACTGTAAACAATAAAAAGCAAGTACTAATAAATTCAGAATGGAAAGATATTAGCATATCAAAAGTAGACATATCTCCTATAATAGGGGAAAAATCTATAAATAAGCCTTGGGAAGGTAATTTAACAAAGAAGCCTTGGGAATATGAAGTGACTGCCGTTATTCCTTGTTTAAATACTTTTGAAACTCTGGAGATATGCATAGAACTTTTGCAATTACAAACTACTGTGCCCTACATCATGATAATAGATACAGGCAGTTTTGACGAAGAGTTAAATAAAGTCTTAAAATTAAGAGACAAAAATGTTGAAGTTCACTCAATTGCACTAAACGGAGTAAGACACCCATCAGACTATCCAGCCATGGCTATGGATATGGCATTTACACTTTGTAGATCTCCATACTTATTTGCAACACATGCAGACGTTTTTATTAGAAGAAAAGATTTAGTTGAAAGTTTATTAGATCTATGCAAAACTCAATCTCCTGCTGTAGGTTACGAATTAAGCCCAAGAGCACACGCTGATTGGGAGGGCATGGTCAGTCACACAGCAAGCATGTATGACATGAAAGTTATGGACAAAATAAACTTTGCTTGGAGCCTACGAAAGCTTTGCAATAAATTTGAAATAGTAGACTACTCACCAGACCCAATGAAACCAAATTGGCCTGATACAGAGATACTTGGAAATTATATACTTAGAGAAAATAATATTAAACCACACTTAATAGGCAAAGAAGACAATCAAGTTAGAACATTAGATGACAACATTGACCATTTTAGAAGCTACACAGCTGCAAAAATGTACAGTCCAGGTTATTTTAAAACAACAAAATCATGGTTTGAAGATGCTAGAATACAAGCTTTGGAAAGAATAAAAGATTGGGGTGGTAATTTAAAGCCTACTTATTTACCTTCAAATAGTTTGTTTATGTAATAGATGTAATCACGCTGACCAGCTTGGTACCCTTGATAATAACCAAATATATATCCACATATAAAATATATTAGGGATAAAACAACCAATAAAACTGTTGAATATTTCTTCATAAAGATTCTATGTAATTCCTTATTTTATTTGTATCGCCAATTATTCTTGCTATTCTACGCTCTGCGTCTTTTTGCAAGTTATCTTTCAAGTAAGCTTTGTTTTTTGTATTAAAGTCTTGGCTTTTTATAAAATTTTCTAAACCACATAAAAACATCCAAATCCAATAAAGATTGTTTTGTAGTTTGGTCTGAATATATTTGTAATAGGTTTTCCAAGGTAGGTTAGCTTTACTGAAAATTACGATATATCTCTCTTCCATTAAAGCAACTTGATGATCATAAAATTCTTTATCAAATTCTGGCTTATTGTTATTCAAAAATCTATCTCCTTCTTTATCTCTATTTTATGTCCTTCTTTTGTCAATATTTTTATTCTTTTGTTTGAATGTTCTTGAAGGTAATCATTTATTTCAAAAACAAAGTCATAATAGTCTAAACCATCTTTATCCTCTGCTGTTCTTAAACCTCTTCCCATTCTTTGAATTATTAGATGATCTGCTTGGCCTCCAGCAGCATTTATCAAGTTGTGAACGAAAACGTTCACGCCGGTGTTGAATATTTGTTGAGTGGCTATGCAAACTACATCTGTTGTAGATTTTTGTAATTCTTTAATTACACTTTTTCTAGTTTGGCTATCATCTTTACCTTGAACCCACAGACTATTTGGTAAAAGGCTATGTAAGGTATCTCCATGAGCAATCCTATCAACTAAAATTAGGGTTCTACCTTTTTGAAGTTTAGCTAAACGTGTAACTAATTTATGAAAGTAGATTGACTCTGCGATTCCCCTAGTTACTGCGTCTATGTATATGTCATGCGGTATGGCTGGCTCTCTGATCGGGTAAAATACACAATTAGATTTAGATAATATTCCTCGGTTTTGTAATTCCGCAGTAGTTAATATGCCTTTTTCAGCGGATTTAACTTTAAGCACTGGTCCGAAGTAACCTCTGACACTAAATTTTTGTACATTATCTTTTCCGCCAAATTTAAAAGGAGTCGCACTTACTGCGACTCTTATATCCGCCTGTTTTAATCTTCTATAAACTACTTTTGGTAATTTACTCATCATATCATGAATTTCATCTACAATTAGAACCTTTATTTTTGGAAGTAACTTTTCAATTTTAGCTACGGATTGAACGCTAGCCACAGTAATTATATTAGGTTTTATAGATCCACCCCAAACATTGCCAACATTTTCAAAGCCCATTTTATTTATTTCATCAAAATTCTGTTGGGCTAAACTTAGTCTATTCTGTAAAACTAAAATAGGAGTGCCTACTGGCAAAGTTTTAAGTATCCCTATCATCACTGCTGATTTGCCAGCAGATGTGGGTGCAAATATGACACCTCTTCTATGTTTAATAACTTGATTGATTAACTCTACTTGATAATCTCTCAGTATCAATGCATTATCACCGTGATTTAAAAAATTCTCATCAATATTTTCATATTCAAAGCTAGTTAGAGTTCTCTTATCTTCTACTTTGTATTCTATTTTCTTATGTCTTAAAAATGCAGTAACTTCAGGAAGTAGCCCTGTAAGGAATTTTCCATTTTCTATTGCAAAGAAATTAATGTATCCATCCCATTTACGCATCTTATAAGCACGATTATGGAAGTAATTCTTTTCTCTGAACCTGAGTAGATCCCATATACCGTGTTTTACTTCATATTCATCAGATATTAAATAAGAAAAATCATTTTCTATTTTGATCGTGATTTCACTCATTTTTTATTCTCGTATGAAAACAATTTGTCAAACACTTTTAAAACTTCTTCTGTGATGCATTCTTGATAAACCTTTAGATCAAAATTTAATCTCCTAAAATCTTCTTCTGTAAACATTGTTTTTATGTATGGTGAAATAGCCAAGTAATATGGGCTGATTTTACCAAAATTAATCCAATTATACAAGGCTTTTTCATTTTTTATGTAATCTTGAATAGTTGGGTTTTTACCAATATTATTTGAGATAAATTCCCTAGTAACCAATATTCCTTGTATTGCTTTTGAAGTACCAACTTTAGACTGAGATATTGTTTTTTTAGAAAAGTCCTTTGTTTTTAATTTATCATCGTATTTCTTTTTCCATAGTTTCCATCTTTTCCAAGCTTGGTCACCAACCAAACAAGCTGGTTCTATCGAGACTAAAGGATTCTTTTTAGATTGAACCTTTAATATTTCTAATTGAGCACGTATGTACAATAAATAATCTGTTTCATCTATTAATCCTTTTGTTTCTCTTCGAAGTTTGTAGCAAATTTTGAATATGATAGATTTTTTAGGATTAACTGTGAGATTGAATCCCTTTTTGTGAGTATGTTGGTAGTTTGGGAAATATTTTCGGCATAATTCTATCCATTTTTGAGCAAGTGCATACGCAGCTTCTTCCTCAGGATCAAATTTATACTTAGTAATAGACACTTTATTCTTTCTTTTAGCCAAAGTATAGCCTCTCATAAAAATATGACAAGTCAAAATATGTAGTGCAAGAAGAAATACAAAATTTTTGAAATGATCTTGATTAAAAGATTCTATATTGTAAGATAAAGACGTTGATCTTAGATCAACAACATCGTTCACTACAAAAATACTGAGATGGATGCTCACTCATCCTTCAATCAAAAAAAAGGCTGTACTCCCTTTATCTTGATTGAAATAAAAAAACTTTGGAGAGCTCGGGCACGAGTTGAACCTTCTTAATGCGAAAACGAGACGCATTCGATCTCCAAACAAACGAAAGTTATACCTGATCATTTAATCAACGGTACTGTTCTTAGAAACGAGGGAACAGGATGATCAGGATTAAGACGTTAACAAGTACAATAAAAAAGATTCTAGGTTCTAGCTTCAAACAAATAAGTCTTTAACTAAACAGTTAGTTGAAACTTTTTTAAATAGTTTAAAGCATAAGAACCTAGATTCTCGGTTTATATAATTAAAAAATATGAGTGCGCAACCAGGCTAACACTTATTCTTCCTTGCAAATATTTTCTATTTTACGTATACTGATGCAAGGAGTATCACATGAATCAGGAAGTATTAGATCTCCTTTCAGAAATCAAAGATCAGAGTATTTATGTTTCTTTTGAACCTGATAATTTCGATTTTACTGATAAGGATTCTTCAAAAGAAATAGGAATAAATCTACAGAATGGTAAGAGCGTTACAATAAACCTTAATGATTCTAATACTCCTTTTATAATTTCTATATTGCGTTTATCTGTTTTTTCTAAGGGGATGAAGGTAATTTGCTGGAATTGGAAGAATTTGGCCACTTATGTGCTGGCTGTAACCAGCAGAAGTTTATTTATTGAAGGGGCAATTATTGATTTAAAGATTTTAGAATCTTATTCTGGTAGAAAGATGAATAAGCCTAAATCATTAAAAGAGGCAACATCTAGATTAAGAGAAATTGTTTCTAATGGCACTTGGAAAGAAGTAGAAAATATATACAAGGGTTTACACGTGCCGCTTTCTACATCGGTAATCCCCCATTTAGAAACTACGGGCATTATAGACGTTTATACGGGTTCTAAGGTTTATGCCCACTACGAGATAGACGGGCAGGACAACGGGCGTCTACGTTGTTTTAATGCGTTTAAGCATGGGTATGTACCACACGCAATGAAGCCTGAAACAAAGAACAATTTAAAACCTCGTTTCTTTGATGAGCTTTTTATGGTCTTTGATTTTAGGGCCATGGAAGTTTTTATGCTTTCTTGGTTGTCAAAAGACCCAGTTTTAGAGGAGCTTTGTCAAGAAAACGACATATATTTTTCTCTATACGAAAAATTGATGGGTTGCCCCCCTCAGAAAAAAAATGATAGGGATTTGATAAAAAAAGTGTTCCTGCCGGTTATATATGGTCAGTCGTCCTACATGTTAGGGCAACGCTGCGACATCCCAAAAGAAGCCGCAGAGTCAATTGTAAATCGTATTGATTCTTTGTTCCCTACTGCTCTCAACTGGATCAAAACCCAGCAAAAGCAGCTTCAAGATTTAGGTTATGCCAAAGACATTTTTGGAAAACGTAGGTTTTTTGATGAAGGAAAAGAATACTTGGTAAGGAATTTTTGTATTCAATCACCAGCAGCTGTTGTCTGTTTAGAAAAATTAGCACATTTATATTTTGCTATTAAGGATAATACGGACATAGCCTATACTGTTCATGACGGATATGCAATTTACGCCAAGAAAGATGATTGGAAGAAGACATTTAATCTTGCACACGACGTCCTGTCTGGTGCAAGTGATTTTTGTCCAGGTTTGCGACTTAAAGTAACATGTCGTGCTGGACGAAAACTAGACGATTTAAAGCCTTTAAACAAGAAATGATAAGGAGATTTTTATGCTTGATATATGCAACAATTTTCGTATAAATGAAGAAGAGTTTTTGGAACTAGATAAGAAATTTGGCAAATTATGCTGGCACGCTGCTCATGAATTAAAAAAGAAAAACTCTAAAAACAATCACACAGACGATGCTGAAGATATAAAACAAGAACTTCAAATGAGTATGTTAAGAGCGGGCAGCTACTACAAGAGACAGACATATATTGAAAATTGTTTGCAAGTGGCAAAAAGATATGTCAAAGACCAGTTAATGGTAGATATTGTTGGCGAGCTTGATAATTTATGGAAGAATAGAACTAGACACGGAGCTAATAGACAAAAGTTTGGAAAACATCAAGAAAAAATACTTGAAAGCATAATCAGAAAGATAGTTCCAAGAAAAGATAGACCAGATAAAAAACAAAATTTAAAAATAGATGCCAAATTTGCAACCTATTGCAAGGCGATAGTTTGGAACGGTCAGAAAAGTATGGGTAAGAAAATAACCAGAGAAAAGAGTATTAGATCAGGACAAGTCAGTCTTTCAGAATTCGATTATTTAAGTCATACAAACTAGTCTGTTAGTAAGTAAGTCGTTTGTGTATAATCGTTTTTGGTGTGCTTTGACTTTTTTAAAGCACATTTAAGGAGATATTGTTTTGCGTGAATTGACGCCAGAAGAACAGGCTGCTCTAGAAGACATGACCGATCCTGGGGTCATTAAACCTAAATTTTCTTGGGATGACACCTTCCAGAGAAAATTGCTAGGTATGTTGTTGATAGATCAATACATGCTTGTTCAGGCCATAGACAAGGTAAAGCCAGAATATTTTTCAAACGATGCACATGTTTTGATTTCCAGAATACTATTAAAGTACTTTGAAAAATTTAAATCAATTCCTAATAAATGGATAATAGAGCAGGAACTAAGAAATCATTTAAAAGATAGAGACAACAGTGTACAGCTACATTATTTGGCTGAGTTGTCCTGCGTTTATGATTATTATGTTCCTGGTTTAGAAGCTCGTGAATATCTCATCGAGAAAGTAACATATTTTGCCAAGGTGCAGGCAATAAAAATAGCTTTCCATGCTTCTTTGGAAAAAATGCAGGAAGCACCTGAGGATGAAAAGACATGGAATTTTATTTATGACAAGATGCGAGAGTCTATGTTGGTCGATAGGTCTTATGAACCTGGTCTTGAATATTTCTTACAAATAGATGAAATGTTTAAAAGGATGGACAATGTTTTTGTTGGCAAAGATAGATTTACTAGCGGTTTTGAAAGTATAGATCAAGCTTTAACTGGTGGAGGCATGTTCGCAGGGCAAATTGCTTCGTGGATAGGCTTGCCGGGAACTGGTAAATCCTTGGCTCTTGTAAGGTCAGCCGTCCAGAATGTTTTGTTGGGACATAAGGTTCTTTATTTAACCATGGAAATGGATGAGCTTGGCATTGCTCAAAGATTTACATCTCAATTAGCAAAAGTCGATATTAACAGCTTAAGAGATTCTAGAAGTCACATTGAAGAAACAATTAAAAATTTTGGTAAAGACAAAGAAGATCTTAATTTGTTGCATATAAAGCAGTTTCCCGGTGGCGTTATGGATGTCAACGGAATTAGAGCTTTTATGGCTCAACTAGAGCTAAGAAATTGGAAGCCTAATTTATTAATAGTTGACTATGTAGGCGAAATGAAAGATGATCCGACCGTCAAGAAGTACGAATCTGCATATAGGATTCTTAGAGATTTAAGAGGCTTTGGTGTAGAAAAACAACACTGTACATTCACATGCGTACAGCCAAACTCCTCTGCTTCAAAATTAGAAATAGGACAATTTATAGATGAATCGAACATAGGAACGTCATTTGACCAGTTCAAGCCTCTTGATGCTTTTTGGTCTATTAATCAGCAGACTATAGAAAAAGACGCAGAGGTTGGACGTGTATTTGTAATTAAACATAGAAACGGTAGATCTAGATTTTCCTTAAAAATAGGATTTGATTATTCCCTCGGCACTCTTGATATGTTTGAAGTATCGCCAGAATCATATAGGTCTAGAATGAATATGATTCAAGAAAAGAAAACGAGTGAGGTAGTTGTTGATGGAGAAGTAGGAGGCAAACAAAAGAGTCGCACTAGATTTAAACCTAAAGACGAAGTAGAATGTATTAAAGAATTTGATCCAAAAGATTTAGAATCAGAAGATCTATCAGGAAAACTATCAGCATCAGACATCAGTGATCAGGAGGCTTAATTTTATGAAAATTTTTGTTGAACTAGCATCTTATAGAGATCCACAGTTAACTGTCACAATCGAAGACATGTTACAGAAGGCAGATAATCCTGATTTATTTAATTTCGGGATATGTTGGCAGTATGATGATAGCGAGCCTATAAATAAATACGATGGCAACCCTCAATTTAGGGTTGAAAAAATAGGATATCAATTTAGCCAAGGCCTTGGTTGGGCTAGAGCTGTCACCAATCAATTATATGGTGGTGAAGATCTAGTTTTACAATTAGACAGTCATCATAGGTTTGCAAAAAGTTGGGATACTATGATGGTCGAGGACTTCAACCAAGCCAGCGAGATGTGTGACAAACCAGTATTAAGTACATACCTTACTCCTTTTGAAGACGGTCAAACAGTTTTCAATGAAGTTCCTTGCTTAATGAGTCAGTATGAATTTAGTAGTGATAAGTTACTGATGAGTCGGCCTCATTATATAATGGACTACAAAGAACGAAAAAAAGTTATTCCCGCTAGAACTATAAGTGGTCATTTTCTTTTAGCTAGAGGTGAATTTATTAAAGAAGTGCCGTATGACCCCGATATTTATTTTGGAGGTTATACGGAGGAAACCACTATGAGCGTAAGAGCCTTTACTCATGGTTACGATTTCTTCAGCCCATACAGGCAATACATTTGGCATGAATATACCAGAAACAACAGGCCGAAACATTGGGAAGATCATGGTAAAAAGTCTGTAACTAACAAGACCAGTGGCGAAAGAGACAACTTTGCTAGAAAAAAAACCCGGCAAATATTTGACCAAGAAGATAATGGTATAAACTTGTCGATATATGGCTTAGGTACAAAAAGAACTCTTAGGGAATATGAAGTCTTTGGTGGTTTTGATTTCAAAAATTGTAGAATTCAAGACTATACACTTGATGTCAAAGAGCCCCCAAACCCACCTAATTGGGAAGATCAATTTTTATCAAAACAACAATCAATAAATTGCAATTGGGACGCAGATTTTTTTAAAAGGCAAAATTTTCAAAAGCCTAGCTTTCTTACACTGGGCATTCAAAATAGCTCCGGCTCAGAGTTGTATAGGTTCGATTTTACTACGGATAAAAACCCCAGACACGTTCAATTGTTGGAAACATCCCATCATGCAAATTTTAGATCAATAGACCGACCAGACAAAGTTGTCATGTTTCTCTTTGATGAAGAGAAAGGTTGGAGTGAAAGATACGAAAAAAAACTATAGTAAATAAAGGAGAAAAATTATGGCAACCGAAGCACCAATAGAGAAAGTTTTAGTAAAAGTAGCTAATGTTGAAATACTTCTTGATCCAAATAACATGAGGTATAATGAAAATAGCCTTGGCGAGTACATGAACAAGGAATATGGTTGGATAGATTATTTAGGAAAGCAATTGGAATATGCACAAAAAGAACTTTTGCTTGCTGAGATAGATGTAGACACAGAATATAGTGATAAGTTTTTAGAATCAAAAGATGCTGGTAACACAGACACATACTCTAAAGCCTTTGCTACAAGACACCCTGATGTTGTTGCTGCGAAGAAGAGAGTGATAGATAGGAAAGAAGCGGTTGGTCACATACGGGCACATTTGAGAGCATGGGATAAAAACCACGAAAATGTACAAAATAGAGGTCATACTCTAAGGAAGGAAATGGATGTTCTTAATAGGGAAACATACACAAGCGAACAGTCTGTTGAAGACATTCTCCGAGGTGTTGAATCGTGAAATTCTTAGTAGATCCAACTAATGTCACAAACTACAACTGTTCTTACGAAGAGTTGGAGTTGCTAATACTTTGGTGGATCTTAGCTGCCGGTAAGAATGGCGTTACTTCTGCTCGTTGCTTGGATTCTTTATTAAATAAATGGAGAGGGAATTTCAACAGCCCGTTTGAAATCATAAAGCTAATTGATAAACAATTTAATCTACCAATTGAAATGAAAAATCAAGGTATTGGTTGCTATAACAATAAAGCCAAGTCCTTTAGAGACCTTATAGGTAAAAAACTTGATTTAAAGAGATGTTCGCTAGAAGAACTAGAGTCAGTTAGAGGAATAGGACCCAAAACTGCTCGTTGTTTTTTGCTTCATAGTAGAAAAGGACAAAGGTATGCTGGACTAGATACTCATGCCTTGTCTTATATGCGTGATCTAGGGTTTAATGTTCCTAAATCAACGCCTGTAGCTAAAAAATATAAAGAACTAGAACAGACTTTTCTACAACTAGCTGATATTTCTGGTATAAGTGTTGCCGATTTTGATTTAATGATATGGAATGTTTATTCTGGTAGGAATAAAGATAAAAAATCTATAGACTTCTTGTCTTCTTTGAAAGATAGGGCAAAGATTCTATGAACACTAGTGCTCTAAGTATGATTAGTATACCGATAGCTTCTTATAGTGAATTCTTTAAGGCCCAACTAGACTTTTTTTGGTATCAACATAAGCGAATATATGGAGAATACGCAAAAGTAAAAGCCTTGCCACTGATTGTGAAAAGAAACTTGCCAGACCAACCTAAGCAAGAGGTCCTTGATTGGAACATTGATGTTCCCCATGTAATGTGCGAGTCTTGCTTTGACTGTTTGTCTGAACTTGAGGTAGACGTAGAGTACACTCCTCTAAACATTCAAATAAGTCTGATGCAGGTTTTAGACAATCTAGACCCAGAACAGCTTATAGAAATTTTAGACTGTGACATGTGTCACATTAGACAGCATCCTCTTTTTGAAGTTGGGGATGATGAAATTTACGCCGACACAATATATGAAGATTGGCACCTAAAGAGTCTAACTGAAAACAAGTATATTATAGAGTGTTATTTTTTAAACGGCGGTGGGTTTTATAATGGTGGTTTTGTACCAATAGTGTCTAAAGTGAAGACTATTAAGAAGATAATAAACGATTGGCTTGCGATACAGATGCATATACAGCGTATTCAAAAGTCTAGAAGTCTTTGTTGGTGGAGCGGTATGTTTGCTTTGTCCGCTGCGTGTGAACGCAATAAAGTCCAAATGAATGGGTTGAACGTTTGTTACGTTCCTGGTCTAATGCAACAGGAAGATAGACACTACGTGGCACACTATTCTGTTGATGAGACTTTCAACAAAAGACGCTTCCCCGCAGTAACAAAAATTGATTCTTCAAAATTTCCAAAAAACATTTTTTATGACGCTGCATCCGAGTGGATGCAGGATTATTCAAGAAGATATCCGGAGCAAGATCAATGAAAAAAGTACGTATACGTTGGATGTGTCAAAAAGACATAAAACCAATATTAGAAATTCAGAATAGCGGCGACTTTTCTCCTAAGTGGTCAAGAGAAGATTATTTGGGTGTTTTGAAAGGCAGAAGAGATCCTAAAAGTCTTTATTGTATATCTTATGTTTGTGAATTAGATAAAGTAATTATCGGTTATATAGTTTACCACGTATTCGCTTTGGGAAAAGAACTTTACGATTCTCAGATTGGCTTTCATCCTATGGTACCACCTATGTGCGGTGAAGTAGTAAACTTTTGTATTCATAAAGACTTTAGAAAACAGGGTTATGGTACTTTACTTTTTAATTTTCTTTTAGACAAATTTTCTAATGTTGTTGATTTTAGTAAGGGCAACCCACAATCGAGGCCGTTTTTATTGCAGGTGACAACTAGCGAAAAAGATATAGTGCCACATTTGTTTTTAAGCAAGTTTGGCTTTTTAGCAAAAAGCATTTCAAGGGACTTATATGGAAACAGTCACGATGGATATAATTTTGTATATGATAGGTTGGGGATTGATATTCAAAATTTAAAGTGCCCTAGTGAAAGGAGTTTGGCTTGAAAAGGACAAAGGAGTGGTGGGATCTTTGGTATCTTGATCTTGCCAAACAAATATCTACTGCATCTAAGGATCCATCCACCAAGGTAGGTGCTGTAATTGTAGATAATAAGAATAGAATTGTTTCTGTAGGTTATAATGGTTTTCCTGTTGGCATAGAAGATACTGAGGAAAGATTAAATAATAGGGAGATAAAGTATAAAATAGTCATTCACGCAGAGAGAAATTCTTTGCTTTTTGCCAAAGACTCGGTTGAAAATTGTACTATTTACACATGGCCTTTTATGCCATGCTCTGTCTGTGCAGGAATGATAATACAATCAGGAATAATTCGTGTAGTTTCTTTTAAGAGTGACAATCCTAGGTGGGAAGAAGAATTTAAACTTTCAAAAGAACTATTTTTAGAGGCAAATATCGATTTAAAATTTTATGAATAAGTTTACTAGTTTATTTTATCATCATGGAATGGAGAAAATATGTCTGTATTAGATTTAACTACAATTATAAAATCCCTAATTTCGCAGAATGATTGGGGTGATAAATCTCATGTTGTTAACGAAATAAAAGATCTAGTTAACAAGATAGAGGTACAAGGCTTCAATGGTTCTTTAGTTTCTCCTTTGGTTGCAACACACACTTCAATGCAACAATCACAAACGAATGATTTTGAATATTTAAAGAACTTGCTAAATACAGAAAAATGGCCAGAAGCAGTATATTCTTTTCAAATAGCAGATGAAAATTCTGAAGTTGATAAAAGCGAAAGAGCAGAGGGAATAGTAGATGTTTTATTGCCAGACATGACTGATGTAAAATTTTTGGATTTTGGTTGTGGGGAGGGACATATTGCAAAATACTGTTCTGGCGTTTCCTCGATTTCAGTAGGATACGATTTGATAAAAAACACAAATTCTTCTTTTGTTTGGGAAGAATTAGATAATAAGTTGCTACTCACGGTTGATTTTGAAAAGGTTAAGAAAAATGGCCCGTATGATGTTGTTCTTTTATACGATGTTCTAGACCATGCTAAATCTGACAAAGAACAGTTTTCTTCTATGGTTGACTTACTATCTACAGCAAAATCTGTTCTTTCTCCTGAAGGAACTATTTATTTGAGATGCCATCCATGGTGTTCTAGGCATGGTGGTCATCTTTATAGAAAATTAAACAAAGCCTTTATACACTTAATATTCTCTCAGGAAGAGCTTAATTCTTTGGGTTTAGAAGTTGAGTTTACGCATAAGGTTTTGCTGCCTCTTCTTACTTATGATCGAGCTATAAAATCTGCAGGGCTGACCAAGACATCAGAATCTATCGATAGGCAAGACTTAGATACTTTTTTCTCTGCTGATCCTATAATAAAAAACAGATTAATTTCTATTTTTGGTATAAAAAATTGGGGAGAGAACAATATTCCTTCGTTTCAGATGTCACAATGTTTTATTGATTATACTTTAAAACAATAATGTTTTCTTAATGCAATTAGATTATTTTATTTTTGCTGGTGGTGCTGGAAAAGGATGGGTTGCATATTGTCCACATCAAAGAGTTGGAACATGTTCAAAAAAAATAACAATTTTAGGAAACTCGCAATTACTATCTAATTGTTCTGATTATCTAATTTTACATTATAACGACAATATGAAATCAGTTTGTAAAAAATGCCCCCAATTTGCATTACACGCAAAAGGAAAATTGTATTCAAAAAAAGAAGAAATATTCATTGAAAATGAAAACTATTTTTATATTGATAAAATAAAAAAAGAATATTTTATAAAAGTGGGAGGACAAGAAGAAGCAGATAGAAAATGGGTTATAACTAATGGACAAAATGAAGTTCACACAATGGATAATATAAAAATTTTAAATAAATGTGAAACAGTAATAATAGATAGAAATTATAAAAACTCAATAAAAACAAAAGGGTTTTTTTATCAGAAATTAAAAACAATATCTCCTTTGATGGTTCTTTAAAGTTACTATGATTTCATTTGTATTTTATTTTAGCAGCAAAAGATTAGAAAATTTAGAACAGACATTAAGGTTTTTAGATAAAAACGAAGATTTAAAAAACAAAGAAGTAATTTTGGTTTGCAACGACAGTATAAACAAAGACTTTAAAATTCCAAATTATAAAATATTTAATTTAAACCTTGATAGTTACATGAAACCAAAGATGTGTAATTTTGGTGTTGACAAATCAACATGCGACATCGTAGCATTATTAGACAGTGATAGAATATTGCCAAATAGATATTTTGAAAAAAATGCAAAAGAATTAAACAAAAAAGAATTTGTTTCAACTTTAGTTTTACACAAATTGCTCGAAAATTATAGCGATAATGACATAGAATTAAATAATTATAAATATGTAGAAGAAATAAAGTCTAAAAGATTTAAATTTTTTAAAAAAAACTTGTTCTCAGGAAATACCTTATTTCATAAAAGAGATTATTTAGATTCTGGTGGCATGGATGAAAGCTTTGTTGGATACGGATTTGCAGACAACGATATGACTATTAATGTTATGTCAAAAAGATACACGGTCAGATGGAAAGATGATATTGAACTTCATTTAAATCATCCTATGGGATTTTTATATAAAAAAAAATCAATAGAAGATACCTTGGAATTTAAAAAAATATCTAGGTCGAACTTGGATAGATTAAAAAACAAATGGAAATCTTATAGAATGTTATAAATGAACACCTCTGACTCCGAATATATAAAAAGTAGATCTATATCAATTATAATAACGAATGCTTGCAATTTATCGTGTGGAGGTTGCAATCAACTTTGTGGCCAATTTAGTAAAGAACAAATTTGGTTCATTAGTTTAGAAGACTTTGAAAAAAATGTAAACATAGCAAGAAAGCAAAGCAATTTAGTTGTTATTTTTGGAGGCGAACCTACTCTGCATCCAAAACTTAATGAAATATTAAATATTTGTTACAAATACGAAGACACTACATTTAGAGTTTATACTAACGGAAGAACAAATGTAGAAAACCATAAAAATATTATTTGGATAATTGATTATAAGAAAGAAGATAGTAAAATATACTTTTTACAAACTGGTTTAGCTCCTATAGACATAATCAAAGAACAAGATAAAAGTTATTATTTTAAACTTGCAAAAGAACATTGTATAATATGGAGATCAAAAACATGTCATCCTATGATCTATGATAACAAAGCTTATTTCTGTCAAAATGCCGGGGCTTTTGATAAAAAAACAAATGAAAATCATGGGTGGGAAATTGTTGACGGCAAAGATCCTTTTCTAAAAACAGACGAAGAAATAGCTGAACAGGCTAGTCATTTTTGTTATCGTTGTGGGTGGTGTCTCCCTAGAGAATTAAGAACAAAGTTGCCGGAGCAGTATTCTTGTGACCCATATATAGTAACAGAAACAAATTTGAATCTAGTAAAAAAAAATAAATCAAACTGTTTGCAATTGTGCAAAACCTGCAAAAAGTTTTTAAACATTGATGAAATGAGTAAACAAACTTGTAAATTGTGCCTCAAAAAAAATTTAAAATTATGATAGTGTGTGAAGATAAAAAATTTGTATTTATAAAAAACCCTAAAACAGCAAGTAGATCTTTATCTAGTTTTTTTATAAATAATTTTAAATGTTTTAATTTAGGTTTAGATCATTCAATAAATATTCCCAGTCAATACAAAGACTTTACAATTTATCTCACAATAAGAAACCCATTATCTCGTGCTGTTTCTGCCTGGAAACATGTTGTCAAAGACTGGAAGATTAAAAACTTGGGAGATGGAGATCTAAGCTTAAAACAATATCTTAAATACAGGATGTTTTCTACTGGTGATGGCTTTAACTTTTTTTATCAATCCCATCTGCTCAACCAGTTTAATAGAAATATTGTCAAAATAATTTATTTTGAAAAAGTTCAAACTCAGGTTCAAATGTATTTTGGTAAATCTAATTTAAGTTTTGAAGGTCGTAGTGAAGGGTTAGATTGGAATTACTATTATAGACATAAAAAAATTCAACAAATTGCCTTTGATTCATTGGAAAAAGACATAAACATGTTTAAATGCTATAAAAAGTTTTTTTAGGCATTGACTTTAAGCTATTTATCGCTATATTAAATGGGGTAAATTGACTTTTTGTTGATTTCAACATGAAAAATGAAAACTATATATGTAAATGGTACTTACTAGGAGGCTTTTATGAGCGAGAGCAATAATTCTGAAGAAGATATTAAAAAAGGCGATGTCAAATCAAATCTTGAAGAAGATATTGAATTAGTTGTTGATCCCAAAAAAGAAAAAGAAAATGGCAATAAAAGGAAAAATTACGGAACAAAGTTAGTAGATTCCGGTGGATGCCCCTTTCTTGCTTAGTTTTAAATCTTTTTATGGGTACACGGTTGCCAGCTAATTGACTTATTAGGAATACAAAATTGAAAACTTCCATATACAACAAAATTGTTTCTTACAATGGGGATAGTCTGATTTATAATCAGGTAACTGGAGCTTTGCTTAAAGTTGGTAGCAAAGGACTAGGTAGAATAAAAAGTGTATTCGAAGGTGACTTTTCTGATGGTTCCCTAGTTGATAAATTGATAAATCTAGGGTACCTTGTTGAGAGTGATTCTGATGAGCGAACTGTATTAAGGGAGGTATACGAGAAAAAGTCTCAAAATCATCTTAGCAAGCACATGTACATTACGGTTACAGATAGGTGTAATCTAGGGTGTCATTATTGCTTTGAGGAAAAAAATCAATGGATAAAAATGTCTGTTGAAACTCAAGATGCTCTTATTCAATTTAGCAAAAAATTTATTAAAGAAACTCCAACGGAAAGTTTTGGTATTGGATGGTATGGCGGAGAGCCAACCATGCATATGCCTGCAATTGAAAGACTTTCTAGGTTTTATAAAGATTTTTGTGAAGAAAATTCAATTTTCTTTTATCAAATGATAATTACAAATGGAACTACTTTTACCGACTCTATTTGTGATAAGTTATTAGACTTAGGAATTAAGAAAGCACAGGTCACTATTGATGGGTTCAAAGAAGATCACAACATAAGTAGACCATATTTAAAAGATCTTAAGTTGGAGGAAATGAGCGGAGCTCAAAGGAACCAAATCAAAAAGATAAACCCAAGTTTATTGTTGAATGTAATAGGCCAAGAAAAATCAGCACCTAGATCATCTTACGATGAAATAATTAGTGGAGTCGAAAAGTATGTTAATAAAGGTGGTGTTGTTTCTTTAAGAATGAACCTTAACGAAGAAACAATAAACCGAGTTAACTATCTGCTGGAAGACCTGTATGAAAGAAAATTGTTCGATAAGAACGAAAAGGGTGGATACCTTTATGCATACGCACAGCCTATATTCGATACCGGTGGTTGCGGAAATAGCGGAAATGGTAATGGAGAGTCAAACTGTGGATCGTGTAAAATTTCATCAATGAAAATGAGTAGTTTTGCAAGAAGAATAGATGAAATCAAAAATTGGTATAAAGAAAAAGGAGTTACTTTTTTTGACCACACCGCAGAAATGAAGTTTACTGGAGAAACTTGTACTGCTAATAAAAAGTATGAGTATGTAATAAATCCAGACGGAACAATCACAAAGTGTACTCACGAAGTAGGAAACCCAGAAAAAGTCATAGGCAGTGTTTTTGAAAATAATACTAATCCTGATCAAATGAAAGTTGGTAATAGTTACTTTGACAAATTCAATCCTTTTGATGACCAAGAGTGCTACAACTGTGAGGTGTTGCCAATTTGTATGGGAGGATGTAAAGCAAACAATAAGGTTGGAGAACATAAACAATACGAAGCAGGATGCATATCCACCAGATATTCATTAACAGAGGATATTGTTAGGTTATATGAAAAAAATAAATAATAAACTAAGTGTTATTATTGTTGAAAATTTTATATCAAAAGAATTTGTTGATGAATTACATTCTTGGATAATTAATGAAAAAGACAAATTAACCAAATGGAATAATGGATACTTTATAGGAGGATATAGATTCTTTAGCCCACAAGATAAATTTTGGGAAAAGGATGAATGCAATAGGTCCTTAAATGCTTTGGAAAATATACCTGAATGTTTTTTTGAACTAAGACAAAAAATATCAGAAAATTTTGGATTTGAAAAAGAAATAATAAGAAAAAATGCAACAAGTTTAGCAGGGATAATTACAAATGGAGGATTTGTATCATCACACAAAGACTCTGGCGTTTTTGATTGCGTACATCTTAGGGCAAATATAATGATAAAATGTCCTAAAGGTGGATCCCATCCAATAATAGAAAATAAAACTTATGAACTAGAATCAGGTAGTCTTATTGTTTTCCCCGCCGACCTTATGGAACATTCTACGACTGTACACAAAGCAGAAATCCCCAGAACCTTGATTTCATACCCTTTCATAATGCCCAATCTATATTTTAATTAATTTTTATTTTTTTGCTTTTTATAATCTCTAAAATAGATTTCTCAACAAAATAAGATTTATTTGAAAGTGAATTTGGAATTAATTTTATTATATTTTTTTTAAAATAATTTATATTAATAGCAATGTTGCAAATGTCCTCTGGACTATAATTTATAAGATGTAAATTATTGACTTCTTTTTTAAAAACAAATCCATTGTTATTAATTCCAATATTATGAAATAGTACAGGATTTTTTTTAAACATAAAATTATTGATTATCTCTTCTTGTATTAAAAGTCTTTCACTATTTACTTCTGAGGTTGATAACTCTAAGGTTGTTAGCCTCCAATCTAGCCACTTTTGCCCCATAGAAAGAATAATATATTTTTTCTGATCGAATCCTTCTTGAGTCATATTTAAAACTTGCTGTTCAAAATTTTTTTTATAATCAATGAAAGACACGCTAGAAGAATCAAGTGCCACAACCCCAGTGTTTACATATGAAATACCCGCCAAGGAACTACTCAAGGTATATGACTTATCGCAATACAGGGATACTTTTTGCCAGTTTATATTTTCAAATTTAGAAATAAAAAGAATATCGCAATCAAGTAATATTGCCTTTTGATTTTCTTTAGAGATTATCTGCAAAAAATCTAAAACTTTATAAATTAATTTTTTATTAATTTGGAATACTGGATTGCTATCATCAAAAAACTTTTCAATTTTTATAAAATGATCTTGAATAAAAATTATTTTAAAATTTATTTTGTCTTGAAGATCTATGATATAATCAGGTGGGTTTGTGTAACAAACTACATTTATTGCATTATATTGATAAATTTTTCTTAGAGATATTATAGAAAAAACAAGAAGAAGCCATCTTCTTTCCCCCCAAATAAAGTAATAAAAATTTTCCATAAATTATATAGATAAAAGAATGATTATTAAAAATTATATAAGTGAAGAAATAGTAAAAATACTTCTAGATTATGCAATATTTTTATATGAACCAAAAAATGAAGTTGTCTTTATACCTTCAAGCGAATATAGAAGAAGAAAAACAATTTTTGATATTCCGAAAGAAATATATGAAATTAAAAATAAATTAATAAAAGATTTTAATATAGACTCAGACGAAACAAGCGACATATTTTTTAATGTATTGCAAAAAAATCAAAGGGTTGAAAGACACGCTCACAAAAAACATGAAAGGGGAAGTGATCTTAGATTCAATATAATGTTGCAGAATTCAGAAAAAGGAGGGATTCCAAAGTGTGAAGGAAAATGTTACTATCCAAAAAAAGGAGATCTTTGGATTTTCAATGGATGTAAAGACCATGAAACTGATTTGATACAAGGAGAAAAAACTCGCTACATTATAAGTTATGGATTCATAACTCCAGAGATAACAGTAAATAAAATCTTAAACTTTGAAAAAAAGTCTTACTTATTATAATTAGGGCTACGATTATTCCTTAAAAAGTCCGACTCAACAGAAAGACTTTTTGATCTTCTATGCTCTTTGGAAATCAAATCACCTATAGGAGTTTTTATAATGTTTATTTTTTTACAATCTTTATCGCCCCAGATTATGAAATTACAAAAAGAAATTATTCTTTCTTTTTGATCATGAGTAAGATCATTATCAGAATCATAATAAAAGTCTATTTCTAAATCAATTCTTTGTCTAATTCTGTATGTGAAATTTTTATCAAAATCAATTCCTTTAATATCATAATTTTTGCCTAGTCTAAAGAAGCCAGAAAGTTTTTCTGAAATAAGTCGTCCTGGTATATATTTTTCTTTACCTTCTTCGTTTACATAAATAGATTCTATTATTTTACCTTCAAAAAATTTAAAATAATTGCCTGAAATCCCACAGTCACATTCAATTTGTCCTATTTTGCCTCTATCTCCATTTATGTAGTTTATAAAAGGACATGCTAAATTATTTAAATCTGTAACAGATAGTATGTCATTTTCTAACTGTTGTACCACACAAAGTTCGTCATATATATGTTTTATTTTATAGGGACATTCAAACCAACCAAGGCACCCATCCCAACATACCATTTTGTCAATAACTTTGTTGAACATTGACTCTGCAATTTTTTTTACTTGACTATTGAGAGTCTCTTCACTAGACATTAAAGAACAATTAAATTTTACTGAATCTCCTAAAAAATAGTATATAGTTTCTATAATTGAAGGCGAGGCTCTTATAAATTTAATATCTATGTTATCTAATAATTCTAGACTAAGTTGCCATTCTTTTTTATTGAAACTCTGATCAAAAAATAATTCATAAACATCATTTTCATATCCTACATTTTCATATTTTTTTGGACCAATTAATTTAAATTTTTTGTCTGGACCCATTCTAGGTGACAATGATATCCAAACTACATTTCCGGGTTGAGTTATTTGGTGAGATTTTTGTATTTTCCAGATATGATGCCTGTCAATTATTTCTTGTTCTGGTTGTGAATAATGATACCCACGGTCAGATGTTATAGAAGTTGTTCCCGATCTTAAAAGCTTTATATTTTTTACATTCTTTTTAAGTGGGAAGACATTTGTATGATGACTTAATTCTTCTTTTCTTTTAATGTCATGAACATATAATATATAACTTAGTCTATTTTTTTGGTACCTATCAACATCCTCCAGACTTTTAAAAAAAGTCTTTTCTCTATTTTTTATCCAAGAACTATTTGAAGAAAAGTAAGAAACTTTATCTCTAATCATTTAATTAGAAAAATTCCATTTGGGAAATTCGTCTCTAATTGATAGTTCATTTCAAAAATATTTAAGCCTGCACTTCTGACCGCAGAAAAATATTCTTCTTTTGTAAAACAACAGATATCTATTTTACACTTATATTCTTTGTTTTCTACTCTATAAGTTTTATCCAGTGTTGCTATATTTTCTTTAATTGTATTTTTAGATTCAACCCATACATTATCTGATATAAATCTATTTGCTGTTCTAGGTGTGTATTGATTCAAAAATAACCAAGGTTCAATTAGTATTATTCCTGATTCTTTTAAATGATTTTTTAGATTTTTAATTGTTTCACAAAGTTGTTGGTAGTTTTCTAAGTGTGCTATTGAACCGAACAAACAGGTTATAACGTCAAATTTTTTATTTAGTTTAAAACTCTTCATATCAAGACAATATGACTCTATTTGTTTGTTTTTGGTAATTTCTATTAGCTTTTCATTGATGTCAATGCCAACACACTTGTATTTATCTTTAAGATAAAATAAGTGAGATCCGCTACCACAGGCAACATCAAGTAAATCTATATGGTTACTTGTTGTATTTTCGCCTATTATTTTGGAAATTATTTCTGATTCTTTTAGATAATTTTTATCTTGATGAATGACATCGTATATTTCTTCTATTCCATACATACAATATAAAAGTTATATTTGGTGAAAAATTTATAAATATTTTCGAGGTTTAAAAATCATGTTTAGAGAAAAAATTAAAAATATATTTGGAATAAAGAAAGAATCAGAAGCATTTAAATTTCATAGAAATAATAAAAATAATTTTGAAAAGTTTCATTGTATTGAGGGTTCAAGTATAGAAATTGAATATTTGGAATTAATAAGGAGTTTTATATTTGCTACAAAACCGCAGGAGGTATTAGAAACTGGACCTTATCTTGGTTATTCAACAATTGCCCTAGCATCTGCTTTACAGGAAAATGGATTTGGAGAATTAACATCTATAGAAATAAATAAGAGTTTTAAGGAAAAAGCTATAGAGAATTTAAACAAATTTGATCCTTCTTTAAGAGTAAATTTAATTAATGCAAGTTCTTTAGACGTAATACCCACTTTAAATAAAAGATTTTCTTTTGTTTTGCTGGATTCCGGCTCAAACAGCGATCAGTTAAATTTGAGAATTAAAGAGTTTAAAACTTTAATAGATTTGAATATGTTATTAGAAGATTGCATTGTGTTTATTCACGACACATCAAGATTTGATGATAGATTTACAGGTTTCAAAAAGGAAATAAATAGAGTTTCTAAAAATTTATCAAAAATAGAGCTCGATTTATCTAGAGGATGTACAATTATTAAATGTAATAAAAAAACATACATATAGCATGATAAGTTATTTTGAAATTAATTCTAATTGTAGCTTTGAGAAAAAACCAATTTTTGTAAGAATACAAAAAGTTACAGAAGAATCCGTCCAGATTTTAGAGAGAGCAATATCAGAATGCTATCAATCAAAACAAACTGTGTTGCCTATAGTAATAGATTCAAATGGAGGATGTGCCTACTGTTTATTGGCTATTTTTGAAATGATAAAGAATTCTAAAATAACAATAGCAACAGTAGTAGAGTCTAAGGCAATGTCTTGTGGAGCTATTTTGTTTTCTTGTGGTCACAAGGGCCACAGGTATATTGGTGAAAACGCAACATTAATGATCCACGATATCAGAACAAGCTACAACGGAAAAGTTGATGATATAAAGGCAGATGCAACAGAAGCCGATAGATTGAATGATCTTCTTTATGGAATAATGGCTAGTAATTGTGAAAAAGAAAAGGACTATTTTAAAAAATTAGTTCATGAAAATTCACATGCAGATCTATATTTAGACTCAAAAAAATGTTTAGAACATAATTTAGCTGATAACATCGGCATACCAGTTTTAAAGGCAAAAGTACAAGTTGAATATCAGTTATGTCAAATCCAATAATAAGATGGACAATAGGAAATGTTTCTAAAGAGGGCATGGACTGCTTAAAGTTATCTTGTAGAAGAATAACAACTTTTTATGGAAAAGAATTTGATTATTTTATTTGTTACAATCAAATAGATAAAGACAAAATAAAATGGTCAAACAAGTACAATATTGAACTCATAGATCAGCAAGAACACAAAAACAGTCTTGATTTAGAACCAATAAATCATCCATGTTGGAAACTCTACCCGCCCAGATTGAACATTAACTCATATGAAATATTCATAGATAATGATGTTGTTCTACATAAAAAAATAGATTTATATTATTATATTACAAACAATCATTTTTTTATTTCTGAAGCATTTAAAAAAAATTATGGCACAATGCAAAGCAAGATAAATAAAAAGCCTTATTTAAATTCTGGTTTTTTTGGAATTACTCCTGGTTTTAATTTTCAGGAAGAAATAAACTTAACTATAAAACAATTTAATTTGCAATGGTTAAATTCACATTTTGAAGAGCAAGCGGTTGTTGCACATATATTAAATAAGAATAACTGTGAGGTAGTAGGATTAGAAAAGATATATGTTTGCTGTGATGATATCAAAAGAGCACAGTTTGGTTTTCATTTTGCTGGATTAAATCATGGAGATGAAAAACACAAAATTTTTTGGAAAAAATATAACTCTAAAATTTTGTAATAGCCAATACTCTTTTATCCAAGTAAATTATGTTGATTAATTATACTAAAAAATATGTTTTATACCACGTGCCAAAAACTGGCGGTTTGTCTTTATTTTTTAAGTTGGTTGAAGAAGCAACAACAAAAGAAGAAACAATAAAGGGATTTCATGGTGTTAAAAATGGTGTAGATCTTTGTCATTTGGGGTACTTAGAATCATTTATTTATTTAGATGACGACCTTAATAGTTATAAAAAATATATTGTTGTAAGGAACCCTTATGATAGGTTGTTTTCTTCTTTTATATATATAATTTCAAATTCTTATGTTAAGGAAGAGCTAATGGGCGGAAGCTTCCTTGACTATAGTCTGTCGGCAGAAGACTTTAGAAGATTTGTTTTATCTTTAGACTATGAGCATTTAATGGACTATGGTTTTGTTCACATAAGACCACAGCACTTATTTACGCACATAGCAAACACACAGAAAATAGAAAATATTATAAAGTATGTTAACTACGATAGAGACTTAACCGTTTTCTTAGAACATAATGGATATAGTTTAAATTTAGATCATATAAATGAGTCAAAAATAAACTTTAAAGAAAAAAATTTTTTTATAAGAGATTATAATTGCCCCAATACTAAGGAAATTTATAAATATATTAAGTTTTATGATCAAGATATGATATGTAAGGTTAATAAATTGTATGAAAAAGATTTCTTATTTTATGGCTATAAAAAGATTTTATGTAATATATTTTAAAGAATCTTTTATTGCTTGTGCTATAACTTGATGCATGTCATAATATTGATAAGTTGCTAATCTACCTCCGAATATTACTTTATTTTTATTTAGAGACTTATATTTTTGGTATAATTTTGAGTTTTTTTCATCCCTAATAGGATAATATGGGGTTCTATTTTTAGTGTATTTTTTTGGATACTCCCAAGTCACTACTGTTTTTTGTGTATTTTTTCTTTCAAAGTGCTTATGTTCAACTATTCTTGTGAAAGGGACTTCTTTTTCTGTGTGGTTAACTATTGAGCAGCCTTGAAAATCTCCATTCAATACTTTTGTTTTGAATTCTAAAGATCTATATTCTAGCTCTCCAAACTTATAATTATAGAATTCATCTATCTTTCCAGTATAAACTAATTGTTCGCTACAATTATTTAATTGTTCTTTGTTTTCAAAAAAATCAATGTTTGTTTCTATTTTTACATTTTTATGATCTAGCATATTTTCGAAAATACGGGTGTAACCATTTTCTGGGATTCCTTGATACTTATCGTTGAAGTATCTGTCATCGTAGGTCATCCTAATGGGGATTCTTCTAATTATTGAAGACGGCAGTTCCTTTGGATCTTTACCCCATTGCTTGCTTGTGTATCCGTAAATAAATATGCGATAAAGATCTTCGCCCACCTCAGAAACTATCCAATCTTCTAAAGAACTATGATTTTCTTTTCTTTTTTTAACTTGTTTTAGTTTTTTAACTGCTTCTTTTGGAGTTTTGACTCCCCAAATCTGATACAATGTCATCAGATTTATTGGAAAAGAATATATGTTTTCTTTATATCTTACTTTTGTACGGTGTTCGTATTGATTGAACTTAGAGAACCTATTTATAAATGACCAAACTTTATCATTAGATGTATGAAATATATGTGGGCCGTATTTGTGTACATTTATACCTTCAATATTTTCAGTATAACAATTCCCACCTATATGTTTTCTTTTATCTATAATTAATACTTTTTTGCCCTTTTCGGCAACGTTTCTAGCAAAAACAGACCCGTATAATCCACAGCCAACTACTAAATAATCGTACATTATTTCTGTAACACCCCTGTTCCATATCGTGTGTCAAATATAATTCCTTCTTTATTCTTACTGCTGCAGAAGTTTAGAAACGCTAACTTCGTTGCTTTTTGAGAACTCAAATGTTCTACAACTATAATTCCTTCATCGTTTATATGAGGCCATATAGTTTCTAGATATTGCAACTTTTTATCATAATTTTGTTCTTCTTCTTCGTTTAATATTATCATGTCCCATTTTTTTTTGCATTGGTCTATGAATTCTTTGTCATATAAGCCTCCGACATAAAAACTTTTTTCTTTTTTAGTTACTTTCTTTATATTGGCTTTGCCCATTCTCATAGAAAAGAACCCATCTGCTGTCTCTTTAAAACCATAGAATCTAGAAACGGTTTTGCAAGAAAGTAGAAAACAAGAGCTTAAAAGTCCTAGGCTAAATCCGACTTCCATCAAAGAAGAAGGTTGTAGATTTTTGCCTAGGTAATAATAAAATGGGGTATACCTATGGTCTGCGTAGGCGGCTGTTTTTCTAGATAGTTCATCGATTACACAAAATCTATCAAGTAAAAATCTACCACTAATTTTTTGTGAAGATAATTCTGATTCTATATTATTTTTTATTTTTGATATATTTTTCATTTTGTATTGAACTAACTTCTTTCTACTCTATAATAGGAAGAGAGGAAAGAATATTATGGGATTTGAAGTTTGTTATCATTATCATGAAAAAATTGATGGTGGATATGACAAAGATGAGCTAAAAACCTTTAAGAAAAAGGTTGGCGATCCATTTGAAGAAGTTTGTATGGAGAAGCTTGCTATTGCTATTATGGCTCAATTAGCAAGACGGGATGTTTGGATCGTAGATGTAGAGGTATATGAGTTATCAAAGAAAAAAATTGCATTTAAAGAAACAAAAGGCGGAATTGTACTAAAAAACAAGAAATTTATATTTGATTCTGTAGGTGAGACAACCGTTGTTGTAGAGCAAGAAGAGCCCGATTCTACAAGCCTTCAGCCACAAACCACTCAATCAAATGTTCATCCACATAATGTTCAACAAAACAACAATATTCAGCCACATAACAAGGTTTCAAATCAAAACCAAATATCTTTAAATAAACGTGTTGTTGATAGCGTAGTGTTTTCCCCAGAGCCACAGCAACTCGTTGAAGTAAAAAGAAAAAACATCAAGCTGACGCCAAATAAGAAGTATCCTGTTTTTAAGAAGAGCCCCTCCCCAACAGGAATGGGTGAAATATACATTATTTCAGATGATGAGAATAAAGAAATATCAGTTTCTGATATTTATTTTATTCCAGGAGCAATTAATCTTCTAGGTGACAAAGAACTAGGATTTACCACCCCAGAAAGCAACGAAGGTGGAAAACTGTATTGGGGAGATGCAACAAGCGGTATGAATGTACCTAAATTAAGATAAGGAGAAATTTATGGCTTCTAAAAAGCAAAAAGAAAGAAAAAAGAAAAATCGTGAAGAAGTAGCTCGTCAAAGAGTCTTAAACAGAAGAGAATCTTTGCGGAAAGATAGAAAATTTGCATACGATGAACAGAAAAAGCAGCAAGACGCAGAAAATGCAATTTATGGAAAGCAAAAGCCTTTCGTTAAAAATGTTGGGATTGTAAAGGAAATTACAGACGAAGAAAAAAAGAACAAAATGAATGAAATAAATCAAAAATTACAAAGAAATATCGAAATATTAAAGGCATTAGAAGAAGAATACGACCATCAGCAATCTCAAAGACGTGAAATGAACCAGAAATTAGAGGATGAGGGATTCAAAACTATGAAAGAAAAAATGAATGCTCTTCATCAAAAAGCACTAGAAATAGAAGGAAAAGCCGAAGAATTGGCTGGAGCACAAAAAGAATATGAAGAACAACAAGAAAAAAATGAAAATCTAGAATAATTTCTATAGAGCTATTGATTCACTGGTCGATATAATCTATAGTACCGAAACGTGACTTTGAAAAACTTTATTTTTAACTACAGGAGCAACTTTTATGTCAACTGAATATGAAGCATTAGATATGGCACAAATGATCTCGGAATACGAGAGAGTTAGTGCTGAACCGGGAAATAATCAGAACGAGGATTATTTAGAGAAGTTTGTGAAGCTTCCCGAAAGAGATGGTAATGTAAAGATAAGATTCTTGCCGGTGAAGAAAGGACAAAAGTTCTTTTGTGTGACTAGGCTTCACACCCTTTCTAACCCAAATACCAAACGAAAGAGAACCTATCACTGTCGTCGGGAACAGGTTCAAACTGACAAAGGCCCGAAGTGGTTAGGCGACTGCATAATCTGCAAATACTATGCAGATCTTTGGCAGAAGTCCGAGACCTTATCAGGAAAGGCTCAAGAAGACTTGCAGAACCAGGCAAGGGCTATTAAACCTGTTGAGCGTTATTACTATAACGTAATTGTTCGTCAACAAAAGAACAGAGACGGTGTCACAGAAAATAACGTTGGCCCAAAGATCTATAGCTGTGGTAAAGTGCAACATGCAAAAATCATAAGGGCTATAGTTGGTGATGATGTTGCTGGCGAAGAGCCTCTTGGCGACATCACACATCCAACCAAAGGCCGTGACTTTAAGGTTGTCAAAAAGGTTGTTAAGGGTGGTGGTGGAATGGAGTATCCCAACTATGATAGCTCCAAGTTCGATGATTCAACTCCTCTTGGAAACAAGGAAGAAGTTTTGGGTTGGTTGGAGAAAACCCATGACCTTGAGCAGCTTAAGGTCATCAAGTCCCAAGATGAACTAAAACATGCACTGCGTGTTCATCTTGGAATGATAAAAGAAGAAGAAGGCCAGAGTGGAACTGATGACTTAGAAGAGTTTAGAAAAGGTTCTTCGGCACCTTCAGCATCTGCACCAGCAGCAGCCTCTAAGATCAAAGAAGAGGCGATTGTTTCTACCGATGCTGCTGCTAAGTCTTCTGAATCATCTGATGATGAAGACCTTTTAGCCGATGACGATTTCATGCGTGAGCTGAGTTCCATGTGAACTTGCTGTGGAGGGGTGGTCTAGTGGTATGGACCACCCCTCCACATACGCTTTCTTATTTATTAAAACAACACAAGGAGAATCTATACATGGCTAAAAGAAAATCTACAAATGAAGAAATAGATAGTGACTTTTTTGAGGAACTAGCAAAGAATACAGGTGGTGATGTTCTGGGTAAGATGGACAGCGTCAAATATTTTGTTGACACTGGATCACTTGCTTTGAATTACATCTGCTCAGGTAGGTTTATCGGCGGTGGAGTACCGGGTGGTAAGCTAACTGAAATCTATGGCCCAAGTTCTTCTTCTAAGAGTTTGATTGGCACTAACATATTGTTTGGATGCCAAAGAATGAAGGGTATAGCGATACTATTAGATTGTGAAAATTCTGCTAATAGAGACTTTATCAATAAGGCATCACACTGTAATGTCGATGCTATTGCAAAATATAATCCAGAAAGCCTAGAAGAAGTCTTTTTGAAGATGTATAAAACTATTGAGTTTATTAGGCAAAAGAAGGGAAATGAAATCCCAATTGTAATTCTGTACGATTCAATTGGTGTTTCGCCATCTTCTAGAGAGCTTAAAGAAGTTGACCTGCCAGAAGGTTACACAAAAGCAGACTTTAAGAAGATAGTTGGAGGCAATGAACAGCCCGGAGAAAGAGCCAAAATATGCTCAAGAGAGCTTAGGAAGCTAAACACGGTTATGGAAAAGAATAACGCTACTGTTGTTATTCTTAACCAAACCCGTGATAAAATTGGTGGCTTTGCTCCAATGGGTATGCAGGCAAAAACAACAGCCGGTGGTGGTACCTCTCTCGTTTTCTATGCATCCTGCAGAATAGAAACCAAGACGCAGTTGAAGATTGAGCGTAAACTAAGTGCTACTAAAAAGAAGGCTTTGGGCATTAACGTTAAGATGAAAAACGTTAAGAATAAAACTCATCGTCCATTTATCGAGTCAGATAATATCCAACTATTGTTTGATAAAGGTGTTAATCCTTTGAGTGGTTTGCTCTCTTGTTTAATGGACGCAGATCGTATTGAGCAAAAGGGTGCAGGCAACTTTCTGGTCAAACCAGCTTGGTCTGGTGGACAGGAAGTAAAATTTAAGGCTAGCTTGGAGAGAAATGATGTCTCCATGGATGTCTTATTAAAATGCCCAGCCTTGATTGATGCTATCAATGAAGAAGAAGTAAGAAGTTACTTAGAGCCATTTACAGAAGCCATTAACTTTGATCCTGAAAAAGACCAAGAAATTGAAATAAGCGATGTAGCAGAAGAGTTTGATGGTTATGGCGGGGTAGATGAAGAAGATTTGTGATAACAACAAAGGAAACACAGATGATTATAAAAGAATTTCGATGTGCTCTTGATAAGAATCCTGACATGAAGATGCACTTTATGTTACCGGATAATTCTTTTGTTCCTGCTCACTACCACATTACCGAGGTGGGAAGGGTTCACAAGAATTTTATTGACTGTGGTGGCACCACAAGATCTACAGAAGCTTGTGTCCTGCAGATTTGGGTTGCAAATGATTTTGACCATCGCTTGCATACAACTAAGTTATCTACAATTATGCAAGCCGCCAATTCTCTTTTTAGTTCTGATTCTTTGCCTGTTGAGGTGGAGTATGAAAATGAGACAATCTCACAATATCCCATTAGCGGATTTGAGATTACTCCATGTGGCCTGCTGTTTTATCTTGGCAACAAGCACACAGCCTGCCTTGCTCCCGAAAAGTGCAATGTCACAGGCTGCTGCTAATTTTATATTTTTGATTACTGTTCAAGCCTGATTATCTCTTTTTATAGATCCCAGCTTTTATTTTAAGGAATTTATATCCTTGATTTTCTAGTTCTGCTTTTGCTTTTCTTAAATGATTGTAAAGAGTTGCATCTGACATTTCGTGTTTCTTAAACTTGTTTTTAATCTTTTTAATTGATATAGGTTTTTTTGCCGTAAACTCAGTGATTATAAAGTTCCTAATCTTTTCTCCTAGATCAGCTCTCTCGTTCTTAACCGTTCTTGTTGCTTTTACTTCTTTTATTTCTCTTATTTGTTCTTTTATGGTGTAAACACCTTCGTTCTTTTTATAGTTGGGGTCACAAATCGCAAGGGCCAACTTTTCTAGTTCTAAAATTTCACCTCTCTCCAGCTCAATAATGAATAAGTTGGAGTTAAATGTTTTTGCGAATTCGGTAAGTTGTACTAAGTTCTTTTTATGCGTGAAGAATTTTCTTTTGTCTTTTGTCTCTATTAATAAGCATTTCATTTAGTATTCCTCCAACTACTATTATATGTTATTTTGCACACTCAGCCAAGAGAATATTCACTATGGATGAAAAAATAACTTTTGAACCACTGCACAGGTTTGGAGTAGAAATAGAGGTAAACTCATTTGATATGCGAAATAGGCCACACCCTACCGGCCAAGAGGCCTTACCAGAGGGGATACATTACCTTGGCTATTTAATTCAAAAGAACGTAGAAGAAAAGGTCTTGATAACAAAATGGGGAAACAATCATGATAATAATTATTGGGTAATTAAACCGGATTCAAGTTGCGGTATGGAAGTGTGTTCCCCGGTTTTAAAAGGTTGGATGGGTATTAAAAAAATAACTAAAATTGTGAGTATTTTAGATGATGATGAAATGGTAATAAGCGATAATAGATGTTCTTTTCATGTGCATGTAGACGTATCCAATTTCTCTAGCACACAAATAAATGCTATTCTTTCTTGGTGGATAAAATGCGAGGCGGTCTTTATGGACGCCATGTCAGCAAGCAGAAAAGTTAATCAATATTGTAGGTTAATAGCACATACTGATGTGATTAAAGATGTTTCTACATTATTGGGCACAAATGACTTAATTGAAAGGTTGGGAACTTCAAAATATTATTCTTTGAATTCTTTTCACCTTTATAATAATAGAAGAAAAACGGTGGAATTTAGGATAATGGATAATCAGTGCTGTAAAGACCCACATATGGCTTTTAATTGGACGGCACTAATCCTCTTGTTTGTCAACAGAGTAGTTAATCTGGGCCTACCAGAGGCTTATACTAAGAATAAACCGCTCACAGGCTATTGTTGGTTAGACCCTTTAGATGTTTTTGATATTCTAGGCTTTTTAAAAAAAGAAGATCAATTGATTGAAACAAACCTGCTTGGAGTTCGTAATTGGTTTTTATCTGCATTATCTAAAAATGTCAATAATAGTAAATTAGGTGTTTTTGGTAAAATTGCTAGAGGTAAGTCAATGGATCAAATAAAGCAACTTCAAACAAATATATAAAATATGCTTAGAAAAGAAAAAAAGTTAGAAGAAATTGTTAAAAACATGAGATCTGTGGGCAAAATGTTGATTCCATACAACTACCCACAAGCTCCTCTAAACTTTTTTATTGACGATTTAGAAATTTTTAAGGAAAGAGAAATAGCTGTAGATGGCTACTCTGTGATTATACACTACCAGAAAGCTGATTATGGAGATTATTTTCTAGAGACCTTACAAGTTTATAATCGTTTAGGTCCTTTTTTACCTTTTTTTATAGTGCTCAAAGTTGCTAGTAGGTTTTTAGGTCCAACTAATTTATCCTTAGTAGAATTGCTCAAAGATGGAAAGAAGATATATTGTTGGTCCTTAGCTTTAGATAAAAACAATGAAACTATTGAAATACCATATGAAATTATAGGTGAAGAATGTGTTTTTGAGGGTGTAAAATACACATATGTCAACCCCACAGAGGTTAATTTTTATTGAATAAAAAATATATTTTGAATCATATATAATTATGGAACTCTATTTTTGCAAAAAGGAGATTTAAAAAATGGCGACTTATACAGTAGGATTAACCCCAGCACTAAGAAATTTAGCTACTGAGGGCAGTCTAGATACAGCAGTTGTAAACGGTGTTTCACTACAAAGAACAGTTAACATGATCACAGTTGACAACAATAAGGTTGTTGTGAACGTTGTTGACGGTGGTTCATTTAATGACACAACCGTTGGACTAGGCGATGTCGTTGGCATCACCGAAAACTGAATTTAAAATACAACATGTTCGAGACAAAAGGGTTACTCCTTATCGGAGTAGCCCTTTTTATTTGTACATAAGAACAATATATAAGTTATAAATGTTCATCCTCCACAAAGGAGATTAAGATGTCTTACAAAGGTAAAATTCAACATCTACTTGTTGAATATCTTCTAAAAAATGGCCAAATTGAGTTGGCTCTACCAAATGGTGTCGTTCTCGAAATAGGAATGACACAGGAAAACGAAAATGGTGACTTTGTTGTAAAAGATGATTATTGTTGGATAATTGCTTCCCACAAAGATCGTTCTGCTTCAATCGATCCATATAACGTTGGAATTAAATTCTCAAATAATGATCTTATTTTAGAAGATAAATTTGTGGATCAAGATGGAGCAGAAGTAACAAGATTAAGCATAGTCTGATTGGTATAAATCACCAAAAATTGAAGCTGTTTTTAGTTGACCATTATAGGGAAGAACATTCTCTAGTGTTCCAACTACAGGCCCTTTTTTTGTTTTTATGCTAAATTCAGTCCATAGAATAAATCCGTTGTTTGTTGGGTAGAATCTTGATATAGAAATTTTATTGCTATTGATTGAGACTTCTTCGTTGTTTATTATATTAAAGTCGTTGATATGAAGATTTACTTCATTAAGTACGTATTTCATAAATAATGACGTGTCGATAAATTGATGCCAATTTGCGACTAAAAGTTCCTCTAATTTTTCTTGTTTAAACATGGTTAAGGAGTAAGAAATGAAAAAACAAATTGATTCATATTTAAAAGAGTACTGCCAGCGTCTTTCTGATGAACAAGTTCAGTTCTTGGCACAAAGGCTTACGCAGAAGCTTTTTGGAGACTCTGCTGAAGTCCTAGACTTTCTTTCAAGCACTAGAGAACTTGATAAGTGGCTATCGTCCGCAGCATCTTGCAAAGATTTTTATGATATGATAGACTTATTTCAAAGTATTGTCGAAAAAGAAGATCAAAATAGAAGACAAAATGCTGCTTAATTTTTGTTTTTAAAATTCATATTTACAATGCCTGCTAATTGCAGGCATTGTTTTTTTTAGGAGCAAGTAAATGCCACCGCTTATTAAGGTTCAAGACCAATCTGAATTGGTAGCCACATCTAATTATCCTTATGCTAAATGGAGTTTTGAAAATTTTAATCCTGTTCAAAGTAGAATAATGGATTTTTATGATAAAGACGTTCATGGTCTAATTGCCGCCTCTACAAGTAGTGGCAAAACAGTTGTGGCAGAACAGTTTTTGAGTTATGAGATTCGTAAAAGAGGTGGCAAGGGCATGTACCTTGTTCCAATGCGGGCTCTTGCACAAGAAAAAATAGATCAATGGACAGATCCTAATTATCACTTTAAGGATTTGAAAATATCTATTTGCACGGGAGATTATAGAATCACCAAAGAAAGAGCAAAAGAACTTGACGAAGCAGATTTGATAATTATGACCTCAGAGATGCTTTCTCACAGAAGCAGGAACTATAAATCTGAACAGAATAAATTCTTGAAGGAAGTCGGCACTCTTATAGTGGACGAATCGCACCTTCTCACTGTTCCTGGTCGTGGCGACCATTTAGAAGTAGGATTGATGAAATTTACAGAAATAAACGATAAAGCAAGAATAATCTTATTGTCTGCGACTATGCCCAACGTTGAAGAAATAGCTAGCTGGGTTTCTTATGGCCTTACTAAAAAAGATACATTTGTCTTAAACTCTAAATTTCGACCAGTACCACTGACAACTCATTACGAAATATATGGTGATGACATAAGAGGTTATAGCGTTTTAGAACAAGAAAAAATTAATTATGCTTTAGATATTGTTCAATATTACAAAGAAGACAAATTTTTAATTTTTTCACATACTAAAAAGACGGGTGAATTAATGAAGAAGGAATTAATTAAAGCCGGAATTAAAGCTGAATTCCATAACGCAGATTTAGACAAAAAAGCCAGAATAGAATTAGAAAACAATTTCAAAAAAGAGAAAGAACCAAGAGTTATTATTGCCACTTCAACTCTAGCTTGGGGCTGTAACCTTCCTGCAAGGAGAGTCATCATATTAGGCGTTCATAGAGGCATAGAAGAGGTTGAGTCCTATGACATATTACAAATGGTAGGAAGGTCAGGTAGGTTAGGAATAGACCCTATGGGTGATGCCTATATCCTTGTTCCTGAAAGCCAGCAGCTTTATTATAAAGAAAAGTTGAGTAAACCATCTAAAATAGAATCTCAGTTGTTAGAAAAGGTTGGAATCTACCATAAAAGCTTGGCCTTCCACCTTGTTAGTGAAATATACCACGGATCTATTAAGACCACTGATGATGTTCATAAATGGTATGAAAGATCTTTAGCATATTTTCAGAACAAGCAACTACAGGATAAAATCGTTGATGATACTCTAGAGTTGCTTTCAAAGTGTGGGGCAATTGGATTTGAAGATGGTGAATGGTTTGCCAGGACCATAGGCAAAGTAGCTAGTATGTTTTACTTTAGTCCTTTTGATGTCTCAGATTTATTTTTCAACATTAAATTTGTTGTTGAAAACAAAAAACAAGATGATGAATACTTTGTTTCTATGGCACTGGCAAATACCGACAGTAATCGGACAGCCATTGTGTCTAAAATGGAAAAAGAAGAAATGGGTTCTTATAAAACTAAGGTCTTATCTAACAAGACAAATAAGTTCATAACAGATGGGGCTTGTAAATACGGTTTTTGTTATTTTAATTTGTTGAAAGGAAAATATAACAATAACTTTGCTGCTCTCCAGAGAAATATACAACTAGACTTCAATAGAGTTTCACAGGTTCTTCAAGCATTAGATTCTTTTAGCGGCGGGAAATGGGCATCAAAGAGCTGGTTGAAAGATATAGAGGCAAGAGTAATACATGGTGTTCCACAACATTTAGTGAGTCTTTGTGGTTTGCCTAATATTGGAAGAGTAAGAGCCACCAAGTTATACGAGGCAGGTATCAAAGATTTAAAGTCCGTTGCATCTTATGAAAAAAATGCTTTAAAGAAACTGTTAAACATGAAGATGGAATTGATAGAACAAATAATAAAAGAAGCAAAAGATTGTTGATTGCTATCTATTTCTTTTTTGTTTCTTTATTCTTTTAAGAAGTTCATTAGTATTTAAGTGGGTTCTCTTTATGCCTTGTCTCATAGTTCTTCTAGCAACTAAAGGAGAATCAGGACACAGGTCAGGATAAGGAACTTTTGTTTTGCTCACTTGAACGCACACGCAGCAAGGGTCCGTGCTTGAGACGCTTAAGCTCATGCCACTAATAGAGGCCGATCCACAATCTCCGACGCTTCCAGATAATACGCCTCTTACGGTGCCGGTGCCACATATTTCGCCACCTTCTGTAAAGCAACATCCATCTGTCGTCCAAGTTGCTGAAACTGATCCTCCACTCACAGGAACAGAACATACAGTTAACATGTGAACTTCATCTTCTGTGTATTCGTTCTGTTCTTGCTCAATAAAATTTCCATCTTCGTCTACTCTAAAAACAAACTCTCTAGCAACTATAGGTTTATTAAATTTAGGAAAGTCTCCTAATTGATACTCTGGTTGCTCCATTGAATGTAAATTTGTTTGGTTTGGCTCGTATATGTCTATGTTGGAATAATTGGGTGCAAAACTTGCTTGATACTCGCACGCCCAAACTTCTGTGATGCTTGTATAGCATTTTTTAGGGCATAAGCATTTACATGTACACCCGCACCACTCTGCATTGCGACCATTTGGAAAAGGAGGCTGGCAACCCATTTTTTATTCTTTGTTTCCAAAGAATCCTTTTGGGTATTCTATTTTTACCGTACCATTCTTATCAGTCGGATTTCCCTTTTCATCCTCAACCCACCATCTAACTTGTTCTATGGGTATTTGTAATTCTTCTAGATGACAACTATCTTTGGGAAACACAGGCATGTGGTATTCTTTTCCTTCTACAAGTATCGCTACTTTGCATTCATTTTTTTCGTTGTTGTAAAGTCGGCAATTACCACATATTTTCTCTGTGGACTTTTCGGTCTTCATTTTTCTTCTCCATCTGATATAATAGTAGTAAGATTTTCACACTTCGATGTTTTAAAGGGAATTTATGAACATAATTGGAGCGGCAGCACAATTAAATTCTGGAAAAGATGTTCTTTGCGATCATCTTGTAAAGACTTTGAATAAATCCGGTGGCAACTGGAAAAGAACAGCATTTGCAAATGCCGTTAAATCCGTATTTGAAAGTAGTTTTGACGTAGATAGAGACTTTATTGAGGCTTGGAAAAGAAATCCGGAACCACCTCCGGGGATGTTAATGAATGTTAGGAAATCGCTCCAATTTATTGGAGACGGTTTTAGAAAGATAAAAGAAGAAATATGGATTGAAATAGCCTTAAGAGGCAAAGATGACATCATTATTTCAGATAGTCGTTATATAAATGAGGCCAGATCGATAAAACAAAGAAACGGTATAATGATTTTATTATATCGTCCTGGCTTTTTAAATGACGATCCCAACCCCTCTGAGGCTCAGCTTAGACCTATTGTAGAATTTTGTGTGAATAATCTAGAAGAAGGTCAAATACCTCCGATGTGTATAATTCAAGACAACTACGAACAATACCCAGAAGACATTCAACATTATGATTTCTTTTTAGTCAATGATGGTACGCTTGAAGATCTTTATAACAAAGTTGACAGGCTACTAGTTCCATTTATTGAATATAAATTAGGAGCAAAAAAATGAAATCTATAGTTAATTTTTTTATTATGTTGTTGGGTAGCCAAGAACAAAAAAATATTGTAATTGAACAACCTAGGTTGGTAAGGCAAATTAGACACAGGACAAATAAACCAAAAATTTATAATTATAGGTAAAAACTATGGATGAACAAGCTCCAGTAAAATATGAGTGTCCTATAAAGGTTAAAGAGAATAAAGATGGATCTTTTACCTTGGAATGGGACGAAAAGGATCCAAGGGTAAGCTTTTTGAATAGTATGAGCATTGATGAAATAACCAAATGGTTTGCAGATTCCGTTGAGGAATATTTGCATCGATCTTGTTAGATTGAATGTTATCTGCTAAGATGTATCAACAAATAGACTCTAATTTGTGGGAGTTCATTAGATGGTTATTTTTTTAAATGTTTTGTATAGTTTCTTTATTGTCTTCTTCTTTATATTCGCTTTATTTTGGTCTAACTGTAAACACAGAATAATGGGAAAAATTTTGAACTTTACAGTAAAACCATGTGTTTATTTTGGTTTTGCACACTCATGGTCAGTTTTTGCAAACCCTTGGCAGAATAATAAAAATCTACTTATGAATATAGAGTATGATAATGATGAAAAAGAGACAATAAACCTTTTTAACTATGAAACTATGTTATTTATTGATAGAAAATCAAATACCTATGATGAAAAATATGTAGAAAATCTACTTTCTTGTACTGAAGCACGGGTCGATTTTGCTCATTATATAAAAGATTTTATTGAACAAACAGAAAACAAAAAAGTAAAAAAAATAGACTTAATAGAAGAATTCAAAGAAATAAAACTTTGGGATTCTTCTGATAGTCCTAGTAATTTTATTTTATTATCATCTCATAATCTTTAGTTCGCACAAATATTATGGAGGGCAACCATTGTTTACCATTAAAGATTTTTTAATTTGTTGGAATGGTTTATTTTTCAACCAAATTAATTATCCATCTTTGGGTGTCTTCAGAATATTAATTGGGATGATATGTTTGTGTAAAATTTTTTTATCACTAAAAAACCGCTATGAATATTTTGGGGTAAAAGGTATCTTCCCATACGGATCATGGAAAAACCAAAAAAACAAAAGTATTTGCTTTTCTGTTTTTCATTATTTAAAGCCAAGTGATTTTAGCGTTGATTTAGTTTTATTTTTTAGCATAATTTTTTCTTTATTTTTGACAATAGGGTTTTGCACTAATTTATCATGTTTTATGACTTATTGCTTGTTTTTGAGTTTAAATAACAGAAACAACTATATCTGGAATGCTGGAGATTGCTTGTTAAGAATAATTTTAGTTCTAATGATATTTTCTGGTTGTGATTGCTATATCTCTGTTGACAATATTATTTATGGTAGAAAACAGTTAGAAACGTGCATCAGTCCATGGGTTGTTCGTCTAATGCAGATTCTTTTGTTAAATGTATATTTTCATGCCGTTTATAGTAAATTACATGAAGGGGAAGTTTGGATTAAAGGAACAGGTGTTTATTATTCACTAAGTAATAGAATGGTCGCCAGATATAATTTAGCTCCATATGTGAATAAATATATATTTTTAATTTTGAATTATTTTGCTCTTATATCACAATCTTTTTTTGCTTTGGGTCTAATTTTTAAAGAAACATCAACAATTTGTGCATTCACTTTAATTTTTATGCATCTATCTTTTGAATTTTTATTGAGAATTAATCTTTTTGGAAGTATAGTGGCTGCATGTCTGGTATTATTTTTAAACAATGACATCATGGTGGAAATATTGACACTCTTTACTATGCAGGGTTACTGAGCAGTGCTAACCTATGTTTTACAAACGTCTTAATCATCTCTTTAGCAAATAGTTTTTAGAACAGTGAATGTTGACAAAAACAAATTTTTGTGATATTATGAGATCACAACAAACATTGAATGTCTCAGAGCAATTTAATCCAAGTGTGTCAAAGAAAAGCAGAAAAAAATGAAAGTAATTGACAAAATAAGCAGCCTTCGTATTTTTGGTTTTCGCATCTTTGTTAATCCTAAAAAAAATAAAAACAAAGGTAGAGTTCTTATAAAATCTAAATTTGGTTTACCTACTTTTAGAGTTTGTGGTGTAGTACTTGTAGATACTGGCACTACTGGCGGCACCAATGCGGGCGTCAGTACCTCCAACGCCGCCAATTCACTCGCTAACACTAACGCCTCCAATGCCACAATGCCGGCGCAGGCAGGAGGTTTTGCACAGTCTGGGGTCCAAGCTACACAGACATACTCGCAGGCCTTCAGGAGGTCCGATGAGGTAACAGACATATACCTTAAAGAGAATGAAGACGCAAAAGATTTGATTTCTAGTCTTAATGGTATTGTATCAATTAGATCCGGCGTAGCAAATGATCGACACGAAGTTATCTGTGTTACCTATAATAATTTTTTAGACTTAAATATGTTAATGAAAATATATTCATTCACATCAGGCGATAAAAAAATATTTGCTCAAAATTCAAAACAAAAAGAGAAATATTTAAATATTTTGAATTCTAAAAATATTTCTTCCACAGACATAGACATTGTTGATTTGATTTCTTTCGAATAATATTCATTTTTGAGAAAAAAGTTTTGTTTATGTTTAATTTATTTAGCAGTCTCAACAAAGAGAAACTCTCTAAGTTTAATGTAATTATTGAAAACAAAGATGGTTACGTTTTCTATAATCAATTAAGTGGATCACTAATTTTATTTGGGCAAGAAGAATTCAATCAATATAGAAAAATTTTAAAAAATAATTTTTTTGTTGATTCCAATTTTCTCAATACACTTAGAGAAAACAAATTTTTAATTAGTGAGTCTTTTGATGAAATAGAATACATGCGAGAAAAGTACAATGAAAAGAAACGTGAGGCACACCATAAACAAATAACTATTGTCCCCACAGATAAGTGTAATTTAGGGTGCTATTATTGTTATGAAGATAAAAATCAATGGAAGAATATGCCAGAAGATGTAGTTCAACAAACCAAAAAGTTTGTTGAACTTTTCTTGAAATCTTCTCCTACCAAATCTTTTAGCGTTGTTTGGTTTGGAGGCGAACCAACTTTAAACTTATCTTGCATAGAAGAATTGAACTCTCACTTCAAAATAATTTGCGATAATAACGAAATCAAATATGACCAACTTATGGTTACTAATGGAACTAATATAAATGAAAAAGTTGTTGAAAGACTTTCTAGAATAGGAATCAGAGACTACCAAGTAACTATAGATGGATACAAAGAAGATCATGACAAGAGCAGACCATTTTTATCTGATCTTTCTATTGAAGAAATGAGTGATGTTCAAATTGAACAAAGAAAGAAAATAAATCCTAATTTTGGAAAATTTTTAAATATCCTTGATCAGCCAACGGTTCAAAAAAAGAAAAAATCAACCTATGATGAAATTATAAACAATATGCAAATCATGCATAAAAATGGTTTTAAAATATCTTTAAGATGCAACATTAGTTCATCTAATATTAAAAATCATCATAAACTTTTAAATCATTTAGAAGAACTAGGTTTAACTAAAGAAAATGAGTGTGGAGGACTTGTCGAACCATACGTCGCTCAGATTTTTAATCACGCAGGCAATGAAAATTTAAGAGACTTAACAAGAGAAGAATTTTCTGATTTTGAAATGCAGGTAAAAATTAAACACTGCGGTTCAACGCCTGCTACTGCAAATTTGACTCATTTTGGTGGCGAGAGTTGTACAGCTAATAAACAATTTTCTTTCTGCATCTCACAATCTGGAAAATTAACTAAATGTTGGCATCATGTTTCTAATGAAAAGTATGTAATAGGAGATGTGTTTGATCTAGACTTAGCAAAAAATGGTTTTGTTGATGATTATTCGCCATTTGACGATCAAGAGTGTTTGACTTGTTCTGTTCTTCCAACTTGTTTAGGCGGCTGTAAAGAAGGTAATAAATATTACGAAAAAGACTATGAAGAAAAAAACTACCATGGATGTGGTACTGTTAGATGGAACATAAGATCTAGAGTGAATGCTTTATATGAAAGTGTAAAAAATGAACAGATAAAACAAGAAATTAGTATGAATTAATCTTCTACATAAGATCGCAAAGAAATCATTTTGTTTCTATGTAGTTTGTTATTTTCTGTTTTAAATTTAATGTACAAGTTGCAATCAAAAGAATTAAAAATTATTTTATTGTCAGCTAATATACTTAATTTATTTCCATCGTCCATAATAATATTGTTCATCATATTGGCTATTAAAATAACATCCTCGTTAGAAAGTTTATTTTTAACTGAAAACTCTATGCTTTTATCTTTATTTTGAATTATTTTATATTCTAATAACTCGGATTTTATAGAGCTGAGTGCATTTGAAATATAATTAGAAGAATATTTTTTTCCATTTACAGAAACAATATGTTCAAAAAATTTCCCTTCAAATTCAATTAATGTGTTTCCAAAAATTCCACAATTGCATTTTGTTTGTTTTATTTTTGCTATGTCATCAGATTGTTTTTCTGTGAAATTACTTTTATGGAGATCAAATAAACCGGGCTCCAATGGCTCAGGAATTGTATTACAGTAATTAAAAAAATCTGTGCAGTGAATTTTATTTGACTCTTTTAAAGATACTAGGCATAGATCATCATATAAGTGTCTAGTTTTGAAAGGACATTCAAAGAAACCAAATCCAGTAGTCCAATCTCTCATTTTGTCTATAACTTCGCCAAAAAACAATTCTGATTTTTTTCTTATTGGATCTGTAAGCATTTCACAGCTAAAGATTACAGGAAAATTAAATTGTTTAATTTCTTTATGAAAAGATGAAAATACAGAAGGGGATGTGTATAGAAAAACAGGATTTAGTTCATTAATTTTATTCAATATTTTTTTCCAAAATTTTTCATCTGCTTTGTAGGGCTCGTATATCAAGTTCCAGCAATCATTCATTAGCCCAACAGATGACATTTTAATAGGACCAATAAAATTGTTAGTAGAATTTGTACTGGTTCCTTGAAAGATTCGAACAACGTTTCCTGCGTTTATTTTGTGTGAGTTCATAATACGCCAAATATGGTGATTTTCAATTAAATCGTAAAATTTATTAGGAAATCTATAGTTTTTTGCAATATTGCTTGTTGTTCCCGAACTCAGCATCCATTTTGGTTCATATTGTTGTTTATTGTTTAGTAGTTTTTTTAAATAATACTTTTGATACGAGTCTAATTCTGACTTATTTTTGAATAAAGTTAAGTGTTTATGCTCCTCCCAGCTTTTTAGATTATCGAATATTTCCCGAACTGGTTGCTGTTTGTACTTTATCATAAGAATCTTGTGCAAAGCTTAAAAACTACCCATTTAGTTTTTTAATTTCTTGTTTTAATTTGCTCATGCCAACTTCAGTTAATACCATAAATTTATAGCCTCTTGAATCGCAGTGGTATTGACAAGCTGCCCATTTTGCATTGTTCTTTGGTAATGATGTTTGGTTAGAAGGTTTTATTTCCCATATTTCAATTCTTCCATCACTAAAGAATATTTGTAAATCTGGGTTGTATTCGTGCGGCTCTCCCTGAAAACTATAGCCTACTTTAAAGGGTTCAACTTCGTAGGCCAAAACATCTTGCATAGCTTCTAAGCACTCATATACCTCACATTCCATTCCAGAACGATAATGCATTTCTTTACCGTTTTTTGGTGAATACATATATCCTTCTCTAAATTTTGGCTTCCTTTGTGTCATTTTCCCTGTAGAAACACTTTGATCCTTCCATATTGTGGCTTTTAACTGTCCGCTTTTTGGCATCTTTTCGTTCTTGTGCTTTACTTTAAAATGCTGTCTTAGATCACGGACGCAAGCCCCACATCTTTCTAATGGGCATCTTATGTATTCTCTTCCTTCTTCATGGCTCTCTATTATGTGGTCTGTAAAGTCTTGAAAACTTGTGTACATGACACCACAAACAAAGCAGGCATATTGTCTAACATTATTTTTTTCAAAAGGAAGCATATTTATTTTTTATAAAGATATTTAACTACTTCTTCTCTGTCACAAACTTTTATTTTTGGTATATCTTTGCTGGTAAACAACTCTTCTTCTAGTTCTTTTCCATCCAATGGTTTGGTTAGTTTCTTCGACATAAACTTCATTTCTTTAAAATCAGCAGTAATATCTTCTGTGTCGTTTGTTCTGATCTTAGCAAAAAATATCCTGCTTTCTTCCGGAGCACCATAATACTTGTCATCTTTTTTGAAAAAAAAGGTCAACCCTTCTTCATCAAGTTTGTTAGATATTTCTTCCCTTCCTAGGGTAAATTCCTTCCAAGATAATAGCATTTGTTTTCTCCGTTCTATTTAATAGCTGCAGGGATATATAGTATTATCATGAGTAAGTTATCAGGTTTTAAGCAATTTATAGAAGATATGGATCCTTCACAAGAAAAACAGAGGGATACTTCCATGAATAAAAGTGCTTCAAAAGACAGCGAATATGAGGATTATTTTTCTGCTTTGGGTGATGAAGAAGGTATTACATGGAAAAACATTGTAAGCACATTTGAAAAAGAACCATGGGTATCTGCACATTTTGGTATTGGAGCAGAAGATAAAGAGACTTTATACAAGCTTTCTCCATGGGAAATAGTTAAGGGCTCTTTAACTCCGAATGGTGCCGACATTCGTTTAAAGCCTCAACGAGACGGTAGAAGCTACCTTCCAGGAAATAGATTAAATAAATCAAAATATCAGGACAATAAGAGATATCATCTTGATAGAAAAGAATTGTTGAAATTTTTAACCACAGGATGGACACCCGCAGCACAGGCGCCAGCAGACTCCGGTGGTGGTGAAGGATTATCGGTAATGCCATGACCTTTAAAGAATGGCTTAATCTATCAGAAGTTGGTACAAGTACCAGTTCTGTAGCTCCTTTTTTAATGCCATTATTTTCTAGAGCCGTTCAAAGGATGTACCCGGAACCTTTGATTATAGACCTCACTGAAAAGAAAAAGAAAAACAAAAATCGTTCTTGATTTCAATCTTGATATCAAGTATCTTAGCCGCACCTTCAGACTGAGGTGTGGCACATGTATGATGTTCTGAATAACGTACAAAATAAATCGATTCAATGCTTGGATCATGGGCACGTCACTCTTATAGACGCTATGCCCAGACTCGTACCAGATTCACAAAAAACTGCTGATTATGCCATAGTACAATCGGCAAGGGTTTCCTATGGTGACGGAACTAAATCCCTCAATGAAGACCGTGGCTTAATTCGTTATCTCATGCGGCACGTTCATACGACTCCTTTTGAGATGATTGAATTTAAATTTCATTGTAAAATGCCTGTTTTTATTGCTCGTCAATGGATCAGACACAGAACAGCAAACGTGAATGAATACAGCGGTAGGTATTCAATAATGAAGGACGAATTCTACAAGCCTAGTTTAGACAACGTTAGACAGCAATCTAAAACAAATAAGCAAGGAAGTGAAGGTTGTATAGAAAACCTAGATGCAGTCAACTTTCTATCTCAACTAGATAACATTTGTTCAAAAGCTTATGAGTGTTATGAAAAAGGACTTGAAAGTGGTGTTGCTAGAGAGCAATCTCGCATGATATTACCGCTTAATCTGTACACAGAATGGTATTGGAAAATAGATCTTCATAATCTATTCCATTTTTTGGCACTTAGGTGTGATTCACATGCACAATGGGAAATACGGGTTTTCGCAGATGCAATGCTTAATTTAATATCTCCAATTGTGCCTTGGGCTGTCGAAGCTTGGGAAGATTATCACGATCATCGTGGTGGTAAAAAACTCACAAGGCTAGAAATAGAAGCCATTAAAAAATCTTTGGAAGGTAAAGTTGTTTCTCAATTGAACTCGGAGAACAAAAGAGAACAGCTTGAGTGGAAAGAAAAAGCAGCAATTTTAGGTCTAATTGTAGAAGGAGAAAAAGAATGATCAAAATAGTAAAACTTATTACTGGTGAAGATGTTGTTTCTGATATTGAAATCTCTGAGGATGGTAAATCTCTTACCATGAAGCAACCGCAGAGGCTAGTAATGAGCCAAGAAGGTTTGGCTTCAATTCCTCTTATGCCTTTTTCTGAGGATAAGAAATACACTATAAGCATGGATCATGTGATACTGTTCGCAGACCCAGATCAAGATATCAAGAATGGGTATAATAGTCAATTTGGGTCTGGAATTGTATTGGCAAAAAATATTTAAATAAATAGTTTTTTTGTCATGCATTCTGCGTTTTTTAAAGGTAAGAATTCAAACCTTTGACAGATACTTATTCCATGTCGAAAAGGCAATTCTTTACTATGGTTCTTTTTTCTAGGATGTAAGGAAAAAACATCATAGCCCATGGTTTTAAATTTATTCGTCATTTCTCTTTCTATTTTTTGATGAATCACAGGTTTGCCAGAAGCAGTATAGTGAACGTTTGTATCATGGAGGGCTATCATGGTTTTTTTGTCTATAATTTTTTCTTCAAATAAAGTTTGATACAATTTTATTTGAGAAATGTCATGACAATCAAAAAATACTAAATCAAGAGTTTGTCTTTTAATAAAGTCAGATGCTTCTACTCTAGCTGCATTCTTTTGAATCACAAAATGATTAGTTGATAGCTTTGGAACTCTATTTAAATCTACTGTGTATAACACACCATCTATCATTGCTTCTAAGAAATTTTTGGCTGAATAACCATTCAGTCCTCCTACTTCTAATATGTTTTTCATTCGCATTGCTCTTACTACTGAATAAAGAAACAAAGCTTCGTCATCTTGTATGGGCCCAGCAACCTTTTGGTGATCTGGTTGGTTTAAGTGGCTTAAATTGTAGGTGACCATATTCCTCCATGAATTATGATAATGTATATATAATTATGATACTGTATATATTTTTCTACTTTGTTACTACATTTAGCGTATGGTAAGAAAGAAGAAGTTAGTAAATAAAAAAATAAAAAAGCTTTCTGATAAGAAGTGTTATTTTTGTTCTTGCAATATCTATAAACTTCTAGATGTCCATAGAATTGTCGAGGGCAAAGAAGGCGGGCAGTATACAGAACATAACACTGTTACTGTTTGTTCTTTATGCCATAGAAAGATCCATTCTGGCATCATTAAGATAGATCGAAAATACTACTCAACTGCTGGATGGATTCTACATTACTTTGATGAATCTGGAGTGGAACATTTTGATTAAACAATAGGAACTTCATTATTTCTATTGTCTACTGGGTTTATGACAGGCCACTTAAAAGAGACCGCTCCATCTCCTGTGCCTATTTTGTCTAGGTTTGAAACGTCCACAATCCTTTGCACTACTGCTTTACTGTCTATTTTGCTACTTTCTTCTTTTGAGCTAAATCCGAGCAGTATTTTGCTGTCCCCGACGTATCTTGCAGTCATTTTATATGGCCCTACTTCAAATGTAACGCTTTCGTTCTCTTTTTGAGCTTCTTCTCGCCACTGTTGGAATGGTATCATTTTTAACCCTTAGAAATATGATTCAGTAACATATATATCTTTCGGAGGAAAATATCTATGATTTCATTTAATAGCTGGCTTGAAAAAAGAATTAATGAAGATGCCTATAGGCAATTTGACTCTCAAAAGCAAGCTTCCGTCGCACAGGCACTAGCATCAGGAGGAGAAAGACCTAATGTGGGTGTCGTGGTTAAAGGCGTTTTGAATGATCCCAAGCTTAAAGCCGTGGCTAGTAGAATGTCAGGAGTGAAATTAGATCAAGAAAAATTGAATAAAGACGTAGCAGCAGAAATTCAAAAGAGAAACAAACCACAGGCAAAGAGCACGATTAATGCAGGTGGCGGAGCCATTTAATGTCTTTTAAAGAATGGCTATACGGTTTAAAGCAAGGTAATTCACCCACTAAGTTAATGAGTCGTGTAGTAAGACCCGCATCACCATTCTCTCCTTCTCATAAAAAAGATCTTAATAAACATAAAAGATTAGCATAAAATACTCTATTATTTTATGATTTCTTCTTTGGGCGGCGGTTTAAACATACTTATTTCTTGCGATTACAGTGTATGCCATAATTGGATGGCATATCTCTGTTGGTATTCTATAAATAAAAATCTACCGGATGCAAAAGTTTTCATCACATGCTGCAGAAATAACGTAAATTGCAACTTATTTAGCTGGACAAAAAAAGTCAATGTGCCATTTAGAATGTACAACGGTGAATATAAGTTAAAAAATTCAGCAGGTTTTTCAGATCTTCCCATGTTGATTCTACCTCCTGATGTGGTTGCAATTAGAGACTTTGAAGAGTCAGGATTAGACCCAAATATAATAAAAGATGTGTGTTTTGTAGATAATACAAATTTAATTTGTGACGCCAGAGAAGAAGAATTCTGTGTTTTTGCCTCGTATAGTAATGGATGGGGAAAGTTTGTTACATCGGAGTGGATAAATAGATCAGGGTGTCCACTTTTAGGTTCAAATTTTAAAGATCTTATTATGACATTCAATGAAGTCAGGATATCTGACTTATGGAAAGCTAGTTCTCTGACGTTTCAAACTATTTCAGGAGATAAATATGAGAAGATTTAATTTCGAGGATGATGACTTTGAAAGAGAAGAAGTTGAGCGATTTTTAGATGAGTCTCAAGATTATTTGATTACTCCTGAAGAATATCAAAAAATAATTGAAGATGAAATGGAGCTCTATGATAAAAAACTAGAGGTCATGGAACAAAAAACTAATTATACTATTTTAAGGTTTTCAGCTAAATTATTAGAAAAGTCTTTTTGGTGGAAATTTTATTCTTTAGATACTAAATTAAAATACATAAAAAAGACTTTTAATGAACTTAAAAGTTTAATTAAAATAGATATAGAAAAATAGGTGACTCATTCCAAGATATGATTTTCATTGTAAAGATTGTGAGCTAGTTTTTGAAGAAATAGTAGCATACGACTCCACAGAAGAGTATCCAACTATTTTTTGCCCCAATTGTAGCTCTAAAAATAAAGAAAAATTAGTTTCATCTTGTAACTTTAACTTCAGCAATCCAGTTGGAACTGATAGGTGGAATAGTGAGGCTTCTGGTCACGACTACCGTTTTAAGCACAACTTACCAAACGTCATAAAACAAAGAAAAGATGCTGAGGTAGCTGCAAAAAGCAAGGAACCTTATAGGCGTATTGACGATATAAATAAAAATAGTTCTTGGGGAGAAGCAAAATAGGTTTTCTTTTTTGGCCTTGCTTCATATAATCATATTAAGTAGAAATACTATACCAGCCTTGGTAACCCTCAATATAAATTAATTGGAGAAAAAGATGAGCGATACCCTCAAAAAAGTTCTCGGGAATTTTAATAGAGAAAATTTTAAAGTTCTAAACTCGGAAATGAGCTTTAGCGAATATATTGAACTATTAAAAGAAAAGCCCAGCCTAATCAGAAATTCATGGCAAAACATCTATGAAATGATTATGGAAAAAGGTTCTAAGACCGTAGAAGAATATCGAAAGACCTACGTTCATTATAACTTTTTTGATGATGAAGAAATACCAATCATTGGGTTGGCTTCAATGAAGGACTCTTTAGTAAAGTTTATCAAGGGTGCAGCAGGCGGCTACGGCACAGAAAGAAGAATTCTTCTGTTGCACGGCCCAGTAGGAAGTTCGAAATCAACCATATGCAGACTCCTTAAGAGGGGTTTGGAGCGTTTTTCAAGAACTGATTCTGGTGCTTGGTATTCGTTTAAGTGGGTTGACCTACCAACTGATAAGGACGGCATTTACACAAATCCAGAGTGTGATTGCCCAATGCATGAGCAGCCCCTCAAGCTTTTGCCTCTTGATATCCGCAAGCCTTTTATTGCTGAATTAAATAGAATATATGAAGAATCTCTGCCAGAAGATAGAAGGATAGACGCTTATACTTTAAAGTGTAACGATGAGCTTGATCCTCTTTGCAAGAGATTTATGAATGAGCTTCTTAAGAGATATGATGGTGATTTAGAAACTGTTCTTGAGAAGCATATTCGAGTTGTTAGAAAAGTTTATAGTGAAGCCGATAGGTGCGGAATAGCAACATTCCAACCTAAGGATGAAAAGAACCAAGACAGTACAGAACTAACAGGGGACATAAACTTTAGACAGATAGGAAACTTCGGTTCAGACTCTGATCCAAGGGCCTTCTCTTTTGATGGAGAATTCTGTGCTGGTAATCGTGGTATTATTGAATTTATTGAAGCACTAAAACTGGATACCGCATTCTTGTACGATCTTCTTGGTGCAAGCCAAGAGCAGTCTATTAAGCCAAAGAAGTTCTCTCAGGTTTCTATTGATGAAGCTATTATCGCTCACACCAATGATCCAGAATTTCAAAAGCTCAAGAGTAATCAATACATGGAAGCATTTAGAGATAGAACTACAAAGATTGATGTTCCTTATACTTTAAAGTGGTCCGAAGAATTAAAGATTCTTGAAAAGGACTACGGTGATGACAAGGTAAAGCAACATATTGCTCCTCACACCCTAGAAATAGCAGCTTTGTTCTCCGTCCTAACCAGACTTCAAGATGACAAAGACGGGAAGATTTCTTTGGTTGAAAAAGCAGAGCTTTATGATGGCAAGTTATTAGCTGGCTGGACTGAGGATGCCGTTAAAGAGATGAAGGACAAGTATCCAGAAGAGGGTATGTCCGGTGGTGTTTCCGTAAGATACTTGCAGGACAAGATATCTAATTGTTTGGCAAATAATCATGAATATGTCAATATGTTTATGGTTCTCAACGAACTAAGAGATGGACTAGACAACTGTTCTCTTCTAACAAACAAAGAACAAGTTGGAAGATACATTTCTTGCGTGGACTTAGCATTGAAGAAGTTAACTGACATTCTCAAAGCAGAGGTGCAGAAGGCACTTGTTGGCGACGAGGATGCAATTATTCGTCTATGTACAAATTACATAGATAATGTTATGGCTTACATTAATAAGTCCAAGATAAAGGATCCCATCACTGGACAGGACCGTAAGCCTGACGAAAGGCTTATGAGACAAATAGAAGAAAAGATTCAAATACCAGAAACAGGGGCAGAAGACTTCCGACGTCAAATTGCTGCCTTTATTGGTGACTTGGCACACAAGAATAGACAGTTTAGATGGGACTCTAATCCCAAGCTCAAGAAGGCTTTAGAGGCCAAGTTGTTTGAGGATGTTAAGGACACCATCAAGCTTTCTGCATTAAACGTTAGCGGTGCAACTGTAGTTGATAAGGATATACAAGAGAAGATAGATGCGATTAAGACCAGATTGATTAAACAATATGGTTATAACGAAAGATCTGCCACGGATGTTTTAGACTTTGTGGGCGGTATATTCGCTCGTGGTGATCTAGCTGAAGAGGATTGAATTAGATAGGGGGCAGGCGTGGGGGTGGGCCTGCCCCCTATCTGGGGAAATAAAAATGAAAAATCATTGGTTGGGTTCTGCAAAGAAAAAGAAAATTTTAAGCAAAATTGATGATATTGCCATGGAAGTATGGAGTGAAGATGGAACCTTTGGTGACCTCTACATTCAGCTAAGCCGTGAGCAAAAAAACTTTGTGATGTCTATGAATTTGAGTGATTTTGTTTTCGTTCCAGGAGAAGATAAGATTTACTTGGAACTAGTTGTTGCTAATTAAATGGAGTTTTACTTTGCCAAGACGCATTGAAGAAGATCACAAAGATTTTAGAGACGTTGTTTCTGGAAGAATCAGAAAAGCGTTAAAAAAGTTTATTAAAAGCGGCCAGATTGTACGTAATCGTGGTAAAAATGGTAAGGTTTCCATCACCATTCCAAAAATAGATATTCCTCATATTGTTTATGGCGACTCTGGGGAAGGCGTAGGTAGAGGTGGCGGTAAAGATGGTGATGTTATTGGTAAAGACCCTCAAAAAGGCAGCAACAAAGGCAAAGCCGGTCAAGATGAGGCCGAGGGCATAGTCATCAATTTAGATCTGGAAGAAGTTCTAAAGTTCATGCAAGAAGAACTAAAACTTCCAAACCTAAAGAAAAAGCCTAACGAAACGTACGAAGAGACCAAGATAAAATATAACAATATTTCTCTAATAGGCCCAGAATCTTTACGGCACAACCGCAGAACCTTGATGCAGACTTTAAAAAGGCAGGCAGCAGAAGGCACACTGGATAAGCTTTCATATGTTCCAGGCCTAAAAGATCCTGTAAGAATTCTCAAGCCGATAAATGAAGATAAAAGATATCGTCAATATAATGAGATAAAAATACCATCTAGCAACGCTTTAATTGTTTTTGCTAGGGATGGATCGGGTTCTATGGACGCTACCAAATGTGATATAGTATCAGACATGGCTTGGTGGATAGATATCTGGATTAGAAGGTTTTACGATAGAGTTGATCGTCTTTATGTCTGGCACGACTCTATGGCCATGGAAGTAGATGAAGAAAAGTTTTATAAGTATAGGTTTGGAGGTGGCACCACATGCAGCAGTGCTTTGAAGTTTATATCCAAACAATTTGAGAACAGATACCCACCAGATAAGTGGAATATTTATGTTTTCTATTTTACCGATGGCGAAAACTGGGATGATGATAACAAAGTTTTTGTTTCGACTTTAGCAGAAGGGTTTAAACCGAACGTTGTTAATTTCACTGGAATTACACAAATTCTTTCTTCTGTTCAAGACGATAGTGTAAAAAGCTATGTTGATAACGCTATAAAAGAAGGCGTTTTGGACGAAGACTATGTAAGAACAGTATCCATAGGTCAAAGCCAATATTGGAATACAAGTTTGACCGAGGAAGAAAGAAATAAGCAGATCATGCAAGCAATTAAAAAGCTTTTAGGTAACTCAGAAGCAATCAACAACGACCAAGGTGTTTAATTATGTCAAGCAAGTTTATGCATGGATCGCCAATCCTTCTAGGCGACAACACAGTTCCAGGCGTTCAACTCTCTAAAGAACTGAAAGAGCTTGCTCCTAAAATATTGCAAGCCTGTAAAGATTGGGGTTTAGATTTTTATCCAACTGTAGTACAGCTTCTCACCTACGATGAAATTAGTGAAATTGCTGCGTACAATGGTTTTCCAGTTCGTTTTCCCCATTGGTCCTTCGGTATGGAATACGAAGAACTACAACGTGGTTACGAATTTGGTATGCATAAAATCTATGAAATGGTTATTAACACCAACCCATGTTATATTTATTGCTTAAGTAGCAATACTCTTGTAGATCATTTAACTGTTATTGCACACGCTACAGGACACAATGACTTTTTTAAAAATAATATTCATTTCAGTGCCACCGATACCAATATGCTTAATAAGATGGCAAACCATGGCACAAGAATAAGAAAATACATGGCTAGATGGGGCAAAGAACGAGTCATAGAGTTTCTAGACTGGGTGATGCGGCTTGAAACTCTAATTGACGGTTCCGATGCTTGGTCTGAAAAGATTTCAAAGAATGTAATTATTAGAGATGAAAGAACATATCGACAGCCTAGAAGATTAAAGGTTGAACAAGATCGCCTTTACATGGAACCTTTTATAAATACCAAAGAGTTTAGAGACAGAGAAAATGAAAGAATACAAGAAGAAGATATAGCTGATGAGATTGGTATATTCAGAGAGCCAACAAAAAACATCCTAGGGTTTCTCAGGGACAATGCTCCGCTTAAACCATGGCAGGCAGACATTATTTCAATGCTTTATGACGAGGCCATGTATTTCTTTCCTCAGAGACAAACCAAAGTTTTAAACGAAGGTTGGGCTAGCACCTGTGATAGCGTAATTATGGCTGAACAGGGCTTTGTAGCTTTGGGTCAAAAGAATCATGATTGTGGTATAGTGGAATATGCTGACCACAAAATGGGTGTTCTAGGCGGCAAATATTCTACCAATCCATATAAACTAGGATATAATCTACTAGCGGACATTAGAGAAAGATGGGATAAGGGTAGATTCGGCACAGAATGGGAAGAGTGCAAAGATATACATAAGAAGGAAAACTGGGATACAGGTACGAACCTTGGTAAAGAAAAAATATTCGAAGTAAGAAAATATTACGATGATTTGACTTTTATACACGAATTCTTCACAGAAGATTTCTGCAGAAAACAGGAGTATTTCCAGTGGAAGCATTATCCGAATGGAGAATTTAGGCTAGAAAGTCGTGATTATAAAGAAATTAAAAGACTATTGATGAGAAGGCATATTAATGGTGGTCTGCCCGATATAAGGCTTACAGAGCCTAATTACCGTGGTACAGGGGCTATGATGCTCCAGCATCAATATGATGGTAGAACCTTATATGAACCTTATGCGACTGAGGTTTTAACGGCACTACGTTCAATATGGGGCAAAGATATCTATTTATCTACTATGGACGTAGATGGTAATGAAAAAATCTATTGTTGCAATGACAAAGAAGTAGAAGTCCTATCCAGAGAAGATCACACCAAAAATGATTAAAAAATCATATATAAGGTAACATTTGGAGGAAATATGGAAAATAAAGACTACCTTCTAACCGATGAATTTGTCGCTTTTTCTCAAAAAATATCTAAAATTTATGAGGACAAGAAAAATAAGAAGTTAGAACTCAAGAACTTCTATGAAAAAATTCAGACAGAACTGAAGGATCTAGAAGACGCTGCAAAAGCCGCAGAAGCTGAATTCGAAGCTTTTAAGCAAGGCAAAGAGTAAACTTAGTTTTTAGGTTGTAACGTAACAGTTTGACTTATCTGTGGAGATATTGCGTCTTAAGCCCTTGTAGGCCTTTCAGTCGTAACTTGTAGTGGTTCAAAGAATGACCTAAAGCTATGTGATGACTGAAATTAACTTTTTAAAAGAAGAATTTCCAAGCCACTTGTCACTTCTTGAGAATTACTCTTATTTCTCAAAAAATCTTTTATATGAAGAAGAAGATTTTGTTAGACAAGTTATTTGTAAGCTGAAAAGCAATATAGAAGATTGGGCTATAAAAAATAGTAAAATATATACAGATCTCCACAGCCTAAATAGAATTTTCACTAAAGATGATTTTCAAGATAAAAAACTTTGGTATGTAAATTCTTTAGAAAAAGAAATCTCTCACTTTTCTACCAGTGGTAGCACTACTGGCGATCCTTTTAGCTATATTATATGGAATAAATTTCTAACTTTTTTGCGAGATGAAAATCATTGGAAACTTATTCTAGAAGAATTTGATTTATATGACAGCAACAGACCTTTACAGGTTTGTATTCTTTATTATTTTAAAAACACAACAGAAGTTTTTAGATCATCAGATATACTAGTTTCAATAAATCATAATGTATCAAAATTTAATCAACATTATAATCATTCTGCTAAGGATTATAATGTTCATTTTTTTAATCTTTCTAGATACAATAGTGATCAAGACCTTTGGCATGAAAAAGTTTTGAGGTATTTAGAAGATAATGAAATGGATGTTATCATTACTACTGGTCCTATATTAAATACAATTTGTCACTATATTAGAAAACTTGGGTTCAATAAAAAAATATGTAAACTACTAAGTCATTCTAATGAATTTCCTTTAAAAGAAGATTTCTCATTTTTAAAAGAAAACAGAAACATAGATTACTATTGCGATCACATGCGTTGCTGGGATGGCGGAGCAACTTTCTTTACTTGTAAGCATGAAACTTATCATCTATTAGATAATTTAACTTATTGTGAAGAAAAAGAAGGCAAGCTAGTCAGCACAGATTTTTTTTCTTTCCCTGCTCCGTTTGTTAATTATTGGAATGGAGATTTGTGTTCGATTTCTGACGAATACAAAAGATGTGAATGCGGTAGACTTTATAGACCATTCAAAATGCTACAGAATCGTCCTTTTGCCTTAAAAGGAACTACAAGACTAAAAGATATAAAAGAACAAATAGGATCTTTGTGTTTTAAGGGGGATATTACACAAGTTAAATTCGATAATTTGAATGTTGATATTATTTCTAAAAGAACTTTAATAGAAGAAGAAAAAGAAAAACTATCAAGTATATTGCATGAATATAAAATAAATTATATAGATTATAGTTCTTGATATTGACCTTGTTTTGTAACCAAGTTATAATTAGATGACACCCAAGGATGAAATTTATGATCAATGCAAACACACTACCAGATGTTCTTCCAATCATCATAAGAAATGACACTGTTTTTGAGCAGATCAAGTCTGACTTCCCAGATATACTTGCAGATTTGGTAACTTTTAAAGCTAATCCAAACTGTACATGTCGTGGTCGAGTTTTTAAGTTCTTTACTGAACAATTAGAAAAAGAACCCTCATCTTTAAACAAATACATTAAAGATGAAGTTTCTCTTCAAGCAGAGTTAAAAACCCTCTCAGACCAGAGATTAGCAAACAACTATGCAGGTAGAGTTTTTGTAATTGCAAAAACAGAAGAAGCTTGGACAGAATTTGCAAAAAGCTTGGTTGGAAAAGCTTTTAGAAGTTTTAGCATTGCGGAAAGAGAAAACACAGTAGCAGTATATTTCTTATGAGTTTTTTAATTTATCTTGTTGTTTGCTTAGGTGCTTGCTACGCTTGGAACGACACAGAAGTTAGCGTCCCAGCAAGGAACTTTATTGCTAAATTTCCTTATTTGAGCAAACCTTTATTGTGTCACGAATGTTCTAGTTTTTGGATTAGTTTAGGAATTAGCTTCTTATTAAATCCTGCTGAATCCTATTCTTATCCAATCATTAGCAATTTTTTGAGTGCATTTTGTGGTTTTTTTGTGAATCTTTTTTTTGTAAGAAAACACATTATTCCTTATAGGGACTAACATGAACCGTTTTGATTTAGAAGAACAGATTACTGCTTGTTGGAACACAAAAGACGATATTGATTTATTGTATGAATCTATTCTTGAAAAAGATATGTCAAAAGATGAAATAGCAAATGCACTATTAGGCATATCACAATTACACGAAATGCGATGCGATAGAGCTTTTGAAACTTTTAAGTGTCTAATAAAAGATGGAACAATTGGTGCGGGGAGATCTAGATGTTGCATATTGAAGAAAAAATTAAGAAAGTAATTTTGGAACAACTAGGAATAGCTGTTACAAGAGAAACTCTACTCTCGGACATCGCAGAAGATAGTTTAAGTAAAGTAGATTTGCTTTTTCAAATTGAGCAGGAATTAGATAAAAATATTCCGCAAGATGAAGTATTAGATTTAGAAACGGTTGGGGACTTGGTAGAAGCAATGAATAGGTAAAAATAATGAAAAAAAATACAATTATAGCACAGCTTGCAAGAACAGGAAGTAGATGGCAACATGCTTTTTTAAGAAATTTAGGTTTCAAAGCTTTTCACGAGCCTACAGGCGGTTGGCCAGAAGGTAAATTTGATATTCCTTTATCTTGGAATCATTATTTAACAACAAGATTTAGCTGCAATCCTGTAAACTTTATAGACAATTTTGAAGATAGTCCATCAAAAACAGACTACAATAGAGCAATGGCTGAGAAGCTTTATGGGAATGATCTGAGAGATGTGATAGAGAATAGTGATTATATAGAAGTTGGATATGCTTCTCTTCCTTATATCGTTAACGTTCCATGTGATTGGCGTTTATTAGGAGCGGTAAGACATCCACAAAAATGGATTTATTCTGCTTTCTTGAACAGGTTTTATCACAATCAAATTTCGTGGAAGCCCTCCACTTTAGGAGACTATGCAAAAATATGGAACGACTATAACAGTTTAATACTAAAGCACTCTGAAAGAGTTTTTAGAATGGAAGACTTTTACCCTATGCCAGAGATATTTGCACAGCAGTTTGGCCACTTTGCACCTTTAACAAAAGAACAGAGAACTATTGAAAAAGCAACTACTGGTGATGCTTTCATCGTTAACTCAACGTTAAGAATAAACAAAGAAAAAGAACTAAATCAAAATGATGATTTTTCTTGGTGGCCAATAGTAGCAGATCTTTCTGAGAAATTTGGATACAAACAACTTTCTTATAACGAACTTGAATCCATGGCATTAATCGGCGGTACATCTAGTATTTCTTCAACCATTGAATCTACGAATTCAAATGTAGCTAAGAAAATGCCGAGTTTGTTTTGAAGATGATTCTTTAGAGTTTACAAAAAACACTAACGTTATTAAGCACCGATGCTAAGATTTCTTTTTTTTGGGAATCTGTTTGCAACTATTACAACAAAGAATGCACAGTGTGGGATTCACCAATTTCATATTACAATAAACTGGTTTAGGTTTATACATTGTAGTAGCAATCCTCTGCCCTTGTCCACCCTTTGTAATTTTTTACATCTCCTTTTATGACCTTTTGCATAGACCTTCTATCCAACTTGTGCTCCTTACAAAACCTTGTTAGATCTATTCCTCGAAACATTTTTTTATTTGAATCGTAAACAGCAAAACGCTTTCTTTTTTCTACCTTCTTTTTAAGACTTGCATTGCCCCCATAAAATTTTTGTGCTCGACGAGCGTTTTCTTTTTGAGTTATATATTCTAAATTTACTATTTTGTTATTGTGTTTAACATGATCTTTATGATCAACTATCAAGCCACTTGCAACCAATTCTTTAACACCACAATCAGTCGAGTCCCAAATATCCTCTGAAATATATTTGGGACATATATACTTTAAAGGACAAAAAGAGTCCATTACAAGTCGATTGGCACCTACATTAATTATTTTTCGACCAAAGTCAAAGGCTCTATATCCTTTTTTACTTAGTTTGCCTTTTAGCAACTTTGGGTATTCACATAAAGTATAAATAGACCCAGCAAATTTTCCGTCTTTTATTTTTGGGGTTTTTTTCCAAAAGCTTCTAACATTTCCAAAATTAGAAACTTGATATCCTTTTATTTTTTTATCTTCATGATAACAATCAGTCCAAATTTCTATGCCTTTTTCACAATTTGCAATTGCATCCAAATAAAGTTTTTTAGCATTTTCTTTTTTCATTCCTTAAGATAGTATCACCACACCAAAATCTATTAACGCAACCCTTGCTTGCTTTCTTTTTTTGCTGTACACTACTATTAACCATTAACTTAAGGTAAAAACTTATGTCAAATAAAATTTCTTTAGAAAAAGATGTTCATTATAAAGAGTCCGAAGGTTATTTGAAAGTGCCAAAAGTTGGCATAATAAGACAGCCTTATATTCAAGCTGGCGAAAACATTTCGGTTAAAAGAATTGGTGAGGAGGAATTTGAGTTTCAAATAGATGGATTAAGACCTTTCATTATAAATCCGCAGACAGACTTATCTAATTTAAGTGACATAACTATAGAACAACTAGCAGAAGAAATGTATCTTTGTGGAGAGTCTTCTGATGATAACTATAGATTTGCTAAATTTTCTAAAACTCGTAAGCATTTGAAAAACTATCAAAGACCAAAGATCAATACAAGGAAGGCAAATACTGATTATCATGTTTCCAATCTGACAAGTTTGCTTAGATGCAAAAATTGCAAAAAATCTTCAAATGAAGCAACAAAAGATCAGCAAAAGGGTCGCCATGAGATGTTGTCTATTCCGTCTTTAAAGAGTTTTGTTAGTGAATTTACTCATCCTACTAATTATAAAGGTAAGTCTAAAATACCTAGTTTATTTTATCCGCCTCATGGCTCTTTGTTTGGTATTGGATTCATTTATGATGAAGACTTTGATGATAGAATATTAGTAGCCGTTACTAAGCTTCTTAGAGCACATTACAAGTCGATTATAGCTGCCAGCGAGCATGAAGGAGTTTTAAAGGTATATTCTGTTGTTCCTTTTGCCTTAGATCGTCTAAAATCATGGGAAGATTTAACCAGTGATATGGAACTTAAAGTTTGTGGGGATGCCTGGTATATAGAACAGTATGTTGTATGCGGAAATGAATGGGTAGATCCTAACAAACTTATTGACTCTTTGTAGTATTACAAAATGAAAACCTGCGAAATCGTCGGCTTTGAACATCTTCATCTTCATACGGATTTTTCATTATTAGATGGCTTCGGCCTCGTAGAGGAATACGCCCAACGTGCTCCTCAAATTAATCAGAAATTTCTTACTGTGAGCGATCACGGTATGCTTGGTGCTGTACCAAGACAAATAAAAGCATGTGAAAGAATAAATGAAAAGAAGGGTAAAGATACTCTATCCCCGATCTTTGCCGCAGAACTGTACATTAACCGCCTTCAACCAGAATCAAACTGTTTAGAAGACGTTCAAAAATTTGTTGCAGATTTAAATGAAGAAGAAAAAAATGAGATTAAAGCTAGTCCACATCTTTTAGCAATTGCTTACAACGATATTGGCTATAAGAACCTCGTCAGGCTCACTAGCTGGGGATGGACTAAAGGATTCTATAGAAAGCCAAGAGTCAATTATGAACAGCTTTTAAAGCATAAAGAAGGCTTGTTCTTCACTAGTTGCTGTTACAACAGTGAAGTAGGCAGGGCCTTTGATAAAGGCGGCGAAGAAGCAGCATATGCCGCTATTGAACGATATATAGAAATGGTTGGTAAAGACCATTATTTCTTGGAATTAATGCTTCTAGACTTTAAGAAGCAAAAGCCTTATGACGCTTTTATAATTAAAGCCCATGAAAAGTATGGTTTACCATTGATTTTGACTAATGATTGCCATTATTGCAATCAGGAAGACAGTAAGTTCCAAAGACTTATGTTGATGGTTCAAACAAATAGGACCGTTCAAGAAATACAAAGAGCTATAGCAGCAGATGATACTCAAGACTTTTTTGAGCTTCAGGATGCTAGCTTGTGGATGAAAAGCGAAGAAGAACTAAATCAAAAGTGGTTAGATCATTATTCTGACACAATACCCTATGAATTGTTCTGTGAAGCTAAGAAGAACACTGTAAAGCTTTGTGAAAAAGCCAAAGGCGTTCAGCTAGATAGAAGCTTGAAACTTCCTAATCTTCCAGATGCAGATGAAGTTCTTAAAGACGAAGTTATGAAGGGCTTCATTTCTAGAAATCTTCCAAAAACTAAAGAATATTTGGAAAGATTGAAAGAAGAATACTCCCTCATAACAAGGAAAGGCTTTTCTAGTTACTTCTTAATACAAAAGAAGATGACAGATGAAGCAAGAAGAGTTTGTGCTAGCTTGTTAGGTTGGGGGGATGGTAGTCAAGCCGTGGGGCCTGGGCGGGGGAGTGCTGCTGGAGCTTTGACTTGTTATTGTTTAGGAATAACCAACGTAGACCCAGTAGCAGAAGGTCTTCTATTTAGTCGTTTTATGAGTGAGGCAAGAGGTGGAAGATCTATATCTTTAGAATTTAAGAATATGGATCCTTTGCCTGCTAACGAAGTTTTTGATGGAAACTGATAAGATTTATAATGAAAACTGCTTGGATACTATGTCTAGAATGCCAGATGGCTTCGTAGACTTGTCTTTAACTTCTCCTCCTTACAATATGAACCTAAGGATCAGAAACGGTTCTTATTGTTCTAGACAAATTATAAAGGAAGAGTTTAGTACAAAGTATTCTGAGTTCTCTGACAATATACCTATAGAAGAGTTTTATTCTAATCATAAAGCTATTTTAGCTGAGCTTCTTAGGGTTTCTAAAATAGTATTTTATAATATATCAATTGTTACTGGCTCGAAACGTGCTTTTTTTAAAATTATGGGCGACTTTTCTGATAACATAAAAGATATGATTGTATGGGATAAAGGACATGCTCAGCCAGCAATGAAATATAATGTATTAAATAGGCAGTATGAATTAATTCTAGTTCTAGAGAAGCAGGAAAGTGCAATATCTAGAATGTTTGATAAGTGCAATTTTGCCAGAGGAACCTTGAATGATATTTGGCTGGTAAAGAAGCCTAAAAAAATATCAAAGGATCACGCTGCGATATTTCCCGAAGAATTAGCATCAAAAATAATATCAAACTTTACTGATATTAACGACCTAGTTTATGATCCTTTTATGGGAAGTGGAACTACTGCGGTTGTGGCTAAAAACTTAAAGAGAAGGTATATCGGTAGCGAGATTAGTGAAAAATATTGTAATATAGCAAACGAAAGATTACTATAAACTTTTTTAGTACTTGGGCATAAATGGGTTTCTAGGCATACGGTTTTCGCCACCCATATCTTCGTCTGAATAATCTTCATCGCCCATATCTTCTTCTTCATCGCCCATGTCTTCGTCGCCCATATCATCTTCTGAAGGTTCTTCGTCGCCCATGTCTTCATCGCCCATATCGTCTTCATCTTCGTCTGAGTAATCTTCATCGCCCATATCTTCATCGTTAGAGGCTGAGCAACCTTCGCTACCCTCTTCGTCCTCTTCATCGCCGTACTTTTCGCTTTCTTCATCGCTGTCCATACCAATAGGAGAGGCTACCATTTCATTTAAAGCCTTGTCTATTTTTCTTGCATAGGATTCATCGCTTTCAATGAGCTTGGCTAAGACCGTAAATGACTCATTGTGGTTTAGCATTTCTACCAAGAAAGCTTCTAGCATTTTGTTTCTTTTAACATCTCTAACAAAGTTGGTAATGCTCTTTTCGCTGCACTTGCAAGCTTCGATCATATTTCTAGTTGCTTCTAATGCAAATGACTGACATTCTGAAGATTCATTTTTGATCATATTCTTGGTGAACTCAGCAAGAGAGAGTTTCTTTGTTTGCTTAACCCATTCTTCTACTGTGGTTTTTGGCCAAGACTTCTTCTCTTCTGGGTCGGCATCGACGTTTGGTTCATATCTTAGATTCTTGTCGCCCTTATAGACCAAGCCAGACTCATCTTCTTTATTTGGGTCTTTTGCATTGTCTCCACCAACATAAGGAGCGGGTTCCCCTACCGTTCCTTTTCCACCTGCATCTTTTGGCATTTCTGCTTTGCCTGGCTTTGTAACTCTGTTGCCTTCGTAGTCTGCTACCTTTGCAACCTTAGCCTTGGTTTGTACATTGCCATTTTGATCGATGTATTCTTGGAAAGTCTTAAACTTCATGGGGAGTCTCCTTTTTCTGTATATATTGTGTACTAATTAATTTTTTTAGTTAAAAACGTTTTATTTTGATATATAAAATCATGATATCTTTTAAAAGCTGGCTATTTGAAAACGATGCAGAGCACACAGAGACTTTAAAAAAAACGGGTTTCTGGGGCAAACAAGGAGCTGGCTGCATTATATTATCAAAAAGTACAGGTAGAATATTGTTGCCACATAGATCAAACAAAACCCTTGAGCCTAATACTTGGGGAGTTTGGGGTGGTGCTATAGACGGTGCAGAAAACCCACAGATAGCAGCAAAAAGAGAGGTTGAAGAAGAGGCAGGATACTCTGGTCATGCCGCTATGGTGCCATTGTCTATTTTTCAGAAAAACGATTTTAAGTATCACAACTTCTTAGCGATTGTGGATGAAGAATTCGTTCCACAACTTAACTGGGAAACACAAAACTATGTCTGGACAACTTTAGATGAACTTCCAAGTCCTCTCCATTTCGGTTTACAGTGGGTTTTATCTAGAGACAAAGGTAAAATTCAGAGTATTATAGATTCATTCAATTTAGTGCCCGCTTAATATTTTATATTTGGCACTCTATTGGAGGTATGCAAAAATATAATTGTACTATACCTGTAACTGGTGGTCCTATGTGTGGAGAGTCACTAGCCGTAAAAGATGGTAGAATTCCCAATCATTTGCCTTTATTCTTTGAAGGCAAATTTTACTCATACAATCTGGTCATAGAGTCCACAGAAGATTGGACTAACATCTATTATCAATATTCTAATGAAGTTTTAGGAATTAATGTGGATAAAAGAAATCAATTATAAGTTATTACTTTCATGGAATTAGACTTTACATTTGAGTAATCTGGCCCACCGAATGGGTTAGATTTTGCATTTGAGTAATCTGGCCCACCGAATGGGTTAGATTTCGCATTTGAGTAATTTGGTCCACCGAATGGATTATTGTTTACATGGTTTTTTGTTGTAATTTTTTTGCTACACATAACGTAGCTAATTAATATAACAAAAATGATAAGCATTACTATTTTTATTTTTTTCATATTTTATTTAGTTTGTAGCTTAAATAATTATTATGTTTAAATTGTGGCTTGAAAATGAAGAAAGTACTTGCACTTTAAAGATAAGCAAGCCTAATGCTAAAATACCTCATTATAACTTTAATTTGCCAGCAGGATTTACTTGTCCTTTTGCATCAAAATGTTTATCAAAAGCTGATCCAACAACTGGCAAGTTAACAGATGGACCTAATATAGATTTTAGGTGTTCTGCCGCTGGAGAAGAAGCTCGTTATCCACCTACAAGAGCACAGAGATGGAGTAACTTTGAAGCCTTGAAAGCTATAGGTTTAGACAATGTACCCAAAATGGCAGATGCTATTGTACAGGCAATAAACCATAACTTACCAAGAAGTCATCGTACATTCAGGCTACATGCTAGTGGTGACTTCTTTAATAAGAACTATTTAAAAGCTTGGATAGAAGTTGCTCGTAGAATGCCAGATATTACTTTTTATACCTATACAAAGAGTATACCTTATATTTTAGAAAATCTACCATTACCGAATAATTTTCTTGTGACTGTTTCCAAAGGTGGACAACAAGATGCTTTAATTGATAGGAATGGACTCAAATTTTCTGTAGTTGTTTTTAGTGAAGAAGAAGCGGCAAACTATGTTTGGCATGATAAGAGCGGCAAACAGCATGTAGGATTAGAAATTGATCATGACGATAGCCATGCTTGGAAAGATGACAAACCTTTTGCTCTATTAATTCATGGAACACAACCAGCCGGTTCGCCCGCTTCTAAGGCTAAATCTGCACTTGCTGGAAAGGGTTCCTACGGAAAATCTAGCAATAATAGTAGTAAAACTACATAACTACTGTTTTAGGTTTGCTATTTTGAATTGCTGCCATAATATTTTGAGATTTGGTTGTCAAAATCTGGTTTGCAACTTGCTGTGAGAAGCCAGGTGAAATTGAATTCTGATTAACAGCATTCGTTGATTGTTGAGATATGTTTTCTTTTTCTTCTTCGCTCAAGTATTGCAATGTTTGATCTGAAACATCAAAGTATGACATTACCGTTCTGTCTACTAAAGAAGGATCTCTATTTTGCGCTTTAGAAAGCATATTTTTTTTCGCCATTTCTGCCGCTTGTTTGATTGATGATCTGCCAAACCATGCTTTTTTTGCTTGTGACGCACCCCTCAATAGTGCTGAGCCTAAAGTAAAGGCTGTGCTCATCCCAGAGGCATCAAGAGCAAGTTGACCAGCAGCACCAGCAATGGTTTTTACTGCACCCTGAGCGTCTTTTCTATATTGTAAAATATTAGACTCTATATATTCAGCAAAACTTTTCATATTCGTATTTATCCTTGGTTGGATAAAAATTGGCTGGAAAGACACCGCAAATTTAAACTTTACAAGTGATTTTTTTGTGCTATACTCATTTATTGTTAGGGGTCGCACTGGTATCGACGTAGTACAAGGAGATATTGGTGGCACGCCGAGGTTGATCGAAAGGCCTCGTAAAAATTCGATCACGTCTTAACTGACGAAGTTTCTTACGCAATGGCTGCCTGAGAAGGCAACCACAAACTTAGGAAGCCACGCAAGAAGCGTCCAAAAGTTTGTCGCAAAATCTTGCTGGTTTCAATTGGTCAACTTAGTTGAAACGAGATTAATAGGTTGAAAAGATTCTTAGACTTTTGTTCGTTGTAGTCGAAAGAATCTTATGAACAACGAAACAAGCGTGTAGAGGCCATATTGAGTTTGCTTACGGACAGGGGTTCGACTCCCCTCGACTCCACTAAAAGGAGGACTACGAAAGTGGTCCTCCTTTTTTTTCCATTTACTTCTCAATATACCCCTTTATTTTCATATATAATATAGGTGCAATGAATGCACTGCTTTTTAAAAAGGAGTTTAATTATGGCAGCTACAACAACAGAAGGAACCGGTGCCGGTTCAGCAGGTAAATATAATCCATTAATCATTAATGGAAAAGTTAAGGATGTAAACGTTTCTCGTAATGCTCTAGATATGTATAGAGGTTATTTGAGTGTCGATGGTCTTGATCTAATGAATCCTATTGCTACTATTACAGGTGATTTGGATGTTACGGGCGACATTGAAGCCACAGGTTATGTTCGTGGGCACTTAGCAGGTCAATTGTTAAATACTGCTTTCTGGACATTCGATAATGGTGTTATAGTATGCTCAAACACTTCTTTTACAGATGTTGCTAGCGTATCATACACACCAGTATCAGCAACATCAAAGTTGTTAATTGAATATCATGCTATGTATACTGTTAGTGGTAGTTTGGGAGACAGCTTTAGATCAAGACTAACACTTGATGGAAATCAACTTACTTGGAGGGACCAAGCATTCTATAATGGTGCAGGCGGCGGAACTAGAAGCGGTGTTTTATTCCCAATTTCTATGGTTTATACAAACAGCAATGTTGCTCTCAAGACTATAAGAGCACAGGCTGCAAGAGTTAGTGCTGATGATAGCGTATCTCTTGATACAACATCTGCTTACTTAAGAATATCTGAATATGCTCGCTAAAAAATCTTAGTTTTTAAGAATTTTAAACACCCGGCCCAAAAGGTCGGGTGTTTTTTTGTAGCTGATCTTAAAAGTGTAAAGTATTTACTATTAATATTTTGTAAATAATGCGAGGTAGCATAACGGTAATGCAGCAAACTGTTAATTTGTAAAATGTCAGTTCGACTCTGACCTTCGCAGTAATTTTTTAAATATTGGCACGAATTAATATAATATGGAAGGACACGATGCGACATAGCTCTTTGGAAAAAGCATATAAAGACATACAAACAACCAGTTTAGATTCAACGCCGATTGTCAGCAATATTTACGGCGTTGAAGTGCGAAGACCAACAGTTCATAACGATCACCGTGGTCGGTTATTTGAAGTCTTTCCTGGCACCAACACCACAGATATTTTTTGGGATAAACCTGTAGTCTATTGTTACATGTTTAGTATTCGGGCAAACCAAATTAAAGGATGGGGTTTACACGAGCATAAAGATGACCGCTACACTTTAATCAAAGGAGAAGTACTTAATGTGCTTTTTGATGCTCGTCCTGATTCGCCCACCTACTTAAAGACACAAAATGTATACCTCAGCGAACAGGGAAACCGTTCGTTAAAAATACCAACAGGAGTTTGGCATTGTAATATAAATATTTCTGATACCGAAACCCTGTTGGTGAACCATCCTACCGAAGTTTACAAACATGAGGCGCCAGATAGATTGCTATTACCTTGGAATTCACCTGAAATACCAGTTGATTTAAAAAAATATTTTCCTATCCAACAAATGCAGCATGAACAATGTTCGTGTTAAAGAGAATAAGCATGGTAATTGCATCTATATTAATTCCGACTCATAACCATGGTGAACTCATCAATTTCGCTGTACAGTCAGTTCTAGAACAAACTGTACAAGACTTTGAATTGTTTATTATTGGGGACGGTCCAACAAAAGAAACACGTGTCGCTGCTCAAGCTCTGGTAAACGATAAGGTTAAATACGAAGAATTTCCTAAAGCAGGACGAACCGGCGAACCACATCGTCATCATGTAATAACAAAAAAAACGACGGGCAAATATATTTTCTATTTAAGCGATGATGATATTTGGACCAAACGACACCTTGAAACAATGCTACAAGCTCTTCAGTCGGGAAACTTTTGTCACTCAAAATATATTGAAGTCATGGGAAAACCTCGCCATGAACACTTGTTACCAAATGACAAGAAGCTGTTAATTAAACAAAATTTCAACTTCATTCCACTTTCTTGTGGTGCACATAGTAGAGGTTTATACGCTAAACTTAAAGAAGGATGGACTGAGACACCAGAAAAATACCATACCGATCATTATATGTGGAAAAAACTGGTTTCTCACCCTGATTGCCTTTCGACAAGTTCAAAACATACAACTGTTATAAATTTTCCTAGCAAAAACAGGATGAATGAGAGTATTGATTCACGCAAGCAAGAGATAGAAAAGTGGTTAGCAGAAAATACCCAAACAATTGCGTGAAATGCTCATCAATTTGCTATTATTGGCATTGATTTTTTAATTTTATTTCATTAGAATATATCGTTCGGAGGCTGACGCAAGTGCGGAAATAGTTTAATGGTAGAACTACCGTCTCCAAAGCGGTTGGTGAGGGTTCGATTCCTTCTTTCCGTGCTTTTGGTGATTTTCCTGAGCGGTCAAAAATCACTCACTACTTTTAAAACACAGGTTAAAAGGAGAAAAAGAAAAAACAAAAAAGTTTTAATCTCTATATAATATAGGTTCTTTTACATGGAGGTTTAGATCATGATTCACAGATTTTTTTTAGTGCTTGCTAGAACAATAGATCACAGGGTGGGAAAAACAGATTCAGATAAGCCAGACATACCTGTTTTAACAATGCAAGAGGCATTGATATCTTTTTTCATTAAGTTTTTTATTGTTTTAGTTAATCTTATTACTTGTAGCTTTGTAATAGCAAATATCATACGTCACTGGTAAGATATTTAATTAATTCTTCTCTTGATTTGATGCCTTTATATTTTAATTCTGGCTCTTTCATTTTCATCAAGGAGGAGCACAGAGATTTTTTCTTTATATCTTTTTCGTCTATAAGGTATTGTCTTAATATGAATAAGCAAAAATGTTGCTCTGGAAAAGCCACCGTTACTTGACGTTCTATTTTAACAAAGACACATGGGTTTGATGCATCAAATTCTTTTGTTTTAAACCTAGGATGAAAATTGTATTTTTTTTCGTGTACTATGCTCCATACAAATCTTTCAAAAATTCCTTTGTATATCATTGCTTCCACAACTTTTCTACTATTGTGTAGGCTCATGGGAACAGGAGCGTGTATTTCATCAAAGTTTTTACCAACTTTTTCTGATGGTAGCCAACCACTTGGAAAGCAAACATGTGCACTCGCCATCCAATCTTTTTCGCCATCTAGCCTGTGTATAATTAGATCTTCGTCTATTTCTTTTGCTAGGCTCAGATAATCCGCAGACTTAGTTTCTACTGGGTAGTTTAGCTTTATAAAATTAAAGCAAGTATCGTATATTTCTTTTGTGACATTAGATTCAAAAAAATATTCTTGATTGTTAAGAGCTTCTTTTTTTTCTTTATGCAGCTCAAAGCAGTCAGATTTATTTTTTTCAAATATTTCTTCTGTTTTAATTTTTTTTAGATCTGGAAGTGTGCTGAATCCATGTTCATAAGCATGATACATGTCAACTTACTCCGATTTGCCTGTACCATTTTGTTAGTATCCACTTTTCTCCCTCTATCACGGGATCGCCGGAGTGTAGTGTTGCTTCGTCTAATTCGCCCTTTGAGTTGCAATATTCAAAATAAATAGCGGAGCCTTTCTTTGGATAGAAGGTGGAGCCTACTCTTGGGAAAGAAGTTGTACCACCAGACTCTAGATCTGTTAAATAAACAATTAAGGTTGCAACTCTGTTTCTTTTATCTTTTTTGAGCACAGGGTCATGGAAGTAATCAGTGTGTGGTTTATATTCTTGTCCTGTTTGATAACGAAGTATTTGTAGCGGCTCAGTATCTTCTGGTTTATAATCTATAATTTCACATAATCTATCGTCTATTTGTCTTAAAAATTCACTTTCATTTCTATCGAAGTGTGTGCTTGAGCTTGTTCTAAATTCTGATACGTCTGGTTCGCCTTGTTGGTTAAATACTTTTGATTGTTGAACTTTATTTGCTGATATTTTTATTAATTCGTCGCATTGTCTGGTTGTTAGTACATCTTCTAAATAGCATATAAATGGTTTATTCATTTTGGAGACGATCCTGATTTCTCCATCTTTCAGTTTGACGAAGTTCTTAGACACATCTAATCTTGGTTTTTCATTTTCAAATGAATCATAGGTTACAACATCTTTTAAAAGTCTAGAGGCAGTATCTTTATCTAAGCCAGCATTCGTCATTGCAGTGACAACATTGCCCACATGCTCTCTGATCCACTGCATCCATTTTAGCTTTGCTTCTAATTGTTCTTTTGGTTCCATTTTATTCTCCATTTTATTCTCCATTTGCTATATTATAGCAACTTTTGTTCTACAATAAAATAGCGAGATATACGTAAATACTACATGGAACCAGATCTATCTAAAAAAGATTATATTGCTATGATAATTTTATCAATAGTTATTAGCTCAATTGTGACGTTTATTCCATTTATTGTTCGTATTTTGATCAATAAAATTTTTGATTTTCTTTTTTGATATTGCTGTTTTAACTTCTCAAGATATAATGCAAGAAAATTATATCTGGTGAAATATGCAATTGTCTGATATTTGCATCCAAAAATTGTCTGAGAAAAAACTAAATGATTTTGAACATAAAAAGCGTTTAAAGTGGGAGCTAGAAGAAGTCGCAGCAAAAGATAAAGAATCTTATTTCCTTAATCTTTACAAAAATAAAACCAGATATTCAAAGAATCAAAATAATCTTCTAATTTGCTGGTTGCTAGGAATAGCACCAGATTTTGATATAAAGAATGATCCAAATTGTTTTTATGGTGAATATCCTGATATTGATGTAGATTTTATTCCTCAAATAAGAAATTACATAAAAGAAGATTGGGCTCCCAAGTTTTTTGGTGAAGAATACGTATGCAATATAGGAAATTATACTACTTTTGGCATTAAGTCTGCACTTATAGACATGGCTAGAGTCCACGGAGAAAGCAGAGAAGAAGTTTTGGGTTTAACCAAAAACCTTGATGCAAAGGATGACGAAGGTAAGGCGATGACTTGGGACGCAGCGATGAAGCTGTATCCTGAATTGAAAAAATATTGTGAAACTCATCCAGAAATCGCTGAGTCTGCTAAGAAATTATTAAATAGAAATCGTGGAATGGGCGTTCACGCCGGAGGTTTGATTATATCAAAAACTCCACTTCCTGATTTGGTTCCTCTTGTAAAAAGGAAAGACAATCCACAGGCTTCATCTTGGGTAGAAGGATTGCATGGGCAAGATTTACAGCCCGTAGGCCTTGTTAAGTTTGATTTACTTGTTGTATCTAACTTGTTGCAGATTGCCAAGTGTTGCGAGTTGGTCAAGAAGAGGCATAAAGTAAATAACATATGTGCCTTAGAAGGACAATCAGATTGGAGTGACGTTGAAGCTTGGCGTAATGATTCTTTAGCTTTAGAAATGGCAAACTCTGGCGATCTTAAGGGGATATTCCAGTTTGATAGTGAAACTGTACGCAGCATGTGTCGTTCTGGTGGTGTGGATAGGTTTGAAGATCTTGTAGCTTATACAAGCTTAAATAGACCTGGCCCACTGAACATGAAGATGCAAGAAAGATACATTGAACGCAAAAGAGGAAGAGAAAACTTTTTCCTGCATCCAATACTTCAGCCAATCTTAGGTAAGACTTATGGCGTTATTCTCTATCAAGAACAGGTAATGAGAATATTAAATGCTGTTGGTGAAATACCCTTGAAAGATTGTGAGTTGGTTCGTAAAGCTATTTCCAAAAAGAAGATTGAAAGCTTTATCAAATATAAAGAAATATTCATAATTAATGGTCAAAAGAATCTAGAGGTTAGCGAGAAAGAAATAGAACATCTTTGGAACCAAATTGAAGCTTTTGCTGAATATGGATTTAACTTAAGCCATGCCGTTGCTTATACATACATTTCTGCTTATTTACTTTACCTAAAATCTCATTATCCGCATGAGTTCTATACAAGCATATTAAGTTGTGAGAATTTAAGCGACAAGATAAAAGATTATAAGATGGAAGCTAAAATTCATGGTGTTAATGTGGTTAGAGTTGACGTCAATAATTCTAGAGTAGACTTTGATCTTCAAGGTGATGAAATATATTTTGGTCTTTCAAATGTAAAGGGGATTGGCGAGGGTCCTTCTCAAAGGATAGTTGACCAACAGCCTTATAAAAACTTTGAAGATTTTCTCGACAGATTCGGCACAGACGCCAGCGTTCTTAAGCCTTTGATTGGATTGAGATGTTTCCAAGAAAGAGATCCCATAACTCTTTGGAAGTTCTCTGAAGTTTATAAAAACTTTGTAAAGAAGAACGAAGACAAGAAAAAAAGATTTTTGCTTTCTTTGGAAAGGTATGAGAGTGAGTTTAAGGATTTATTCCCAGATGAAACTATGTCTTTGGCTGAGGTAGAAGAGGCGATTGGTTCTGGCCATTGGTCAAGATATGACGTTGATGAAGAGCGTTATGTTGAAACAAATACAGAATGCTCTGCTGATGAAGAAGGAGCAGTTTCAAAAACAGTTAACGGCACAGTTGAATTAGATTGTGGACTTACGATAGAAAAAGAAGTTATTAAGTACTACAAAAAGACGAAGATTAAAAAGTCTTTTAATAAGCTGAATGAGCTTAAAAAGCTTATCCAAAAAAGAAAAAGAACTATAGAGAAGCACAAAAAGGTAGAAGGCGACAAGCCAACTTTGAATAACTTTAATCCTCATGAACAGTTCGTGAATGAGGATTTAGAGTTAGAACTGCAAGATATTATTGCCTGTGAAAATAAGTATTACGGTTTTTCATGGATACATCCCTTAGAAAATAGTCCAGATTATAGTGGTAATTTGACTTTTGATAACCTTAGAAATTCTACGGATGTATCAGTTGGCCCAGTTGAAATTCGTGTAATAAAAGCGAATAAAACAAAAAGCAAAAAAGGCACTGTATACTTCCAAGTGTCAGCTGAAGACGTCACGGGCCAAGAAAACAAGATAATAGCTTGGCAGGATGATTGGGATCGTTGGTCTGAAGAATTGTCACAGGATAACTTACTTAGGATACGGCTTCAGCCACCTTCTAATGGCTTTTCTACTTTTACTTTAGAAAGTAACAGGGGGAGTGCTAAGTGGAAAAACATTAAGAAGTATGAAGACAAAAAAGATGACATAAGAGTTGTTGTTTTGAGAAAAGGCGAGACTCAAAATAAGATTGTCTCTGATGTTGATTTGATTGAACAGTTTGAAGAATGTATTATGGAGAAAAAATGAACGAAAGTAATGAATTAATAATTGATCAAACAAATTTTGATCAATACTTTAGAGATTGTAGACTCAGTCGTCCTTCTCGTGGCGACGTTATGGCTAGGTTTACAGCCATGGCTGATTTTGTAGATGGTCGAATGAAGAAAGATATAATAGATCTTCTTTTTTATAAGCGAGATAAGGTCAATGCCGCTGTGCAGGTTATGATAAAGTTGGGTGGTGCTACTGAAAGAGAAGCTCTTAGAATTTGTAAAGAGATTTGTTTAGACCTTGCAAATGGAATGAATCCTGAAGAAGTTGAAACTAAGACTTATACATATCAAATGGAGATCTTTTATTACACAAAAAAGGAGTATGTGCCAATAAATGATCCGCATTGGTCGATAATTAGCATAGCTAATTTGGACGAGTTTTTAGACAAGTCCGGCCAAAGGCTAAGAATGGAATCAAAGCTTAAGATAGATGATAAAGGAGAAGATGAGGAGAAAATTCGGTGAAACTTTACACATAAGCACACCCTATCGACCGGAGACAGGAAGCTTCGCAAAACATAAGACTTTTAATGGCGAAAAATACAAAGTACTACAATGGCATTATTGTCGTGATATTTTTCACCCACAACTCTATAATTTAGATTTATTTTTCTTTTCTCATTATTCCAATAGGGGTCACTGTGTTGCGGCTTTTATGGAAAAGATAGAAAAGAAGTTGGATGTAGATATACCGTCAGAGTTTGGTCCCACGCAAAAAAATTCAATAATGTGGATAAGACCTTCAAGGTGGTGGACCATTAGATCTATGCGTAGATCTTTATTTACAATACTTTTAAGAAGTGCAAATAATTTTTCACCATCAAAAAATAACTTTAAGGAAGCTCTTTTAAGTGATCCTTACGCCATGGCCACTAGCTATGCTATAAACCGCTTTTTAAAGGGCTTTACGTTTTATACTGGTAAGAAAAAAGGATGGCTAGATCAGTTTTATGAAACAAAAATTGATAAAAAGACAATAGATTCTTTGTTGGTCGAGCCTATATAGTTTAACAGCAGTGGAGGTAAATTATGGGTGATATGCAATCTGATTTAAATAAATACGCAAAAATTTGGGATGATGCTCTACAAAAAGGTATTTTTGATGACATGCCCAAGGACGATCCATCTAAGAATTCCACTGATTTCTTCGGTCAGTATCTTACTGGTGAGTACGATATGGATAAACCTTTAAATGAGGTGGATACAAAATATTGGGCAATTCTTTCAAGAAGAGCCGATCCCTTATTCGTTGAAGGTAAAAAGGAAGAAGATGAGGCTAAGGCAAACACAGCCGCATTGGCCAACGTACACAATCCAATACACCCAAATACTGCGGGCAAAGATCAAGAATCACCAAAAAGTTTTGTATTAGATGATGAGGATATAAATAAGCTTGAAGAATTAAAAAATAAACTTCATAATCTTGAAAACGATCTCAATTCATTAAAGGCAAAAAGTCCCGAGAAGTCTGAAGCCACCACTCAGTCAAAAATAGATTCTCTTAAAAAACAAATTGATGATTTGAGTGACTCTTTGACCGGCAATCGCTTTACAAGAGGCGGCTGATTCTATAGAATATTGTCAACGGAACGTAAAGATGAACAATAAAAGGCTGTTCGATCTTATAGTTCTAGGCTTATGGTTATTAATGGCTTCAGTTTTTTATGTTCAAAATGGAATAAGAACGCAAGACAGAATACCCATACCAGAAAAATCATCTTTCGTATTGCAGCCCAACAAAGAATTAGAGATCAAAAAAATATCTGTTATAACTGGTGATCTTTTTGAGCTTACTCTTAAGGATCAAAGCTCCAGTAGAATTTTTGCCAAACTTCCTATTGATGCTGCCGATAATTCAAAGGGAAGAGTCGTCAAAATTCTTAGAGAGGTTGTCTCACCAAGAGTTTTTTTGGTTGAAAAAAAGCAAGATGGTAAGTGGATCGCAAATATTTTTTTTCTTTTAGAAAATCAAGAATCGAACCTAGTTAATTGGTTAGAACAAAACAATTTGGTATCTGAATGAGAGCTGAAGAACTGATGGAAATTGAAAAAAAAAGACAAAGTAGAAGAATAAAAGAAACAACAGTTTCAAGGTGTCAAAAGTTTTTGAATGATAAGATACAAAAAGCTATTTGTGAAAAAGGTCTCGCTAGGATTGCAATATTTACGCACCCATCGCCAGACCCAGACGCCGTTGGAAGTCAAATGGCATTGGCATGGATGCTGAGGAAAGCCTATGAAAATATAGAGGTAGATTGTTTTTATGATGGATGCATATCACATCCACAGAACCAAAGGATGGTCAACCTCTTAGACCCAGACTTAAAACTTTGCTCAGATTGCCACGTAGAGCAGTATGACATTAAAATTTCTGTTGACGTTATTCCCTCTCATGCTTTTTGTCCAAGTAATACTTCTTTTGATTTGGTAATAGATCATCACAAAGAGCCTCCGAATGGAACCTTCAAGGGCTTATACCTTAATTTGAAAGCGGGTAGTTCTTGTGCCACTGTCTACCAGCTTATTAAACAGCATGGGGTAGTTTTTGAAGAAGATAACGATAATGATTCAAAGGTTGCTACCGCTTTGTTAGTGGGGATCATAACAGACACTGAGTATCAAACTTCAGACGATACAACAGAGATAGAACATAGAACTTACGCAGAAATTTTCAATTTTAGAAACCCCACTGCCTTAAAGCAAATAACTAAATATAAGCAACCAAGGGACTGGGTTCAAGCAAAAGCAAGTGTTGCAGAAAAAGCTAATGACAGAATAAAAGATGGTGTTTTAATTCATGGTATAGGCTTGATAACTATTAACAATAGAGACTTAATATCTGCGGTTGCCGATGAGATGTTATCTTGGGAAAACGTTGAGACTTCTGTTGCTTTTGCGATAGTTGATGGCTCTAGAGTAGAGGGATCTATTAGAAGCACAAACGCTGCTCTTGCTGTTCCTGCCCTGTGTAAAGAACTTGGTGGACAATATGGTGGTGGTGGTGGCAAGCTAGGAAAGGGTGCCTATCATTTTAATCTCGGCAGTCTTTCTTTGGAGAGTGATGTAGAAGAATCCTCTAAAGAAAAGTTATGGGAATGCATTAATGATAGAGAATTAAAGAGACTTTTTAGGATTATTAAGAAATAATCAATTTTTTACTATTATGTTTTTGTGGAAAAGTCTTTTGTTTTAAAATGTTTATCTTGTAAATGGTTCAAAAGAACCAACGGTCGATCTGAAGATTTGACCGATTTAAGGGAGATCAAGAGGTGTGCCAAGTGTGGTAGGCCAAGGGAATTCTCTTGTCCTAAATGTGGCAAACCCATAAAAATGCTTCGTGAGATTAAAAAATGAACTCAGTAGTGGATTTTTTAAAAAGAACATCTGAGAGGAACGGATTTAGCAGGGATCGTTTTGAAGAGAGAAAGATACCTACTGACTTTTCTAACGTTTGTATTTTACCTTTTTTTGGGGATATTAGGTCTACTTGTATACTTTCTAGCTTTATACTTCATAGATACCGACAAGAAGTTAAATCATCAAGATATTTTATTTTAGCTTCTTGGCCAGGATTTCAAGGTTTGTTTCCTTATGTAGATGAATATTGGTCTATAACTGATAATGCACATATTAAAAGCTTCTACGAAAAATCAGAAGGTTTTTTAAATAAGTCTGATTTAAATACTGTCTATACAAGGAATTTAAATGAATTTTTTAGGGATGTAATAAATGTCACAGACTTATCTGCCTATTATGATGATGGGCTTACATCTAAATTTTTTGATAAGTTCAAAGACGTTAAAAGATTCCTTCCTTTTATATCTTCTTCTGCAAACTTGAGTAGAGATTTTAACAAAGATTTGGCTAGTATGCCGGGTTTTAAAGTTTTTGTCACGCCTTCGGTCTTCATTAAAACTTGGAATAATGGTCGATCTAAGAACATTAAAACAAATATAGATTTTTGGAAAAATTTAGTTGATTATCTATTAGAGAAAAACCACACCCCAGTAATCTGGAATAACTATTTAACTCATGATTTATCACAAGAAAAGTACATAGGAAAATGTCTTTTTTTGAATGAGATCGACATTTCACGGGTTTTATCAGCAATGAGAGCAACAGGCTTTGTATTAGACGTTTTCAATAATGTTTCTAAGTTGTCACTTCTGGCTAGGTGTCCTTATTTGTGTGTAGATGAAAGATCTAGATATTCCAATCAAAAAGAATACGAAATAGATGATTTGTTTCCGTATATCCCAAAAAATTATATTTATACATTTTCTACTATACTAAATGAGGGTACGAAGAACTCTTGGAATAATGATATTTTTAATTCTATCGGAAATAGAATAGAAGAAATTATTCCAGTCTTAGATAGAGACAAGTGGCCTTCTACCGGTGAATCTTTTGATAATGTTTCTTATAAGGACAGCGTCAGAAAGATAAAATCAAAAAAAATGGGAACTAAGTTTATTCAAGTAATTAGGGATTAAAATGGTAAAAGTCTTCCAAAAAAACCTCTCGCCAAATGCAAGTATGGCAGAAAAAGAAATAGCCTTTAAAAAAATGTTTTCTATATTTAAAAAGGCAGTAGTAGATTCAGGAATTCTACAAGAATATAAAAAGAGGGAATTCTACGAAAGTCCGGGCGAAAAAAGAAGAAGAAAGAAAAAAGAGTCAAAAAATCAACTGCTAAAGGCTAAACTAAGAGAAAATTTTCCAGAAAGATACGGTGATGCATGAGTGCAAATAAAATATTAAGTTTATCTATAGATACTGAATTTCAAGAGAGAGTAAAAAAAGAAGCCAAAAGAAAGAATGTGTCTGTTTCCAAATTAATCAGAGATATAGTTGAAAAAAGTTTGCCCACAGACGCAGAAGATGGCCCCGTACATGACACGGTTATTTTGAGAATTCCAAATGAAATGAAAGAGAGCAGGGAAAAGCTTGAATCTTGGTTAAAACCAAGATTTGATAGTATAATAAAAAATCTTACTAGCTCTGTTTGATATTGTTTTTCTTTTTTTCTTTTATATGATAGCAGAAACAGAAATGGTTTCTTTGTCATATGCAAAATAAATATTCTATAATATCGATAAAAGAAGCACCAAAATCAGTTTCAACTCCTACTAAAGATCTTGTTCTTCTTTTTAAGACATGCAATCAAATGGAGAAGCTGTGCAGAGAGAATGGTGGAGTTGGTCTACATGCCATACAAGTTGGCCTTCCTTGGGACCTATTCATTATTAATAGAAATGAAAATTATGAGTTTTATTTTGATTGTTCTTATGAAGGCATAGGGAATACTTCTATAGCGATAGAAGGATGCCTTTCTATAAAAGATGAAACACATTTAAAACTTAGAAGATTTCAAGTTGCAAGATACTCAGAGGTGCTAGTAAAAGGCTTTAGGCTTTTATTTAGTGATGTTATAAAGTCCGAACCTTTTCAGTCTGTAGAAAAGGGTACTCAAGCAGTAATATTCCAGCATGAGATAGATCATTCTTCGGGAATTTCAATTGCGGATTTTGGAAAAGAAATTCAACTTATTACTTAGGAGATTATGCAAATGTTGAGTGCAAAACATCTTAAAGACGTTTGTTTGGTTGGAAGCAATTCAAGCGAAAAATGCAGGTATTTAGCAGAAGATGAAACTGAAACTTCAAAGTATTATTGTCTAAAGAAGTCTTCTAGGGCGAAAGATGTTGACATAGAATTAGAAGATTTTATAAACGAAATGAGAAAAAGAGGAAAAGATCCTTCTAAAGAAAACGTTCCTATGGGCAACAACTGTTCCGGCTATCCTATTCTTCGTCATAAAGAGCAAGGTTACGATAAAAAAAGTTAATTATTCTAGATTTGATTCAAGAGTACCAAGCACTTGTTTTGCAATTCCTTTTTTTGCTGCTTCACGTAATATCCGATCATTTATTTCTGCGTCGTTGATATTCGTCACTTCTTTTGCAAGTATTGATATTGTTTTTTCTTTTTCTGCAATTTTATTTCTATGCCATAGAATCATTGCAATCGTAGCTATTGCGAATACAAGCATTAGGGCTCCATCTCCTTGTAGTATTTGTACCCCACTATTTTCATTGTCTGAAAGTTTTGAGCTTATGTTTATTAGTCCATTTTGTACTTCTTTTAATTGACTTCCAAGTATGTCTGTGTTTTGCTTTAATTTTCCAATCTCTGCAATTATCCCATTTTGATTAGACTTTATTTCTTCTATTTTGCCATTAGGGTTGTTGATTCTCTGTTGGCTTCTAGGGCTGAAGTTGGAACAACCGGAAATCATTAGTACAAGACAAAATATTGTTAATATCTTTATGGTTTTCATTTTTACCTCTATGGTATGTATTGACAAACAGTAAAAATTATTGTATAAAGATATTCTTATTTGGTTGATAACTTGGAGGCTTTATGAGCTCTTTAATGGAAATTAGTTGTGATTTTGATGATTATGAAGAAGAATCAGAATATTCTCAAGAACAAGAAAAAGAGATGCTTTTTTTTGCAACAGCTTTTTACGGTGATGCAAAATACCTAGCAAAACAGTACATTGCCCAGTTTTTTCAAGATAAAAGACTGTTTTGTGGCGGTAAAATTCCTAGTAAACTTCTTTTAGAAGATAATAATATTTCAATAGTACTAGATTATGATATAATAAATAGTGTAAAAAGAGCTTATAATAGTTTAAAGGACCATTCTGTTTCTTCGGAGTCTTTGGGAGAGGTTACGGGTGATATACGTTTGGTAAGTGGCATACTAGGGGATCTTGCCAAGTCTAATGTGCCACAGCAATTCGCAGGGGGAATGATGCTCCTTTATTTAAAATTGGTTGAGGGAATTAATATTGGTTAGTAAAAAGGATTTGGACTTCTTATCGAGAGAATTTGAGAACTTTGAAGTTCCAAAAGAAAAAAGATTTTTATTAAAATACTTTAAACAAGAAGTACAGCAGGCTTTTCTGCGGTACTATTTGGTTTTTGGTAGTTATAATAATTTCGTTGACCATACTGGATTTTATTGTCAAGAAAGGTGGTTGAAGGTTCTACATAAGAAGCTTGTCGAACTTGAAAGGGTGCACAAACTCTTTAAGTCTAACATAGATTTAGAGTCATTATTACTTGTAGAATCAGGAAATTATAAACTTTAAGGAGGCCATATGGATCCAATATTTGAATCAAAATCTTCTGTGCCGAATCACCAAATAGATGCTTGGCTCGCAGCGGTTGATAAGCTCCACAAAGCAGTTGCTGAACTACAGGCTGCTAAGGAGAAAGCCAAGAGAAAGTTAGGAACTAAAATATCTGTTCCTTCCAAAAGAAAAGAAGAAAATATGCCGCAGGATAAGAATAAGGAGAACAAGGGTAAAGATAAAGAAAAACCCGATACAGATGATTCTGAAATTGAAAAGTCATCAAAGCCTTCCAAGACTAAGAAGAAACCAGTTGAAAAAATAGAAAAAGCAGAAAAGAAGCCCTCAACAAGGGGCAGGAAACCTAAAGTAAACAAAGAAGAAGAGGTTTAGTTGAACATGAGCGAATATACAATTTCTTCAATTATTAGTCGTGTCTACGGTGAATTTAAAAGCATCATAGATAAAGAAAAGAATACACCAATTGATAGCTCTAATAGTTTGTATCCTTATAGTGTAACCACGACTACGACCACAACGTATTATACAAAGTCAAAAAAACGTGATCCCGCAAGAAGGCATAATAAAAATTATCTATCTTAAAGTTTTTGTTATATGACAAAACAAAGTTCTGAAGATAAAATTGTTCGTGGAGTTAAGAACTCTTTTGTTTTTGAGGTGTCTCAAGAACGTACTGGTATTATTTTAGTGGTCGCCAATAGGAATGAATCTTACAATAAAACAACTAAAATAAGTTGCTACCAAGGATGTGCTTTAGGGGGGTATGCATACGATACACAGTCTGATTGCTATATAATTAGTTGTGCTGACTATATTTATTTGGGAGATATACCCTTTTCTTTAAAAATGTTCGTAGAAGAAGATACAAATTGGAGCTGTAGGGTGCCTGTTCCTTCTTCAAAGATTAAAAAGTATCTTTCAAATTCTCAAAAAAGAGATGTAAAAACTTTTGTTAGTAAGTTTGACAATGAAGATTATCGTTTTTACTATATACAAGTTATTAATCCTAATTAGCTGCCTATTTTTATTCACTTTACGCATAAATACAATCATGGGATGCAACAACACAAATATCAATAATAGCGGGTATATTCCAAATTCAGGCTACAATTGCGTTGATGAATATGGTTGCTCGGCTGCTTGTCCAGATTTTTCAATACGCAGGAATGACACCAAGCCAGATTTCAGGCTCCAAATGCAAGATTGTGATGGTCCTATGGACTTAACAGATCTTGTTCTGGAAAGCAGTATGTGGGCAAGGGGTAAATTAAAGTCTACGATTGAGGACGACTCTACTCAAATATCTTTTGCAGACAATGTTGGATTTTACCAAGTTGCTATTAATGACGTAATTATAATGGACAGACCAAGAAGCCCAGAGAAAATGTTGGTAACTGGAATAGATGAAGTTTCTAAAATTATAACGGTAGAAAGAGCCCACGACAGCACTGATGCTCAACCTTGGAAAAAAGGTTCTCCTTTAAGAATAATTAAATTTTTGAATGCTGATGCACAAACTGAAATGCTTTATGAGGATGTAACGGAGCTTGACGGCACAGTAAACCAGAATGTTTTAATTGAAAGTTACTTTGTTTATAACTGGGACATTGCTGACACCTTACTTCCGGGTTGCTATTACTTTGAATTTAAGTTAATAAAGTTAAATGAATCTTCTGAAGTCGAATGGATGAGAAGATTTCCAACAGACCGAGAAGGTTTTTTAATAAAGATAAATGACACAATTCCTAGCGAAGCTTAGGTTGGAGACATAGATGCCGTCAGTTGCCGAATTTCTGATTGAAAGACTGGGTAACTTTGGTGTAAAGCACATATTCGGAGTTCCCGGAGATTATCTAGTGGACTTCATCAATAGTGCAAATCAAAGCGAAAAAGTTGTTTTTGTAAACAATACTGATGAGAATCATTCTGGATTTGCAGCGGATGCTTATGCAAGAGCACATGGTATAGGTTGTGTTTGTGCCACCTACAGTGTTGGAGCATTAAAATTATGTAATGCCGTGGCAGGAGCATACGCAGAGAAGTCCCCAATAATAGTTATAAGTGGTTCTCCTGGAATTAAAGAGCGTAACGAGGACTTTCTTTTGCATCATGTTGTTGAAAGCTTTGATAATCAACAAAAAATATTTAAACATATTACATGCCATAGTGTTGTTCTAGACGATGCCACTACGGCTGGCTGGAAGATTGATAATGCCTTAGAAATTATAAAACAAAATAAGCAACCAATTTATATTGAGTTACCCAGAGACATTGCAACACAGCCGATTAAATATGATGTCTACAGACAAGGCACACCAGAAAGCCAAAAGAGCGATGAAGATTCCCTGAAAGATTCTATACAAGAAACCGCTGAGTGGTTGGTTTTATCAAAGAATCCTGTGATTATGGTTGGGGTTCAAATCACTAGATTTGGCTTAAATGAACAGCTAATTAGGTTTGCAGAAAAACATAATATTCCGATGGTCACGACACTTTTGAGTAAGTCATCTGTGAATGAAGACCATCCTCTTTTTGCCGGTGTTTATTGCGGAAATCAAACTAGCCAAGATCATGTTAGAAATATTGTAGACGGATCAGACTGTCTACTAATATTGGGTGAAATGCTTACTGATATGATTGCTGGGTTCGAAACGCCAAAGTTTACTAAAAAACAAATTATATTTTGCTCAACAGAAGGGTTAAAAATTAAGAATCATGTTTTTAAAGACGTAAAATTTTTAGATTTCTGTAGAGGGTTTTTTAAGTTAGAGCTTGGCAAAAAAGAAGCCCCATGCATAAAAAAACCAGAAATTCTAGAATTTGTTCCTTCTAACAATACGATAACTGTTGAAAGATTCTTTCAAAAAATAAACAGTATTTTAAATGAAAAAGTTGCTGTTGTAGCTGATATAGGTGAATGTCTATTAGGTGCATCTAGTTTGAAAGTTTGTCAACATCATTTTATAAGCCCTGCTTTTTATTGCAGTATGGGCTTAGCGATTCCCGGAGCACTTGGGCTTCAATTGGCAAAGCCCAATATTCGTCCCATAGTTTTAGTTGGTGACGGAGCTTTCCAGATGTCGCTATCAGAATTAAGTACAATACTCCAACATAAATTAAATCCGATTGTATTTGTTTTAAATAATAAAGGATATGCAACAGAAAAATTACTTGAAAAAAATATTTCTATAAGAGACTGGAATTACCATAAAGTATTTGATATGATGGTTGGTGGTTTTGGATATAAAGCAGTAACAGAAGAAGAACTAGAAAGTTCTATAAAATTGGCTTTAAATTCAGTTGAACTTTCTGTTATTAATGTATGTCTAGAAACCGGTTCTTCTTTACTAAAAGGTATCAATAGTTCTCCAAAGGCATAAAAAATAATGTCGATAGATCCAGAAGATTTTAGAATTAATTGGAAGATTAAATCTTTTCAAGTTCGTGTTGTCATGGATGACAAACAACTTGGTGTAATGAATACAGATAAGGCAAGAAGGATTGCCGAAGAAGCTGGGCTCGACTTGGTTGAAGTCGCCCCAGCAGCAAAGCCACCTGTTTGTAAAATAATTGATTATGGACGCTTTAAATACGAACAACAACTTAAGAAAAAAGAGCAGGCTAAAAAACAAAAAGAATCTAAGGTTCAAATAAAGGAATTAAGATTAAGGCCTACTATAGCTGACAACGATATAGCCGTTAAAATTTCACAAGCCAAGGATTTTTTGGAAGACAGGATGAAAGTTCAGTTTAATCTGATGTTTAAGGGTCAAAGAGAACTGATACATAAAGAAAAAGGTTTTACAGTTATAAATCATATTATTTCAAGTTTATCTGAGGTTTCTCTTTTAGATAGGCCTCCAAAGCTTGATGGAAATAAAATAATTTGTTGTTTAAGTCCTAAAGTATCATCATGAAGTTCAAAAGTAGTGTTCCAAAAACTCAAGAAGTTTGTTTTTCTCTTTTGAGTAAGTCTGACAAAGGAATATACATTTCTGGACGCAGAGATATATTGGCCTCATTGTCGCTAAAAAAAGTAAGACAATTACTTAAAGAATTTACTGATACTGTATTTGAAGGTAAAGTAGATGAGACTCATCCTGATATTTTAGAGATTTTTTATTCTTTGATAGAAGGAAATTTCTCAGAAGAGAAGATAATTTCTTCAATTTCTAAAGTAACTTCTTTTTCTTCTTTTAAAACAAGGCTTATAAAAAACAAATCACTTAGAGAAGAAATAAGATCTTTAAAAAATGTTCAAAATATTGATCTATATTCTTTCTGCAAAAATCTACAAAGTAATTGGGAGTCATCTCCTGATTCTTTTGATAAATTTATGAGGTTTGATGAGTCTTACAAAAATGATATTAAGCTGGCGAATAAGAAGGCAAAAAGATACGAAGAAATAGGGTGCATGTTTCTAGCAGATGAAGTTAAGAATTCTATTGGTCTTATAGAAGAGACAAACAAGTTGTATTACGGTTTTCACCCTATCAGTATACTTTCAACTTCAACTATTTTAGCTAAGATAATGGGGTTTCACATATCAGAAAACTTGATTGTAGGGCATATTGCTCCGTACGGTGAGGTTCTTTATGAGCCAAGAGTTTACCCTCTTCGTGCTTTTTTTGATATAGCTTCTAAAAGAACAAAGAAGGCATTAAAGATTTTAGAAAAATTTCCACAAGCAAACGAAAAACCCATATTCGACAATTTTTGTGTGGTTGTGCCAAGTATACAGATAATACAACAAAGTGATGAGAACTATTGTTTCTTGGACTGTGAAAATATTTTCCAAACTTACAAATCAAAGCATGAAGCATTGAATGCTTTCGACCGTAGCTTAATTAGAAACAAACTCATTCATGCCGTATTGCTCGGTGAAAAAGACGAAAAATGTTATTTTTTGAACTTTTTTGATTGATTGCATAAAATATTTAAATGGAGGCTTTGTGGAAAAGTATATTGGCAAAAACTTTGTAGATGGTAGTTGGATAGCACAAAGAGAAGACTTTTTGAGTTACAATCCATCCACAGAAGAAATTATTGGCGGATTTCCTCAGACTAATTCTGAAGAGATAACTCATTCCTTGAAAGTAGCCAGAAAAGGTTTTGATGTTTGGCGAAAGATTTCAAAAGTAAAAAGAGCAGATTACTTTTGGTCCCTTTGCAAAATTCTAGAGCAGAGAGTTGGCGACGTAGCTAAAGCAATTTCTTTGGAAACTGGTAAAAACCTTAATGAAAGTAAGGCCGAAGTTATTGAGGCTTTACATATGGCTCAGTATTGTTTTGGAAAAGGGAGAGAAACTTCTGGAGATATTGTTCCCTCTGAAATTGCAGAAAAAGATTGTTATATTGTTCGAAAACCTAAGGGTGTAGTTGCAATAATAGCACCATGGAATTTTCCCTTTGCTATTGGTGGTTTTTGGTGTGCTGGCCCTTCTCTTATTGAAGGAAATACCGTTGTTTTTAAGCCTAGTGAATTAACACCCATGGTCGGACAGATAACCGCAGAACTTTTTGATCAAGCGGGATTTCCCAAAGGCGTATTTAACTTAATTCATGGAGATGGTGAGGTTGGGGCCAAAATAGTCAATAGCGATTTAGTGGATCATATATGCTTTACAGGCAGTGCAGAAGTAGGCAGGTCAATAAGAGTTGCTTGTGCAAATAGTTGGCACAAAACATGTAGTTGTGAAATGGGCAGTAAGTCTGCTGTGGTTGTTTTAAACGACGCAGATATTGACTTAGCTGTTTCCGCTTGCATAAATAGTGCTTTTAAACTAAGCGGACAGAGATGTGTTTCGGCTGGAAGACTATTGATACAAAGAGATATTCTTCCTGAATTTAAGCAAAGATTTTTAAGTGAATTACATTTATCTGGCTATGGCGATCCTTTTAATATGGATAAGTCTAAAAATTATTCTGTTTATTTTGGTCCTCTAATTAGTAAAGATCAAAAAGAAAGGGTATCTTGTTTTAATCAAAAGGCGAGAGAAGATAAAGATGTGACCATACTTTACGACATAATCAGCCCAGAGCCTAAGGGAAATTACTTAGCACCTTTTGTTTACCAGTGTGAGTGGGGCGATAAAGAATTTCTAAAAAATGAGGTATTTGGGCCACATCTAGCAATTATACCTTTTGATACGGTAGAACAAGCAATTGAGATTTATAATGATACCGAGTATGGTTTATCTTTGGGGTTGATAACTAATGACTTTAAAAAAGCACGACAGTTTAGAGACAACTGTGACTTTGGTTTGGGCTATTGGAACGGAGGCAGTATTGCGGCAGAGTCACACCTTCCTTTTGGCGGCGTCAAAAAATCTGGCAATGGCAGCCCTTCTGCTGCTGGTTTATTTGATGGTGTTGTTCACAAGGTTACATGGACTGTTAACCATGGAGCCTTATCATTTCCACAGGGCTTAAAATAAGGAGTTAATATGAGCACCCCAGAAACCTTAATTCTTTCAAGACAGGAATTAATTGATTTTGCTAAAGAAATATATTCTGATTCGTGTGCAGGTTACATGGATTTAAAAGATACAACGTGTCAGAGTAAAGTCGATAAATTATTTGACCAAAAAAAGTCTTTTATAAAAAGAGATTATCAACAATCTCAATTTAATTGGGAGACCGGAGGCAACAATTCTATGTATAATACAGTCACATTTAGCACAAGCCACTATGGACTGGATATGTCGGGCTATACCTTGGACACGTCTAATTTGAGCGTAATCGTACCAAACGATCTACAGCTAGTTCCTAGTACTGTTTTGGCTAATGAAACTAATATTACAAATTTTTTAAACCCACACTCTATTGAGGGTGAAGATTCAAACACTAGTTTTTAAGGAAAAAAATGAATAAGATATTAAACTCAGATGGTTCACCAATGCTTACCCCTATTCCAAAGATTTCAGCTGTAAAGCCAGCGGGTTCACAGGTTCTAGTGGAGATTTTAACTGCACAAGAATTGATGGGAACAACTTTAACATTAGCAGAGAACACAGACCTAAAGGTACCTTTGCAGGGTTATATTAGAGGCGTTGGCCCATCCTTTAATCAAGATGCTTGGGGTTTTAACTTAGGTGATAGAGTGCTCATCTCTGGTGGTGGTGTTCTAGCTCCAAACTATGACGATACTCATAGAGATCGATTTTTTATGGAGCCACACGCTATAAAGAGTGTATTAATCGAAGAAAGTGACCCAGTCGAGGAAGTTGATCAATCAGGCAGCTATAATGAATCCCTATAATGCATTAGGAGTAGAATCTAATTCTACCCTTGATGATATAAAAAAAGCTTATAGAGACTTAGTTAAGAAGTATCATCCTGATTTAAATCCTGATGATATTGAGTCGGCTAAGAGATTTAAAGAGATTCAACATGCCTATGAAATCTTGACAGGTCAATCTAGGAGAACAAACACAGAAAGGTCAAGTCCTAAGCATAATCCTTTTGATTTTGACTTTTCTGCTGATTTGTTTGGCTCTAGTACATTCAAGGGCAAAAACGTTATTGTAAGGTTAGAGATTGATTTATTAGAATCTATCAGTGGTTGTAAGAAATTTGTAAAAGCAAAAAAAAGAAAAAGGTGCGACGATTGCGATGGACAAGGTTGCACAGATTTTTTGATTTGCGAGCAATGCTCTGGTAATGGTTTTATACAAGCTCCTAGTGTTCCGTTCACTATAAAACAGTCTTGTCCAAATTGTGCTGGCTTAGGCAAGATAAAATTAAAAAAATGTGACAAGTGTGCAGCAACAGGTTTTTCTTCTTATGAAGAAAAGGATATAGAAGTAGAAATACCATCAGGCATACAAAACAATGCTCAGCTTAGTTTTGCTGGTGATGGAGAAGAGTCTGTTAGGGGTGGCAGGCAAGGCGATTTAATAATTATAGTTAAGGTTAAAGATGATCCTTTATTTAAAAGAGAAGGATCTAATTTACATATAGAGGTTCCAGTTTCATATACCCAGCTTGCACTTGGTTGTGAACTGCTTGTACCCTCTATATTTAAAGAAAGATTAATTGTTAAAATTCCTCAAGGATGTCAGCCGCAAACAAAATTTAAGGTTAAGGGAAAAGGTGTATTAACTAAAGCTCATATAGGTGATATGATAGTGTCTTTAAAGCTCGAAATACCAAGACAGACCGACGATGAGTATAAGTCTACTTTAAAGGAACTTTCTGCTTTTGAACAAAAAAATGTTACACCACAAAGGCAAAATTGGCTTAATAATTTGGAAACTCAACAGTAAATAAAATTAATAGGAGGGAACATGAACAATAATAAATTAGTTTACTTATTTGTGGCGTTAACGGTCTTACTTTTAGTTTTTGGCATTGGGACCAAGGTTTTTGTTGATAAAGTAGCCGATAGAGTTATCTACAAGCTTCAAAAGGACTATTCTCCCTCTCCATATGGCCCCGGAATAGACCCGGACAAAATAGATTTGGATAAAGTTAAGTCTAAATAACCTTGCACATGGTTATTTTAGAGGGATAAATTGAACTATCCTGTGGTAGCCTTTGCATCTTCCAAATCAAAGTTTTACCAATAACAGGCACCCCAGATATCCTCTTAAATTCGTCATATGTAAAAAATAGTTTAGATCCATCTTTTAGTTGAATATAGATAGGATTTACTTTATCCATCACCGTCATAATTATTGATTTTCTTTCAACGGACGGTAACTCCAAATCAGTCTGAGGCAGAATAAAATCTTTGACCCAATCGAAATTTTCAGGAACATATAAATTGCCGTGTTTTTCAATTGTTTCTTGAAATTCTATGTATTTTTTGAACTGATTTTTCATGTTATTACTACTTTAACTTCGTAAGAATATTTATTATCAAGGGTCTTATATTTAAATGAATAATTACAAAATTTTATCTTATACAACCATATTTCCAATGATAATTTCTTTTAAAGAGGTTAAAGAAGACCAAGATGTGAACGAGGATACAGAATCAACGCCAGTTAGCACAAGTGTAAAGGTAGACTACTTTAATAGAAAAGTTCATTTCGATGAGCAGGAAAAATTATCTGAGTTTGGTTTTGACCTAGAGTTACTTGAGAGTAACATTCTTGACTCTCTTGTGCCCCAAAATATAGAAAATCCAGAAATACCAAAAGAAATACTTGACAGGATTTCGCAGGTTAAGAGTGGAAATTATGAATCGTTTAGCAAAATTTAGGAGGAAAAATGACAGTAGGTAATCCAGAGGGATACAAATTTAAAATTAGTGTGGGCAATGAAGAATCTAAGACCCCCTGTGACTTTAGTAACTTAACTCTGCATAAATTAATTAAATGGATTGACCAACAATCAGTTTCCAAGCAAGTAAAAGAAGAACTGAAAAAGAGTGCATCTAGATTCCCGCATCAGGCCCTTCCAAAATGGAGAGCTGGCTACCTAAAACATCTTTCTAAAGCACAAGCTAAAGTTAGAGAAAAAAACGGGAGAATTGTTGACCGTGTTGTAGAAGAGTTGGGTTCCGATGATGCTTCTTCAAGAGGCATTTCAATTGCGGATGTCGAAATACAGGAGGAATTTGAATGAAGATTTTTGCTATTATTTCTGTAGCAAGGCAGGTAGACGGTGAATATTGCGTAGTTAAGGTAGAAAAAGGCTTTAAAACAGGAACCTTGGCAGAACAATATGCAAAAAGTTTAGTTTCCAAATATGCAGAAAATATTCAAACTCCAACCGGATTAATTGAGTGCGTTTGTGAAAGAGGAATATTTGAGATTGATATTGACGAGTGACTTTAATAAGTTTATATTTTAACGAACCAAAAGGAGAATCATCATGGCCGAAATGCCCCACAACCCTTTAGAAGGCGAAAGACCAGAGCTAAGCGTAAAGTTGCATGACACAACTGATGAACATTTGTCAATTGTTGTAGTGCATAAAGACAGACCAGAATATCTGAATATTTGTCTTCAGTCTATTGCTGTGACATCTTTTAACAACAACTATGAAATTATAGTCGTAGATAATAACAGCGGCAAAGAATCACAAGACTTCTTGAGCGAGATAGAAGGTGAAGTAAAAGTTGTAAGAAGCGATAAAAATTTGTACTGGGCCGCTGCTTGCAACAAAGGAGCAGCAGCAGCAGATAAAAATTCAAAATACATAGTTTTTTTGCATTGCGATGTTGTTGTTCTGAATCCAGCTTGGATAGATTTATTGATAAATGTTTCCGAGGGTCAACAATCTGGCATGGTGGGTGTAGAAAGTCAATCTTATATGGTTGGCACACAAAGAATGGAATTTTTACAAGACTACACTTTGCTCTTTACTAGAGAAGCTTGGAGCAACATCGGACCATGGCCAGAAGAATTACCTCAAATTGGTGGCTCTTTCATATTAACAGTAAGGGCACAGTCTGCAGGCTATAAGCCTCAGATTATGAAGAATCCAATAGTTCACCACTACAAGGTGTTCAGTTTGGAGACAAGTGAATTTGAAAGAATGACTGAACAAGCTATGGTAACAATTCCAAAGTTAATGACAGACTTACAGTCTAGGCCTGTTTAATTGGAGAAAAAACAATGCCATATATTAGCAAAGAAAACAGGCAAGAGCTGGATGAGGCAATAGAGTCTCTTCGTTGGGCAATTGTTAGACTGATTGCCCCAAAAGATCGTGACTATAAGATTTTTGACATATCTTCTCATAATCTTCTAGACTCTGCTGGTAATTTAAACTATGTGATAACAAGACTCTGCGCAGGTCTAATTTGTGAACCTAGTTATTCTAAGATAGCAATTATAACTGGTGTGCTTGAAAACGTTAAACAAGAGCTTTATAGGCGTGGTGCTTCTGAGTACGAGGATCTCAAGTCTAAGGAAAATGGCGACATACCAGAGTACGTTTATATGTCCAAACTTATAAAAAATTCCTCTAATTCAATTTAATTTCTTTATAAAGTTCATCCATGCTTCATGATCGTGGATTCTAGGACAATGGTCTCCAGAGTAGTAGCAAGCATACGCCATGCAAAAAAGTTCTTCAGGTGGTTGATCTTGTTTTTTTTCTTCTGTGGAATCTAGCACTTTTTTCCATGATTTTCTCATGTTTTCATCGATAAGATGCTCCCACACTAAGTGTGCTATTTCATGTAATGTTGTGAATTTTCTAGAATAGTTCCAAGGTGCGGCTACTACTATTTTGTCTTTATGTATATAACCGATATGTTGTTCATCACCTTTTAAAGTATTGTTTGGCGTATAAGTAAACTTGTACTTATGCAACATCCTTTTGTGATTTTTTGGAAGATTTGCTATAAGAACTTTTACGTTCCTCTCTTCCTCAGATTCGGTCTCTTCTAAAAATTTTTTAAAACTTTCCATTCTTTATTTATATTTGCTACAATGAAAATTTAAAATAATTTAGCTATTATAATTTGTTCACGGCCCTAAAGGGAGGCTTCGAAGGCCTTAATTTCGATAGCTGATTGCTTCGGCTATAAAACCTTTGCAACGAATTAATCCTACGACAAAGGAATGGAAATCTATGGTTCCACCAGTTCATAGACGCTGTTGTGCTGCGCAAGCATAAAAAAGTGACGAAATCTCTTTAAAAAAACGGAAAGCCCAAAAGAGCAGACAATCTTTTAACCGTGATTCAAAAAAGGATAATTTCGTAAGTTTCATGATTTATCTTGAAACTTAGTTTTTAAAAAAGCCAAGTTTGCGAATCTACTTCTTTTTAAAGACCCAATATCTAATATTGGGTCTTTTTTTGTTCCTTTTCTGTGTAAATATAGATAGGCTCTCAATAAAGGACAAAATGTATGAATTTCAAAGACTGGATTTTACTAGAAGACAGCAAGTCTTTAGCTAAAGCTTACGTAGATTTATTGAAAGATGTCCCGCAGGATCCAACCCATCATCCAGAGGGCAACGCTTTAGTACACATACAATTGGTAAGAAAAGCAGTGCCCAAAGCAATTGCTACGTTAAAAGTTCTAAAAAATAGAGAGCCATTCACACATATTCTTTCCGATATAAGTTTTGATGTCACACCTTTAGAGAAACAAATTCTTTATTTGGCTGCTTGGCTTCATGACATAGGTAAATCAACTGCTACTACAGTTGGAGGCATTAATTTTAATTATCTCCGTCAAATGGATGTTATGTACCAAATGGATAGTGGGAAAATAAAATCAATTGGGCATGATGAGCCAAGGCACTATATGCCACAAATTAATAGGTTGAAGGACTTAGCGCCTGAATCAACCAAAGACCTATACATTAAGAATAAGGATCTTATAAATTTTTTAATTGACCACCATATGGATTTGATGAATTCTGATGGTTTTTCTAATGCATTCGTTAAAGAACATTTTGTTGATGGCAAGGTAATTAATAGTCAAAAAATTAAATTGTTATTGATCCTAATGTGGTCTGACAAGATGGGAAGAACTGAGGAGACAATACCGAAATCAATTAGAAACAATGAAGAAAGATTGGTTGCGTCATCAAATAGGTCTGTTGAACAAAGAAAAAAAGCCGAACTCGAACAGCAGAAGGCCAAGGCAAAAGATTTCAGCTCACCAGAACAAATGATCGATATGTTAACAAGAAGAGGCTTAACGCCACAGCAAATACAAATTGCTGTTCAGAATAAATTTCCAGGTTATCAACAAATTACTAAAGGAACAGAATGAGAAAAAAGCAAAGACACAATAGATCTAAACAAAGAACTGAGGTTAAGCAAGAGCAGCCTCTAAAAAAGCAGCCACAGACTTTCCATTTTGAATTTTTTAACCAAGCACAAAAACTTGCTTGGAGTATGTTTGATCAATACGATGTACTTTTTTTATTGGGCCCAGCTGGGGTTGGCAAGACTCAACTGGCCTGTGCATTCAGTATAAGTGAGGTTCTTGCTAAGAAAAAAGAAAGAATAATTTTGACTAGGCCGATAGTAGAAGCAGGGGAATCTTTGGGTTATCTTCCTGGTTCTTTTGAGGAAAAAGTAAGTCCTTACATGATGCCTATGTACGACTGTATAGACAGGTGTTTGGGAAAAGATGGTCCACAAAGAGAAATTATAAATAAATCAATTGAAGTTGCACCACTGGCTTACCTCAGAGGAAGAACTTTTCACAATTCTATTTGTATATTTGATGAGGCGCAAAATGCAACTTTATCACAAATTAAACTCTTTATAACCAGATTTGGCAAGAACAGTAAGGTAATTATTACTGGGGATCCCAACCAAAGTGATATTCCTGAGAGGCAACAAGGATTAATGCATGTGGTCAAAAAGCTAGAGACTTTAAATGGAGTTGGAGTCGTTTACTTTAAATCTAGTTCAATAGTTAGACATCCTTTAATAGCTTCTATTTTGGAAAAGCTAGAAGGGTAAAATGTCTAGTAGTCTTGTAACAGAATTAGATGATTTGATATTATTTGACTCGCCTTCAGTTAGCGGTCAAATAATATTGAATGAACCTGTCTACTTACAAGACCCAATTACATTAGAAACAACGGAGTTTCTTCTCACAGAAACAGGCGAAATAATTGCTGGAGTAGAAGATAACATTCTGCTCACTGCTACAAGTAGTTCTGAAGCTTTTGGCAATCTTGTAGTGCAATCCAATACAGCTCTTGTTTACTTAGAAGGAGTGCCTTCTCAACAAAGTTTTGGATCACAAAAACTCAAAACAAGTGTTTCTTTAAGCGGCATAGAATCTGGAGAAGCTCTTGGAGATGTTGTAGTTAATTACATATCTTTTGAGCAAGATATTTTATGGAATGTTTCTGCAAATGTTCTGATATCATCAAACTTTAATTGGAATGTTGGTCAAGGAGTTCTGAGATGGTATAGAGTACAAGGTTGTTGCAAGTGGCCAACCGCAATTGGATCAGGCTCTTTGTCTGAGCCTTTTCCTGGTGGTTGTGATATTATAGGTCTTCAGACAGATGACCAAAAATGTGTAGGAGGACTGGGAAAGCAGCAATTTATACAAAACATACTTGCAAGAAGCCTTAGTGAAGTTTGTGTGATCTTAAAAGAAAGCGGAATGAAGTGGCAAATTTGTAGTATTAAGGTCTTTAGCAAGCCCGCAGATCCAACACTCGTCACCGATGAATGCAATACGCTCACATCGGTGCCTTTTGCAGACTTGCCAGAATGTATTGAGATTGCTCTTAAGGATGACTTATTGGTTAAAACCAAAATGGGCGTTTCAATATATGAATCCACGGCAGGTCAAATTTATCAATACGTTGGTGGTTTAGATGAACTTGGAGAACTACAGGTTTCTGACACTGTTGGTGGTGAAGCTGTAATAAATACAGATTTTGAAATACCAAGTAAGGCAGAATATCACTATATTGCTATTTCAAACATGGAGTTTGGACTAGCAGGACTAAACGCACAAGAATATATTGAAGATCAAATTATATCAGCATCTATAAGATCTGTAAATACAACAGGTGGATCTGCTGCGGTGACTTCTGATTGGTCTAGAGATTTGTCGGTATCTATGTATTCAAAGGTCACAGTCGAAAAATTAGATGCCATACTATCTTCTAAATCACTTCCTGAGCTTGTGCCTGTCACACCCACAGTTAGAACATTCTGTGGTTCTTGCACGGCTATGCCTTCAATACTTTATACTTATCACAACTTGTCCGATATAGGTGTTTTATCTACCTTCTTAGTTGGAAATAAGCTAACTCTGCCTACTTATTTGACAATGCACTATAGTAAGAACTTATCCTCATGGTCCGCTAATCAGCATTTAGTGGGTCTTGGAATGGTCAATAAAGAAAGATGGAACATCGTTTTAACTTGGTCTTGCACAAATAAGGAAGCTGACTTCGTTACAAATCCATTTTGGAAATTTGCCTTGCTCTTATCGAAGACTGATCTTGTTACCGGGGTGACTTTGGATTCAAGAATTTGTATCACTTTTTCTTCTTCTATATTATGTGAAAAAATTAATAATATGAGTATAGATTTTCCATTCACTTTAAACACAGTTACCAAGAATGTATTTGATAAATTTAAGAGTGTTTCTAGTGAGATAATTCTATATGATGAAATTGGTTTATTTAAACCTTCTAAATGGCGAGCAAAGCCAAGTCTTAAGTTTAGGCTCTCTAAAAATTCAAATCTAACTGCTACCAATAGAAAAGATATTTCTTCTATTTTTGGATAGTTTTTAATAGTTCTTTTCTATAATAGAATATGGAAACCCAGCTTGATAAAAACATGAATATTATTTACATTTTATTTGCTTCAAATTTAGTTTTAATTATAATTAATCTAGTTCTTACTTTTTACATGGGCGCATTTTTAGTTAGATTCCGAAGGGATTTAACTGAATTAATCTCTAGTTTATTAGAAATCAACATAGAACCTCCAGATCAGAAACAACCAGTTGAAGAATACCCTAAAACTTGGGATCAGAAGTACGAAGAAGAAATACAAGAAGCGTCTCGTCGGTTGGCACAGCAACAAGGCGATTTTTAATGAATGAAAAAGTTAATGTAGCTTACAAAAAATTTGATATTGAAAGAAATTTTGGCGTAGAGTTAGAAATGGGTAGTTTTATTCCCAAGAATAAAATAAAAAATTTGATTAAGGTAGCTTCAAAAGTTCCCGTTGAGGTTACAAAATATCAATTAAGCTCAAACAATAATTTTTGGCATGTCAAAGATGATGCTACTTGCGGCATTCTAGGTAGGAGAGGTCCCAAGGGAGTAGAGGTTGCATCTTATGTTGCCCAAGGTAGCAAGGACATCAATCACATAGCAGGTATAGCTAGTTTTTTATACGATGCTGGATGTAGGTCAAATCAAAATTGTGGCACACACATTCATGCTGATGTTAAAGATCTAGATATAAAAGCCATTGGCACAATATTATCTTATTGGCTTAAGATTGAGACTTGGATAGAAAATTCACTACCCAGCTCCAGAATAAATAATAAATACTGTAGAAGATTGTCAGGCACTATAGGCCTTGATCGTGATAAAAAAAGAAAACCAGAAGATGTTTTTTCTTTTCTTGCACCATCCAATTTGAATGTTTATGAGAACGAAGAGAGAAGGGTCTCTTTGAATTTAGTAAATTATATGCGTTCTATAGTCGGCATTGCAAAAAGAAAAACTATAGAACTTAGATATCCTGAAGGCACACTAGATTCAAGGGACATAAAATCATGGATCTATTTATTTTTAACTTTTATAGAAAACTGTAAAGATAAAGATATTCCTGACAATTTATTGGATTGTGAGTCAATTGATGAGGTTCTTTGTTTTTTAGGCTTAGGCCATACCCCAGAAACTTTTTTTATTTTTTCAAGTGATTTACATGATACAAGAATTTGGTTCTTACAGAGATTAATCAGATATGGAGGTAAAAAACACAAGGAACAAGCAGAAAAAAAGCTTGAATTTTTAACAAAAAATTAGAGTTTAAAACGATAAATACATTAACTAAATTTTAACTATTTAACTAACTATAAGGAATTTTAACTATGACTGAAGAACTTAAAAAACAACTAATTTTATCTAATCTAGAATTTGCAAATAGAGTAGCATTGAGTAAAAAGAGATTTTTATCGCATATACATTATGAGGATCTTCAATCCGCTGCTTATTTTGGATTAGTGCAAGCAGCAAATAAATATGACTTTAAAAAAAATGACTGTTTTCAGGCGTTCGCATTCTGTAGAATAAAGGGTGCAGTGCAAGATTACTTACGAGAAATCAATTGGGGCTCTAGAAGAAATCCTATACACATGGAAAGCTTGCAAAACTTAATTTGAGGATATTATGTTCAAAATTACATTTTTAATATTTTGTTTTATTGTCAGTTCTTCTTTTTTATTTGCTGACGATTTGATATTTCCAGCAGATGTTCCTGTAACGACTGCGGAAACTTCTGATCCTGAATTACGTTCTTTAGAGTGGAATAGATACGTCAATAAAAACTTTGTAATTTTGAGCATAGATGACTCTCAAGGCCTCTGGCTTTGTAAAAATGTACCAAATTTGAATGAATGGTGCGTTTCAAGATGGGGATTCACACCAAAAAAATTATCAAAAGAATGCAGGATATTTTGTGTCCCAAACAATTCTCTTCTTAAAAAGTTATTTGGTTTAGATTCGCCAAAGGTAGAAATAAGAAAAGACAAAGATGGCAAGACGGAGATAATGGCCATGTGGTTTGTTTTAGATGAAACACGAACCACTCCTTTTTTGCCGCAGTCTCTTACGAGGGTGGGTTTTTCTGATTTTTCAGAGCAGAGTAGCTATGTCATACCTTTCTGGTTTTTAAGATCAGCGGAACTTATAAATTCTTCCTCTAAAAGCAGTTTTAAAAATGCAGCAGAAGTTTTTGAAAAGAATGAATATAAAAATGTTTCGCTTCTTAGTTGCAAAGAATTACTTAGCACCGATATTAAAGGGTATCAAGCTATGCCGAGCAGCAAGAAAGATTGTTTTGATTCACAATCTATTGTTCTTTGCATGATGCTGAGAAAAGAATTTGGTGAATCTAAACTTCACTATTTTTTAAGTCTTTTGCAAAGTAAAGATCTCTCTTTAGCTCTAAAGGATTCTTATGGCTATGAAAATTTAGAAGATTTTGAAAAAAAGTACTTAATGTATTATAGAGATTTTTCAAAAGACTTATTTCAAGATAAAGTTCCCAATTCATATTTCGAAGTTAAAAGTGTCAAGAATTAAAAGGAGATTTTATGTTTCACTTATTGGGTTGGATAATATTTGGTTTAATAGTTGGTTTAGTAGCAAAATACACACATCCCGGCGAAGAATCACTTGGTTTTGCATCGACGCTCTTAGTTGGCATTGCTGGTTCTTTTTTAGGTGGATTTATAAACTATTTATTGTCGAGTGGAGATGTCGTAAGACCGGCTGGTTTTTTGATGTCAATTATTGGTGGGGTGATTTTTTGTGCCCTATGGCGTTATTATAAATTACATAACTAAAAATGATATCAAAAAGTATAGTTAAAAGTTTAAAGGAAAGATATTATACACTTCATCCTTTAATTTTCCATAGATCTGTCGAGAGAGCAAAAAATGATGTTGAACTATTTGACATACTTGATTGCGTCCCGAGACTTTTTCCTATAGTTTGGTGTGATACCGAAAGAAAATGGGTAACATCACAGGACATCTACCAAACAGAACAAGAATTTTCTAAATGAATATTATAGATGAGTATCTACTTAGACATGGATTGTCTTTTCCTATTGTTCGTCATTCTGATGGAGTAGTTATTTTGAGAGAGTTGGGAACTCAAAAGCTTTTTGTCCTTTCAACAAAATGGATTACAAATAACCACCATCCGGGTCATCATTTAATTGAATTGAGACATACTTCTTGCTCTGCTTCTAAGCAAAGTTTATCAAATCTTTTTGAGTGTCGATTTTCTTATGAAAAAAATTGGTCTGAATATGAGGATTTCTTTTTTAGCTGGACAAGAAATATGAACTTCACTCCAGTCTTAGAAAGAAAAAACGTTATTATTTCTGCGTGGGAAATTTTTGTTTGTTGTTATGAGTTTTGGTTTTTAAATGGTTCTGATTTTTTCAAAAAAAAACTATTTGACACCCTAGACCCAGAACAAAGTTTAGAAGATAGGTTTTTTTCTTGCGAATATTTTTTTAATCAAAAAGAGTTCAAAGCTTCTGAGCTTTCAAAAATTTGGGAAGACAAATTTCTGAGTGAAACAAATAATTATTTAGATTGGTTTAAGTCCTTGAATAAGTAGAATTATGAAATCTAGTTCCATAAAAGAGCTAAAACAATATTATGGTGTGCCACCCATCGGCAGCTTTGCTTTAGAGGCAGAGTTTCCGTCACTCGTAAAATGGGATCATTGTCGGGAGCAGTTTGCTGTAAAGTTCACAGAAAAATTAAAAGGATTCTTTTTCTCTCATGCGGCAAATAAGGGCGAATCTGTCTGTGAATTTTTTCACACCTTTGAAGATATTGTTTTTGATGTTTATGAAAAGAAAAGAAAAAAAACACAATTTATCAAAACAAATAATCCAAGTGTTTTATGGGTTCAACCTTCAAAGTTTTGGAAAAAATGTAGAATTAAACGTTCTTTGTTGACAATACTTCTAAGGTCTGGTGCCAACTATTGCATAGATAAAAAGAACTTTGATGATTGTTTATTTTTTAGTGACTACAAAGAAAATCAGTATATTAGGAATACAAAAAATGCTATAATGCGTTTTATGTTTGGTTTTACTGAGTTTGTTGGTAAAATGCCTGTTACGAGTGTTTCTATAGAAAAACATGGTTGGTTCGAAGAATTTAAAAATTGTGACCAAAAAAAAGTTTGTGAGTTGTTGCGTTTTCCTGAAAAAGAGCCAAAGCAGAAAATTTTTGGGGTAAATTGTTTGTGGAACTAAAATCTTTTGACGAATCATCTTTTTTGACAGATCAAGAAGGCGGTATCTTGGTTTTGCTGCAATTTTGGTCATCTTGGTGTGGCCCATGTTTTGATGTAAAACATTTAGAAGAGTTTCAAGAAGAGAACCCTTCAATAAAGGTGTACAGGGTCAACACAGAAGAGAACCAAACCTTTTGTAAAAGTTATTCTATAGTTGTTCTTCCAACTTATCTTTTCTTGAAGAACTCTAAAGAATTAGCTAGATTTGTTGGACTTCAAACAAAGGATTCTCTAAAGGGTGCATTGTAATGAAACGTGTTTTGCTCACAGGTGCTAGTGGTTTTATAGGTGCACATTGTGTTAAATACTTTTTAGAAAAAACAGATTGGTTTATTGTCGCATTAGATTCATTTCGACATAAAGGCACCTACTCAAGGCTTAACGAATTAGATATAGATCCAAATCGCTTTTTGCTAATTAAGCATGACTTGTCTGTGCCCATTGACGAAGTTTTAGAGAACAGAATTCTAAGCAGAACAATAGACCAAAGAGGTTATCTAAGACAACAAAGAATCGATTATATAATTAATATGGCTTCTGATTCTGCCGTTGAACGTTCTATAACAAATCCAAAAGATTGCTGGACAAATAATTGCGAAATAGCAATTAACATGCTTGAATTAGCAAGAAAAATAAAACCAAGTATATTTTTTCAAGTATCTACGGATGAAGTTTATGGCGATTGCCCCGATAGCTATTCTCATCCTGAGTGGGACGTTATAGTTCCATCGAATCCTTACGCTGCTTCAAAAGCCGCTCAAGAAGCACTTGCTATATCTTATTGGAGAACTTATGACGTTCCTGTTGTGTTGACAAATTGCATGAACACTATTGGTGTATGGCAAGATAAAGAAAAGTTTCTTCCTAAGATTATTTGGAAAATTGCAACGAACCAAGAGTTGGAAATTTACGCTGATAATGTGGGAAACGGCCAATACAAAATTGGTAGTCGATTTTACCTCCATGCTGAAAATCATGCGGACATCTTTATTTGGCTGGCAAATAGAGCTATTTCAAAATATGAAAATGGTGACACCCTCCCAGATAGATACAACGTGGTGGGAGATATTGAGCTCAATAATTTGGAATTAGCTTTTTTGGTTTCAAAAATCATGGATAAGCCCTTGAAATACCGTTTAACCCCCTCAGAGTCCGTTAGAAGAGGCTATGATAGAAGATATGCCCTAGATGGGTCAAAGTTAAAAAAGGCTGGTTGGGAGCCTCCCATAGAGTTCCAAGAAGGTCTTGAGAAGATAGTTTCTTGGACATTGCAAAATTCTTGGTGGGTTTGATTTACAATCCAGCTTTTTAGGCTATACTCAGAAAGGCACCCATGTGGCACTTTACATCAGATTGGCACCTAAACCACCATAACATTCTAAAATACTGCGATAGACCCTTTCTGAACAAAGAAGAGCAAGAGTTATTGGATCTTTCTAAAAGTGGCTCTTTGCCAATAAAAAGTATAGAAATAAGCCAAGAATCTGTTCAAAGAATGAATCAATGTATTATTGATTCCACTAACTCTGTGGTTTCTGAGGACGATAGCCTAGTTATTTTGGGCGACTTTTGCTGGACATCTACCCCTAGAGATCAAGTAGCACATTTTATTGACTCATTGAGATGCAAAAATATTTACTTAATTTGGGGAAATCACGACAATAGACAAATCCTACAGCCTTTTTTTAAGGCAACATACGACCAGTATGTTTTTTATGTAGAAAAACAACATATTTTTGTTAGCCACTATCCTTGTAGGTCTTGGTATTTGTCTAACTATGGAAGCTGGATGCTATATGGTCATGTTCACAATAATTTTTGGCACCAAGACAACCACCGACCAACAGATTTGCAAAAAGAGTCTTTAAAAGTTAGTTTGAAGGAACACTTCAACTTAGATCCAGACCAGTTTGATTTTGAAAATTTTGCTAATTCTACAATTTCTTTATTCAACAAAAATTTACGGACTCTAGATGTGGGCGTAGATAATGTTCGTGAAAATGTACCTTTTGGTACACCTTGGAGTTTAAACGATATTCGTTTTTATATGGAAAATAAGGAACTTAATAAATGAAAACCTACCCAGTTCTGTATACAAAAGATACAATTGGTAATGTCCGTGTTTGGTACATGGAACAGGAAAACAACAAGCATAGAACAGTTTCTGGACTTTTAGACGGTGAACGAGTAACATCTGAGTGGACGATTACTGAGGCCAAGAACTTTGGCAAGAAAAACGCTACGACTGCTGTTGAGCAGGCTAGTGCGGAAATCGACTCCAGATACAAGAAGCAGAGAAAAACGGGTTATTTTGATGACATTGGAGACGTTGGATCTACTTCTTACGTGGAGCCAATGCTTGCCAAGCTATATAAAGACTATGCTCACAAAATCGACCTTTCAGGTGGAGAGTGGCTTCTTCAATGTAAATTCAATGGGATGCGTTGTGTGGCTACCAAAGATGGTCTTTTTACACGCAAGGGTGAAAAGTACCTAAGTGTCCCACATGTTGAGGATTCTCTAAAGCCATTTTTTAAGAAGCATCCCAATGCTGTTCTTGACGGCGAATTGTTCAATAACGAACTGCGACAGCAACTTAACGAGATAAGCAAGTTAATCCGAAAAACAGTTCATATTTCTAAAGAAGATTTAGAGCGTAGTGAAGAGCTGGTTAGATATTATATCTATGACGGTTATGGTTTTGGCCTCAAAACCAATCCCATGAGCCAGAATGAACCATACAAGTCTAGAAAAGAATGGATTGATAATCAAGTTATTGGCGAGTATGATTATGCGGTTCATGTCACAGACATCAATATTCTTAGTCAAATCAATCTAGACGAGGCTTACCAATCTTTGATAGATGATGGACAAGAGGGTGGAATACTTCGTCACAAGAACATGAAATATGAAAACAAAAGAAGCAAGCATTTGCTAAAGGTTAAGCCTGAGGATGATGACGAAGGTGAGATCGTTGAAATAACGGAAGGTGCCGGTAATTGGCGAGGAACTGGCAAAATTATTACGTTGAATTGGAATGGTAAAATCTTTGATGCTACTTTTAAGGGTACTTTTGAACAAGCCACTGAATTCTTGAATAAAAAGAAAAAATGGATTGGAAAGAAAGTAACTTTCCTCTACAATGGACTCACAGGGTTAGGCACACCAAATTATGCCCGTGTAGACATAAACAACTGTCTTAAAGGTGATAGATAGTGATTTTTGAAATTCGAAAGGAGAGTTGAGTGTACTAAAACCTTACGGTTATTGGTTAGATGGTTGGTTGTAGTTTTTATTTTTAAACCTTGGAAAATTTGGAGTAATAAGATGTATTTTGAGAGAAAGCCTATTGTTGATAAGAAGCCCGCAACCCCCTTTGACATCGATCTCAGATGCAATATCAACATTGAAACTCATGTTGCAATGAGGCTTGGAGAGTTGATCTTGGTTTCTGGAACTGAGGATAAACAACTTTTGGCTTTAGGACATAGGTTGTCTAAGTCAATGTCTCATCTTGTGGACCAGCTTGATGACCGACAGTGGCACAAGGTGAAAGAATATATCATGGAACAAACTTTTGAGGATGATAACGAAGAGCCTCAAAGTGATTCTAGGCCCAATGACTTTTATTCTACGAGGGCCAGAAGAGTAGTTGAAGAAGCTAACGTTCCTATCAACTCCATGAAAAATTTTGTGAGGGCTAAGGTCACTCATGACAAAATGAGTAAATGAGTTTCTTTTTTTATTTAAAATCAAAACGAAAAACCCCTGCCAAAAGCGGGGGTTTTTTGTTTGACAGCATAAGCTTGTTTTGTTAAGATATACTTTTATCTTGGAGGATATTTATGTCTTTTCGTTTAAGTGAAAAAGTTACTTTAAACGAAGGGGATAAGGTACGGATTTCATCTGGACCTTATTATATTTCATCTTCTGGTGCAAAGATAACTATGGGGGAAAAGGGCGTAGGTACTTTCGTATCCGTCACAGAAGATAGAACGGCGATATATGTAAAATTTAAAAACGAAACGCCCAAATATGTCTACATAGGCCCAGAAAAAGTAGCTTCTAATACTGGAACTATTATGAGGCCACACAAAGTCACAAAAGTAAGGAGATAAAGTGATAAACAACGATTTGACAAAAAAGGCGATTAAAGAAAACATCCCTATAGCTGAATTAGAGTATCTTGGTCTTCCTTTAAGGGTAATTAATGCCTTGGAAGATTCTAAGCACAACTTAATTTATATAAAGGACTTAGTTTCTTTAAATGAGAAACAGATTTCTTCAATAGAGAACTTGGGTTCTTCTGGGGTGAAACAAATTGTTGCTGCTTTAGAAAAGTTAGGTGATTTGGATAAAGAAATAGCAAGATGGCACAGATAAATTTTAGTAATTTTTATTTTGATGCTATTGATTTTTGAAAATATCGTGCTATCATAATAACGGCAGTCATAAGTTTGGTTGCTGTTTCGGTCGGTCGGTTTGTTACCTTTTGAAAGGAGTTTAGAAATGAGATTTTTAAACGTTGTTTTTTTCTTTGTTGCAGTTTGTCCCATTTTTGTTTTTGGGGCAGATCAACAGTCACCTACTCTTGCTGATAACACGGTCAGTATCTTATCTTCTAAGGAAGCACAGGCCACGGCCCCAGCATCCTCGACTTATGACTCTGCCGTGATTACTTCGACTGCTGCGATTGTTTCACCCACTTGCAGTGGTCCCAACTGTGGTTGCAATAGCTGCGGCAACGAGCCCAAGGTTACCTATAGGCACAAGAGAAACATTGCACCTAACGCTGTGCCGGATACGGCAACGCTATGTGTGTGCAAGAGAGACCCTTGCACTTGCAGCAAGGTCGCTACGGAGCTTAATGTTCCCATCTGTGTTCCTCCTTGCGCTTGCAAGGACACCACCACCGTTAGCCGAGATGGCAACAGAGTTGTCAAGGACTACGGTCGGTATGAGGTTGTTGTCACCAATAGAAAGAGTGGCAACATCGATGTTAAGTACAGAAAGCGTCTCTTGAATCGCTAATACTTTTAGACCAAAAAGAATCGGCCACCAAATAAAATAAATAAGTTTGGTGGCCGATTCTTGGTCTTTGGTGTATAAAAATGAACGTTTGGCTTAAATTTGGTCGCGCAAGAAAGATCGCAAAAGAGTTACAGTATAAATATTTTAATCTAGACTATTACTGTCAAGATGAAGAGCTTCTTGAGTTTAAAATACTAGAGGATTTATGGTCTCATCCACTTTATACCAATGATATGCTTCTTAATATAGTCTGGGACGAGTATGATAGGCTTTTGTGGCTACAAGTCGGGTTAAATGGCATAGACGCAGGATTAGTACCCAGATAGCAAAATTTGAAATTAGCAAAATCTTTTTAGGTCTCTTTACAAGTCAAAACCTAGTGCTATACTAATTTTTGTAGGAAGTATTAAGAAGGTGCCGAAAGGCACTGGCAACCGAGCAAAAGCCACGGTGCCACCAGCTATCTTTGCTGGGATACGCACAGGAGTGTTTCCTGTGAAAAAGCGGATTATCCGCCTTCTTGATCTCCCTTTAACAGAGAGAGAGTAACCATGTTTTTTAGTGCTGCTGTTTTACAAGGACTCAACGATCTTAGGAATAAGAACCCTAAGATTGTAGAGGTAACCAAAGAAGAGCTAATTGCTTCTATGAAAAGGCAAGGCTCTGCTGATTGGGAAATAAATATGACTTTGTCTTTCTTGAAAGGAGGTGCTGCATTAGGCGGTTCCAATGGAGAAAGAATTGTCTTAAAAGAGTAAGATAAAAAGATGATAAACCGGGAGAGGACAACCAACTCTCCCGGTTTATAAAACCATATGACGCTAACAAGATATCAACAGAAGTACCGAGTGAACCAAAAGCAAAGATTTAACATCACCACCGAGTGAACCATAAAAATGTTTGAACTAGAAAATTTAAAAAAACAGTTGTGCGAAAATTGTTGGTTTGATGCCTGGCTAGTTTTATGTTTTCGTCAAAACGCTAGAACACAAGAAGAACAAATTGAGATAGCAAAAGAAATGTTGTCCCCGAGTACAAAGTATTGGCTACCCAGAACTATTGCAGGGTTTATGATTTGGAGTATGAAAGCTTATGAAGCAAAAGCTACTGACTGGTTAAGGTGTCATTTAAGTGAAACAGATTTATCGGCAGAAGAATATCAAAAGCTTAACGAAAATTACAAAAAAAACACTGTTACTTTGTAAAAAAATCAACTACACTTTACAAACTGTTTTGTTGTGGTACAATTATTTTGGAGGCACAAACATGCAAGCGTCGAGATACTTTTTTGTTTTTGAATACGGATTCGGTAGTTTTGGAGCAGCAGCAGATACCGTACAAGAAGCTAGAGAAGTTTTTCGCAAACGTATGAATGGAGAACTGGAATTATCATGTGGATTTCCAAAAGAAGAAAACTGGAAAAAACTAGCTAGACAGCAAAGACATCTTGAGAGATTCAAAAATTCTGGTTTAGATATTGACTTAATTGAACCTGCGGTTTATTCTGAACAAAAATAACAGGAGATAATTATGTCTTGGCCTTGAGCAAAAGACTTTAGCGGGTTAATTATAATATCTTGGGCTGGCATTACTCTGAGAACTTTAGAATAAGTTGTAGTGTTTCCAAAACCCCGTTTGAGTCAAGCGGACCCTTTTGCGAATGTACCTGCCATTTGTGTATGAGGGTGAATCTTCTTTTATATTCTGGCTACCGAAAGGGTTCAGAAATAATGGATGGTTTCTTGGCTTCGGTAAGTAGATACCGTGATTGGGGACTTAACAAATAGCCTAAATAAAAAATAGGGCGAATAGAGTTAAGCGAGACCATGAACTGCGACTCATCAAAAGAATTGCTGGATCAATACATTCGTAGAGTTGCCTATGGAAACTCTATAAAAAATTTTGATTCAAAGGGCTTACACGCTGGTAATTCTTTTTATGTTTATTGTGTCCATTGTGGAATCCCGACAGAGGCCTTTCCTGAGAAGCCTCTGGTCGAGACAAATTCCATTTGTTCTCAATGCAACTTTTTGTTAAAACAATCACTGTTGGAAATAGCAAAAAATGCCGCCAATAAATTTTTTGGAAATGAACCAAAAAACACAACCAGATGAAGTCGTTAAAGTTTCTACAAATCTTTTGTCTGTTTTGATTGTTGTTTTAGTTTTAGCTTTTCCTAATTCTTACTTATGGAAAAAACTTTTAGTCCCCGTATTCAACCTACCCAGCCTATCTTATTGGCAGATGGTTGGTTTTGAAATTTTTGTTTTTTTATTCTCTAGAATTGCGAGGCTTTAGTTGACAATGGAAAGTTTTTTTGGTAAACTGAATCCCTTCCAATGGTCTTTTAATAACAACAAGGAAAGTTCAACAATGAATAATCAGACTGTTTCTTTAGAAATGCCAACATCTTGTGGTGGAATTAGAAATATTGAAGAAAATATTTGTGAAAAGAACCAAGAAGAAAAAATTAGAGAACTTGCTTATTATCTTTGGGAAGAAGCAGGTCGTCCCGACTGTGATGGATCTTCTTTTTGGATAGAAGCTGAAAAACAATTTTCTTGATTTAAAAAGGCCAGACTCTTTTCGTATAGAAGAGTCTGGCCTTTTTTATGTTTAGGCCAATAGGGGCAGTTTGTGCATTTGCATCCACAACAAACTCCTCTTTCGATAAGAAATTTTTTACTTAAAGGCTCCATATGGATTTTTCTCCTAGAGTAGATTCGTCGTTTAGACCCTACGCTGCCAAAACTGCTGATCATACAACTTATTTTAATTACTTCTATTATTATTTATATAAATTCTCTCAACAACCTAATTATTATTCAAATACATCTTTAATAAGTACTTCTATCCTTGATAAACTTATAGGCATTGGTGCAAAACAAATATTTAAATACACTTCTGATAAACTTGATAAGGGTGAGCTTTCCTTTGGAACAGAAGCAAACGATTCAGAGGTAGCTTTTGAGTTTGAGGATGCAGTAATTTGTGTTTTAAAGCAACCAAGACTGTCTAGTTTTTCTCGTGCTTATGGGGAAACATATCAGGATTGTCCTGATGATGGCAACTATTGCAGAGTTTTTTATTCACAAGAAGAAACTCTTTTTAAAATAAAGTCTCTATTTGATTACGTAAAAGAAAAAAACACTAAAAGCATTCACCTTATGTGTAAGGTGGAAGGTGTGCTAGATGTCCAAAGGTTTGATATTGTCTTGCCAACTGAAGATGATTTAGACATAGAACTTAATTATGGCGAGGAGCTTGCAGGCAAGGAAGCAAAAATAATAGACATATTAGAAAAAAAGAAATCTGGTTTGATTTTATTTTCTGGAAAGCCTGGAACAGGAAAAAGCACATTTATTAAATATCTTTCTTCTAAGGTAGACAGAAAGATTATTTATCTTCCTTCTGCATTCACTGAAGAAATAACCAGCCCTTCTTTTCTAAGCTTTATGACAGACTATAAAGATTCTATATTTCTTTTGGAAGACGCAGAGAAAGTTTTAAAAAGCAGAGAAGAACAAGAAAATTCAGCAATTTCAAACATATTAAATATCACAGATGGTTTGTTGGGCGATTGTCTTAATATATTCGTTATAGCAACCTTTAATACATCTAGAGATAAAATAGATTCTGCTTTGCTTAGAAAAGGTCGTTTAATGCTAGAACACGAATTCAAGGAACTGCCAGCAGATAATTGTAATAAAATATTTGAAAAAATAAATTCGGATAGAAAAACTGATATTCCCTTAACGCTTGCAGATATTTATAATGCAGAAGACAATTATAAGAAAGAAATTGATAAGAAAAAAATAGGATTTTAGGAGCAAATAAAATGGAACTTAAAGTCTGGCAGATGCACTCAAATTGTGCAAGAATAGAAAAAGCAGAGAAAACTTGCCTTGGCCTCGCCAACAAAGACGGTGTTAAATGGTGTGGCCCGTATTCCTCTGTAAATAAGTTGGGGTTTTGGCTTTACCCTCCCGTCAGTTTTGAATTTACTTATTCTAACGGTAAGATTGAATACAAAGTCTTAGAAGATTACAGCGGTGAAGACGGCAAAAGAGTTGTTGACTTAATGAGTCAACCCGGAAAAGAAAATCTCAGACACGAAACAGATAAGCTTTTTTGGTGTGCCGATGGTAGGACTAAGTTTACATGGGGAACCGTAGAACCCAACGTAATACAAATATGGACAGGATTAATATTCCAGACTCCAAAAAATATTTGTTTACACATAAGAGAACCAATTAATTTTCCAAGACGTGATTTTCATGTTATGGAAGGTCTTTTGGAAACAGATTGGATGCAATATGATATTTGGGTTAACATTATTGTTGACGCAGAAAACAAAAAAGTTGTTGTTAAAAAAGATGTTCCTCTGGCACATTTAACACTAGTAGATCGAGCTTTAATAGAAGATAACTGGACGATCTGCCCAGAGATGATTAATAGAGATTCAAAGGAAGCCGATGAGGTTTTTACCTATTGGATAGATTATAATAAGAAGAAGTTTGAAAGCGGTGGCAAACAACTACTAACGCCAGATGGTTCTTACATGAAAGATTCTACTACTTTCTTCAAGGAACGGTCTAAAGCTTTAGGTATAGGGCGAAATTCAATGTTTAATGATGCAGATGAATCTATAAGAAAAATTGTTGAAGGCCAAGATGCAGCACAACAAGAGGCCATCAAGAAGTGCCCATATGCAGCTATGTTTGGTTCTGTTAAACCACAGAACAATATTGAGGAAACAAAACCATCCTTGCCTAAAAGTGTTCTGTATGAAGGTGCAATGGTTAAAGAAAAGGAACCTACTAAAAAAGAAGAATGCAAGGTTTTAAGCAAAATCTGTAGAAAAATCCATAAGCCACTAAAGAGAGCCTTGGTTGGCAAGATGTTTAGAAAGAATAATTAATGTCTGATCTTGGGCCAATGGGTAGATACTACAAGTTAATTCGGCAATGTGGATGCGGCAGTGGACTAGTATCTAGCTGGTATAAAGACCCCAAGAATGTTGACGTTAAAGCCTGTGATGGATGTAAGCCTAAGTTACTTTATAGTATTTTCGATGAAAGATATATGGACTTGTTCGAAGGATGGCTTTTAAGTTTGTTTTGTGAAAAAGCAGAAGATGGCTATGAGTGGGTTTGGCAAGATTTACTAAAAGAAAAGGGATGTGAACAAGTTATGGGTGTAGAGCAAGCTAAAAAAAAGCAATCACAAAATCAGATTTTAATTTCTTGTCCTCATAATAAAGAATATTATATTTTAGTTCCAAAAGAGTATGCGGAATCGGTTTTGGAAAATGGAAGAATGGTTTAAGAGTTTACTTGGCAAACCATATTGTATATTTTATTTCGTCTTTATTTTCGCTGAATGTCCATAAAAACTTTTCACATTCGCTAATATGAGATGAAAAGTTTAATACGAATAATGTGGTATCATCACTTATAGCATCTTTTCTATTAACCTCTCTATTATTTTTAATTAATTCAATATTAGCTTTTTTATAATTCATATTATGACTGGTTCTATTTTCTCCAAATTCATATAAAAAATATATGTTTAGTAGTAAACTTAATAAGCACAATATTGGGTAGATTTTTTTCATTTATTTTTCCTATACATTCTTTATATTCCAAATGCCGCCTTCACCTTCATCCGGCACAAAATCTTTATGCTTTGTATAAGTTGGTTTGCCGGGGATGTGTGTAATTTTCCATGGTGCTCCTTCTCCATTATTTGCTGCAAAATTGCTGTTCTTTTTTAGGTGGCTTGGTTTTCCTTTTATGTGTGTTATATCCCATAGTCCACCATCTCCACTGTTCATCTTTTCGTTGCTTTCACCAGGAATGTGTGTAATGTCAAATTGACCACCATCTTTTCCTTTGTAGATTCGGTCGTCAATTGATAAGTAAAAGATTGCGTCTGCACTTCTTGTGGTGTACCACTGAGGTGGGTACAGACCTATACCCCCATAACTAAGAGGATATAGACCAGTTTTAGATCCAGGATTGCTTCCTTCATTTAATAACCAGTTTTTAAAGTTTAACATTGTTTTGACTCACTTTAATGTATATATAATTAAAAGAAAGGAAAATTATGAATGAATGGCTTAAATTATCTGGAATAAATGAATCCATAGAATCTGATTTCGTAACATTTGCAGGCAAGAGATATCAAGGAGCAGAAAAGATAGTAAATATGGCTGACAAAAAAGGTGGCCCAGCCCTTTTAACTAGAGATCATTTTTCTGTAAAATTGCCATATTATGAAAAGGCAAAAGAAGGTAAATTTGATAGAGTAGAAATGAAAAAGGAATATCAAGAATTATGTACACGTCTACACTCAAAAATGAACTCGATAGAAAAAGTAAATCAGATAGAGTTTCAAAAGTTATTGGGGAGAATAGAGGTAGTAGGGGAGCTTCTGATAAAGACGCAGGATCTCCAAGGAGCAGGATGATACAAAACAGGAGAGTTTTAGTATTAAATAAATCTTGGCTTGCAATAGGCACAACTACTTTAGAAAATGCAATAATAAAACTAACATCTCCTTACAAAGATGGATTTCCAAAAGCAAAAATCGTTGATTGTTTAAATGATTTTAAGTCTTTCGATTGGTCTGATTGGACAAAAATGCAACCTTCTCATGACGAAGAGGGCATAAGAACCGTAAATTCTATACTAAGGATACCAGAAGTAATTCAGTTTACTCGTTATGATAAAGTTCCACAAAAAGAAATTCATTATAATAGAAGAACGATATTTTTGAGGGACGAAAACCAGTGCCAATACTGTATGTCTAAAGAAGATTTATCATTAGATCATGTTCTCCCAAGGTGCCAAGGCGGGTTAACAAATTGGGAAAATGTTGTAGTAGCTTGTGTAAAATGCAACCTAAAAAAGGCTGGAAGAACCCCACAACAAGCTGGAATGAAACTTCTTAAAAAGCCTGTTAAGCCTAAATGTAATTTTTTTATTGGGGATCAGAGGGTCAGGTCTTGGAGCCAATTTATAGGAGAAGCTTACTGGCTAACAGAGCTAGAGCACGACAAATAATTAGTATCGTTAATATATAATTAAAGTTTGGGAGGAATATATGAATTTTAGTGAATGGTTAATGAACGAAGAAAAAGATGCTTGTTATTATAAAGTAAAAGCTACAGCATCTGTGTGGCCCTCTGCCTATGCTAGCGGACGGGTTGTCCAATGTAGGAAAAAAGGTGCCAAAAATTATGGTAACTCCAAAAAGAAAAAACATAAAAAGAAAAAACACATGCAAGAAGAGGGTGTGCAAATAGACGAAGTTCTAGCAAATAAGCAGCAATACGACGATGCAGCAAGTGCCCTTAATGCTTTAATGTATCAAGACATGGACGTAGCCAATATGTCAGGCCCAGAGATCATCAATGCTTTAGCTGCCATGAGAAAATATCCACCAGAAGGCGTGAAACCCAGCACATTTGCTGGAAGGATAAAGGCTGTCGCAAGTGGCAGTGTGGACAAAAAAGATTTTCGGGAAGGAACATTTGATCTTGAAAAAGAAAAAGGCCTTCATGGTTGGTTTTCTAGAAATAAAGGCAAAGGATGGATCGATTGCAAGGCTAGCACTAAGACTAAAAAGGTTCCATGTGGTAGAAGTAAAGCAGGAAAAGGAGCAGAAAGAAAGTATCCTGCTTGTAGGCCAACTTTTTCGGCCTGCAATGCCACTGGTAAAAGGAGGAAAAAAAGTTCAAAACCTGTATCTTGGAAGAAAGAAGAATAAATGCCTCTAACTCCTCCAATTTATACTTTTGTAGTTAATAACATTGATTACACAGAAATATATTCTAGGCCTATGACGGAGAACATAGAAAATGTAATCTTAAATTTAAACAATCAGGCTGTTTATGTTCCTTATATAAATAAGCCTTTAAAAAATGGCGATATTTTCACATTAAACGGAAAAAAAGCGGAACATGTGTACAATATATACATTGGAAAAAGCCCAAAGATTCTAGAGCTTTTGGAAGGATAAATATGAAGTTTTCATTATGGTTGGAAAGAAGAGAAAAAAGAAATCAAAAATCAGCAACTAAACAACCAAGAATTAAGAGTAACCAAGAGCTTGCCTTAAGAACAAGTAAATCACGTATACACGACATGGCCGGTCAAGGTGATTCAAAAACATATGGACGTTCTGGAAGCTCAGATTCAAATATTTATAAAGGTTCAAGATCTAAAAAGAATAGGGACGCAATCAGATCTTTTGATCACTGATAATTAGCCCAAATTTGCCTTAGCATCTATCACAGCTTTATATATTCTTTGATACATTTTACGCTTTTGTTGCGATGATCCGTGTGCGAAGTATATGTGATAATACTTCCAGTACTCGGGATCACCAATAACTCCGTAAATTTTTTCGGCTTTAGATTTCTCAGGATTAGATATAAATCTTAATGTGTCATCTAACTGTTTTTTTAATATCGGTTCTTTATCAGTACCTTTTAGTCTATCCGCAGCAGTTGTTATTGAGTAGGCTAGCTGTCCTGTATATGCATCGAATTCGAATGGATGAGTGTAGTAATCGATTCCACCTTTGTTATCGTAGTTTTTGACGTTTTTAAAAGTATTAAAGTTACTCATTTTTGGGTCCATAGAGTGTATTAATTCATGGGCTACTACTCTTTCAATCCACCTAGGAGTTAGTTCTTCTTCTTCAACATGAGCAACATTGATTTGTATGCCGTATCCTATTCTAAATGACCCATTATTGTTTTCATAGCTATTGTTTACAACGTGTATGTTTATTTCACGTTGCCTATCTTTAAAGTATGGATCGTTATACTTTATTATTGCTACATCAAAAACCTCTCCCTCGGGCTCTTTTTTAATAGCTTTTGCTGTTTGATAAATTTTGTCGATAGACGATTTAATTTGGGACACGATTTCATCGGTTAACCGTATACCTTTACTCTCAGATATTTGAAACCATTCTTTAAATTTAATCATATTGCTTCCATTTAAACTATTTCTAAATATATATGTAATTTCTTTTCGGTATTGACTAAATCGAACCCCAGAACTAAATTGCTTTTTTTGGTGACCCCTCAATAAGAAGATTTTATGTGGTCAACGGTTTTTACTCTTCTTGCATCTTTTGTAGGGATTTGGGCTGTTTTTAAGTATGTTCTATTGATAGAAACCCGAATAGACACTAATACTTTTAAAACTCTGTACGAGCTTTGTAAAGAAGAGAAAAAGATAATTATTCACGAAGAATTTGTAACTGAAAACCGTCATCCCGTTATTTTTTCTGCTTTTTGTTTTTTTAATGGTTCTCCTTGGTTTTACATAGATCGAACAGAAAGATTGATGCAAGCAGGATATCACGGCAAAGACCATTTGACTTTTATTTTTTGTTTTCGTTGGCAATATTCTAAATTAAAAAAGTATCTACATGGCAGAATAAAAGAAATGCAGTTTTATACTTTGGGAGTTCCTGTAGAACTTATGCTACCCTACGGTGCTGATAAAATCGGTTCTTTAAAGAAGACTTTTCCAGCTCCTATTGTTGATGATTCTCTTTGGGTTGATTTTGATAGAGAGGTTGAAGAGGTATCTCAACTTAAAAGATCAACCACTAGTGCCCTTTTTTATGGGCCACCTGGAAACGGGAAAACTTCATTTATAAAGTATCTTTCTACAAAGCACAAATTGCCCATAATGATCTTTACGCTAGATCCTGATTGGAACAATCAGGATTTGCTTCTTATGTTTTCGCAGATTCCAAAAAAGTGCATAGTTTTATTTGAAGACTTTGATAATTATTTTCATGGAAGAAAATGTATAATGGGTGGTGAAGGAAACCGTACAATCAAATTTACTTATGACATAATCTTGAACGGATTAGATGGAGTTTATACCACTTATGAAAACGTAGTTTTTATAATGACTGTAAACGACATTTCAAAAGTAGATTCAGCCTTGAGAAACAGACCTTCCAGATTTAAGTACACAAGGTGCTTTTCAAACCCAAATTTATCTATAAGAAAAAAGATTTTAGTTCAAGACTGGGCGGAAAAATCTGATGGCTTGAATCTAGATCAAATCTTTAGACTCAAAGAGTATTTTGAACAAGGTAATGACTTCGAAGAGGCAATAGCTAGATTAGAGAAAAACTTCAGTCACTCGGATATAGAATTTGCTGCATTTGAAAGGTTTAAAGAAAGACAAGAACTAAGTATACAAGGAGGTGCACAGGATGATTGGAATCACGCAATAAATCATCTTAGATCAAAGTAAAGTCTATAAACTGTATTTCTAATATTTCTCTTGGAAACAACTCACCAGAAGCTAATTTTGGTTCGTCGCTATTTCTCCAATTGGATTTTATTCTTCGAAGTACTTCTGGGGTGTGGGTGAAGAACAACTCTACTGGTTGAGTTACCACACTTTCTTTGAGTATTGTAAACCCTGCATCTTTGATGAATCTTTTATATGTTTTGATTGGGTTTATTATTCTTAAAATTTCTGGAGGTTCTAGCCCCATTGCATACAGCTCATCTTTTGTAAAAACTAAATGTAGATAGGCTTTATTTAATTGTTTATAAAGATGTGATCCATGGCGACTTGTCCAAGGGTGTATTCTTAGAAAAACTTGCCCATCGATAGGCTTTTTGACTTCTTGGATCATTTGTAGTGTAGAAGCTGGATCTTTGCAGTGATCAAGCACATCGTTTATTAAAATAATATCATATGGTCCTTTTCTTCTAACATCTTCCCATTCTGTCGTGAATTTTAATTCATCGTGTGGGTCAAGAGCTGCCCAGTCTTGGTTTTTTATATCATATCCAACAACATTTTTAGATTCATATAGAGTGGCAGCAACGTATGGAACGTGGCCTTCTCCACATCCAAAGTCCAAGAATGATTTTTCTTTTAGATCCATTGCTATGAAGTCTTGAACAATGCCAGCGGCTCTTGACATTTTTTCTTCTTCTATATCGTTGCATATTAGTTCTGGCGGCACCGCCTCAGGCCAAACATCTGATTTAGCCAACATCCTTAGTTCTGTTATTTCTGATAGCCTGTCCCTTTCACCTTTTTGAAAAGGTACAATTTTATTCTCTTCTTCTAGAAGAGTTTTCAGAAAACTACTAATGTGATCTAATGCTCTTATGTACTCTTTAATGCTTTTTTGATTCATTTTTCTTTCCCATATAACTCTAATATATAACAGTCATTTTCTTTTAAATTTAGTAGGAGCCTTGATGGCGGAAGAAAACAAAATAATGATCAATAGGACAATAAGGACCGAGTTATTCGCCAAAAAAGAGGTCGAAATAATAATTCCTTTTTATGGAAAGCACTCGTTTGTAAGCAATTTAGTTCAGGACATTTTTAATACCGTTTATTCTAATAGGTACCTTGTTACTTTGGTTGATGACGGTTCTTCCAACAACGAATTTCACACACAAATACAAAAATCTAAGGTTCCTGGCTTACGGTGCTTAAGACAAAGACAAAATAAAGGTTTTGGATCCTCAATAAACTTTGCTTTGTCAAATCCTTGGATATTTGAAAATAATTCAACAAAAGAAATACCATATGTTTTATTAATGCACTCTGACGTTTCGCTGGATAGCAAAGATTGGCTTTTAAATTTAGGCAATTTTTTGGAGTCGTTCAAAAAAGATAATGTGAAAATGGTTTCCCCAAAAACAGATAATCCAGTAGTAGATTTCGATGTCTTAAAAAGCAAAAGGTCTTTTAGTGGAGAAAATTACATTTTAAAAAATGAGTTTTTGCCTCTTTACTGTGCACTTGCTCACAGAGATCTATTTAAACATGTTGGTTTATTTAAAGAATACCCTTATGCTGGTTGCGAAGCAGAAGAGTTTGCCAAGAGAATGAATTCTAAAGGTTTTAAGCAAGGAGTTTGTGGTTCTAGCTGGGTTTCTCACATCGGCAGAGGCACACTACAACAATTTGATAAGAATAGAAAAGTCAAGGAAATATTGCGAAAAGCTAGAGAACAACATGACAAAGATATGCAGAAAACTAATATATAATTATGTTGGAGTATAGCTTCAAACATTTATTAAGGAGGATATCTCATGAGATGCTTAAAACCAAATGGAACCTACACAACTGCTTCTTGGAAATACTTTTATCCACGTTGCAGCAGAATTGCTCAGGCTCTTGGAATTTGCAACGGCAAGGCCGGAGCTTGGGTCGCAGCTGTAACAGTCTGTGGCCAAAGATTATTCTAAGTTGAAATAAAACTATTCGTAAATAAAACCACTGGGGGAAACCTCAGTGGTTTTTTTGTCTTGATTTTTCTTGTGAATGTGTTATCATTCCTTGGGTTTGTTTTTTTCCATCGAAAAAGGAATTTCTGATGTTAGTTTTAAGCAGGAAAAAGGATGAAAGTGTTGTTATTGGCGACAATGTCAGAATTTTTATCGTAGACATTAGGGGTGACACCGTTAGATTAGGCATAGAAGCTCCAGATCGCATACCAGTGCATAGGAGCGAAGTTTATGAAGCAATAAAGGAAGCTGAAAGAAAAAAGAGCTATGAAAGAACCTGATTTATTGGTTCAAATAGAAAACTTATTTTCTTCAATCAATAAATCTTTTTTCTCAGGAAGAATCCAAAAGGTTCCTCTTTGTATTCTTCCACAAGAAAATTTTTTATTTTCTTGGAAAGATAATCATTTAAGGCTAGGTTCTGGTGCAAGGTACACTACTAAAGAAGATTTTTTTATTAGTATGTGCCATGAAATGATTCATATTTTTAACCATCAACAAAGAATCGTTGATGTTGGAAGAAATTTTTATCATAAAAACGCTTTTGCTGACTGTGCTTTGAGTATCGGCTTCATTGTTGTTAAACACAAGGCACAAGGATGGTCTGTTCTCAGCACAGAAGTTCCTAGGAACGCCTTACTCCCGCAGTTTATCAGAATTCCATTCACAGAAAATAATTCTAAAATTCTTTGTGAATTAAATGCTTTTCAATGGGAAAAAATAGACAGAGGCACCTTAGTCTCAAATTCAAAAAATAAAAAAGCATTTTTTCTAAAATACGAATGTGATTGCCCAAGTCCCTACAACTCGGTTAGATGTGGAAGGGGCATTAAAAGTTCTAATCCTCTCCGTGCTAAATGCTTGGTCTGTGGGAGCATTTTTAAAATTTGCGATAGCAATTAGAATCTGGGCTGTTTGGGGTTTATGCGGCAGATTAGAGGCAAAAAATCTCAGTATTTTTCGGGAAAAATGGACTTAACAAGCTAAAAATCTGTGCTATCATATTCCCCCAGCCAACCAAAGGATTTCAAGGTGGTAGGCTACCTTAAACTGGGGAGGGAGGGTTAAATCACTATGAAGATTATTTTCCCGCCCAGACCCAAAGGCAAAATGCTTCCTACGGATCTTCGTTACTATGAAGAAACTGGAGATTGGGTAGCACAAAGAAAGTTTAGGGGCAGCAGAATAGTTCTGCATATTTCTTGCAATAAAGAAGTTACTGTTGGGACTAGACACGGCACTGCTTTTTCAAAATTCCAGTTTGAAAGCAAAAGGCGGGATGAGCTATTAGATAGCTTGAATCTTGAGCAAAACAAAGAATATTGGCTTGATGGTGAATTAATGAACAAAGACATTAATGCCACCAATGAAATAATTTTCTTTGATGTGTTGCAAGCTGGCAGATACTTGTTTTTTAAGCCAACGCAAGTTGAGCGACTTGAAATTTTGAATTCAATTTGTGGAAGCCCCACAAAAAAGAGTAGGTCAGGAATCGCATTAGAGATATCGCCATCTCACTGGATGGCTGAAACTTTCTATGACAACTTTTCTTCTAGATTTGATGAATCTTTAGACAACCCACAGCTAGAAGGATTATTGTTAAGAAAAAAGAATGTCGGTATTGAGAGTTTGGGTGAAAAGGAGTATGAAACAACCAACTTGATACGCTGCCGCAAACCCTTTTCAAAAACCAAGGGATACGAATTTTGATTTTTTGATTTCTTCAACCTTTACAGAAAAAAGGACTTTTCGATGAAAAAGGCAAATTCTTTCGGTTTAATTGACGGTATTGAACATCTCCACGGTTCCCTCTTCAAAGTTAAATTTTCAAAAATTATAACCACCGACAAAGTGGAAGAATCTTCGGATTATGTATTTTCTAACCCAAGACTTTTAACGCAGAACGGCACCGAAACCCTTACAGATAGGTCTTTGTCTGCGGACCTAAGGGAAAACATTAAGCACAGAACGCTTTTGAATCCCTTGATTTGCCGTTGGGTTGGCGATAGTGAAAATGCACACCCCCAGCTTGTTGGTGGTGATCGTAGGTATAGAGCCTTGGACTATCTCATCTCTAAAAAAGAGATGGTAATTGATCCAAGAGAAAGCAAATTTGGAGAAACTACTTCTGAAAGAGAAATGGTTTCTGCTGACATTGCATACGAATACGTTGTCTGCCAGATATTTAGCTGTGCAAGCGATCTTGAAGCTGCAACGCTCGCATGGGCAGAAAATAAGAATCGCATCAACCTGACGGACGGTCATGAAGTGGCTGCTGTGCGGGAATTCCGTTTGTATGGAGCCAGTGACGATCAGATTCTTGAAATCCTGCAAAGAGATTCAAAATGGCTTCATGAAACAGATGAACTTCTTGAAAAAATTGACGAAGATACGTTGTCTCAGCTTTGTGAAGACAAAATCAAGAGAAGCGTAGCCTCCCAACTTTTAAAGATTGACGATCTTGAAAAGAGATCGGAAGTTTTAAGTGCTGCTATTGTCAATGCACAGGAAAGCCATAAGGCTAAAACCTCAAAGTTGGACAAACAGCTAGACGCAATTAAAAATAAAAGAGGTAGGGCTGAGACAAAAAAAGTTATTGCAGAAAGTAATAACGATGAAACCTTGCTTCGACAGTCAAAGAAGGTCATTGACAGGACTGAAGAACGAGAAAAAGAGATTCAGAATAAGAAATCGAAGACAAAGCCAATCGCTTCTTCCAAAAATTTGAAGCAAGCTATGGCCGAAGTTGGTGTTGAAGAAAATTCAAACGCCAGAGCCGGTATCAAGAGTATTAAGAAAGTTTTGGCCACTATCCAGTCAATTATCGATAAGGATGGTGTTGTTGATATTCTTGGTGAAGACGTCTCTTTTCAGCTTGATCCAGTTTACTTGGAATTATTGAAGCTTGTTTTAGAAAACCATGCGCTCAAAGATTCTGATAGTCTAAAGGATACTCTGGATCAGTGGCGGGAAGAATTTCCAGAAGCTGTTGATGCCCATAGTGCTGTTGTAGAGCAAGAAATTGTAATTGTAGATGAGGATGAGGATGAGGATGAGGATGAGGATGAGGATGAGGATGAGGATGAGGATGAGGATGAGGATGAGGATGAGGATGAGGATGAGGATGAGGATGTAGAAGACGAAGACGAAGACGAAGACGAAGACGAAGACGAAGACGAAGACGAAGACGAAGAACTGATCAGCAGCGAATCAGACGATGAATTTTATGATGATTCTTCTGAAGAGCTTGAAAGCCTTGTACAAGATGAAGAAGACGAGGACTAAAGGTGTTTGAGCCCAAAATTATTGATGACGTTTTGTCTTCTGAGGAATTAGAATTAATTTCTCTGTTTCTATCCAACTTAGGCCACTGGTCCCAGTCGAATGGGGGTGGCCTAAGTTGGCAGGGAAGGATCATTCATGACTACAACGTATTCGAAGTAAACAATCAGTTGGGTCTTTTGTTGGCAAGTTTTAGAAATAGATTCCAGAAAGCTATTTCTGAAGCATACCAACTCAAGGACTTGATTTATCCTGATACATTTGAAATTGTTCGTTGGGATGTTGGGTCTGAACAATCGCCTCATTGGGATGATATGGTCGGGACTACCGCATCGGAGGAACACCTTCAATGGTGCAAGCACAGGGCTTATGGCTCTGTGCTTTATTTAAACGACGATTATACAGGTGGAGAAACTTATTATTCAAATTATGATTTCCAAATAACACCAAAAGCTGGTCGTTTGGCTGTGCATCCGGGTGATAAGAACCATGCACACGGAGTTCGTAAGGTATTAGGAAAAACTAGATATACTATTGCATCTTTTTGGACTTTCGATAAAAATTTTGAAGATATATGGATTCCAAATATAAATTCTTGACTATTTGCTGCCATTTATTTATTTTTCATTTTATTTAATATATATCTGCGGAGGGATCATGAAAACATTTAGAGAATGGCAATTAAAAACAAACGAATCTGCGGATTATTCCGATTTGTTTGATGCCGTCACCAAAGAAGGTGCGAAGCAGCAAATAAGCCAGATACTAGATGAGCACCCAGAATTGGTGGATGGAATAAAGAATTTTAAGCAGAATGAACCAGAAAAGTTCAAAAGAAGTATTAGTAATTTTAACAATAATAGCGTTGATTTAAATCTTTTGATTAAATTATCGAAGGGTAAGTTTCTCGGCTATTACGATTGGATGTAAAGTGTGATAGGTGTTTGCCCTAGTTGTGGTTACAAACTAAACAACAAACTAAATGATGGTTTGTCAAATTGCATCAATTGCAATTGTGTCTTTAGTTCCACCGTTTTTAATGAGCTTTTAGCTGCCGCATGGCAGATAAGAAAAAACAATCTAACCATTGAGCAGGCACAAGAACAGATTAAAATAGATAAAGACTTTATTGTTTTTGCTTTTTGCTTTGCTTCTCTTTTTGAATATTCGCATGATGAGTTTCTTTCTTTATTAAAAAAACTTGGTATCAAAAATTGATCGACTAGTTTGTTTCTGCTAAAATCTTCCTCGCAACCCGAGGACGCAGAAATGAATGGAATAAGAATTTTTGGTCTAGGATCAAGCCTCAAATATGCAGATAAAATTTCTGGTATTCTCGGTGTAAAAAGAACTCCACATATTGAACAATTTCACGATGACGATGAACCTTACGTTTTATCTCAGGAAAACGTAAGAGGTTGTGACGTTTTTATTGTTTCTAGTCTGCACTCATGCAATGAGGAAAGACTAGCAGACAAATTTTTAAAATTAATCTTATTTGCACGTTCTTTAAGAGATGCATCTGCAAAAAGAATAACTTTGGTGGTTCCTTATTTTGCTTTTCAAAGACAAGATAGAAAAACAGAAAGCAGAGCACCCGTATACACAAAGTATATTCCTGAAATAGTAGAAGGATTGCTAAGGCCAGATGATAGAATTTTAACTATGGATGCACACAATTTAAGTGCATACCAGAGCGGCCTCAGGATGATGTTGGATCATCTAGAGGCAAAACCACTAATAGCAGACTGGTTTAGTCGTTCTGTTAATAGACTTTGGCCCGATCTAAATTTAGATAATTTGTGTTTTGCCTCCCCAGATGAAGGTGGAGTTAAGCGAATAGGCTATTATCGGAAAAAAGTTCAATCAATAATGGGAATTTCAATTTCCACTGCATCTGTCTACAAAACGCACGAAGGAAGAGACATACATGCCCACGGAGTCATGGGCAACGTTGAAGGAAAAGATATTTTTCTTGGTGACGACATGATTTCTTCCGGTACCACCCTTGTAAAGGCTTATGACGCACTTTCAAGCATGGGTGGAAATGTGAGGGCTGCTATTGCGACACATGGCCTTTTTGTGGGTAAATCAAATGAAAATATTAAGTATCTGATTGATAAAGGTGTCAGGATAATAACCACAGATACCATCCAAATAAATCGATTAAATGAAAATTTAAAAGAAAAAGTAATCACAATTCCAACATATGGGTTATTCGCAGAAGCAATTAGGTGTGTTCACAATGAAGAATCCATTAGTAGATTAATTTCTTGAAAAATTTTTTGAAAAATCAGTATTGCATAACGGATTTTTTTTGATAGAATTCTCACCATTGGTTCGGTAGATTCTGTACCTGTTTCACAAAGGATTAAATAATGGCTAGAGTTAAGAAGGAAACCCAGCAGAAAGTTTCAGTTATCATGGAAAAGGCCAATAATCTTTGGCAAGAAGTCTCTCCTAAGTTAAGCGAAATTCAAAAAGAATTCCGTGAAATTGGTGATGGTGCCACCACTCGTAACAAGAAGCTTGAAAGAGTCATCAAATATTTTTCGAGTTTTGTTGACAAGAACTGAGCTATAAAAAAATGCCTAAAGGCAAAAAAGTTTGTAGCGAATGCGGCCAAGAAACTGGTGCCCGTGCCACCCAGTGTCGGTGCGGGCACCAGTTTTCTAGGCCCAAGCAAACGCCAATTGCTGTAGAAAAAACTTCTGTTGAAGTCAAAGAAACTGTTCAACCAACAGAAACAACGGCTTTTAAGAAGGCCAGCATATCTTGTCCAATAATTTATACTCCTTCTGGAAAGTGCCCTCACAAGCCAGAAGGATATCAAAAAAATTGGCCCGAAGGTCCGGTCGAGGAAAACGTTGTTGTAGAATGGGCGTTAAGGGTTTTGAACTCTGGTGCAGGTAGACGTTCTTATACTGTACACGCTGTTCAATACTGGGCTCATGAATTTTGGGATATAAATGGAGAAAATTGTGGTAAAGAATATAAAAGAGTTTGTGATATAATATTAAGAACTCTTTGCCCCCAGCAAGAATCTTCTTTTGAGTAAAAATGGGAAGTCCACATCATCAAGATTTTTTTATAGAGCCCTTTACCAGACCAAAAGGTCCAAATGGACCTTATATCAACGATCCCGGCTACGAAGTTCCTCCTAAAAAAATTGTTGTTGTGCCTTTTAAGGTTGAAAGCTCTACTCCAGTTTCTGGGTTCGATGGTTACTACAAAGAAATTGTAGAGCCTTTAGCTGGTAAGCTTAGAAGAGATTGGTTTGTTGCTCACTCATACTATTGTTTACCAATCATGGTAGGCAATCAGTATGGTTTTTTAGTGAAATCTCTTAGAGATTATGAGCTATTCTGGGACGGCACAGAAAGAGATGCTCAAATTAATTTTCTAAATAATGATAACGCTGATAGACAGAACGTGCTAGCAAGATTCGGCTCAGGCGTTGTAAGCATACAAAACTTTTTTGCTCTAAAAACTGCTCCTGGCATTAACCTAATGACAATTCAACCCCCTAATTTGTTTATTCCGGGTTGTGTAGCCATGACAGCAATTATTGAAACAGATCAAATAAGAAGAGACTTTGCCTTCAGCTTTAAAATCACGATTCCAAACTACAAAATAACGGTTAGAAAAGGAGATCCTGTTGGAGCTTTTATTCCTATTCAAAGATATTTTGTAGATGACTTTGAATTATCTATGGTTAATGAAGTTTTTGAAGATAAAAGTCTATACGAAAATGAAATCGCTGACTCCTTTGAATTATCTAGACAAAGAGCCAATGAAGATAGAACTAAGCCGCATGAGTGCGGGAGGAAATACTTTAACGGAGAACATGCCTTTGGACAGAAATTTGATGACCACCAAAGGAATGTGCCTTCTAGATGCCCTATGCGTCAAACGCCCTAATTTAAAATTAGTGGGCGTCAGACTTGCTTAGTTCACTTCTTAATACCGTTATTTCCTTTTCAGCTTCGATTCCAATTCTAACTTTGTTTTTGTTGTCGATTCTAACAACGGTAATCCTAATATCGTCCATATTTGGGCCTCTTAGGATGATTGTTTCGTCTTTCTTTCTGCTTAATACTAGCATTTTTTAGTTCCCTTCCTATTATTTTCTAAGTGTCCATCAAGCCTGCCGATATCAAAATAGTGTGGCTCTTTTGAATTTTTTAGACCCAAAGAAGAAAAAATAGGTTTTTTCATTTTGGTACTTTACAATCGTATTTTTCAGTCTACACTTATTTCTAGAAGTGATGGTTTTCGAACAAACGGCCCTGTTCGGAAAATCATATGAAAGAAAATGGGCCTTGTTTAGAAGGTAAGTCAGATGACAGTTTCTAAGGAAATCAATAGTCTTACGAAGGGCTTCCAGAAGTTTTTGAAGACCCTTGTTGCTTCTTCGACAACTAGTGTCAAGACCAAAAAGGGCACTAAAGCCAAGGCCAAGGTTGTCAAGGTCAAGGCAAAGAGAACGAAGAGAGTCGCTGGTGAAGTTGGCGGTCCAGGCCGTCCTTCTGGTGGCTTGAAGGAAAAGTTGGTTGATATTATTAAGGATGGTCCGATGACCGAGCAGGATATTGCTAAGAAGCTCCTGTCGGATAAGGAAAAGTATGGTTGGAATGAGAACGAGAGCACTCTCTATCAGACGCTTCGCAAGTGTGTCAAGGAAAAGCTTCTTGTTGAAGGCGATGATCGTGATAGGAAAACCAAGACCTATCAGGTCGCCTGATTTTTGTCCTTTAGAATCCCCATTACGGGGTAGAAAAGTGAGTTGTGTAAATGTCTGCTACTAAGTCCGCTGCCGCCCCTACCAAGGCCGGTGTTGCTCGTGAGTTTATGAAGAAGATCGGTGCCCTCACCAAAAACCCACCAGAAGGTTGGTTGAAAAAGGTTGAAGATCACCTCAAGGAAAAGGGTTTTACTCTCGCCAAGTCCTCCGATGTGCAGATCTACACGATTCGAAGCAAGGCGATGGGGAAAACCAAGAAGGCGGCTAAGAAGAGTGCCGTTCCTAGCAAAGGCAAGGGGAAGATCAAGTCTAAGCCCAAGGCCCAGCACGGAACGATCCACACCTTTTCTGTAGATGATCTCGCTTCTGCAAAGAAGTACGCTGATGGTGCTGGCGGTGTTATGAGGAGCATCGAAACCCTCAAGGCTCTGCAACGCCTGATGTCTTGATCCTCAAACAAAACTCAATTGAGTTTTTATAACCCCGCTGGCAATACCAGCGGGGTTTTTTTTATTTACTACTCAAAATTCTCTAAAAAACTAATCCACTTTTTGCCCACCACATTGATGTTGAAATTTTCTCTAATATAAGAAGGCCCAGAATTTTTATAGGACAGTTTAATATCAGGGTTTTTTTCTAGGTATTTTATCTTTTCCACAATGTTCTTCGTTGAACCCATTAATGGTTCCTCGGCAACTTTATCCTTTAAAAACTTTGAAGGGTTAACGCCTTTTGGAAAATCAACCCAAACAACATTGTTCTCATAGTATTCTGGCAATGCACCTAACCTATAAGTTACAACCACTAGACCCATAGCAACAGCTTCAGCAACCGCACAAGAAAATGTATCCTGATAAACTAGTTTTCCATGAGTAAAGCTAGGAAATATAAAATATTCACTTGTAATCAATTCTCTAAAAAGACTTATTTTGTCCAAACCTTTTTCTATGTCAAGATAATCAAAAGACTTAAACTTTGATTTGTCCCACCCGAGCTCCTCCACAGCTTTTAGAGCAACATCACCGCCCCTAGACCATTGTGCATGAAATATTGTTTTATTAGGAATACGGACCAGATTCTCTTTTTCTACTTCTTCAATTATATCTGTCATTACGGGGTTAGGGATCACAACAGAAAACAGTTTTTGCACAACACTTTTAATGCCCCGCTCAGTCTCTTTTGTGTGCCCTAGCTCCCAGTTAGAAACATGAACCATTCCAACATCTAAAGAATTTTCTTTAGCGAATTCAATTAATTCTCTAATTCCATACATCCAAGCTAAATGGAACCAGTAAATAACCGCTTTTTTAACTTTAAACGGCAAACCTTTGTAACCTTCAAACCACAGGGAGTTTATAAGAATATCAAATTCTTCGTTTTTGATTTCAGAAAAGTCTAGATTTGTATAGCGAACCCCTCGACAAATTCCTTTTCCACCACACTCTAAAGCGATAGTTACATCATGACCACAAGAGGCAAGATACTCGGCAATTAAAATACAGCTTGAATCTGTGCCAGAAGAACTTGCACCACCATGCCGAATTGTATCTCCATTTAAAATGTTACTTCTAGGTTTGTTTCCTACTAATAAGAATAATACCTTCATGCACCTCCATTTGCTATTTATTTGATTTTGTTGACTCCATTAGATCCTTAACATTCTCTACACAGAAACCATGCTCTCCACGTTCAATAAATTCGTATATAACGCCTGTTAATTCGCTAGGCTTGGTAAACACTTGAGTTAGACCGGGACATGTCAATGGAGCTTCTGAGGCAAATTCTGCGTATCCTTTTTCTTTCCATTCTTTCATTGTCTTTTCAACGCTCTCTACCTGATATGCTAAATGATGTATTCCTCCGACTCCATCTCTTCTATCAACCCATTTTCCAACGATAGAATCAGGTGTCCCATCTGATACGAATATCTCTGGTGGGAGGTGGAATTCAGCAAATAAGCTTGAGTCTATTTCTAATTCATTAAAAGAGTCCCCAACATATTGTCGAATCAGCCAATGAAGCTTTTTAACTTTTGGTTTTTCTGAAGGTTCTAGTGCAATGCACTTGGCAGTGGTTCCGTCCGCAAAATTAATGTCAAATTCTGTTTGTACCCTATACCCAAGAGCATTCATAAAAAATTGAGCTGTCTTTTTGCGATCTTTTACCCTGTAAGCGATGTGGTCTAGACGCATAGCAAACCTCCTTTAGTAGATTTTATTTGTTTTATTCACTATCTCTTTTAAACCCATTAACATGTAGTGAACAGCCAAAGCTGTTACGCATAGGTAAGAAATACCTTCTGTTATCCTATACGCATTTAAGAGAGTTATTCCAAAATAAGTACAAAATAATAGAGGCTGAATTGAAAATATAAAAAGTAGTATTTTTGACATACCCTATATATTCAGCCAATAAAGGATGTTAATGTATTAAATTTTGATTGGCTTTTTTAACTGTGACTGCCAAAATTCTAGGTCCCGAGTATAGGTGTCCCCAATATCTGTCTTGTTTAAGTGAACCTGAATGGCCCCGAGGGGATATACGACATATTTTTGATTTAGAGACCGTGATAAACAGCAGTCATAATGCATCGTAGGATTTATATTTAATAAAATATCAAATGCACGATAATTAAGAATAAATGCATGAGAGCAAACAGTAACAGAAGCTTTAACTAAATTGGGTGTAATTAGGTCTAAACTCTCATCTGCTATTGTTGCCCCTAAAAATAATATTTCCCAATCTTTAATTTTTGAAATTTGTTCAATAGCAGCTTCTGTTGGATTTAATGGTGGTTGATTGTCTGCGTAAATTCTACAATCGTCTTCAAGCACTAAGATATTATTCATACCTTGTGCCTTAGCTTTTCTTACTATCTCCATATGAGCAGCGGCATTACCAGCACTATACTGCTCAATTTTGTACCCCCCGTCAGCGAGTGGCAAATATCCTAGCTCTGCTGGCGTTTTTCCGTCTATACGTACAACTTTGGACTCTAAATTAAGTTCTTTTAAGTGTGCTAGTATAGCACTATTTTTATCTGTTCGATGTGGTAAATTTATATAAAATATACAATCAACAAAATCTATGAGTTTAAACATTTCAAACAAGAGCAACTGAAAAATGGGCCATCTAGGACTTGAACCTAGGACTTCCAAATTATGAGTTTGGCACTCTAACCAGCTGAGTTAATGGCCCCTTGTTCAGTTGCTCTTGCACATCTCACTTCTGCCTATTTGCTTCTAAAGTTTTCTCAATTTTTCTTTTCGCAAATTTTTCTAACGAAAGTTTTTGCGAATTCATTTCTGGGATAATATTTTTTCGAATCCAATTTCTGCGACTCCCTTTGATCACAGAATTGCTTTCGTCTTCAACAACATAACACATCCATTTGTTTCGATCAAGGTACTGTTCAAAATCTTTTTTTGTTGAAAGTAAAAATGGGTGAATAATTTGATAGTTTTGAAAATAGCTAGTTAATTCAAACGGCACATGATTAGGATGCCCTCTAAAACAATTGAGAAGGTAATTCTCTACCCAGTCATTAAGATGATGAGCGGTAATTACTTTTCCTCCACCAGCGGCTTCTTCATAGAAATTAAGCCGTGCGTTTCTGCATTCTGCTTCTGTTTTTAAATTAGACCCTACAGAACTGATGCCCGCACAATTTAATTTTTGGCATAGTTCCTTAAATCTAAATTCCATTTTATGGTTTTGTTCCCGCAAATTATGATTAAAGTGCAGTGGTGTAATGTTGTAGCCCTTGCTTTTGAGCCAAAATAGGGCTGCAACACTGTCTACACCCATAGAAACCGCCAGATAGTAGTGCTGGTCTTTTGGTGCGAGTTGTTTGATGATTCTGATCATTCTTAATTTTGAATTGGGTGTTTCGACTATTTAAAATTTGCTTTTCAATTGATCGTATCTTGTTTTAGGTTTTGGGTTTACAACCACTTAGATCGTGCTAAAATACAGTCAGTGTATCAATGTTGTGTCTTTGCGTCAAGGAAAGACGAATCAATTTTAAAATAATAAGGAGTGTTAAGATGGCTAAAAAATCTTTTTGCTGTGATTTTTGCGGTAAGTCGAGTCGTTTGGTGGGTACGCTTATTGAATCCCCTACTTTTGAAAAAGAAGTGAACGGCAGATCAAAGGGCAGCAATTTTTATATTTGTTCGAATTGCGTAGAGCTTGCCCATCTAATGTCTAAGAAATCTGTTAAGTCTGAAGAGGGTGAAGCTGCACCTAAGATGGACATTCCCGATCCACAAAAAATTGTCGAATACATGAACCAGTATATCGTTGGGCAAGATAGAGCAAAAAAGACTTTGGCTGTTGCTGTGTGCAATCACTACAAACGTTTATTTGCACAAAATGTTGGTGATAAAGAATTAGACGAAACTACCATTGAAAAGTCTAATGTGCTTTTGGTTGGTCCTACTGGTTCTGGCAAGACACTTTTTGCTAGGACTTTGGCTAAGTATTTAAACGTTCCGTTTGCTATCGGTGATGCTACAACGCTCACAGAGGCGGGTTATGTTGGTGAAGACGTTGAGAACTTAGTTTTGAAGTTACTTCATAGTGCCGATTTTGACGTAGAAGCAGCACAACGTGGAATTATTTATCTAGACGAGATTGATAAGATTGGAAGAACTAACCACAATGTCTCTATCACCAGAGACGTTTCTGGTGAAGGTGTTCAACAATCTTTGTTAAAGATGATTGAAGGAACAGTTTGCAATGTTCCTCCTGCTGGCGGTCGCAAGCACCCAGAGCAGCAATTTATTCAAGTTGACACCACCAATATTCTGTTTATTTGTGGTGGAACCTTTGTAGGCTTGGATGACATTATTAAGAAAAGGCTTTGCAAAAAGTCTATCGGCTTTAATAAGGCCGAAGAAAAAGAATTCAACTTTGAAAACGTAATTGAAAGTGATCTTGTAGAGTACGGTTTAATTCCTGAGCTTATTGGTCGTCTTCCTTGCATCACGCCTTTGAAGGGTTTGGACGTTGAATCTATGGTTCGGGTTCTTTCCGAGCCAAAGAATTCACTGGTAAGGCAATATAAGAAAATCTTTAAGTGTGACAACGTAAATCTTGAGTTTACGAAAGATGCTTTGGAGGCAATTGCAAAAAGTACGATTGAAAAAGGCACTGGTGCCCGTGGACTCAGAAGCATGATGGAAAATCTTCTTATGGACTTAATGTTTGAAATTTCAAGTCATGCTGGGGAAACCGTAGTAATCACCGATAGGGTTGTAATTGGTAAGGAACAGCCTACCTTTGCAAAAAATAAGGCAGCATAACTACTTTAAAGTTATGTACCAAGTATGCACTTATTTTGACGATTCAACGTGGCTAGAGTTTGGCTCAAATTGGCTTAATAAAGCTAAAAGAAACCAGTTTGAAGGCATTGTTCTTGCACATTTTGAAAATGCAAAGAACTTAGAGCGTCTTCAAGACTTTTGCGAGGGTTCTAGTTTAAGAGTATTGTCTTTGCAAGAAAAAGTAAGCTTTGTTGAAGCCTCTAGATTGGTGTCTGAGAATTTTGATGAAGTTTGTCTTCTAACAAAGCCCAACATCCTACCAGTCAAAGGTTTGCCTGAGACAAAGGGCGCTATTTGTTCGATTTCTCAAGAAGAAAAATCTTTTTTTGATGTGGTTTCGATAATTACCAATATCAAGAATAGGGCCAAAGTTTTTGTGTGTTTAGAGGATTTAAAGTCACGATACGGTAGCATTTTATCTGCTGATTACATATTAGGAACCGCAGAATTTTGGAGTGTGTTTTCAGGTCTTCAGAGCTATTTTCTTGAAAAGGGCTTTTTTGAGGATAATTCTGCTGCATCTGCTGGCTGTTCTGATTTATTTTTAAATATTTCTTTTTCTCAATTAACTTCTGTTCCGATTGAAGTCATCAAGGATTAATGAGCAACTTAATTTTCGTATATGGAACCTTGAAAAGCGGTCATGTTAGAAACAGCTTTTTAAGGGGCCAAAAGTTTATAGGTGTCGCCTACACAGAGCCTAATTATAAGATTTATAGGCATGGTAGCTATCCTGCTTTGGTTGAAGACCCCAATGGATCAGAAATATATGGGGAATTATACGAAGTAGATGATAATTGCTTAATTGAATTAGATAAAATAGAAGGTGTGGATGTTGGTTTATTTACAAAAAAAACAATTAAATTGAATGGATATCATCTTTTTTCTTTGCCAGTTGAAAAAAATGTCAATCAAATGCTTTTTTCTAAATCAGCATTGTGTTACTTCTTCCTAAATAGAGATAGACTTGTTGGCTGCAAGGATTGTGGTCAAAACTGGACAATAAATTAGAGGTGCTCTATTAATGGAAATATTTTTTAGTTTTGTAATTCTTTCTATTCTTTTATTCATTTTATTTGTAACTATTCTTAAGTTTAAAAATAAACTTTCAGAGTTGGAGCATAAAGTTGAGTTAACGATGAAGGAAACTTTAGAACTGGCAACAGCAGACCAACTCCTTAAAGAAATTCGTAAAAGAAAAGGAACTCCGTTTGTAATGTTGACGCCGATTAAAGAAAAAGATTACAACGGATTAACAATAGAATCACATAGTGTCAACTCTGCTTCTTGTTTGGCAATACTGCATTTAGCTCGTTCTATCACGATGCAGGCTTTTAAAAAAAGAGGGGAAGATGTTCCCAATTTGCCATCTGTAGATGATTATTTTGATTAAAGTTTAATTTAGTATTTACTGACTGTTTTATTTAATATAAACTTCTTTTAACCGGAGAGAAGTTTATGACTGATAGAATTCTAAACGCATCTAATTATCTTTCTAGGGTTTTTGAGCACCCAGATTTTCAAAATCCTAAAAAATCAATTGAGATAACTAAAGACATAGATTTTGAATTGCGACCAAATTCTATGCTTTGCTATGATTCTCCCCTTTTATCTTTTGAGCAAGAGCAACATCTTTTTAGAAAGATGAATTATTTTAAATATAAAGCAAAGACCTTGCTAAAAAACAATCAAAAGGTTTCAACTAGAAGATTGATTAAAATAGAAGATTTGATTGCTAGGAGTAAGAAGGTTAGAAACCAAATAGCAGAATCTAATTTTCGTTTAGCAACTCAACTGCTGAGATGTGACATTTCTTTTTATCAGCAGAATAGCTTGGTTGATTCTTTGTTGTCAGATGCTTATTTTGATGTTTTAAAGGCAGTAGATTACTTTAATTGGACTTTGGGTAATAAATTCAGCACTTATGCAACTTGGGTTTTGAAAAAGAACTTTTTTCGTGATTCTAAAGACAAAAAGAAACATGCTGACAAAACTATGCGATTAGATGACATAAGCCTTAACATTGAAGAATCTACTGGAAGTCTTACAGAAGACGAGCTTCAATACTCAAGTCAAAAAAAGCTGGTGCAGAGTTTGCTTCAGCTATTGGGAAATGGAGACGGATCTACTGATAATCGAAGACAGGTTTTTGTGCTTGAAAATTACTTTGGATTGAATGGTTATGAAGAGCAAACTTTAGAGAAAATAAGTCTTAAATTAGGAGTTACCAAAGAGAGGGTAAGGCAGCTTAAGGAAAAAGGGCTAGAATGGATAAGATTTAAAGTAAAACAAATGAAAATAGATCAGGATATTGGATTAGAAAGTTTTCGTTACTAATTGACCTTGATTGAAAATAGATTTCAGGTAAGATTCGCCTTTGAACTTTCATCCAATAACGAGGTGGCAATTGGACAAATACGAAATTAGAAGTGGTGAATTCGCTATAATAATTCAACAAAAATCTGATGAAGCTGCGGCTTTGGAAGCCATAGCTCTTCATTACGAGAGTATGCACCATACTTCTCTAGGTCAGCTAACGATGGTTAAGAACAAGACGAAGAACTCAGAGGCACTTTATTTCTCGACGGATTCACTAATTGAGGAACTGTTTTGTCCAGCCAGTAAAAAGGGCGTTGCTAAATTCTAAATTAGCCAGTTTCAAGTTTAAAATTAGCCAGTTCTAATTCTAAATTGGCTTTGATAAAAAAATTGTACCCTATAAAAGTGTTGCAGTGAGGCACGACAGATTTACAAACGCATTTGTCGTGCTACACTAATACAAGCGAGAGAAAGTTGCCCTCTTGGCCCCACAATGTGTGATCGGCCTCGATTTATAGGGCTTTTTACTCTCATAGTGGAGATTTTTAACCATGGCCCGTGCTAAGAAGACTACCCCTGTTGCTGCTGTTGTCTCGACTCCTTCTTCCGCTAACGTCTTGAGTTCTTCGGATGTTCTTAAGAAGCTGGCTAATGTTGGCGTTGCTCCTGCCCCCAAGAGTACCAAGCCCGACCGCTGGGAGCTTCCTCTTGATGATAAGACAACCGTTGCCGCTACCCAGTGGGTTGCTGCCAAGACGGTTTGCGATGCCGTAGAGGCCCGTGTCGAGAATACCAAGGCACAGATTGTTGACTATGCTGTTGGCAAGTTGGCCGAGAAGTTTTTTGACAACAAGAATCGTCCGTCGAACCCTCAAATTGTTTTGAAGAAGGATGATGGTACTCCTGACCATCAGTTCATCTTCATGCTTACCGATAGGTTTAAGGTTGAGTTTAAGGACATTCCTGAGGGTGTTCTTCCTGTTGACTTCTTTACTTCACTTTTTGAACAGGTTGGCCTGTCTCCTGAGAACGCCAAGAAGATTACTGAGAACGAACTTGACTTCACCCCTGTGACTGGTGTGCGTTCGTTCACAGAGCTTCTGGATGGCCGATTTGGGGCTAACCGAGAATGGATTGATTCTACGTCCGAAGAGAAGGCTGCTGGCAGCAAGATGGCCGCTCTTCTCCTTTGGGATGGCACCGGGGCTGCTCCCCAACCGCTTACTCCTGCTGAACAGGGTATTGTGGTTCGTCGTGACCCCGGTGTTGTTGTAAAGGCTGGCTTCTATGATCGTGTCGCACTTTACTGCACCACGGTTGATCAGATTAAGGGTGTGTTTTCTATCATTCGGCCTGTGTCTTATCCTTCCTATTGCAAGTTTGCAATGAATGATACTGATACGAGCAAGCTGAACCGCAAGATTGCCGCAGTCTCCGATATCCTTGGTGTTGGCGGCAAGGAGTGATTTAGCTAGGTTTGCAGTTGGGTGCATGGTTTTCCCCTCCTTTTTTCCATGCACCCAACTGCCACCTTTTAACCCGAAAGGATTAACTATGTCTTTTTCATTTAAACCCGGATTTCGTGTCACCAAATCCGTTAGGCAAGAACTTAACAAGAGAAATCAGACGATCTTTGAGATGCGTGAGTCTGGTGCTTCTTGGAAGCAAATTTCTGCCAAGATAGGCTTGTCAGAACCTAGATGTAAGTTTCTTTGTCGTAAGCACAAAAGTTGTATTAGAAAACATTCGTCTCCTGCTTCTGTTAAGTCACGGGTGCTGAAGTCATTTTTGAATGATAGTTGGCCCATGATTTTGCTTGCAAGTCATGGCCCACAGGGCTTCAATTTGAAGATTAACTACCCTGTATTATTTTTGATGCTCGAAAGGATGGACCCATACTTCCAGCGTTCAAATGGAAGAGCGTATGTTTCTCTTTTAATGAGCCAGATTAAAGATGATCTTTTGAAGCGTTTTAATGAACACGCTCCGAAAGATAGCTTGGCTGTTGGGTGGTCTAGGGCAAGTGCTTCGGTCGTGCCACCCCATTTTTGGAACGATGCAGAGGTTGAAAGGCTTCTTTTTAATTGCAGCCTTCTTCGGGTAAAAGATATGTCGAACGATCAAAAGTCACAGATTGCGGAATCGCTAGAGGCAATTCCAAAGCTATCTTTTGAAAAAAGAACAACTTTGTTGCGTGAAGATAAAGATGTTTTTAAGACAAGGCTTTTTGATCTTAAAAGTATGATTGAAATTGCTAAAGAAGATGAGTCTCTGCGGCGTGAGGACTACTTGATGCTTTTGGAAGAAGCTTTGGCTTGTATAGATTCCGTTTTAGACAAGCCAACTTCGGTTCCTGTGGCTGTTGTGGCTCCAACTGTAGAGAATGTAAAGAAAGCGATTTCTGTTTCGAAAAAAGTGCAGAAAGATTTTTGGCCTGAACCAACTTTTTAAATAGGAGATTATAATGAGAACTATTGCTATTTTTGTTCTGTTTTTTGCTGCTTCGATGGTTAGTGCCGCAGGCGTCGATCCTGCTGTTCAAAATGGTGTAACTGAAGCTATGCAGCGTAACTTTTCCGCTTGCAACGAAGAGGATATTAGGGCAACTATGGACTCTTGTTCCATGGAAATGCCCGACAGGGATCGTTTTGAGCGTGAAACTAAGGATGTTTTTCAAGAAAAGGACATCTATTATTCGCTTGTCGAATGTGAGGTTCTTGAAGTAAAGCCTCCTTATGCTTTGGCTCGTATCGTACAAGATACTCATGTTGAGAATAGAGATTCAGGAACGAAGCAGCAATCTGCTTTTCGTAATAATTCTGCCTTGCTTCCTGATGAAAGAGTTGAGTATCTTAATACCTTCAAGTTTGAAAATGGTGTCTGGAAGCTACTTGTAATTGTTAGTGAGATGAGGCCTGTAAAGGCACAACCGGCAAATTAAAGGTGGAAATTTGTTGCACGAAAAGCTTGCTAATTTAGATTTTAGGGAAAAATGTTCGTTGGTCTGGCAGCATTATGTCTCTAGAAAATTAGATAATGAATTTGAACCTGTTTGGACTCATTGTTCGTATGAATTAGTTAAGAATTATATTGACTCAAATGATCTCTCTCAGGAACAACTTTTTTTGTTAGGGGAGGTCATCAAAAGTCATACTCAAAAAGACGGTGCTGAAGTTCCTTTGAAAAGAGGTTTTCCAAATGAAAACTTAAGGATAATGCATGATTACTGGAAGGCCGGTAGTTTTACATGGGTTTTTATGGGTAGGTCTTTCTGTGAAAGTATAGAAAAACAAGGTGATTGGGTTGTTTTGAGTCGAACGTTGCCGAATGAGCTTTACAAGCTGTTGGATTCAAATCTTGCCCCACCTACTTTGTTTTCCGCATATAGGCTAGACAGGCAAGACACAATAGGCCCAGCAATTTATAGAGAAAACGTGTTAAAAGAAATTAAAGAAAGAGAGAATGTAGTATGAATAAGATTTGCTTTTTTGTTTTCGCTGTTTGTTTTTCGGTCGCTGCAATCGGTGCCGAAAGACCAGTTATGGTTAGTGGCGACAACGCAGGCCAACTGTCTGATAGCGATGTTGGTAATTTCCTTGAAAGTATTGTGGAAGCGTTTAATAAGCAAGACTGTGTGCTTTATTCATCGTATTTCACAAAAGAAAATAGAGACTCAGCCAGAAGAAAGGCTGGAATGTCTTTTGCCAAGGATGACATTAATATTTCTCTTGTCGAGCATCACATTCTAGATCAAGTAGACGAATCTGCGGAAGTTGCTCTTGCATATAAAGTTTCAAGTGAAAACTGGTCTGGTAAGGTTGTATCAAAAGTTTATCTTGAAAAAGAAAATGGTGCATGGAAGTTGACCAAGGAGGTTACTGTCCAAAGGCGGATTGAGCAGACTGGTTACTTCGGTCAACCCGTCAGTAATGTTCCGCCCAGAGTCGCCAACAACAATAACAATACTCCCAATTGCCAGAACGGTCGTTGTGGCGTACAGGTTCAAGTTCAATCATCTGGTGGTTGTGCAAACGGTCAGTGTGGAACAAGACTTCCTTTCAATACCAATGACTTCTGTAGAGATCTTGGCTTCAAACCAGTGAGATAAAAATGGATTTGGACTCTTGGAAATTTACTCCGACCATTAAAAAAGGAGTTGCAGGGAAAATAAATGGTTCTGATGCACATTATGGGTGGTATGACAGGAAAATAAATGAAGTTCGTTGTGTCATATGCTTTCAAGATTTTTGGTCATATGTTACAATAGACGGTAACATGGAATTGCACAGCAAAGAGCTTACTATAGATTCTAATAACAGATGTTTGAATAAACCTTTGAACGAAGAAGAAGTTAAAGCACTTATTTACCAAGGAACAAAGAAATGAAGCTAAAAGATTTTTTAAAATCGACCGGTTATCGCATTAGTTCAGGCGATGAATTTCTTTGGAGTTGTTATGGAGAAAATGCACTTCTTATTGAATCTTGCCGGGGTAATTTTGTTGCTACTGTGGTGTTTGATACTAAAACCCAAAATGTTTATGAAATGACTTTTGCCGATGAAAAAAAGTCAGAGCCGTATCGTTATTCTAATCCTAGATTTGTTAGCAAACACAAAAAAGAGTCTAAGAACAAAGGATTCAGGTTTGAACAGGCTTGGGATGATGTCGATTATATCGAAGTAAGTAGTAAGGAAATTTTGAAAAAGGCAAGAAAGGCTTTTAGCTGAAAGGAATCAAGTGGCAACTATTGATGTAAACAAGGGAACGATGAAGAAGATCATTGAGCTTTACAATAGTGGTTTATCTATTGATAAAGTTGCAATCCAAGTTGACTTGAAAAGAAGCCATGTAAATACTTTGCTTAAAAACAGTGGAATTCCATTGAGAAGCAAGGGTGCTCGAAAAGGTTACTTTTGGGGCAAACAATTAAATTCAAAAGAATCTTTATGAGCAAGCCTTGGATTCACGCAAAGAATAGTGCAAGGAAATTTGGCGGAAAGCCAGAAGATTATCTTGAAATACACAACTTGATGGACAGCAGTAAGAGTTGTATTGGTGATAATCGTCATCGTTGTTTGACTCACAACAGTTGGTTCATAGGTGCTGATGGCCCTCTTGAAAAAATATTTGGACCTGTTATCGTAAACAGTGATAAGAGAGAGGTATCGACCAGAGACATAGGAGAGCAGCACATTCTTGAAGACTTTGGGATGCAATACATCCCAACAGCACAGGATTTTCTTCAAGAAATGGAAATGAAAGATTGGATGAGCAACGGAAAAGGAAGTCCACCAAGTTTTCAAAAGATTGAAAAGAAAAAGACCAAGAAGCTTATTGACCTAGATTAAGGAGAGCAGAAATGCCAACGGTAAAAGAATTAAACGCTAGAATTTCTAGGGCTAAGAAAGACATTGAAAAGCTTAAAATTAAGCTCGTCAAAGACACGCAGATGCTTTTCAAACAGTCAGTCAAAGATATCTTTAAGAAACATAAAGAGTTAATAAGCTTTTCTTGGACGCAGTTTACTCCCCATTGGAATGACGGCGACTCATGCCAGTTTTCTGCAAACACAGACTACATTTACCTGAATGGTTCCGAGGAGTCGGAGAGTCTATGGGACAACCAGAATCTCTATAATGATCTTCTTGATTATGAGTCTGTACGAAATAAACTAAAGGCTGAAAACGTCAAACTCGCAAAGAAAAAAGATCAAAAGTGGCGAATAGAATCAAATGAGAGAAAACTTGAAGAACTTGAAAACGCTGATATTAAACAGGTTAAGTGGAAAACTGAAGTCTTAAAAGACATTAATGGCCTTCTAGACATGGCTGATACTGATGCTTTGCTGGAAATGTTTAATGATCACGTTAAGGTTACTGTCACAAAAGACGGGATTGAAACGGAAGATTATGAGCATGACTAATTATCATCAACACAACCTATTATAATAGGTATAATTACTTCAACCACAATTAGTGACAGCATTATGAAGCCGATGTAGTTAAAACCGTTAATTATACTGTCCATTGTTAAATTCCTCTTCAAATTCACTAAAAACTCTGTAATCATAGGTGAGTTCTTCACCACAGAAAATGTCTCTATTTGCAATATCTATTCCTTCTTGCTCTCCTTCTAAAGCTATATTTTTTACATTGTTCTCGTCAGAATGGTTAAAGAATCTAGTATCGTCTGAGCATAAAATATAGTTCCCGGTAGTTTTACTTATGTAGGCATATTTTAAGAATTGCTGCCTACTAGTGTTTGATAGCTTCTGTATAAATTCTCTGGGGAATTCTTGGTCAAATTCTTTAACAAATTTCCAAATTATAGTTCCTTTTTGGATGTTTTCATCTGCAAAACATCCTATCCCATTAATTGAACTCTCTTTTAGTTTTGTCTTAATGTATAACATTTTTATAATAACTTTATTCTTTTTTCTCTTACCTTGATATGTTTGTAGTCTTTTTTATCTTCTAACGAGATATCAAAGCTTTTTATATTTAAGTTTTTTAATCCATTTTTCCACATATCACTACGCCCGGCTTTCTCATTTTCTCTTATTGCTCCATTTTTTATGTGAGCCTTGTACTCAATTGGGTCGTGTATTCTTTTTGTGTGTGGGACACAGTAAAACCTACCGGGAAACTTTTGGGCCGTTAGTCCCACTCTTTTTACCCGTTCGGCTAGTATATTGTCTTCTGATCCCCAACCCACGCAATTTAAGGGATATCCATTTACATCTTCAAAGTGTTCTTTTCTAAAAATTATAACCCCACCCATAAACGAATCTTTGTGTTCCGCATACCCAGATTGACTGCTATATGTACTTACATGAACAGGACTATCAGGATAAGAATAATCAGCAATTTCTGGAATAAAGTCTACATCATGAAAGCAATAATAATCTGAGTTTGGAAGCAATAAAAACCCTAAATTATTGATTAATCCTTTGTTAAATAATTTATTGTCATCTTGTTCGACTACAACTAGTTCAAAGTTATTTGTTTGTTTTGGTATGTATTCTTTGAGTTTAGGAATGAGTATATTTAAAGCTTTTATTCTATTCCTATAAGGTATTATGACTGATAATTTTTTACTTGCCTGCATAGACATAGATATGTAGAATGAAAAAAATTATAAATTATGTGTGTAAAATGAAAACAATATTAGTTACAGGCGGAGCTGGTTTTATAGCTTCCCACATCACCGATTTCTTGTTGTTAAAAGGATACAAAGTTAGAGTTTTAGATAATTTCTATACTGGATTTAAAGAAAACTTAGAACACAACTTTAACAACAGTAATTTTGAATTGTTTGATGGAGACATAAGAAACATAAATATCGTTAGAGTTGCTTGCCAAGGGGTTGATGCCATTTGCCACCAAGCTGCTTTGGGATCGGTGTTTAGAAGTATAGATGATCCTCTTACTTCATATGATATAAACGTCAATGGGTTAATTAATATATTAGTATCTGCCAAAGAAGAAGGCATTAAAAGAATCGTTTATGCTTCTTCCTCTTCTGTTTACGGTGATGAACTAACTCTTCCTAGGATGGAATCTAAGATTGGGAACCCTTTGTCCCCATATGCTCATACAAAACTTACGAATGAGATTTCTGCAAAATTATTTTGTGATTTATATGGATTAGAATGTATAGGCTTGAGATATTTTAATGTTTTTGGACCGAGACAAAACGCAGGTGGTACATACAACCCTATCATACCCCAAATAATCACTAGTTTAAGAGACAATAAAGAAATAACAATATACGGAGATGGCTCTTTTACCAGAGACTTTACCTATGTTTCAAACATAGTTGCAGCTAATTACCTAGCCATGACCAGTGAAAAAAGAGAAAATTTTGGTCAAGTTTTTAATATAGGATCTGATGGAGAGACATCAATAATAGAATTGTTTGATATTATCAAGAATATTATGGGGAAAAACTGCAGAATTAACTTCTCTGAAAGTCGTTTGGGAGATATTCCTCATGCTCGTGCTGACATTTCTAAAGCCAAGGATTTATTAGGTTATGAGCCTGATACTAATTTAATAGACGGATTAAAAAAGACCATAGATTATTATTGCAAAAAATAGACATAAAATAATATATAATTCATCATGCTTGGCTTTATTGAATACTTAGAGAATTACAATGAACAACAGCTTTTAGATATTATTCTAGAAGCTGTTGATATTGATTTAAGCAGCGTTGACGGCGAGTGGGATAGCGGTCGAAGTAACTTCTATTTTAACGTTCCTGGAGACAATTGCCCAGAGAGTAGAAGAATATATCCTGGAGGAAGATGCTATAAAGTACACATTTACGGAGGCGACAGTGTTAGTATCGCTTTTGATAGAGGAGGTAGCTACCAAGATGCTGACGCTGGTGCTGCTTTTAATGCTATAAGAATCATCCTTGCAGCAATTGGCGTGTATTTAGAAGAAAAAAAGCCTTCAAAAATAAGTTGGAGTGCTGTTTCAAAAAGCAAAGCTAATAAAGTTACTGGACAAATGCAGAATCCAGATGCCAGAGCAAGTATCTACGAAAGATGGGCTAAGAGGCACCTATTTCCAGATAAATATGTTCCTTTGAATCGTGATCATTGGATTTCTAGGGAAAAATATGATAACGAATATGTTTCAAATGGATATCCAGCTATTCCTCAAACTATAAACTTGCAGAGTTCTGATCGTGAAAAAACTATTGTTATCAAAGATTTAAAAGAGAAAGCTGCGGCTGCACGTGAAGAAATCCAAAGAAGAGAAATAGAAGCTAGGGAGAGGGAAGAACAGGAACGTGAACGTGTAAGGACCGAAAGAGCACAGGCGGCACAGCAAGACCCAAGGCACAATCCTGAAGGGCTTAAAGTTGATGATTTAATTTATGTGCTTCAAAATAGACAGTATGTTGAAGAAGGTACTATAGGAAAAATTACGGGTTTTGATTTCCGTCCTATAGATCCATACGCAGAAGATCGGGGTTATAAGCTTTATGTCAATTTTAAACAACAGGTGTCAGATGGTTCATTTCGGTCAGACATTTTTAGGTTGCCCGTAGAAAATGTACAAAAAGACACAGAAGAAAGACGCTCTGAAAGAGAAAGACAACGTGTAGCCAAGCTACAGGAACTACTTGCTGATCGTAGGAGTAATCCTAACGATATTAAAGTAGGAGATGAAGTTGCCTATCGTTCAAGACGAGGTGACATGAATGTTTTCACCGGCACAGTAGAAGACCTTAACTTCAAAAAAGAGTATGGCGACTATAAACTTCTGGTTAAAATAAACTGGGATGATTCTTCAAAAATTTCCATGAGTCATGCAAACATTGAGTTTGATAACTATGTCAATTTAGAAAATGTATCTAAAGCATCTGTTTATAAAGACAAACTAGCTAGTCTAATATCAGATAGAACTGCCAATCCAAATGGAATTAAGGTAGGAGATCAGGTAATAACTTTTTTGGCGAGTGATCCAACACATCGACACAATGGTATGGTTGGAAAAGTAAGAGAAATGATGTATCAAGAAGGTTATAATTGGAGCGGTACAGCAAATGACTACAAGCTACTTGCATTTGTTGATTGGGATGAAAGATCCGCAACTTCTTTAGGCCCTAATCAGAACAGGGCTGTAGATGCAAAAAGCCTCATCCTAAACAATTCAGATGTTAACAACCGTATTCAGGCTGCTACAAGAGGGCATCAAGTTCAACAGCAAGTTGATAGAAACAGAGAAAGACACGAAAGAAGACTACGAGATGATGAAGAGTTAAGACGAAGTCAGGAGTCTGGAATAAGCTCTCAGACGCCAGAAGAACTAGAAAGATTAGTCAATCATCCATCTAATCCACAAAAAATTAGACCTGGCGATTTCGTCAAAGTTGTTAATCACTGGAGAAGAGGCCTAAGAAATAAAAAAGGTGTAGTCGTAGGCCTATACAGTTACACTTATGATCGAGATATAATATATGTAAAAATAAAGATACATAGGTCTGATAGATCTGCTACAACCCTTCAAATTTCAAACGTAGAGAGAGACACATCAGCTACAGCAGCCAGAATACAGAATAGACAAGCTAGAAGAGATTCTGTGAGTGCTCTTTCTAGAGGCTTTAATATTGGAGATAGAGTAAAGGTAACAAGAGGAAGATACAATCAAAGAACAGGTAGGATATTAAACTTCCGACTAACCGCTAGTGATGCTTTGTCTGCGATAATCGTGTCAGACCAAGGTACAACCGGCGTAGACGGGACACACCAGCCTTTTCCGAATTTTAGTGTTAATGTTAATTTTATTGAAAGTTTACAGGGAACACCAACACAGCCGTCTAATCATGGCCTACCAGAAAACAATTTAACTTTTTCTGATTACTTAAGAATAGTTGAAAGTTTTAGTTAATTTTACAAATTGTTATAATTGCACCTATGAATTTTTCTACTTCTTCTTTTTTGACTTTCTTTTTAACTCGATTAAACTTAAAGTTATTTTTGTCTTGTTCAACTTCTGTATAAGTTATTTGGTAACCTCCATCTTGGGGGTCAGCATGAATTTCGACATCGGGATACTGATCAAATATGCTTATGATATTCATAGTTTTATTTCTTTTAGCATTCTATCACACTCTGCTTGTATTCGAAGCATTTGAAAAACTATTAATCCACAAAATATTGCTCCATTTTTATCTTTGGTGGTTTTGGAAAAATTTTTAATCCAAAAAGATAAAACAGGGTTTTCTTCATCTAGTTTCTTCATTTGTTCTTTAATATAAGCCTTATCTTGCCGCCCAGTTAACGCTCTTTCTATAGATGCTCCGATTTCTGGACGTACTTTTGGTAAAAGATTCTTCATAATTTTCTCCTGTGCAATAATATTATATGACAGGCTTTTCTCGTTCAATAGCAATAATTTAATTTTGTGGATCATAAATATTAAAAGATGAAATATAAAATATCTTTAGAATTCAACTGCAATCTAGACACAGACATATCAGAAAAAGAAGTTCAAAGTTTTTTTGAATCTAATTTTGCTTCAATAAATGGTGCTTTTGATAAGAAGCTGAACATAAAAATAGGCAAAATAGACAAGATCGAAAGAATAAAATTAGGAGAATTTTCTGTAAATGATGTGCTCTCTAATTTGTCTAAAACTAAAAAGGATTATGAATGCAATGGTCAAATTTACTGTGTGAAAATGAATTCTCACAGGTACTTTATGTTTAAAGAAAATAGGTTTTGTGTTTGCTGTGGAATAGAAGGAACTAAAATGTTCTTGGAGTGTCACAAGGCAGATATGACGCCACACTTTAACTTGTATGGCGAAACTAAAGATGGATTAGTTTTAATGACAAAAGACCATATTCAGGCTAGGGCTTTAACAGGAGAAGATAGGCACTCGAACTACCAAACAATGTGCTCTGTTTGTAATAATTTAAAAGCACATACATCTTTGACGCTTGATTCTTTAAAAAGCTTGCGAGTGCTTTATGACGATAACAAAAATAATTTAGGCAAAAAGGCTCTACACATTTTGTTGGAAGAGGCAAAGACAAATCTAAAGAAATCAACAAGAGATACAAGCCAAAAGAATAAAACCAAAGAATCAGTCTTTACAAATTGTGATATAAATTGCTACATCGATAAAGGGGATATTTTTGGCAAGTTTGTTTATGATTTAGCTGTGGGTAAGAAGCAAATAGGTTGTATAAAAAAAGGAACGCAGCTTGAACCTTTAGTTGAGTGCAAAAATAAAATCATATGCAAGCTCACAGACACAGAAGCCATATCTCTGGATAAACATCTGGTTGGTTCAAAAAATTGAATTTGAATAATACATATATTGAACAAATAAGGAGGAACATGGCATTAGAACAATGGGAGATTGATCTTAGAAATCAATTAAATGGAGTTCAAGGGACTGTTAGTTTGGAAACTCCCCAGGAAGTAGTTGTTGAGGAAGCGGTTGTTAAACAGACAAGTGATTTAGCTCTTTACTTTGCTTTGGGTTGTTTTTTACTAGTTGCTTCTCTTCTTCTTTTGGACTTTAAGACTAATTTTATTTCTAATCTTGTAAGAAAAGATAACATGGTGGAAATTAAAGTTGATGACGAAATTCTCGCAGGAGCTGCATCTAACTCAAATGCTGCTCCAAATCTAATTCTTGAGGAAATAGACTCTTTAAAGAAAAGGGTTAAATCACATGGAGATAAAATTTTTCTTTTAGGTGTAGTTTCAAATGAAAATTCAACTATTTCCAAATATAATGGCAATAAGAAAGAAATGATATCTATTAACAAAGATTGGACGCTTAGTAGAAAGCCTACTCATTTGTCTTTCACACAAGAAGATATGACGTACTTAGACAGTCTTCAGGGCAAGTTTAAAAACTAGTATATATTATTTGGTGTGTAGCTGTAACCGTTTGAGCATATTATTTTCTCTATAACTTTTGTGATGCAGTATGCTGTTTCTGAGGCTATGGATTCTTCACTTCTTAATTCGTGAACAATTTCTATTTGCATAGATTGAACCTTGGGTTCAAAATACCATTTTCTAAATAGTTGGTTCATATTGTTCTTACCCCAACCAGAAAACTTTCCTCCGCTAGACCCCTCGTAGACTTTTACTCCTAGTCCTTCCATTAAGTGTATGAACATATTTTTTCTCCAAAGGTCACAACTGAGACTTTGTGGGTAGCCTTCTCCATAGCCAACTACCATATCCATTTTAGGATCATTTGCTATTAGTCTATGTCGATTTGACATGCCATGTATATGAAACATACAAACTATTGAATTCTTTTGTATTAGTTTATCTTTATAGCGAATTATTGGATCTAAGAATTCTTCTTTTACAACGTCTTCATGGCAATGATTTACATTATTACAATCTGCTTTGTCTTTCATGAAATCTACCGATACACCACGTTCCCAACCCAAGTTGATTACAGCACAGGCTTTTAGGTTTTTTGCAACAATTTCCGCAATAAACGCTGTTTTTTCGTCATCACCGTCAAATCCATGTGGGGCCACTATTATGACCGGTGTGTTCCCAGATATAGTTCTTACTCTTTCCATAATAAAATTTTGCTTTCTTCTCCCATATATAAGAGTCTATGGGGCAAAATCACAAATTAATTAGAATTAATCTCTCTGAGGCGTCACCCCAACAAGTTTCTGACTGGCTTTCTGCGATAAAAAAGCTACTGGCACAAAAAAAAGTATGGGTAAGAGCTAAAAAACCAAAATTAGCAAAATCCGTTTAACCTATTGAGCATTTTTAAATTAGGTTTCATATTGCCAATTTCAATTTAGACCTAGACTAATTTTAAGTTTGTCCAAATGCAAAATTTAGACGGCAAATTGATTGTACCCTATAAGGGTGTTGACACTAGGATTGAAGGTGGTATGCTAGTGAAATCTAGTCCACTTCTAAAGCAAGGATGCACTTTAACCCGTTGGAGAACAAATGCTAAAGAGCCAGATCAACCATCGTGACCTTTCCATCGAAGAAAAGCTGTCTTTGAAGCAAAAGCTTCTTGGTGTTACGGCTCTTTTGACGAAGTGGTCAGCATACTACCCAGACCATCCAATGACAGAATTGAAGAATGAAATTTTTCGTGGCGTGAAGAATCCTTTCGGCAAAATTCCAGAAGCCGAGCTTGAACAGTTTTGGCAAGATCAAAAAGTCATCATGGATTTTCAGACAAAGATACTCCCAGAATTTGGAGTGACTGCCGAGATTGCTTTGTTAGAGTCATTCATGAAGGCTTGCTACAAAGAAGCAAGACGATGGGCCAGGCGTGTTTCCTCTTCATTGAATCTAATTTTTGAAGATGCTTTTGAAGACTTGTTGCAAGACGCCTACAAATCTGTTCTTAGTTCGATGTATTATTTCACAGAATCTGACAAAGAAGTTTCTACCTATGTGATTGGGTCTTTAAGAAAAAGTTTAGAGAGAGCCACCAGATACGATTACTGTAAACTTTCTCCAGTAAACCCAGACGATTTAAAGTTGCTTTACACATACAACAAAGAAAGCATGGCAGAGGGCAGGACTTTTGAAGAAATTGTTTCAATAATGGGACTGAGTGAAGAACAGGTCGCAATTTTGTCCGATGTAATTCGTCCCGTAAAAAGGGAAGCAATCGTAACAAGCCATGACAAGGAAGTTAGAACGCTTGAACTTGTGCCATGCAAGAGAAACGATTCAGAAAGTGAATGTCTTGAGACCTTTTCTTTAATTAAGAGTTTTCTAGACCCTTCGTATGATAGTGTTTTGAATTTGACTGAAGAAGAAAAGAAGGTAATCAGGGCTGGTATGGATAACAATTTTGCTAGAGGCTGGCAGTCTAGCTTTGCTGCTACTTCCTTGAGTCCCAACACAGGCAGACCTTATACCCGTCAAAGAGTTGGACAGTTGTTTGATTCTGCGTCCTCAAAAATCAAGCCCTTGCTGCTTCAGAAGGCTAGAGGTGTTGCATGAACAATATTGATGTAGCAAAACAATTCCGTGATTTAAATTATAACGGTAAAAATCAGTTGGTTAAAGATTTTATCAATAGTAGAGAGCAACTAGGAAAAAACGAATTTAGACTTAGCAAGAGCGTTTTCAACCCAGTTGTTGTTGCAAAAAGTAAAGAAGATGAGATTTTAAGCATCGTTTCTGCTCCCAATTGTGATAAAAGAGAGGCACTATATGCAGCAGAAGTTTTAAATTTGCTTTTCAATCCAGATGGCTTGATCCTTTTTTTTGATGGCAATATTAAAAATGGACCTTTGTTGCAAAAAGAGTGCATCATTTCTTGTGAGTGCAACAAGGACTGTGCAACGAGAGTCGAAATTCTGCCTTATAACTTTAGTCAAGGAAACATTGAATGGGGTGAAATCCCAGACAATACAGTTCAAGGTGCCGGTGGTGCCATTGTAGATCACCTTAAAAAGACAATGAAGGTAAAGAGAGATCCCAAACCCCTTCACTTTTGCAAGGCGGCTTTTTCTAACTTAGCTTCTATGGGGTTTTTTGTCGAAGAATTTATTTCCAGAAAAGAATATAAAGACAAAAAAGCATACTTTAATTCTAAGGCTTTTATTGAAGAGGCGGAACAACTTGGTGTGCCAAGTTCAGCTATGTCTTGTTTACAGATTGCTTTTGATAACTTGGGAACAACAATGTTCAGAGATTTGCTTGAAAAAGCAATGCAGTCTTGTCCACAAATTACACAGGCTTTTAAAGTTGATCCGGGTCAAGAAAGATTGTTTGCTTGCTTTGTGGAAAAGAAGATATTTGATTGCGACTATACTGATTACGTTTCTTACGCCAACGATTGCTATAAGTGGAATTAGAGGAGAATAACAATGTCTGTTTTCGTTAATCGGTATCCTTCTACTTGTTCAAATAAGGCTTGTGGTCAAGCTTTTGGAATTGGGCAGGGATACGTTCAAAAGACTAATGGCTCTTACATTCCTTGGTGCAAAAACTGTGTGCCAGAAAAAATTGGGCCTTCTAAATCTACTGCATCTACCGCTAGAAGAGAACTCACAGAAGATTTCAAAATCTTTATGCCCTATGAGCCAGAAAATATTCTTTTAGTTAAGTCGCTTCCTAAAGCCAAATGGAATCCAACCGATAAGTTTTGGAGCGTTAGTAGTGACTTAGCAGACAGAAGGCGTATTCTGGAGGTTGCTAACTTAATTGGTTTAGATGTTCCTTCGGGCTTGAAATTGCCAGAGGAAGAAAAGCCTAAGCTGGAATTCGATACCAGTGAACTGTACCCCTTTCAAATTGAAGGCTCGACGTTTTGTCTTCAAAAGGGCAAATGTCTCTTAGGAGATGAAATGGGCCTTGGAAAGAGTGTGCAAGCACTTATGGCTCTTTCCAATAATAGCCCCGCTATGATCATCTGTAGGGCTGGTCTAAAGTATAATTGGCTTGATGAAATCAAGCGATGGAGGCCGGATTTAAAGCCCGTTGTTATTTCTGGTAAGGATAATTTTTGCTGGCCCGAAAATGGCGAGATTATCATTATTAATCACGACATTCTTCCCAAAGAATTTCAGTGTCCTACAAAGATCAGGGGAGAGATTAAGGGTGCTTATATGGATCGTGTTAAAACCTTTAGGAAAGAACTAAAGGTAATGAATTCAAAGGCTTGTGAAGTCGAGCTTATTGTAGATGAAGCACACGATTTTAAGACTTATTCTTCCCAAAGAAGCAAAAAGGTCAAAGAAATTTGCCGTATGGTTAAAAAGGTTATCGGTTTAACTGGTTCACCTTTGACTAATCGTCCGTCCGACCTTTATGGTGTGTTTGACACTTTAGGATTGGCGGGGGAAACCTTTGGCACTTTTGATAGATTCAAGACTTTATTTAACGCCAGAGACGAAGTCGTTAACCGTCACGGCCAAACTGCCACTGTTTGGGGCTTGCCAAATCCTATTGTTCCCGAGCTTCTCAAGCGTGTAATGCTTAGAAGGCTTAGAAAAGATGTTTTGCCTGATCTTCCTTCTAAGACTTATACCAATCTTTTTGTTGATTTAGGCTCTAAGCTTAAAAAGCAAATGGATGGTTTGTGGGAAGATTGGAAAGACTTGATGGAGCAAAAAGGCGAACTTCCTCCTTTTACATGTTTTAGTGCAATAAGGAAAGAAATAGCTACTAGTAGAGTTGATGCTATGCTTGAATATGTTGAGGATGCCGAAGACCAGCAAATTCCTTTGGTGGTCTTTAGTGCTCATCTTGCTCCTCTAGATGCATTGTTGACTAGACCGGGTTGGGCTGTAATTAGTGGAGATACTCCGCCCGAAGTTAGACAAGAAATTGTCAGAAGCTTTCAGAATAATAAACTCAAGGGTGTTGGAGTAAGCATCCGAGCCGGTGGCGTTGGTATTACCTTGACTAATGCTTGGAAGGTTCTTTTTGTTGATTTAGATTGGACCCCTGCGGCTAATTGGCAGGCAGAGGATAGAGTAGCTCGTATTGGGCAAAAGTCTAACAAGGTGGAAATTGTTAGGATGGTAAGCAATCACGTTCTTGATCTTCACGTTCATGAACTTCTTGCCCAAAAAATAAAGGTAATTCAGGATTCAATTGACGGTAATATTCAAGGCAAGAAAGTCATAAGCAATGTTGAAACAGACGAACAGTTTGAAAACAGAATCAAGGCCGTTGTTGAAAAACAGCAACAGTTTGAAAAAAATCTTGCTAAAACAAAAGTGCAAGAAATCTATAAAAGAGAAAAAGAAAAGTCTTGTCCTGTTGTTCTTAATGAAAAAATTATAGAATCCACTAGAAAAGCATTTAATCATATGCTTTCTGTTTGTGACGGGGCAGTTTCTGAGGACGATATTGGTTTTAACAAGCCTGATTCTGCCATTGCACATTGGGTTCTTTCTGCCGGTTTGGAGACTGATGAAGAGTTACAAACCGCTCATTTCATTCTGAGTCGTTACAAAAGGCAGCTTAAAACCAAGTTTCCGGCCTTATTCCGAAGTTAAACCCGCTGATTTAAGCCATTTCCTGTTTACAAGCTACTCTTTCAAGCTATAATGTTAAGTGTCAGCTTTGTAGCTTTTGGAGGAATTATGGCTGCTATTTCAAATTTAGAAAATGGGTTTGTTTCGATGATTTCTGCAACAAAATATCTCACGCAGGAACAACTGAAGAAGGCAAAAAATGTATTGCTTTTAGATAAGAAGTTTAATGAAACTCCATATAGCTTTGCCTATTTATGGCGCATGTTCAATCAAGACCCGCCTGAGCCTCCTTATGACTATTACTTTGAATCTCAAGATGAGGCTGTTGATTTTGCTGAACGGGCAATGGAAAAGTACAACATTACTTGTGAAATTGATCCGGTTGAATCAAGGAAGTGGAAGCTAGTTAGCAAGCAATATTAAGGTGCAACAATGACAATTACTCGGAATAAGCATTTCTCAGAAAGAAGAGTTGAATTTGCTTTGCTGACTCGGCAAGGTTGGAGTATGTCGAAAATAGCTAAAAAGTACAATATTTCACGGCAAGCAGTATCTTTGTCTTTGAAAAAAGCGGCTATTGAAGGTGAAGTGGTCTACAAGTGTAAAGCATGTAAAAACGATGCAACAAACTATATTATTGTTAGAAGAAAGAAACCTTCTGCTTGTTGTGAATGCGGCAAAGAGTTTTTTGTAGCCAACAAAAAGACTAAGACTTGTAGTCCTGAATGTCTTAAAAAGCTTAGAGAAAAAACTCTTTATGGCGGTGAGTGGAGTAGAGCAGAATTCATTGAATTGGACTGCAAAGGCTGCGGGCAGAGTTTTAAAAGGTCGAAATACATTTTTAGTGTAACCTCTAAATGTAAAAAGAATAAAGATCATAATTACTGTAGCAGAAAATGCTACCACCATTCTAAGAGATGGCCAAATAAATTGCCAGAATTAATTCTATATGGAAAATATTGATTATTACCAAAAGATGGGTATAAACTCTGTTAAACCTTTTAAAAAGAATGACAGATGGGTTTTTAAAGCGGACAATGGAATGGTTTATGACATGGCTCCCGCACAAGCAACAGAAGCAATTCTAGACCCACTAGTAATAGGTGCAGATCGACTAATTGCTGTGGGTTGCAAACTAAAAGGAATCAGGAACCCAGAGAATGGGTTTTTGCTGTTGTTTTCTAAAGACTATTTCCCAAATGCTGATGTAAAGTTTACTCTCTCCGAACCAAAGTTTACAGGTTGGGTCTATACGGTAGAAGAGCTTAATTTAAAAGGAATTCCCGTTGGCCAAGCAGCATGGGTATGTCCGTACATTACTCAATTTTATTCACAACCACCACAACATGTATACCTCAGAATTGAAGAGCTAGAATCATGAAGTTTCAAATTACGGTAGAAATCTTTAATGAAAAAAAGAACAGAAATGTGACAACTAAAGATTTAAAGCCTTTTGGCACAATTTCTTTCGTTAAAGGACTAACTAAAGCATTAAAGAAATCAATTAAGGCAAGTTGTTGGCCTTTTGATGCCAAAATTCATGTAAGCGTATTAGATAAGCCAAAGCAAAAACAATCATGAAACAAGACAAATACATCACAGATTTTTTAATGTGCTTTTTTATGTTGATATTAGGCATATTGAGATTTTTGGATGACGATGTTATTGGCCTTACTGTATTTGTTTCATTGGCTTCTTTATTCTTTTTTTCTTCTTATTCATCTTGGTACACAGAAGAGTACGGTTCTCAGTCCAAAAAGGTGCAAGAGAACAGGACAAAAATTTTTAAATCGCTTTCAACTCCTAGAATAGAAACAAAAATAGAGAGCAACTCCAATATCACTACTTTAATTGTCCCCTCTTTAGAGTTCTATAAGGAACAACAGAACAAGCAAAATAAGCTAAAATGATGATTTTTCTTATAGAAGATGAAGGTTTTACTGGAAAGTACATTCTTTTAAAAGAAGAAGGTGATCTTTGTGTTGTTCAAGAACTGAAATTAAGCGGCCAATGTGGAGAGCCTTTCCAGATAAGCAGGTCTCTTTTGGTAGAGCATAAAGCTTCTTTGCCGTGGCTAGCAGCTTTATCCGTATGGAAACTCACTAATAGTTCAACAAACCAAGAAGAAAAGTACAAAGACAAAGTTGTTAGTTTATTGGCACAAAAGTATAAAATGTCTTTTGAAGAAATGAATGAACTAATTGATGAGCTAAGAGAAGTAGACATTATCTGATGATAGATTCTCTGAACAATTATTGCGAGATGGGCCTACTTCACAAACAAGCCCATCCAACACTGCCTCTTTTTATTTGGAACTATACGCCAAAAGTTCAATATGAGAGGCTTTGGGATTCGATAACTTTAAGTTGTCGAGGTCTAGTTACAGATCATCAAGGCAACGTTGTTGCAAAAAGCTTTGATAAGTTTTTTAACTTAGAAGAGCTTTCTTCTTTTGAAATTCCTGTGGAGCCTTTTGAGGTCTATGAAAAATTAGATGGTTCTTTGATTATTGTTTTTTGGTATCTAGGGCAGATCGTTGTTGCTTCAAGAGGCTCTTTTGATAGCGATCATGCCTTAGAAGCAAAAAGCATACTTGATGCATATGATCTTGATAAACTCGATAAATCCAAGATTTATTGTGGAGAACTAATTGTACCTTGGAACAGAATTGTAGTCGGCTATGGAAACAAAAGATCTGTTGTTTTTCTAGCAAAGTTTGATACTGCTGGCAATGAATATCCAATAGACGATTACAAGCAATATGGTTTTGAAGTAGTTAAAAAATTAGATCTATCAAACTTAGATCTATCTAAATTAAAACAACAAATAAGAGATGATGAAGAAGGCTATGTTATCAAGTTTAAGTCAGGTAAAAGATTAAAAATAAAAGGACAAGAATATATCAGATTACATAAGATAGTAACAGGAATTTCTAGTGTAGTTATATGGGAAAACATGATGAGTAATATCCCTATTGATGCTATTCTGGAAGAACTTCCAGATGAATTTTATAACTGGGCAAAAGACGTTCAAAGAAATCTTCAAGACAGATACAACTTGATTCTTGAAGAGTCAACTAAAGTTTATCGTGAGTTCGAAACTAGAAAAGAGACTGCTCTTTATTTTCTTGAACAAAAATACCCTCAAGTTCTTTTTTCTATTCTAAATAAAAAAGACCCTAGCAAGTTAATATGGAAGTTAATTAGACCTGAGTACAAGACACCCTTTGGTGAATAAATTAGCTCTTTTTTCCGTCTTTTTTCTTCCACTCTTCTAGCTTATTTTTCGTAAAAAAAGCTGCGATTCCACTAATTATTCCGCCAATTATGCTCTGTGCTACCAATAAAATAATTGTACACAAAGAAAAAGAGGTGATAATAGCAGTACCTATAAAAGACTTCTTTTTCTTCATGCTGTATATAGCCATGCTAAAAATAAAATATAATATAAAAGAAATAGCTTCTAACGTGTTCGCAATAATTATAAAAGATGAGTACACTAGAGGTATGCTCTTTTGTAAAATTCAAGAATATTACGAATGCAGCAATGAAAAGTTTAAGAATAAAAAGTTTTCTATATGGGAATATCAATATTGGTATTCCCACAAGCATAAAGGTTGCTTTTCATACCCAGCAGATTACGAAGGGTTTAACATTCCTTTAGAAGTCGCCTTAAGATGTAGGAACACATGGAGCATAGAAACTCCCTATGATGAAGAGATGGATAAAATACTCTCAAAAATCAACGGAGGGCCTAAGGCTTATATTATAGGCGTTAAGAGTTTAAAGGGAATGATATTTAAGCACGAAATGTGTCACGCCCTTTATTATACAAATAAAAGTTACAAAGAGGACATGGATCAAATAACAAATTCTTTAAGCAAAAATAAGTATAAAAAATTTGTTAAGAATCTTAAGAAATTGGGGTACCATAATAGCGTAATGAAAGACGAGATACAGGCTTACATGTCCACAGATACAGACTACAGGGTTCTAAAAGGAATTTCTCAAAAAAAGATAATACATAAAGAGTATAAATCTATTTTCAAAGAATACTATAAAAAATGAATATAAATATAAATCCATTTTATTGTTATGTAAAAAAAGAACACTTGTTTGGATATGATGAAAAAAGTGAAGGCTTTGAGAGTGTTCTTGTATTTGCTGCAAGAAGCGTACCAGCTAGAGCCCTTCTTTTTCACATAATGACAGAGGGTGGTGCACAAAGAGCTAATGTTCCAATATCAGCCTTAGTTCATAAAAAGGATGCAGTAAGTATACCACTAGATTATCTACAGCTATGGGATTGTTTTGGAAAAGAAATTAATGTTGTTGTTTTTGACTACTTAGTTAACAAAAGGTGTCAGGTTGTATTAAAGGACAAAACAGTTAATTGGGGAACCTATATGATGACATTTGACTGGGCGAACAACACGTACTCAGACACACCACAAGACTATAAGAATGCACATCTAATAAAGCTTGATAATGGTTGTTTCGCTCTTCAGCCAAATAATAGAATATTTTGGAGGGATTCTAATTTTATTACTAAACCCATAAATATTGGCGACGTACCTAAATATAAAGTGGATAATAAGATCTTCGTTTGCGAGGTATCAGATCGCTGGACTTCCCAAGATACGGATTGTTTTTATTACGATGTTATGGAAGAAAATGAACTTCAAAAAGTGGATGACAGAACAACCTGAAGCAGACTATATTGGGAAAGTAGCAATATTTTATATTCCCGAGAATAAGTTAACAAAATCTGTTAGAAAAGAACTTCATGATTTTTTTGTTAAAAACTATAACGCATATACACACGAAGTAAGTAAGATACAAGGTTATTGGGTCAAGCAAAACAAACTAATTAAAGACAAACACGAAAGATATGAAGTTGCTTTTGACGGAGAGCAAAATCTTAAGAAATTTGTCGGTTTTTTGTCTAAATTGTGCGATACCATAGAGGAAGATTCTATTTATTTAATTGTTGGTGATGAGTCTTATCTGGTAAGACCTAAGAAAAATTAAATTTAAACTATATTAGAATGGAGGATAAAATGGCAATATTCCAGAAAATTAAAGATTGGTTTGAGAAGGTCTGTTACCCATGTTGTGAAGGCAATGAGTGCAAATGTAATACCGCACAAAATTCTTTACCAGCACCAGAAGTTGTAGCAGATAATGTGGTTGATACCGTAGAAGAAACGCCAACACAAGCTGTGGAAGCACCAATTAAATTAGAACCTGTTAAAAATCCAAAGAAGGCTGCCGGTGCCCATAAAAAGAAACATGCCAAAAAGCCTCCAAAGCCCTCAAAGAGAAAAAAGAAGTAATTTACTTATTTTCTTGTCTTTTGATTCTTTCGTGGTGTTGGTAAGTCATTTGACCATGATCTACTTCATCCTCATCGGCTTTTGGACCCAGCTTTTGTAAAGCATCTGCCGCAATTGGTGTAAAGTACCCAGCGGAGTAATGGCTCCTCATATACCCATCAGGATAGGCCCAGTGAGATATGCCTGCTCGTGCGGCTTTTTCAGATATTACTGGTAGCTCTTTTTTATTATCTGTGCAAAATTCTATAAATGTTTTCAATTTTCTTCCTTTAAATGCTTTTTTTGTACTAGTTTAAAGCATACTTATTTATGGAGCTAACAATGAATTTTAAAGATGTTATATTTTCGGACAATACCGCAGTGCCTCAAAGTCTGACAGTAACGAATGTTTCAGCATTTAATGTCTCTGATGAACTTAATATGTGCTCAATTTTGGATGTGATAAATAAAAAATTTGTTGATGGAACATACTTAGAAATAGTCTCTATGAATTCTTAGGAGGTCTATGCAGTGTTTTTTTCAAGTTTGCTTGTGTGTAATTGCTGCTTCTTTTTCTCTAGTTGTATTCTCCGCCTCTGTTGGCTTCGCAACCGCAGTTTATCGTTTTATTTTTAAAATAGAAGAATAGAATGAACTTTTTTGAAATATTTGATAAAGCTTATTGTATCAATTTGGACAAAAGAAAAGATAGACTACTCAATTTCGAACTACAGGTTAAAAAGTATAATTTGGGGCCATATGCGAGGTTTAGAGCCTTTGATGGCTTTAAGATGCCCACAAACCTTGATAAAGGAAATGCAGGCCTAATTAAGTCCGTAATCGCTGTATTAAAAGAATGTTTAGATGAAGGTACCAGCAAGGTACTTATTTTAGAAGATGATTGTGAGTTTAAAGAAGATATTATAAATATATACGAATATTTTAAATATGTACCCTCTGATTGGGACATGGTCTATTTTGGTGGAAATCACAATATCCATATTGGAAAGGAACCACCAAAAAGAATAAACGAAAAAATAGCTAAACTACATTACACTTTCACTACTCATTGTATTGCAATAAAAAGGCATATGTTTGAGCCTATAATTCAAAAAATAGGTAATTATGAATCGCCAATTGATGTTGCTTACCAACAGTTTCAACAAACACACAACGTATATGGATTTTATCCTTCTCTTGTAAAACAAGCCTCTGGATTTAGTGACATAAGGGGCCAGCATGTTGACTATGACTGGTTGATTACGTAATTAGTCTGAAAAGACGGCACACCAATAAAGCCTGCCCTCTTTGTCTTCTTCTACACCGAATCCAACCCTCTTATAGCTTGTCCCTAGTATATTCCATCTATGCATTGGAGACCACATCCAAGCTTCAACAACCAACTTTTCTGTTTCTTGTCCCCAAGCAATGTTCTCTCCAACTAAACTCGAATCTTCATTAACCTTAATAAGGTCTGACATGCTTGAATGATACAAAGAATTCTTTTTAACCATTTTTTGTGCGTGTTTTTGTGCATATTCGCACAGTTTTTTGTCAAGTGTTAATGGTTTTAGTTTTCTAGAGGTTCTTTCTCGGTTATGAGCAACCAGAAGTTTTTCTTTTGTGCTAATAATTGGAGCACTGATTTCATCTGGTATCTGGGGCGTAGATTTTTGGGGCACTTCTTTTTTTTGGGAGCTGCATCCAATTAGAACAAAAAATGCGATTAAAATAATGATTGTTTTCATATTGTATTTATTAATGTGCTAAATATATATATTTATGAAAACTTTTAATCAGTGGCTTCAAGAAATGGTGGGGTCAAATTCGATAACGACTTGCAAGGACAGAAAAAATCCAAATTTTCAAATTTGGGGAGCTATGTCTGACTTGGGCTGCAAGCCGGAAAAGAAAATTCCAACAATGAAATTCAATAAAAAATGAAACTAAAATTTACAGAGTGGCTAAAATTAGAAGAAATCGATACTCGTAATCTTAAAGATTACATGAAGACTAAGTTTGATCTAAACATAGACGAATTACCTCTTAACCCTATGGACTACGCTAGTAGAGCTGAAACGGAACCAGAGGGTCAAGGATTAGACACTCAAGCACCTTGGTACAGATACGGAAACTATTGCGGACCAGGACCGGCATTAGCTAGTTCATGTAATAAACTTGCAACAGGAGATAAGCTTCCTCCTGCGAAGAACAGTGTTGACAGTCAATGTAAGAATCATGATGTTGATTACTGTAAATGTGGAGTAGATTGGAAGGCTGGATTGCCGGGTGGTGGCACACCTTGTTCAAAAGAAGCCGATAAAGATTTTGTTTCAGGCCTTCAAAGATTAAGAAAAAAGATAAATCCAGAAGAAAGAAGGATAGCGGATATTATTAGGACTTATTTTACTTGGAAGAAAATATTCGGTTAGTGATTTCTATTTTCTACTTGAGCTAGTTGTTGTCCAACAATTGGTGTTCTTGTTTGCTTTCTTAACATCTCAGGAACAAATGGTACATCGTACTTCTTAAGTACCTCTTTAAGGTTATTCGCATAAGGTGCTAAACTTGGACTTTGTAGGTCGTTATTTTTGATTGCCTTTATCACATTATCGATGTTCTGCTTGGTTGGCGGGAAGTTCAATTCTAAGTCGCCGGAATCTGTTTTCTTAATTAAGTGTTCATTGCTAAAACCTTCTGCGTTTCTAAAAAAGGAACCATCTTTATTTAAAAGCAATACTTTATTATTATAGTAATAAGTTGCGGGGTCATGTTTAACCATAATTCCTTCATAAAGTTGAGACTGATTTCCATACCATTTTACCACAACTATTGTATTGATTAGCTTGCTTAAAAAAGATTGAATTTTTCTTTTAAATTCCTTTTCTTTACGTATTTTCTTTAGTCCTATTACAGTGTCTCTTTGTGTTTGTAATATGGACATCAAAGCTTCTTTTTTATAAGAACTCGGCAGTGTTTTTATTATTTCTCGGATGTAACTTCGGGTTAGATACAAATTAGGAGAAACCCTTAAAAAATCAGCGGGTCTCAAATAATCTGTGTAGAATCTCTGATACATTAAGCTCATTGCAGGATCGGCTGCAGAGAAATTAAAGCCATTTACTTTTGACCCAGATTTTTCTTCTTCTTGATTCATTTTCGCCACAGAAGCCAATAAATGATTGTATATTTCTAAAGCGGTTTTTGTGTCGTTATTTTTTGTAAGGCTGTAGCCGTTTGGTCCTTCAAAATATATTTCATAAACATTTTTTAATTGCTTGCCTTGAAAGTTTATGCTTGATGGTTCGATACCTACTTTGTATTCGTTGCCTTTTATTTCAAACTTTGCTTCATAGCCTCCATGGCTGTCTGGTGGGTTTTCTTCTTCATGAGAAATTCTACGTTCTTCCTGTTCTGATTCGTGGTCACTCATTTTTTCTTGTACACAGGCGTCTATTGCTTCATCTCGGGCTTTTCTTATAGCTTCTTCCATTTCTTCTCTTCTTTCATCCATTTTATCTCGCCAATCTTGTAGAGCACTATCATATTCAGACTGAGCACTTTCTAGTTCTTCTTCCCAATTAGCAACTGCCTCTTCATGTTCCTCATCTGATGACGAGTCTTCTCTTTCTGGTTTGGGGTTTTCTTTTTCCCATTCCTCTCCATTTATGTGTTCAAAGTCTGGGTCTTCATCTGGCTCATCATATATGGGTTCGTCATAAACATCTTCATAACTAATGTCATCACCCGCATCCATACAATCTTCATAAGCACTATCATGATCAAATTCTTCTCCTTCGAATTCTTCTGATTCACCAGGTCTTTTTTTTAGTTTGATTTTGTCGAGTGGTAATTGAGAGGCACTACGCAAACCTTCCCAGAATATTTCGCCGTTATTACTTAGCCATTCACTGAAGTTGAACATAATTTATTCCTCTACAAAAAAAGCTTTCTCCCACCAGTCATCGTTTATCTGTTGGAAGCCCGCAGCCAAATATTCAGCAGTTTTGTCTTTGCTAACAAATTTCGCATGACCTGCACCGTCATAAGCAAGGTACATTGAAGTATTTGGAATTCTTGCAATAAAATTGGATCCCTGATTCATTACCTTCCCAGATTGATTTATCGTGGGTGGAGATTTCTCAAACTGCATATCAACTGCAGCTACAATTTGATCTTTAATTTTCACCGGATGCGGCAAAGTGAAGCTTGCCATTTCTATAAATTGTTTAAATTCCATAATTTATATATTAACAATAGAAAAAAAATGGGGGTATGATTGTTTACTTTAGCATTATTGGCAATTTTTATCTTTATTTTAGCTATACTTATAGGCCCAATTGTTTTCTTGGTTCATAAGGTAGACTTTGTCCCAAACTACATAAAATTTACTATTTCTTTTGTTTCAATTTGTTGCTGTGCTTATATGATAGCGGTAGTGCCAGTTCCTATATTGCAACTATTCTTTTTAATTTCTATAGGCTTTATCTTAGCTGCAAGGGGCAAACCTCACATAAAATAGTGCAGATGTATTGCGTAAACCAAGCAAAGAAAAAAGTGCCCCATCATGCAAAGAACCAAGAATTTGCATGTATTTGCCATTGGGCTAGTGTACTCTAGTTGCTTTACTATTTGATGTACACGAATCTTGTCAAGCTTATTTTGACATATTAAATAGTTGAGCTGAACATCTGTGCAATCACCACTAACGTATCTTTTTGCAAGGTTGTATTCTATATCTGTATTTTCCATTTTAGGCCTCAAAATATTGTAGTATTGAATGCCTAAATATATCAAAATGGAGGAAGAATGGAAATATTAACTAATTTTTGGCTTTGGCTAGCTGTATTCATTGTTTCCGGTGGCTACATTCTTTATATCAAAAAGAAAGAAAGAGAAAACGTACAGGCACAGTTTGTTATTACCGGTACGTTGCTTATTGTGTTTTATGCGGTATGCTTTTGTTCAGGAATATGCACTATTTTAAATTTTATTCGCAACTGGTTTTTTTAAGGTAAAATATGAATTTTAAACAATGGCTCCTTACAGAAGAGCGTCAATCAATGGGTGCATCTATCCCCATGCCAGATGAAGTACAAATTCTATCCAATCTGTTTAGTAGTTTTGGAGCTAAATTGTATGCTGTTGGTGGAGCTATAAGAGACTACTTATACCATATATTCCACGATAGACATATTCCTTACAACCCCAAAGACGTAGATTTAACCACAGATCAACCACCAGATCAAGTTACAAGAATACTTAGCTCTCCAGCAGCAGTTCAGCATGGGATTAGGGTCTTACCTAAGGGAGAAAGCTTTGGAGTTATCAGTGCTATTATAAATGGCAAAGAATTTGAGATCGCAACCTTCCGAACAGAAGTCTATGATGCTGCCACGGGTGATGGCAGAAGACCAGATAGTGTTCAATACAGTACAGCCGCTGAAGACGCCAAGCGTAGAGACCTTCACATAAACGCATTGTTCTATGATCTTCATAGCAAAGAAATACATGATTACAATGTAGATGAGAATGGAGAGGGAGAAGGATTTAAGGACATTAGGAACAAAAAAGTTAGAGTTGTAGGAGATCCTTTTGAGAGATTTAGAGAAGATAAGCTTAGAGTTTTAAGGCTTGTCAGATTCTTTTGTAGGTTTAATGAGGACGTGATAACCAGTCACTTAGATTCAAGAACATTATCTGCCGTAGATAACTTCAAGGATTTGAAGGGAGTTAGTGGCGAAAGAATAGCAAATGAATTTATTTCTGGACTTAAGACTTGTAAGAGTACAAAAAACTACATTTTAAGCTTCAAGTCTTTGGGGTTGATACCAACAATATTTCCCGGCTTAAATGTTAATACTTCTGAAATGGATGCTATGGACTCTTCAAGAAACTCAATAGCAGTCACTGCTTTTTTACTCAGAGACAATGATATAAAAGTTATTAAATCTAAGCTAAATTCACTCAAGTACTCTAACGAATTTATAAACACACTTTCTTTGGTGCTCATGGCAGCTTACAAATTAGATAAGTCTAATTTTATTCGTTTGTTAAGAATGAGAGATAATCTAAATGATAGCTTAAAAAGTTCGCTTGTTGAATTCGGTAAAATAAGTGGTCTGGAAAGAGAAATGAGTCATTTTGTACATTACACTCAAGTCACAAAATCAGAAGACTATATGCATCTACAGAATGAAAAAAGAGGAGAGAAGATGAGTGAAGATGAATACGAAAATTATAAGGAAAATTCATGAACTCTTTCATTTCTTGGCTAGAAAATAGAGATAGAAAAGAACTCATACTAATGAGAGGTGTTTCATCATCGGGTAAAAGCACTGTAGCTAAAAGTTTGGTTGGCGGTGGAAAGATATTCTCTACAGATGACTTTTTCATGCAGGGAAATAGGTATGTTTTTGACCCAAAAAATATTGGTACAAACCACAAACTAAACCAGAGCAGAACAGAAGAAGCTATGAAACAGGGTATTAGTCCAATTATAATAGATAATACTAATACTGAGTCTTGGGAGATGAAACCTTACGTTTTATTGGCCGATAATTATGGATACTCAATAAAAATAGTAGAACTACCACCTTTAGACATAGAAGAGTTGATGAGACGACAAGAGAGTAGAAGATCTTTTAATAAGGCTTTGCCTAGAAAGTCCTTGGAGCGGGCGATAGAGCGCTATCAACACAATGTAAGTGTAGACGATATTCGAAATAGTTCGCCTCCTTTTTAATTATGTGTTTATTTGATGCCTTAATCCTTTTATATTGTTCTCCAATTATACTGCTTTATTTTTTGATGTGCTCAACCATACCTTTCATCAGGGTAGGAGAAATAAAGAAGGGTAAGGGTGTAGATTTGTTTATTTGCCGGGATATAATCCACTCAGACTTTATTTTTAAATCTAGTCTTTGGAGTGAAGTTTTTGAGCCAAAAGGCGAATACATTAAAATCGGTTGGGGAGACAGAAAAATATTCTTAGAAACAAAGGTTTGGGCTAATCTAAGAGCCTTTGATGTAATGACAGCATTTGTCGGTATCAATAAAACAGTTTTAAGAGTAGAGTTTTTGGACACAGTGCCAGAAGGCTGTGTCAAAATGGAAATAGATGACTGCCAACTAGAAGTGATTAAAATCCACGTTAACCAATCTTTTAGTGGTAAACCTATAAAGAAGCAAAGTTGGCACTGTGAACGTGGAGACTTTTACGAGTCTAAGTTGAGATACAATTGTATAACAAATTGCAATAACTGGGTTAATCGTGCTCTCTTCGTATGCAGAGCAACCAATAGAGTTTGGTGTCCACTAAGTTTATACTTTTAGTGCTTTTTCTTTTTGTGATTTTTCTTTTTATGTTTTTTCTTGAGGCTGTTGCGACTAGCCTTTACATAAACTTGATCCGACCCAGTTTGATTCGCTAGTGGAGGATGAGTTCCTATACCGCCATATTGGGGTGGGTAAATTCCAACTATTCCTTCTCCAAGTCTGCTTTTTAGAAATTCAAAAAATGTTTTCATTGGTTAAATACGTTCTTTCCTGTTGAAGCTTGCATTTTGCTTGTTTCTTCTACTAGCTGTTCAAATAAAGCTAACATTCTGGGATTTCTTGCAACATACCTTAGTAAAGGAACATATGTGTTTGACTTCTCTCCAATTTTATTTGAAATTCTATTTAGAACTCTTGCAAATGCATTTTTGTCCTCGTGCCCGGTATTTAGCTCGTTATCATCAGGGTTAGCAGCGGCCTGTGTTTGTCTATTAGTCATTTGAGGGTTTGCTACAATCGGTTGTGCATTCATATTTTGAACTAATTCATAGAAATTCATTTTATTCCTTTTCTGTGTGGACAAACTATATATGCTTAAGGGAAAAAATCAAAATGACAGACTTAATGATATTAAATTATTTGGCCTTTTTTGCGTTTGTTTTAGTTCTATTAACTTGGATACATTTCAACAATGATTAAATTTAGTGTATGGTTAGAAAACAAGATTAAAGCTATTCGAACAGCTAGTGATGCTGAGTTGGACCAAGTTGTCAAGGGAGCACCTTACACTTCTCCTATGTTAAGAAGAATTAACTATTTAACAAATAATGGGAAACCGTTCGATCCTTCTAGTCCGGTAAATGATTACTTTCAACATTATGTTGGCGTTAACAAAACAAGATCTAGAAAAGCAAATAAAGATAGAGCCTGGGCTTTAGGGCTGGAAGTGCCAGAAGAAGATAGAGAAATAATTCGGGTCGGGGGCATTGAAAAACCCAGCAGTGCGGTTCCTTATCTTAAACCAGATCACATAAAAACAATTACTAGGCTGGGTGCAGGAAAGCAAAAGCCCAGAGATGCACAAAGATTTGTAGGTACTTACAAAAGATTATTTGGCGAAAGATGAAAACATTCAAACAATACCTAGAAGATCGTCAAATAATGATTTTTTCTACTAGACCGGTAGAGTTATATCATGGTTCAAACACTGGAGCCGATAATAGTGCTTTAAATAGCTTGTTAAAAGATGGCATTAAACCAACAGTAGCTCAAGGACATGGCCAAGGATCAGGTTTTTATGTATGGTCAGATAAAAACAGTGCCATCAACCACACTAAAGCCATAACCTCAGGCTCTATTACAACTAATGCTAAGACAGACGGTCTTCCAATGATAGTAACAGTCGAAGCCATAGCAGACCCAGAAAAATGGGATTTAGATTATGAATCTAATAAACGATCAATCGTTAATTGGCTACATGATAATTTTGAAAAACTTCAACCGCTATTGAAACCAGAAGACAAAGTTCAACTAAGGTCTAAACAGAATAGAGAAATCGTAAACAATAGAGATGAAAAAATAATGTCAAAGGGTGTAAGTGTTTCTTTAGAGACTTACAAAACACTATATGCTCAGAGTGAACCTAATATTCGGGACGGAGAGGTTATAGCACCAATTATAAATAAGCTACAACAAAAAGACCCTCAAACTGTACATAAATTCGAAGAACTATTTTTTGCCAACATGAAGCCAGGGGTTGCAATAAAGTATGTTGGCAGTGAAATATTAAGACCCAAAAGAATAGAGATATTTAAAGATGGTCAATGGGTTCAAGCTTAATTAGGGAATCTATTTCTGATGTGGTCAACGTCTTTCATTATATCAGTGTTACACCTAGTCCAGTTTTTAAGGTGCCCGAAAAATAGATGACAATTAAAGCTTTCGCTTTCACAAAGAGAAATTAGATTTTCTGGGTCAAGTTCTCTGTCAGGATCTAGATGAACTGGGACTATATGATGTGGCACAACATTCTTGTCGCTTCCGCATATCGCACATCTTGGATTATTTTCTAGATGTGCAAGTCTAACTTTTCTCCATTTTGAAGATCTTGGATATGCTAGAACCTGCACCTCATCTACAGAAAGGCTCTGTATCTGATCCCGAAAACAAAATAATTTTTTTAAGAACTCTATCAAATGAAACTTTCCTTATTCTGGTTTTGAAGAGTAGTGATTTCCACTTCTTGTCATTCTTGACCATGAAGAGAAATCAGAAGATCTTAGCTTGCTACCTTTTTCAGCTAATCCAATAGCTTTACTAACTGCTTCTTTTATTTTGGATTCTTCTTTTAATCCATATTCTAAAGTTCTTTTAATTTCAAGAAAGACTTTTAGCAACTCACTATTTAATTCTACAAAGTTTGCTATTCTTTCGTCTTTTTCATCTATCATGTCTGCGATTTGACGCAAATGATGTGTATGAGAAACCTCTGATTTGAGTGTGCCCGCTGGAGGAGTGCGTGGAAGGCCAATATCCCCGGTCGGCGGTACATTTTCGGATGATGATTCTAAAAATTGCTCAAAACTTTTCATATTTGTCTCCTGTAGAATTCACTTTTATATATCAAAACTTGACAAAAAAAGCAAATTAGGCTATCATTCACTGATCTTGCCAAGGAAATATCACATGAAAGAAAATTTGTGTAAATCTCTGAAGATTCTCCCCACAGACTACGAAGATTACGGGGGTGAGGTAAAGAGATGGAAAGATCCAAATTTAAATTACCCAGATTGCTCTTCTGGATGTAAGTTTTTTGCTGAACTAAAAGGTTCTTTAGGCCTTGATTGGGGCGTTTGCTCAAATCCAAACGGCCCCAGAAAAGGAATGTTGACTTGGGAGCATCAAGCTGGTTTTGGATGTTTTGAACGTGAGCCGTCTTGTGAAGTAAAAGATGTAGTTCAAGAAGTCATAGATCATTTAAATAAGACCACAAAACTCCCAGAAGGTTGTGATTTAAGTGATCTTGGAAATGAAATCGGACTTGTAATCGGCAAATATGTCACAAGCAAAAACATTGGTTTCGAACTAGAAAGTTTCTTGTCGGGCGTTAAACACGGTGTTAGCTTAGTTGATGGGACACATTAAATGGGCAAAGTTACATTAATTGGCGACTTGCACGGCAAATATAAAAGATATCACGAAATAATTCGTGAGAAGGATCGCTTTCCATACACCGTACAGTTGGGCGATTTTGGTTTTGATTATGAAACTCTTAAAAACGTTGATTCAAAAAATCATGTTTTCGTTGGAGGTAACCACGACAACTACGAAAAGGTTAAAACCGTCCCCAATTATCTTGGTGATTTCGGACACATGGTCAACTTTAACGGTTTAGACTTTTTCTATTATCGTGGAGCTTACAGTATCGACAGACAGTATCGCACTATAGGAATTGATTGGTGGGCAGAAGAACAAGTGAGCGTTGAAGGCTTTATGGAAGCTAGAGAACTTTATCGTGGGATAAAGCCTAGAATTATGCTTACTCATGATTGCCCCGAAAAAATAGCATATCTGATGTTGGAGCCCGGATGTAGAATATACCAAAATATGACGGGCTGGGCGTTACAAGAATTGCTCAATATTCACGAGCCAGAATACTGGATTTTTGGTCACTACCATCAATCTAAAACTATTAAGCATGGTAACACCACATTTATTTGCCTTGATGAACTAGAAACTTATGATATAATTGCATAAGTCTGAGTCGAAAGACTAACGAATCGCGGGTATTTCGTTAAATAGACAGCCGTAGACTTTGGTGGTTTTGTGTAAGACTGAAAACCACTTTTTAATGAAAGTTGAAAAATGCTTGATTTGACCGGTCATGCTATGGATCACGGATGGTTTCCGCATAAACCCGAAACATGGAAATATAAATTTGCAACACTCCGCAAGCCAGTTGTTATGTTGCATTTGCAGAATTCTAAAGAAGTTGAAATTCCTGTTCCTGCTGGACAAACAGTGAAGCTCGTTATGGTGTCAAGATTTGGCGATGTTGGAGTCACCGAGGATCTAAATGCGGAGAACGGTTATGGAGTTCGACTGCCTTTAGACGATCTGTGTGATTGGAGAGCACAACCATAAATGAAACCTAAACTAATTGAACTTTTGGAAGAAATCATTGAATCTGCTGATTCTTATTACATAGAATCAAATCCAAGCGTTCCAGTAATACTGGAAAAAATAGTTTTTAATGCTGCTAGTATGATTAAGATATTATCAAAGGATAATAAAAAAATATCTATCACAGAGGGTGACACTCTGGCAAATATCCGAACTACAGATTCTTATCGTGAAATGCCAAGTGGTCCGCCGCCTTCTTTATCTAAAAATGCAGAGATTAAGAGTTTGAAACTTACAGATAAAGAAATTGTGGCGATTGAGTGGTGTGTGGAGCAGTGGACAGGTATAAAAAGAGCAGAGACTCTCCGTAATCTATTAGAAAGAATAAAGAAAAATGAACGATAACAATGAAGTAGTTACTGTGACACTATCGCTTACCAAACATCAGTGGAAAGACATTATCCAACATATTATGAACGACGCTAGTATGTTAGAAATGGGATTATGCGCCCAAGCTGGTCGTGATGCAGTAATGAGAATAACATCTAACGCACTAGAAATGGCAAACAAAATTAAAGATGCCACTGGTGTTGACGTAGACTTGGCAGAATGGAAATTTATGTATGGAGAAAGAATAAAGGATAAATAATGAATAACCTACCAGAAATAGACAAAATATCAGTAATGAATCTGAAACCAGACGATATACTAGTTTTTAGTACCTATGATAAAATAGCTAGTAGTGTTTATTCAAGAATAGATCAAAAAATAACCGATTGGAAAGCCCAAAACAATATAACAAACAAACATTTGATACTAACTTCTCTAAAACTAGAAGTATTATCAAAGGAACAGACTCAAAAACTGGAAAATAACTAATGACTAAAGAAAATGAACCTGTAGCATGGCACGTTTCCGATAAAAACGGTCAGGTGTGGGCTTGTGTTGAATCTGAGGATGAAGCACTTCAGATAGCTAGAGATTTCTCAAATACTGATGATAATCATATGGTATATTCGTCTTTTCCTGTTTATCGTCAGATAACCCTTACTGATGAGGAAATTGAGGCGATTGAGGCGGCTATTGACCGATTTAGAGATTGGGTCAATGGATTTGATGATGATGAACGTGCCACTATCCTTCGTAATCTATTAGAAAGAATAAAGGATAATGAAAACTCTAATAACAATTGAAGTTGAAAATGAAATCGGCAATCCTTCTGTTGAAGAAGTAAAATCCTTTGTTAAACAAATCTTAGAAAAAGGACTTGTTGGGAATTTTGACATATACAAGTATTGCCCAATGAGTGGAATATCGCTAAGAGTTTTAAGCACAGAAATTGAACGATTGAAACTTACAGATAAAGAAATTGAGGCGATGGCGTATTTTGCACATTTTTTCCCAGTATGTGCAGCAGAGATTGATGCAGCATCAGACATTCTTCGTAACCTATTAGAAAGAACAAAGGATAAATAATGATTACCTATAAAAATAAAAAGATCAAAATTTTACCCAAATCCGAATTACCAACAGTATTGGAAAAACATAACCAATCTGATATACAAGTTCCATTTCATCAGTATAATAATGATTTGATGGAGCATTTATGTTCTTTTGTGGACGATATGGAAAAGTATGATCCTAAGAATGAATATGATACAGTTTACAGCTTTTATCATAATAATGAATGGGGAGTTATTGCGTTCAATCCAAATGTTCAACAAAATAAAACCTACTTAGTAAAGAGTACAAATGACCGAAACTAAACAAAAAAGCTGGACTGATCTTTTGGGCAAACCTCAAACATACGATCAGAGATTTTACAGGAGAATAAATAATGACCCCAGAAGATATACATGATTTGCGATCAGTTGTTAATGAACAATTTGACTATATTAATAGACTCATGCCACTGGTTTATGCTGCAAACAAAGACCCTAAAGATTTTCAAACAATATATGAATCCATAGTAGATTGTAATAAAGTTATGATGGAGATAATTAATGGACCAAGTGGAACTATTGAGAAAATGATATGAAAATACAAAATATTCCAAATTGGGAAAAAGATGATATAATTGCTTTGATAAACCATGATGGTGGAGTTATATCTTTTACACCCCCAAAGAATATGCCAGAAGGATGTAGTTGGGAAAAGATTCAAGAAAATGTAGTATAATTACTCAAATTAGTGCCCGAAATTCTACTATGACTAAGCTAGATCAATTTATTTCAGACTGTCCTAATTGCATTTCTCCTTGGAAATGTAATGGTCCTCATTTAGAAAAAGCATACGAGAACATTTATCGTAGCAAAGATGGGTATTACATGTTGTCTAAGACCACAAATATGTGGGTTTTTGTGGCTCACGAAGGCGAATACACAGCACAGAATTTGCTTGACATTGCAAACACACTCAGTATACTGAGTGAAGGATGTCACAAAGTTTAAATTTCAAAATTGAAAGTCAAAACATGAACGCTGAACTTGAACAAAAGCTTTTTGAAGAACACCCAGATTTGTTCCAAAACCGTCACAAATCTAGTCAAGAAAGCTGTATGGTCTGGGGCATAGAATTTGGTGATGGATGGTATGACCTCATAAAGAATGTGTGTGTTGAAATAACACGACATGAAAAAAATGTGACTAATGAAAAAGACGCTTATAGGTATAAAAAAGACTACGAACAGGTTAGATTTGATCAAACAAAACAAAAATTTGGTGGTTTAAGAATTTATTACTCTGGTGGTGACGACCATATCAGAGGTGTAATTGATATGGCAGAAGCAATGAGCTACTGTATCTGTGAGGATTGTGGTAATAAAGGCACACCTAATAAAGGTGGTTGGATTACCACTCTTTGTGAAAATTGTAGGAGCAGAACAACGAAATAGATAATTGAGAACACATGAAAATTCAAATTAATAACGCAGAAATAATAGATCTAACCACACCAGAACTATATGATTGTTGGCTTATAGATAAAGAAAGCTTTCATCATTGGTTAACTAGAAAGTCTAACCTAAAAATACCTCTAGAAGCGGATACTGGGACTTGGTTTTTCTCAGACAAAATATCTGGGGATAGAGTGTTTACTGTTGATTTAAAAGATTATATCGAATGGTGGAATCCTCTTGTTGCTTATATAAAAGCTCAACGTGTAGATAGCTACAAAATAATTGAAGAATCAATAGTTAATATAGAGTTTGAGACATATTTGAATAATTACCCAGAAGGATATTGGGACTAAAACAACAGATTGGTGGAATTATGAACAAAAACATTATGAAAAAATGGATTAAAGCTCTTCGATCTGGCAAGTATAAGCAAGGCAGAGGAACTTTAAAACATTATGACACTAACGCACAAGCACGGCATTGTTGCTTAGGCGTTCTTTGTGAGCTGTATAACGATCAAATGAGAAAAGATGAAAAGAAAACTTTGTCTGAAAAAACTCTTCATCATGATTCCTTTACTCATGGAGTAGTTGAATTTAGTAGAAACAGGGATTATTTGCCAAAAAAGGTTGTTGATTGGGCTGATATGAATGATAATCTTGGTTATTTTTATGATGAAAAAAATAAAGATAATTGCTTGTCTGATATGAACGATGACGGCAAAAAATTTAAAACAATAGCGAACATTATTGAGAAAAATTGGGAAAATATATGAAAAACATGATTGAATCTGAAGACTCTGATATCCGCCTACATAACCCAACATTAAAAGAATTGTCGAGAGCATGTGAGGATTTATGCCATAAATTGAGAGTACCATATGATCCGTATAAAATACGAGTCACTACAGACTATGGCGCCAAGGTGGTAATTTATTATGATGGTGGTGGTGAGTTATTATGATAACAAAAACTAAAGACGTTCAACAACAATTGCTCTATCTTATCAGCAAAATAGAAAAGATAGAGGATTTGTGTAAAGAAGAAACTCTGGAACCATTCGGACCTTATCTTGACAGTATAGACTTTATGAAAGTGCTTGAGGGTAGTAAAAAGCTCTCATACTCAGATGGATTAGAGGCGGGGATATCTCACATGGCAAGTAAAATATTAAGGATACTCTACTCATGAATTTACAGATTTTATATTTCATATTAATGGTAATGGAGAAGAATGGTATCAAATAAAGCTAAACAAATTCAACTATTGGAGTGTGTAGAAGTATGAGAAAAGAAGAATTAGCCGTTGACCACATCATGTTGTTTGGTGGACTAGTTATATTTACAGCAGTATTATGTGCTCTTGTTCTTAATCCTATTCATAAAAAGAATGTAGAAAAGTTAAAATCAAACAAGCTAATAAACAGACAGAAAATTACCATCGACAATATTGTTGGTACCGTAGAAAGCATTCATCCTTGGGGACGTACAGAAATTGTTCCCATGAAGAGTATCGAATTAGAATATTTTGAATATGATGATCAATGGGTTATGTATGGTGATGTTGTTCAACCAGTTGGTCGCAAAGATTATTTTATGCCGGTCATGAAGGGCAGACTAAATCTTGATGTTAAAGAAATGACTCAAACATGGATTGAATATGGTAGCTATGCTACTGGTCTTGATAAGGAAGCAGAAACTTATGAAGATTTTAGATTAGCTCATATCAAAGTCAAGCAGGGTAAAATTATTGATATACAATACTCTCATTATAGATTACTATCAAATAATACTTGGAGCATAATAGCGTCGTGGAAAGCAAAAATATAGAAGTTAAAGTGATTGAATGGTTTGCGGAGGTGCGCAAGCCGCTGACCGTATTATGTTTTTTAATTTTGTGCGTCCCTATACCTGTTTTGGGTGAGAATTATATTTCACTTAAAAAAGATTTAGTAGTTACTGTTGACCAAGACTATATCGATTTACCTGTAATTTCGATTGATAGCGAAAAAATAGAAAGCAGAATTGGATACGGCATTTATTTTGAGTCTTGGTCATCTAAATCTTATGTTTGCCGTATTCATCTAAACAGAAATATAGATAAAATTAAAAAAGACACCGTAATTGTTTTAAATGGTAAATATGAGATTGAAAAGACTTCTTCTGGTATGTTTGCACACAAGTTCTTCGTAAAAGAGCCGAAAGAAATAAGCTATATAGCCTGCGGTGTTTATGTAGACTACTATAGAAGTCTTTTGGGCGAAAAAGTGCGACTGATATCCAGAACTTTTCCAGATGATTTTAAATAAACAGTATTTGACTTTATGCTTGCTTAATTGTATACTAAGCACTTTAATTCACGTCAAAAAGGAGTTTCAAATGAAAAGATTGTTTTTTCTTTCTTTTATTGTTGGATGTGGAGTTTCCTCTAAGCCCGCCAAAGAAATTATAGTCGAGACTCAGCCGACAGTTGTAGTAGAGCAATCTGTTGTAGAGAATGAAACTCCAGATTTGCAAAGGATTGCTTATGATATTGGATACAAAAGAGGATACAAAAATTTTACGAGTCAGATGAACCTTGAGCCAACTGTTGAGTCTAAAGAATTTGCTTACACGGTTAAAAAGGAAGACGAAGCAATTTTAGAAACAGAAGCATATCAAGATATTATGATGAAAGGCTATGTAGATGGCTATCATAAAGCGGGTGAATCGATGGTACAAGGTTGCCCAAGAAAGAATTAACAATGTTAAGAAGCCGAATTAATTATTGGGGTTGTTCTAAATTTGCCGATTGGATTCGGGGCGAAAAGAAACCATTCGCTCTTGAATGGGGCAAGTGGGAAGAGTGGAAAGAAGAGCAAAGCAGAAAGAGACCAATTCGTTTTTGGATATCAGATACTCTGTTGAATAAAATCCAAAATTTTATCTTTTATCCTTCTGATGTTTGGAATGAAATTAGACACTACTATTACAACAGGTTTGTTTCTAAAACTCATTATCTCAAAACAGGATTGAAACCCGGAAGATACCATGAACTAGATGAAAGAATAATTCATGGATTGTTCAACGAGTTAGTTGATTTCGTGGAATGCGAACAAGCATGGATGAACCACATCTGTAGTGAAAACAAAAACTTTAAGTTCAAAAAAGGCAGATGCCCAGAAGCAGGAATAGATTATCTTAATTGGGCCATTTCACTTAAAAATGACGAAGATAGTGGTTTTGAAAAGGGAGATAAAGATTATGGCACACCAAGTCGCCAATCCATAGCAGCACAGAAAATTCTTGATATTTATAATTGGTGGAAGTTTGAACGCCCTAACAGAAAAGACCCTATGGAAGTCAGTGGTTGGAGTGATTATTATGACAACAAAGGCAACTACACAAAAAAACAACAATCAGCAATTCTAAAAAAGCTTGATAAGGTTGAAGTATCATACAATCAAGAAGACGAAGACATGATGATAGAGCTAATAAAGATTCGCAGCAGTTTGTGGACTTAAACTAAACTTTCTTCAATAAGCTCTGGACACTCTAATCCCGTCCATATATCTTTATTTCCTTCGACTCTGCTTCTCATTAGTTTAATTCTTTCTCTGCGAATCTTCTCCATCAAATCTCCAGAAGAAGCAACATTTTTACTAATTATTTCTTGCTCTCTTTTTCTCAATCCATTGATCTTTTTAACTTCAATGCTTGAAATCTTTATTTTTAACCTAACTAAATTCGATATAACTCTTCGGTTGTTTACAGGAAACTTTGCATTAGCCTTGTTCCAAAGTATCATTAGATCGTTCGGTGTCTTGCCAGCCCAGTTGCTCAAAAGAAAACTCTTGAATCTTTCCTGAACATCCATTGGCAATCCGACTATTTTTAATTTTTTTGCGAGACCAAGTCTGCAAAGTTTCTTTTGAATTGCATTTAAAGTATAGGGCAATATCTTTAAGTTAAAAACTACACGAGCAGATTTGCCTTGATTGTGTAAATCATGCAATAAGTTAATATGCTCAATAGGCCATTCTGGGCGACTTGGTTTTGTCTCAACCAATCCCAATCGAATCATCTTGCTCTTAATTGCACTTTTGGATCTATTTGAGCGAACTTTACCACACTTTAAATTTTCTATTTCTTCATTTGACCAAACTTTCGTTCTCTTTAATCCCATCCTATAAAGTTTTAGTTTAACGCTTTCTTTACTACGGCCGGGAACTTGAGGAATAATACCATCCGCATCAGAATAGTTTTTTAAGATTTCTAACTCTGACTTTTTCCATTTTCTGCCCTTCAGCAGGCCAAGTGAAGCCATTTTTAATCTAACTGCATAGTCAGTTCTACCCGCTATTTGTGGTATTTTTCCTTGGCTGTTTCGGATGATGGCTACTTCTTCATCCGTCCAATATTGGCTTTTGATTAGCTTTAAACGATACATTCTTCTTTTAATAGAAGCTTGGCTTTTTCCCTTTATTTCTGGGATTATTCCTTTAGACGCTGCCTCTTTAAGAATTTCAATTTCTTTATTGTTCCAAACTCTTGAGTTAAGCAACCCAAGACGTAGCATTTTATTTCTTACATATCTTCTTTCTCGTCCTTTAATATTCGGGACAATATCTTTAGAGCTGGCTCTTTCGAGGATTTTTATTTCCTCTACAGTCCATTTCGCCACCATAAAACACCTCCATGCTCTTAGCGTCTACAAGTTGGAATGATTAGTATAGCAAACTAATTCTTTTTTGCAACTAATAATATAACAAATTTTAGATTAGAATGTCTTGACTAAAGATCAATTTTTCATTATATTTGTCACCAAAGGAAAAAATATGCCAAGCAACAGATACGACTCAATAAAATACTACATTGAACCAAACGCAAAAGAAATACTTCACCCAGAAGAAGTTGATAAACTTGTTAAGTTTATGGTGGATGAAATTTTTGATCGCAACTGGAACGGTCAAGGAACACTTGTAAGCAGATGTTTTACAGATGATGATCAAGTAATTTATGTCTTAGCAATGGAAGCAAAAGGCAAAGGTTTTGATTATGTCATTCTTCTTACTAGAAAAGACCTACAATATAGCCACAACGGCCACAGCCCAGAATTATCTAAGCTTCTAGACGACTATGATGAAAAACATTCTAAAAATCAGGTCGCAACAAAAAAATTAAGCGACTTGTGAATCATCTGGAAGGAAAAACAAACTCTTCTTTTAATACTATGACGCCGGGAGGCAGATCCCAGAAATCCCATAGGTTTGAATGTATGTCTTTAGTTTGAAACATTAGTTCGTGCGTCTTCATATTATCTGAAGTTCGTTGAACTATCTTTTGGATTTTTTCTCTAGCTATCCCAGAATTTAATTGATCCGTTATATACAGCCTCATTGCTGCTTGTTCTATGCGTTTATTTCTCCAACACAGATATCCACAAAAATATGGTTCTTCACACCACTCACAGTAATTGTTTTTTTTAAGCTTTAAAATATATTTTTCGCCAACATCTAGTTCAGTTTTAATTGAGCACATATCATTCTTAGACGAATATAATATTTCAAATCCTTTTGGGAATCTATCTTCTTTATTTAAGAACCAAATAGAAGGGATGTTGCCTTCTTCATCTGTTACGCAAAAATATTCTGATAATATTTCTCCACATCTTAATGCTATTTCTGTGTCATTGTGATTTAAGTTTGCCCTTAAAGCTGGTACCGCTTTAAACCCAAGCTTTTTAAGTTCCCCAGAAGCAATTTCTCTTTCTTTATACTCTTCTTTACCAAGATCATTAATTAATTGATCTAGATTAATTTGGCAAAACAACAAAATTAAGAGCATTAACATTGTAATTTATATACTATCATAATATATCTAAATTAACAGGGGAAATAAATGCCATATAGACGTTATTCAATATTAAAAGGACCAGCAGAAGACAATAAAACATTAATACAAAATATTGCTAGCCCCAAGACTTCTGGGCCTTATTTGCCTATGGAACTAGCTACTATTTATAATTTTCCATCTGGCTTCAATGGCTCGGGTCAAAAAGTAGCATTTATTGAATTAGGCGGTGGATTTGTACAGTCTGATTTAGATGCCTTTTTTGCTTCTTTTGGAATAACCGCACCTACTGTTCAATTTGTTTCTGTAAACGGTGCACAGAACCTTCCAACAAATGCAAATTCTGATGACGTAGAAGTAATGTTAGATTTAGCTGTTACTATTGGAGTCGCTCCCGGTATAACTCCAATTGTTTATATGGCTCCTAATTCGATTCAAGGGTTTGTAGGAGCTATAAATAGAGCTGTAACAGACGCAGTAAACATTATAAGTATATCGTGGGGAGCACCAGAGCCCTATTGGAATAATACTGAATTAGCTATGATGAATGCAGCTTTTCAAGCTGCTGTTAATGCTGGGATATCTGTCTTTACTGCCTCCGGAGACGCAGGAGCTAGCGATGGTTTAAGTGGCTTGAATGTTGATTTTCCAGGCAGTTCTCCTTTTGTGACTAGTTGTGGTGGTACAACTTTAAATGCTAGTCAAAATACTTACTTATCAGAAACTGTTTGGAATAATTCTACTTATTCTTCAACAGGTGGTGGATTGAGTGCGAAATTTGGACTCCCCACATATCAGATTAATGCGGGAGTAAAGAATAATACAGGAGCAAATTCGGTAAGAAGAGGCGTTCCAGACGTTGCAGGAAATGCAGACCCAGATACTGGCATAATAGTTCCTGTTGATGGTGCCAATTACATTGTAGGCGGCACAAGTGCTGTGGCTCCTTTATGGGCAGGGCTCACGGCCGTTCTTAATCAAGGTTTGGGTAGGAATTTAGGTTTCTTGAATCCAATAATATATCCTTTATTTTTAGATCATCGAGGCGACCCTGCTACACCGCTTCACGATATTACCTTAGGCAACAACAATGGCTATACAGCTAAATCTGGCTGGGACGCTTGCACCGGTTGTGGAAGTCCCAATGCACAAGTTCTTTATAATCTACTTTCTTCTTCACCTACTCCAACCCCCACCCCCACAGCAACACCAACTCCCACTCCAACAAGAACAAGAACTCCTACCCCCACTCCAACAAGAACAAGAACTCCTACCCCAACTCCAACAAGAACAAGAACTCCTACCCCAACTCCAACAAGAACCCCAATTCCAACAAGAACACCAACCCCTACACCAACTAGAACAAGAACACCGACGCCAACTCCAAGGTCTACAAGAACTCCAACACCCACCCCAAGGGTCATGAGAACACCAGCTCCAAGAATACTCAAGAAAAAAAGAGATTCAAAATGAAAAAATATATCGCTATTTTATCGCTGTTACTAATTATTATTATTGGATATTTCTGCATAGAAAATCACGAATCATATAGCAAAGAAGAAATTACTTTCACTATAGACAAACCCTATTTATCAACAGTAAAGGGTCTAGCAACAAAGAACTCTTTAGAGAAAATGGTAGAAGAAAATGATGGTATGCTTGTTTACAAGAACTGGGAGAATTTTGATATTGAAGTGCCCCAAAGAATATTGAGAATAAAAGAATATAAAGTACATGGCAAACTCAGATTTACGGTAGAAAAAACAGATCATGATCTTGGACAAATTAAATTACCATTTATACAAGAAATACATTTAGACAACCACATCTTTGACATAAGCACTAAACTAGTTTCACCACAAAAACACGTACCATCCTACAACAAGACCATACAAATAAGTCCGCTCTTTGAAGACAACAATAAGATCGCTCAAAAAACTCATGTAAAAATAAGCAGTGAACTTAAGATAAAGAAATTAATACCAATATTTTTCAAAAAATTTATGGACGATAAGGTAGAGCAAACCAACCAAAAAGATATAGACCAACTCAAGAACAATATATTAAATATATCTAATCAAAAAAGTATATTAACTTTTAAGCTACAACCTCAAGGGATTTAGAAGGCTCGTTTTGTAGCCATGTAGAAAAAGGCCCAGAAGGCTTATAGGTTTTAAGTACCTCTTCAAAGTTACGACTATAAGCCGCTGCATTTGTGGGATGAGAGATACCCCTCATAGTAGCCATTCCTGATGGAAGAGGTATCGAAACTCCTGTTGCTTTTATATTTTCTATTGCATGTAATACTTCATCTATTTGGCTCTTGGTAGGAGCCGCAGTGAGCTTAAATTTAGGAAACTCACCTTTAATTGAGGTATTTCTTATTATATCATTATGGTGTACATCTATCATGTTCAGTTTTTTATCTTTTAAAACAAACATCTTAACAAAATTGGTAAAAGACAGTGGCGGTCCAACTGCAACTATAAAACCTACAACTTGTTTCATACTATTTGACGCATGATCTACGCCATTAAAAGCAACAATTCTATTTACCATTTTATTTAAAAATGCCGTTGCTGCTCTATCGACCATTTTTTCTTTTCTTGCATCATTTATTCCTTTATCTGCTTCTTTATTGTTGTCTGCTATTTGCCCCAAAACATTTTTCTTATCTGGACCACTCAACCCAGACATAAGTTGTCTAATGTACGGTTTCTTTAAGTACAGCTGTGAATTCACCCTGAGATAACCAGCAGGTTTTAGATAATCTTTGTAAAATTTTCTATACATTAGAGCCATCTTAGACTCGGCCGGGGTGAAGACAAATCCTTGTACATTTTTTTCGACATCTACCATTTTTACTACCGATGCCAGCACATGGTCATAAACGCTTTTTGCAACGCCGGGATTATTTTTATTTGCTGTAAGGAATCCAGTTGGACCATGAAAACTTATGTCATAAACTTTTTCTAAGATTTTTCCAATGAATTTTTTATTTTGTAAAGATTTTATGTCTACGGTGTAATCGTCTTCGCCTATCTTAAACTTGCTAACATAGTTTGCTTGACCTCTGTTGTCAAAAAAACTCGTCAAATTAACTTTATCCAATGGTAGAATGCTTGTATCTCTTGCAACTTCCAGATAGTCACAAAGAATCTCTTCAAACTCGAACCAATTTCTAAATTCCATGCTTTTCCTAATATTTTCTATTATTTTGTAATATTTTATATACACTTTCTCTTATACATTTAGGTGTAATATGGAACATATATTTCAAAAAGAACAATTTGGCGAAGATTGGTTCACCTCTCCTGATCTTTATTCCCGTATGGTTAAAAAAGCAATAAATGGGAGCATATTTGTTGAGGTGGGTTCTTGGAAAGGCAAATCTTCTTCCTATATGGCCACAGAAATAATTAACTCAAATAAGGACATACAGTTCTTTTGTGTTGATACTTGGGAAGGCAGTATAGAACATGAAGGAATGGAATTAGATAATCTTTATGAAACTTTTTTAAATAACATGAAACCTTTAGAGTCTTATTATTTTCCTTTAAAAGTCACATCAATAGAAGCAAGTAAAAAGTTTAAGGACAATTCCTTAGATTTTGTATTTTTAGATGCTTCTCACGAATATGAAGATGTTAAAGCGGATATCTTGGCGTGGCTACCCAAAGTAAAACCGGGCGGAGTTCTCGCTGGTCATGATTATTACCAAGAAACTGATTACTTTCCGGGTGTAAGTAAAGCAGTAGATGAAGTTTTAAACAACTTTGAAATTGTTGATAATTGTTTTGTGTTTTACAAAGACAAGCTAAGAAACTTCCCATCAGTTAATTTTATAAGCATAGAAGAAAGCCAACACAGAAGAGATTTATTAAAAAAGAAGTTCAATTCTTATGGTATCAAAAATACAACAGGATATGTTTTTGAAAGATATAAAGAAGGTGATTGCAACCTATTTGGAGAAATGATTATTGATCTAAAAACAGAAAGTAAAGGACCGGTAACATCTCACTTAAAAGCAATCAAAGATTGGTATAATAATACGAACGAACCTTATGCATTTTTCTGTGAAGATGATTTAAGCCTAGAAACAGTTAAATATTGGAACTTTACTTGGGAAGAATTCTTTGCTCGACTCCCCAAAGATTGGGGTTGTGTTCAACTTGCTTGGATACGTGATGAGTTTTTCAAGTTCGGATACAAACTAAGAAACAGATGCTGGTGTGATTGGTCTGGGTGTGCCTACCTATTAAGCAGAGAACACGCTAAGAAGCTAATAGAATCATACCACTATGACGATAACTTTTACCTAGACTTCAAAGGATCAGACACAGATGCAAGAGAAGATTGGGCTAAAGTACCAGTTATAGAAACAGTAATCTTTTCCCCAGTTACAAAGGTGTACTCTTTTCCAATGTTCGTTGAAGACGTAATTCTTTGTAACTCTACTTACCAAGAAGGCCAAGGAGATATGCACTTTGGCTCACATCACAACACAATAGAATTTTGGAAGAATATAGGTAAATATGCTTCTTTAAATGAACTTGTTGATCATTCTATTTTGCACTAGCAGCTATCGTTTCTTTCAACTTTTGATTCTCAGTCTTTAAGAACTTAATCTGATTTTCCATGTCGGTAATCGCACGAATAATCCTATAAACCTGATTGCTCTTTTCTTGCTCATAGGTATTGGTAGCAAGACGCTTTAATTCATTCATATCATCTAAAGAAATAGGCATAAATCCTCCTGTATTACCATTAAGATAGTACAGCTGGAACAGAACTGGGAAAAGATAATTTGTATCTATCGAGAATTTTTTGTAAAAAAATAGCTGTTTGGTTAGGACTTCCTTCCCAAGAATCTATGGACTTCTTGATAGAAGCCAAAATAGGTTCTATTTCGCTCTTTGTTGCAGGAGGCAATAGTTCGAAACGGCCATTGTCTGCAGACTGGAAAAAATCCTTATAAGGAATGGAATAATCCCATCCAGTACCATTCTGTACTATTATTACTTTAGCTAATCCATCTGAAGTATGAAGTTCTTTTAAAATTCCAATTGATCGTGGTCGGTTTGCCCAACCATCAGTTCCATGAGAAGCAAAAGGAACTATGTGACCTATCATGCGTTTCAAAGTAGGTTCTGCTTGTCTGTTCAAAGCTTTTAAATTTCTTATTTTTTTAAGCCCTTCTTTTTCTGATCTTAAATTATCTCTTATTTGTTTCGCTACTTTAGGCTTTTCTTCTGCTTTTAAAAGTTCACGGAGATAATTTTTTCTAACAATGAACCCTCCCGAACCTTTTATGAATCCATTTGGTCTCAAGTACTCTTTATAGAACTTGTCATAAATTAAAGCCATTTTGCTTTCTTGAGGACGAAAAACAAAACCATTTACCTCTCTACCTTCTTCTTTTTCTCTTTTCATCATCTTCCATATAGAAGCTAATAAGTGGTCATAAACTTGCCTAGCCGTTGCAGCATTATTTCCTCCAGTAGTCTGGAAACCTTTAGGCCCATGAAACGCAACACTAAAAAGATTGTTAATATCAATCCAACGTTCCACAGAAACACCGTCAGTTTTTGTTACCGGCAATTGATCATTTGTTCTTTCCATTTCTACTTTATAAGGAACTCTGTCAACCTTAAAGGTCGAATAATAATTATCTGGTGGATCAATATTAGAGATATCGTCCTCATATTCATCATCGTAATTATCGCTATCAGGAGCAAAGCCTATTCCAAGCTTAACGCTTCCTGTAGGCAATAGGTTTGGGTCTCTAGCCTCTATTGTTATCAACCACTCTTTAAAACTTATCATGTTTTATATATGAGCCTACTATATTAATTAGGTTCAGGTTTACCTGTCTTTGACAGATAAACATGGTAACTTCGAAAGAAGAAATAATAGTTTTTAGCGTGGTTTTCTATTCAAAAAAATCACGCTTTATGCGAGTGTAGCTCAGTTGGTAGAGCATTTGATTTCCAATCAAAATGTCGCCGGATCGTACCCGGTCACTCGCTCTTTTCTTTAAATTTTGTCCAATAACCTTTACCGTTTACAAAATTTTATAAGAGAATTTTAATCTTTATTCGCTCTCATCTTTAAAAGGCTTAAATCCAACCCTTTTCATATTTTCGTATTCTTCTATATTCTTCCAGACTTCTCTTACTGGCTGGGACATTATTATTGCAATCAATAAGAACAATAGTGCCAAAACACAAAATTGCATAGTTTATCTCCTGTGAAAAGTGACGTAAATTATCAAATACAATTGGAAAAATCAATCCTGAACTATTTTTCTAATTGAACGTCTTTAAGCGTTTTGTTTTTACGCAATCTTTCAATAAAGGAATTTATGTTTTTGAGAGCAAAAAGCTTAACTTCATAGGTGCTATTTTCATTCTGTTTCACAGAAATTATTTGGCCACCACCATCAGAAACAATATCTGCAATAGTTTTTGTATTAGCGTTATTGGCTTCTATTACAATTGTGACATTTTTATTTGGCATAGAATTATAAGTCAAAAATCCAGCCCCTATCAATAAACAGGCGGCAGCTACATAAGAAAATCTTTTATACCAATATGGTTCTTCTAGTATAATTTGTCCCATGTCCACAACAGGCCCATCACCAAAACTGTTATTTTCTTTAATAGATTCAAGATATTGAGGTAAATCTCTTAAGGGCATTGGATCTTTTTGTGGGTTCATTTTATCCTTTAATTTGGTTATTTATATCTATCAGAGTAAATATCTTTTTAGATTGAAAAGCATAAATAAGAATGAATTATTTATAGATTTGGAGTTTTTAAACTATGCAAAATAAACAAAATATTAATGAAATGTGGCCGTTTTCAACATCAGATCTTTATCATCCTGATGCTATGAAAAAGATTAATCTTAAAGACCTAGAACGTAGAATATACAAATCAATAAATAGCTATAAAGACATGCTTTTAGATGCGTCTAGGAAGCAAGGAGAAACGGACGATAATATCCATCATGATGTGATTAGGAAGGATCAAGAACATAGAAGCATAGTAAAGTTTATTGCACAACTCTTTGCTCAGGTTTACGATTACGAGAAAGGTTCTACGAAACTAAAGCCAAGTTTTTTTAGCGACACAGTTTTTGAAAAAGTAGCTCGTTACGCAAAGAACAAGCTCGGATATCATGCAGATGAGATCGCAGACCACCTCAGACAATTAAATCCAGCTTCTTTAGAGGATCTATACAACATTTGGCGTCCAGGTTCTTGGACTGGAATGAGGGAAAATATGAGCTTTTATAAAATGATGCAAATCATGGAATCGAAATCTGCCCCTCAAGGTAAAAGCATTAGAAAAAAATAAAGTTACTAATATATAAAAATATGTGTTTTTTGCTATTTTGGCAACAATCCACGCTCTAAAGATCAAGCATCTATTAATGGTTAGTAATTTATATGGGAACATTTGCAAACAATAAAGACAATAAAACTACTATCAGAATGTCTGGTGGTAAGTTTTTTATAAAGTACAATAACTCTTTAACACTGGGCGGATATGGATCAACGATAAGCAACTTTAATCTGACCCCTGTTATTAACTACCAAAAATTAAATTATTCATTAAGCGTTTCTGGTTCTTCTCTCACGTTAACCGATACACAAATAAACCAAATACAAGCACTTAATCCTGACGGATTGCTAATAGAAAGCAACCAAAACAGTATAGATCTACAAACCGGACAATCAATCAGTTTTAGTCTATATTACCCAACATCTGCCACAAAATTAAGACAAGGTGGAAGTATAGTTTTATCTATTCTATCATCATTGTACTACTCGATGGTGAAGAAAGATGTACAGGATATACCCTCAAAAATAAGCGCCAGTTTAGGAATAGATATTTCCCAATATGTAGGTAGTCAAAATGACACAACACCGTCAGGAACAGTTGCTGAGACTATTAGTAGACTTCAGGTTTTATCAACAGCTTCCCAATCTAATATTTCAAATTCTACATTTACTCATGTTCTAGATAGTATCAGTGAAATAATAGGTTCAGGTGTTTCTGCCGCTACACCCACGCAGTTTTTTAGCAATAACGCATCAGATATTGTTACGAAGATTCAGAAAAAAGCATTGGGTCTAGCAGATAATCAAAGCGTTCCAAATCCAACGGCATTATCGAACTTGGCTCAGAACATAAATTCTATAGCTCAAAATCAAGTTGACCAAACCAACGCAGGCAATATTGTTTCTTCTATAGTCTATTCTTCTCAAGTATTACAAAGCATAGCAACTCCACTTACAAATTCTATAACTTCACAACAGATAAATTCTGCGGCATCAAGTGTTATATCGAGTTTGACACCAACAGCCACACCAACACTAACTAATACACCGATACCAGCAACAAATACACCTACGCCAACTAATACACCCATACCAGCAACAAGCACACCTACACCGACTAACACACCCATACCAGCAACAAGCACACCTACGCCAACTGCCGCAGTGTCGATTTCATATGCTAACAAGTTTGGTTACGGTAACGGCAGCGTTGATGCAGCGTACTCGGTTAGCGGCACTGGAACGATAACCGCTAGCCTGACAGGAGGTGGTGACAACTCTGACACTCGGCTCTGGCTTCTGATCGGAAGCTCTGGATCTCTCAGTTACACGGTGACAGCCAACAGCGAGGACGGTTACGACGGTGGGCGGTTGTACTTGACATCGGCATCACCGGCTGTGCACTCCTTTGGTCAGCATTGGGCTATCCCGTCAATCTCTGGGCTGACGAATGTGTCGGGGGCTGTTTCTGGTACATCAACTTCTAGTGGCACGATAGCAGTGACCGCCGGTCAATATTTGGTACTGCGGTACACCAAGGATGATAGTTCGGTGCAAGGCACAGACAGTATCACGGCAACTTTGACGCTCACGGCTGGCACACCTACACCGACTAACACACCGACTAACACACCGACCAACACACCTGTACCACCAACAGCCACACCTACACCAACTAACACACCTATACCAGCAACAAATACACCTACACCAACTAGTACGCCGATACCACCAACACCAACACCAACCAACACACCAACCAACACACCAACCAACACACCAACAAATACACCTACACCAACTAGTACGCCGATACCACCAACACCAACACCAACCAACACACCAACCAATACACCAACTAACACACCCACACCAACTAACACACCCACACCAACTAGTACGCCGATACCAGCAACAAATACGCCTACACCAACTAATACACCTATACCAGCAACAAATACACCTACACCAACACCTACATCTGCACCATCTGGCATTATTCTTAGTACAAACACAACGCCAAGAGCACTAATGGGTGGTGGAGTAAATTATAATCCAACATTCATAAACAGCGACTACAGAGCATACTATTCTTCTTCAATTGTGAACTACCAAAACACTAGCATACTAAACGGCACACTTCCTCTACAGAATTGGAACAACATAAACAATTACGGATTGAACATAAGTCCATATGTATTCAATTTTATGATTCCTACGGTTTTGACAAAATATAGGTTGTGGAATGGATTTATGGCCAATGTCTACAGAGAATTCGGAGAAGGTCGTCAATATTCCGACATTGGCAATCAGACGCCCCAAGGCTGGACGATACAGGGAAGTAATGATGATCTGAATTGGACAACAATAGACACAAGGACAAGCCAGGCAAGACTGCCATACGCAACAAGCGTTGATCCATCCGTAAGTCCGTATAGTGAATTCACTATCGCATCTCCAGCGGCATACAAATCCTACAGAATGAACATAACTGATACCGGTAGAGATGCTTACGATTGTGGAAAGGGCGGATGCTCGTATGACACGCAAATAGGAGAAATACAGTTATGGGGCTATGAAAGCCCGAGTACAAGTTGTGCATTGCACGGCTACAATACCAATCTTCCATTCGTAAAGTATCTTAACAGTTCGGGTGCCGTTAGCGACTCCGTGTTTGTAAACGCATTTAGACAGTCCACATCAAGAGGAAACCTTTCCAACACTTGGACTTGGTGGAATACGGGCAAGCCAGTCGGAACAATAATAGATACCGGATATATGGGGGTTGATTATCCTATCACGATCACTTCCTACAAGATGTGGACTTCGGGCATCAATAGTTGGAAGTGGTATGGAGCAAACACGTTTGGAAGTTGGACCTTGTTTGATACAAGAACAAGTGTGTCATCTGGCTCCAATGTTACCTTTTCTATAAGCTCTCCTACTTCTTACAAATATTACAAGATAGAACTTACAGGATCTTCTAACCAACCTTGTTATAAGTCTGGGTGTTGGAATGAAGGAAGAGTGAACGACATACAAATAAACGGATATTTAACATAAAGGTGATATATGCCAACAGCAAGAGCATTGGTCGGAGGAGGCGTAGTTTATGACAATACAAATGTTGATTCAAAATATCAACCATACTACCAGTTCAGAGCAACAGACAGATATCAGATGTATACAGGTAGAAATAATGGTTATATGTATCACGGAAGTGCGAGCATAATGCCCGCATCAACTCTGTACGACGGCAAACCCGGAGGGAATTATTACTGTAGCAATTTGTTCTCCGGGATTCTTCCGTACCAGAATCCGAACAACCAATGCTATCTGCTCGACAACCTAGGTCAATTAAATAGTCCGAGTATCTCTTACTACATGATGTTCGGATTGCCCGTTACCATAACAAAGTACAGATTGTGGAATGGATTTATAGCCAATGTTAAAGCAAATTTGAGATGGGCATCGGTAAATGATTTCGGCAATGAAACTCCTCAAGACTGGGCGCTTTATGGCACGAACGACGGATTTTCTTGGAATCTTATTGATTCAAGATCAAGTCAGGCAAGATTGCCGTATGCGACAGCCAATCATGCAAAAGATAGTTCATACAGCGAATTCACAATATCCAATCCGACTCCGTACAAAACCTACAAACTTGCTGTGACCAAAGGGGGGAGAACAGCCACCGATTGTAGAAAAAGCGGTTGTAGTTACGCCATGTATCAACTTGGAGAAATGCAACTTTGGGGATATGAAAGTCCAGACACCAATTGTTCCATACATGGAATTGATACGATATTCCCAAAAGCTGTATATCCCACAAGCAACGGATCTTTAAGTACAGAATCAGTAATAACTTACCAAGGAATTAGTTCCTTTTCAAAGATTTTTACTTTATGTCCATCTTACATTGAAGTTAGATCTGATGCCAAGGATGGCGGGGGTAACGCTTGGCCAGGAAGAGACTCTCACCCTCAAAGCGAATTCGTAAATGGCTCATGGGTGTCCAAATATTGCATACAATCAATTTATTACTATGGATACGGTGTGCCCAGCAGAATATCTTATGCGTGGGCGAGATCATATGAAGGATGGGGATTTAATTCTAGTCTAACATATGTTCCTATTGGCACCATATGGGGAACAGGCTACATAGACTTTGGAGCGTCCGTAACCATTTCTTCTTACAAAATCAGAGGGGGAGCAGAGTGGTATAATGGAGATATTTCTCCCAATTCTTGGACATTATATGGATCCAACGATTTCTCGTCCTGGACCAGCATAAGCAACATATCTTCCAATTCCGCCATGAATTATTTGACATACACAAATTTCACTATATCATCCCCATCATCGTACAGGTATTATAAAATGGAAATAAAAGGTGGCAAAGCTCAACAATGCGGAAAAAGCGGATGCACCGCATACACGGCCAGAATTTACGACATGCAGATAGTGGGGAAAATATCATGAGAGGCGTCTGTGCAATATATAACGGTAAGGCTCTCGCCCTCGTCACAAGAAGCGGCAGTCACGCCTTGATGAATTTGATGTTGCCAGAGGATCATATAAAAACCCATCCAGAACACCTGAAAGAAGAGCTTTGGCACCCAATAATGAATTTGCAAGGTCACGATCTGATTCTAGGACTCCCAGAATGCGAAGTCTGTTGCATGATAAGAAATCCCGTAGATAGATTTAGAAGTGCTTGTGCGAGAAGAAATAAGACTGTAGAAGAAGGTTTGTTGGAAGATGAAGTTCACTTTTGGACTATGGAAAGTATGGGCCTTTTAAATGATAAAATTAAATACTTTCTATTTCCAGAACAAATTAATGAGTGTGCGGATTGGTTAGGATTACCAACTCCAGTACCAAGACTGAACGAAGAAAAAGACGAAAAAAAGCCATTTCTAAATGAAAAGCAACTTAAATTAGTAATCGAACAATACTATAATGATAATGAGTTATATCAAAAATTAAGGGAGAATTATTATGAGTAAAGGTTATATGTGGCATAATGGATCTGTGGGTTTGGCCTTTGTTTCAAGAAGCGGAACACAAATATTGTTTAAGGAAATTATTTCTAAATACAGCCCAGAATCAACAGCAGATTTCGTTGTATCAGACACAGAATGGAAGCCGCTGTCTAATTTAGAATCCGTAAAGAACTTGGATTCTTTAAATACTTCTGATTTAGGTTTTGCTGTTATTGTCAGAGATCCAGTTGAAAGATTTAGAAGTTCTTGTGTAAGATTAAATTACTCTGTTGAACAAGCTCTAAATGATCTAGAAAATGTTCACTTGATATCACTCAAAAACATGGGTTTATTGGATTCACCCAATGCCAAATGTTTTCCTTACTCAAACGAAGGTTTAGCTAGTTGTTCTTCGTATTTGGGCTTGGATAGCAGTCCATCAGTCCCAGAAGAAGATGAAAGCAAAAAACCAGTTCTAACACAGGAACAGATAGACTTAATTAAATCAGCATATTCATACGACTATGAGGTTTTCAGTAATTTATGAAAATATTTGGTATAGGATTAACAAGAACTGGAACTACATCTCTAACTGAAGCATTAAAATTACTTGGCTACTCAGCAGTTCATTGTCCTATGTCATATGAAGAAATAGAAACTCACGAAGTAAGCACAGATACTGCTGTTGCTGCAAGATTTGAGTTTCTAGATCTGCTTTATCCCGGATCCAAGTTTATACTAACGTTCAGAGATTTAGATTCTTGGATAGAAAGTGCAGCTTTTTTAAGAAGATCAGATAAAGATCCAATTTGGCAACTTGAGACTAGAGCTAAACTTTGGGGTTCGCTTGTTTTTGATAAAGAAAAATTCATTGAGGGATATCACAAACACCATTCAAAAGTTCTGCATCACTTTAGAAACAGACCTAATGATTTTTTGATTTTAGACTTAAAAGCAACAGAAAAATTCAAAAAGCTTTGCAGTTTTCTGGATAAGCCAATTCCAAGTGCCGACTATCCACATCTAAATAAAAGAGGATTATGATGGAAAAAGATGAAAATGTAATAGTGATAAGAAACTTTGCCTCATCAGAGGAGGTTCAAATTCTAAAAGATTGGCAGGTAAAAGCTGTTGAAGAAGGTCAATTTGTTGATGGAATCACTGGAGATTGGGATAAAAAAACTTTTACTACAACAAAAACTAGACTCACCAATCGCATGAGTCAGAATATCAACTACCCGGAATTAGTAAAGACTTTACAAGACAAGATTCGTCAAACATTTCCAATCCTATCAGAAGCCACAGTAATTACTGGTCACGGTAAAGATGGAGTGGTTGTTAGCATTACATACAATGACGGTGACGTTTATAAACACAAAGATCCAAGTGTGGGAGAGGGAGTTGTCGGATTGAGATGTAATATTCTTGCTAGTAAGGCAGAAAGTGGTGGAACAATTCATGTTGAAGACAAAACATATGATCTAAATGAAGGCGATATGATGTGCTATCTGGTCACAGAACTATATCATAGCGTCGAAGTTTGTCATGGAGACAACCCCAGAACGCTCTTTATGTTTGGTTTTGTGATTAACGAGGAGTCTTGGAAAAATCATATAAATTCTAAATAAATTCTAAATAAAATCTCTATATAATTGTTAGGATTTCATTAGGAGGGATTTTTTATATGAATTCTATACGATATATAACCAGAATTTTGTTTTTAGCGGTTCTTTTTTCTTGGATAGGTACCAGTGTTTCAATGCACGAACTTGATCTGCTTATACACAGTCCATTTGAAAAACACATGGCCAAAGATCTTTTTTACGGCTATGAATCTGTGCGAACCTATTATGAACTTTTACCTTACGCCACAGCCTTTCATTTCTGTATAGGCCTTATAGTTGGAATAATTTCTAAACCGGGCGATTTACAAATTTAATTAATGTGCTTAAATAAGTTATGATAAACTTTCAAAATTGGTTAGAAAACAGAATACTACAAGAGAATTACCAACCAGAATTTGGTGGTACTCTAAAGGTAAAACCTAATCCAACTCAGCTTATAGAAATACAAAACAGAGTTTTAAGCACCTATCCAGACCTTAAACCTCTTCCACAAGACAAATTACATGTCACTATGTTACATCAAAAGTTAGCAAAGCCATTGGCTACAGCTACCATACCTCCACTTAATACCGAACTATCTTTTAACCCCACAGAAGTATATTTGGTAGAAAGAGACGGAAGAAAGTCAGTGTTCGCTGTAGTCAACGAACAAAAACCTATAAGAGATTATATGATGAATCTAAGCCAAATGCTAAGTGTAGCCATGGAGCCAAATAGAGTATATCACGTTACCGTAGCGAATCTAACAGGAAATGTGGCAGACTCAGTAGGACACACAGAAGAATCACCAATAATGAATGGTGCAAATAAAGTCAGTGTGTGAGCCTTCTTTAGCCGGTAGTTCATATAATGGTGATAAATATACTATAATAATTGAAGACGCCAATGTATCCCAAATTGGCACGACTTGCTGGTGTAGCACAATTGGCGGTGCAGCTGACCTGTAATCAGCAGGCTGTGGGTTCAAATCCCACCGCCAGCTTTTAAAATTATCGGATTGTTTTCGAAAAACACAATAGGCTAACTCATGTATATCCAAAGGGGATATACATGAATATGTCGCAAGCAGGTAAGTTAGGTGCAATTGCATCTTTAAGCACTCACAATAAAAATAAAGAACTAAGAGTAGAAAAATACGACAACAATCCAAATAGATGCTTTACATGTGATTCTATTTTAGATTATGAGTCAAGAAGTAAAAAATTCTGCAACAGATCCTGTGCAGCAAAAACAAACAATATTGGGGTTACAAGAAATAAGAAAAATTTTAGTGAATCTTATTGTCCATCATCTAAAAATAAAAAAATTAAGTTCAAACCAGATTGTTTGAATTGTAGTAAGTCACTTAAAAAAAATGCATCAAAGTTTTGTTCTCTTATTTGTTTCGCTGATTATCAGTGGAGAACAAAAAAAGAAAAAATTTCTTTAAACAGCAAAGTAGAAGGAATTAACCAGGCTAAAAGGTATCTAAAAGAAGTAAGGGGAAATTCGTGTGAAATGTGTGGAATAGACACATGGGCAGGAAAGCCAATCCTACTTATTTGCGATCACATAGACGGAAATTCAAGTAATTGGGAATTAAAAAACCTAAGACTAATTTGTTCTAATTGTGATGCTACAACACCTTTCTATAAAAATAAAAATAAAGGAAATGGAAGATCATATAGGAGAGAAAGATATAAACTAGGTAAAAGTTTTTAAATATACGTCGGCTAAGATATTGAAGGTTTATTGACTATATAATTTGTGATGAAAATGCACCCTCATAAAACAAATTAATATGCGAATATACCTCAATAACATAGGCGGCAAAAGACTCGTTAGAAGAGCTAATGATAAGAATTATTTAAAGGCAGTAGTCGCATACTTTGATAATTTCACAACACAATGGACAGCTTTAGGTCTTACGGGACTCGGTAGCGTTGTATCGAAAGTCACCAAAGCTCAACCCGGTTACGGTCAATATAGCGGCAACATTGCTGGTTTGGGTGCAAAAGTCATGGTTAATGGAACCATTCACATTAATGGAACTATGTACTCAGACGATGAAATTAATATTTACAAAAATGAAACCATAGTATACGCAACTGGCAGCAGTAGCGGTACTGATTTTACATTTAATGATGTTACATTTTCTGTAATTTATGGAGACACTATAAGATTTGGCATACAGCCTCTGCCAGGCTTTGGTGGTGATTATTATGGCACTACTGGTGGCAGTAATGCACCTCTTAGTATTTGGATAGTACCATCGGGTCCAACACCAACTCCAACACCTGCACCAACATCAACACCAACTCCAACTCCTGGCCCAACTAATACTCCAACCAATACACCAATACCCCCAACTGATACACCAACACCTGGCCCAACTGATACACCAACACCTGTGCCTCCAACTCCAACTCCTGGCCCAACAAATACTCCCACATTAACACCAACTGCTACGCCAACACCTGGCCCAGCACCATTTAATAATTTTAATTCTACTTGGAACGCTGTTGGATTTACTGGTTCTGGATCGTCAGGAGACCCATATACGAGAACTTATGCTCAATACTCCGGCGATATTGGAGGAGCACAGTTTACTGTTATATCTACCGGTACTCTACGCATAACCGGCTTAGTGGGAGAAGATTTTGGTGTAAATATATATAAGCAAACTAACGGCGTTGGATCCTTTACTTCTATCTCTTCGTCCGGCGATAATTGGAGTGGCGGCGGTGGTTACTACATTCTTGACTTAACTCTCAGCGTTTCGGCTAATGACGTTATTCAACTAGATGATACCGGTAATGGATTTAGTATCTGGGGCGGCGGCTTAGGTCAGCCTGCTGGAGCACTTAACATTTGGTGGCAGTAGTCTATTATTTCACAAATAACAAACTCTTTTAGAGTATGCTAAAACCAATAATAGTCATACTTTCTATAACACAGCCATTAACAGCTTCACCTAAACCAAAAGAGCCGTATACAATCAAATATAATACTTTATCTCAAGAGCAGCTCATCAAAGAGCAAAACCAAAGTATATTAAAAATGATGTTTAAACAAATGATAAAAGAAAATAATAAACCTAATCCTTAGGTGCTTGTTTAATCATATTTTTCAACATTACTTCATTTTTTTCTTCAATTACTTTGTTGAAATCTTTGGTATGATAATTATATTCCCAAGGTCTCCATCTTATTTTTGTGCTAATTATAGTTTTTACCTGTTCATTAGTCTTTATATCAGTATATTTGACTATAGCCCAATAATACTCTTCTGATTTAACAACATCTTCAAGAATTTGAAAATCTGACGGTTGACCCAACTCAGTCCATACTTTTTGCCTACCCATCATTTTAACATAATTTTCTATGTTATCATTGTATTTTATAGGAAAGAATATATGATTAATTGATCTTCTTACAATAACAGCCTTTTCTCCAACATATTCTGAATTGCATATGAATCCTATGGCAATTCCCGCAAATAGAAATAACCAATGATAGAAAATTGATCTAATAATAATCCTGTGCATAAAAATCCTTATAAAATAGATATTTTATGTAGGTCAGACAGACATAATTAAATAGACTCAAAACCCGCTAACCTTTAAACTAAAACTTTAAACCCTGCTGGCGGACTAGATATTGAGTTGTTTATTGATATTTGACCAAATACCCCATCATAAGCATATGGACAAGCTCCCGGATAAACATCGCCAGTTATGGCTGATATGTCTATTCCACCTGTTGCTGTTTCTGGGTTTTGATTGTTGTCGCCATTCCAATCTCCACCATCAACTCTAAACCAAATCAAATTATTTACTCTATCAACTGCAACATCTATAACGCTGCCGTCTCTTTTAAAACTTAAGTCTAAACTAATTATATCATCACCATCAAACCAAACCCTGCCATCATCATAAAAACCAATAGTATTAGTGTCACTACCCAGATAATCATTCATATCAGCTTCATGGTTTGATATGCCTACACCGGTATAGCCGTCAGTATTACCATAAACTGTTACCATGCTGAACACTACTTTTTCGCCACTCTTTATTGCATAGTTTGTTAAAACTGATGTTTCGGTTTCATCAGCATCAGATGTGAACGAAGCGGTGCAATTATTATTGCTTAATTCTATGAACTCTCCAATATAATTTGGATCAAAAGCAAAGGTGACAGCTTCAAATGTTCCAATTCCAAGTATGTCTTGGAACGTTGTGTCATTAAAAGTATCACCATCCTCAACAGCAACAATAACCTTTCTATTGCCAGCGTTGTCTACTTCATACATGTTTACTGTGCGTTGTATGCTTTTACCATTCAATATAGATGAATCCAAACTACCTTCTGTAGTTGGATCAATGAGATCTGGGGTTATTTTAATGTTATAATTTGTCATATAATCCTTTAATGTTGCATTTGCAAGGCCTATACAGTTTATATATTATGAACAAACCAGATAAAAACAGTAAAAAAATTGAAGAAGTTATAAAGATGTGCCAAGCCGCTATATCAAAACAAATAGATAAAAACAAAAAAGGCGGATTCGGAATAGATGACTATACAGATGGTCGAATCATAGGCGGTGCCAGCTTAGCTAGAAATATACTAAGACTTCTTAGCACATTATAAGAATATCTATGAAGCGTCATTCCTATTTAAATACCTATCCCAAAAATAAATAAATATAGGAATAAAAAGTTCTATAAATAATATACCACAAATTATTGATAATATCTCATTCATGATTTCTTCTTTTAAAAAAGCCCCCTTCGGGAACCTAATTATTAATTTGGAGACTTTTACACCAAAAATATCACCACCCCCCCTAAATATAGTAAAATCAATAAATTTGGAGATATTTATGAAATCATTTTCTGAAATGCTAAAAATATTAGAAGAAAGCAATCTATCATCGGGTCCTGTAAAAGACTTTCTTAAATCTACAAGCCGTCAAAACGACTATCGATTTTCAAGTCGCCAAGGCTTGCGACCTGCCGCCGATGTGAGACGCAGAGCAGCAAGATTTGCTGGACTTCCTACAGAGAAAAAAGATGATAAATCACTACAAATAAAGAGCAGCTTTGAAAGATTAAGACATCATCTCACTACAGTTGGCGGCGATCTTAAAAAAGAACTTTCTAAAGCCAGAGTAAAGGGCATGTATCCAGACCTTTTTCCAAGTGAAAACGATATTTTTGCCGGGTTCACCCCAGAACAAATCAGAATGCTACAAACAGCGATAAAAAATAGTTACAGTTTTGGTGGTTCAAGAGGAATGGGGTCATCCCCTTTAAATAGAGAAATTGATAGCAAGGTAGGTTTGATAAAATTTAAAAGAGCTGCTGCTAGGGTTCCTTTTGAAGTTCGTCTTCAAAAAGCCGCAGAGGAAAGTGGCACGTTTGTTAGTGTAGACATGGATGAAGATGAATTAAAACAATATGACATAAGGGATTACGATGGTCAAGAAATTATAATGCCAAAAGATTTAGATCCAAGCTCGCCAAAATATAAAGATACAATAATTCTATTGAAGAAAAAAGGATTTTTGGGACCGGATGCTAAAGAACTAAGCTCTCATAGAACGATAAAATGGCTTAAACAAAACGGATATTGGCAGTAAGATTTTACTTCATGTCCCGCCAACCACCACTAGTATCCTGAACATTTATAGCATCAGGAGATATTTCCTTATCTCCAACATACTTCCAAGCTCTAGGCTTCGCCCTACCCTCCGCAGTCCTTTTCATAATAGACCTTACATACTTTCAAGAAAACTCTGAAATGATAAGTCGCTCATAGTTTTATATACGAACTTATTATCTTTTGTTCTTTCTTGTTGATCTGTATTTATTGTTTTTTGCTATGATGCTATATGGCTTTTTCTCAATTTTCTCAATTTTTTCTATAGTTTTTGCTTTTTTATTCTTAACTTTATCTATAGTCGTTATTTTCTTATATTCCTCTGCGTTTATTAATACCTTATCATTTAAACCATTCTTCAATAGGTTTTTCATAAAGTCTTGTCTATAAATTTCAGATCTACCGCACAAATGAACAAACAGAGCATCCTGTATAGGGTAGAAACGTTCTAAACAATTTAGGACATATGGTTTGTGTATAATAATTCTATCTAAATTATTAGGTATAATTTTCTCAACCATCACCCTTTGCTCATATGGGAATATTCTCCACATTTTATCATTGCGTAGATCCCAGATATCTGACTCAATTTTAATTGCTGCCTTGCTTACAAATTTGACTCCTGTATTAACTTTGTTTTCTGTTTTTATTTTATATTTGAAGTCCCACACAGAAGGATAATCTTTTTCTGGCTTTTCATAAAACAAATGATATAGTATATTATTATCTGATAAATCAATCGTTTCTTCTATTCTAAGGTTCATGCGATTCGCAAAGATGTCAGTATCAAGCCATACAAACCATTTCGCATTAGGAAATCTTAGTGATGCTCTTTTTAGTATTTCACACCTTCTATAGTGTAATTGATGAACCTCTTTTTCAATCGGTTCTAACTCATCATAATAAAAATCATAATCGTTTAAAGAGCAATAATGATCAATGGTTTTACGAGTGTTAACTGCAAACTCCACATCAAGCGGCCAATGACCACTAACTAATACAATATCACCTTTTTTATACATAAAATCCTTGATATGTGATAAATTATATTTTATATATGAACTTTAGACTATTTATCTCTTGATGGCATTTGTGACTTGGCCCGTACCACACATACAAAAAATCAAAGATTATATACAGGATAGATAGTTCAACAATCCAAAGCACTATAAACCGGACCATCATTATTTGTCATAAATTCTCCTAATAATGGATATCTATCACATCAATATAAAGAAATATTTTGTGTAACAGTTTTTAAATCAATTGGTGAAGCACTATTAAATATATTGTATAAAAAAAGACGGGGGCATATATAAGTCAAAAGAGGTATATCATGACATATAATAACAATGATGGGCCGGTTTATGCTAATTTTCATGAAATAATTAAATGAAATTTAAAATAATACTCAAAACAAAAAATGAAGATAACCTAATAGACATTTGGATAAAATACTACTCCAAAATGGTAGGCAAAGAAAATCTAATCATATTTGATAACAATAGTACCAGCCAAAAAGTTTTAGATGTTTACAAACAACACTCAATAGAACCAATAGCTATTGAAAATCCAAATTCAATTAATTTTTTTCATAGACATGCAAATTTTTATGAAAACATATTTTCTAATTGTGATGCTTTTGCTATTTTAGATACAGATGAATTTTTGTGTGTTTATGAAGATGGTGTATTCAGAGCAGATAAAGTTTTAGACACAATACAAAACTCTGAAGCTCAAGTTCTTGGTTCTATTTGGCTAGACCAAATGCATCTAAGCGACAGTATTGAATACTTTTTACCAAATAAAAACTGGAAAATTGATCACAATAAAAAATATGGTAAATCTATATTTAAAACATCTTATACAGAAATTAAAAATTATATTTATGGACATAATATATGTTGCAAAGATGCAGATACAAATACCAATTTAATTTTATTGCATCTAGATAGAACAAACCCTGAAATTAGAATTAAAAATTGCATTGACCTAAGTATAATAGAAAGTAATAATCATCAGAAGAAAGAATTGTTTGATGAACTTCAAAACATTAAGCTGACAGGCAAAGCAAGTAATTGGTTTCTAGATAGCAATTTTCCTGATAATTTTATGACAGGGGTTCATAAATTAAGAGAAATACAAGAATATTATCGAGATAGATATTCTTATTTAAAAAAACGCTATGGAACAAGCGAAGAATATATCAGAACAAATGTAATCAATCATTATATTTACGGAGAACAACATAAGCAAGAGATTTTTTATAGAGACAAATTTTTTTAAGAGAAATAATGAGCCATATAAATAATGAGCCACATATTAGATTTAAAATTTAAATACCACTTAATCATCAATGTTGATAAACAGCTGATTTTTGATGGACCAGATCCTGAAAGACCTTGGTTTTCTTCTATTGCAATGAATATTAAATTGGTTGATGAAGAAAATAAAGAAATTTTTTTAGACCAACAACAAAAAGATGAAATAATATCTACTCTTTCAAAAATAGGAAGCATAAATGGAAATTGAAGTAGAAAACGATTTTAACGAAGAATTCTATGAATTAGTCTTACCTGAGGTACAGGACTATTACAAAGGTTCCCAATTATCGAAACGAGAAAGATACTACCATCATTATTTGAATTACGGACAGCATCTTTACAAGAATTGCACGGAAGCAGAGAAAAAACTGTTTGGAGACATTGAAGTAAAAGATAACTTCAATGAAGATCTTCACGAGAAGAGGCATCCGGAAGTTAAAGAATATATGATCTATATGGGCGATTGGGTAGCACAATTGTCTAAAAGAAAAAGATACTACCACCATTACTTTAACTATTGTGTGCCTGGTTGCGATACTTCTTCATTGAAAGAAATTAAAGAATATACACAAAATATAAGAAAAAAATTGATCGAGAACCAAGAACTATACGAAAAACATAAAGGATCAATTGTTCTTGTTAATCATGTTTCTAATCCTTATGGAGCCACACATTATCTATTAAGCTTATTCAAGTTGCTTAAAAAAGAAGGAGTTAAAGTCTGTTTATTAGATGAAATAGTAAATGAGAAACTTTACTCAAAATATCAAATAGATACAAAAGATGTGATTTCATACGAACAAGATCTATTATTCCTCTGTTATATCTACGAAAAAATCAAACCCAAGGTTTTTTACTTAAACTCGATAAGAGGCATATTTGTAGATTTCATCAATTTGAAAAATCCGAATGTGATTACACACAGTCATGAAATAGCAGATGTATACGGACGATATGACTTGTTACCGACTTATGTCGTATCCAAAAGAATCCAAAAGGAATTTGAAGACCAATGTAACCATAAACCAAAAATTCAACCCCCAATATTTTTAGATGAAACTCTTGAACTCATAGACAAAGAGTTTAACAAGAAATTACCGAAAGTTTCAAATAGCAAAGGCGACATGGATCTTTCCAAAATAACTATCGGAATGTGCGGCCAGACCGAGACTAGAAAAAACCCAGAGCTTTTTGAAGCAGTCTCAAAATTATACCCGCAATACAATTTTTTATGGATAGGCGGAGAAAAAGGACACTTCACAGACAGCCATAATCTGTACCATGTTCCTGTAGTGCAGTTCCCTTTTGTCTACTATAAGCTAATAGACTATTTTATTCTATTTTCTCAGGAAGACCCTTGTCCATATGTGGTATTAGAAAATTTGTATGTCAATAATAAAGTAATTACATTCAAAGATAACATATATACCGACCATAAGTGCGAACAAACAAAAGACATATATTTTGAATTTGATGGAAAAGTATCACTTGAAAATTTGTGTAAGGTTATAGACCATCAAGTTATTGAAAAAACAAATAGAAAAGGAAATGGTAAAAAATACGTAATAGACAATTTTACTTCAATAAATATAAATTGTCTAATTGAAGACATGGAATATTTTATGGTATGTCACGATCAAGAAATAATAATCAAACACATATCTGATAATAACCACAACAATTTTCATTATATGTTTGTTGGAAATAAAAATTCAGATAAACTTAATAATACAGATAATAAAATTACGATCTGCCATGAACTGCCTAAGAATTTGGAACAATATCCTAATTTATGTAGTTTTACCGCATGGTATGCTATTTCTAAAAATTATTTTTCAAAGAATAAAAAAATATGCTTATTAGAGTATGATGTCAACTTATCTGATCAATTTTATGCATATCATGAAAAAGAAGTATGTAATCATATAGATGATCAAACAGTGGTTGCTTATTTCTATACTTTAACAGATCATTATGTATTTTATAAAAGCACTCCATATCTTGAAATAGCCTTAAAAAAGATCTATGATATAGATCTTAATAGTTTTGTTCAAAAATTTAAGAGCCAATATCCTTTATGGCCAAACACAACCAATATGTGTATGAGCAAAAATACATTAGATAAATTTGTAGACTGGTTTTTGCCTATGACCGATCTCTTTAAAGAAGATCCATTGGGATCTTATGTTCATGAAAGGGCGTTTTTTATTTTTTGTGTAATAAATAATATCGAGATTAAATATGTCAAAAGTCCAATATTATCACATAATCAACAGGCATCTCACCAAAACTTCGATGTTTACGGCAAAGTATTGAATATGTATAAAACTACAGTCTTAAACCAAGATATGATCTCTGATTATGACGAGATTTATGAGGAAGCATACCGAATTAGCCTAATTAATTGTTCAAAATAATGTTATCTTCCAATAATGGATATCTATCACATCAATATAAATGTGTAACAGTTCTTTAATGATATAAAAAAGGATGGGGGCATATATAAGTCAAAAGAGGTATATCATGACATATAATAACGAAGATTGGCCGATTTATAGTGTTTTGAATGGTAAACCAGGTTATGTTTATGACTATTTTGGTAATTGCAATGCTCAGGGATATCCAATATGAATGAAGCTGCCAAATGGCTGGGCCTGCCCACGCCGCTGCCGCATGAGGACGCCACCAACGAAGCCGACAAGCCGACTTTGACGCCAGAGCAGGAGGCCCGCGTGCGTGAGATTTACGCCGACGATATCTCGCTCTGGGAAAATCTTCAATAATATATAAAACTTAAAAATATAATTCTAAATAAAAAGAAGTAAAAACCTTTAAAAATTACCGCAAGTCTCATACATCGCTTCGTGGTGTTGATAATTATCTCCATTATAAAATAAGTGAAACAAGGTTCCTATGCATGTAGAAGATAAAGTTGATGAGTTATTATTATAAAATGAAATTAATGTTGATTTTGTTTCTTCACAATTAATACCATTAGGCCAAACTAATGGATTTGGTGTTGAAACACTAGAAGATATGGTAGTAAATGTAAGAGGGCTATAATCTTCTGTCGTATCTGCACTAACGCCAACTTTAACGGTTCTTGTTTTAAAATTAACATATCCAAGATGATCATAATCTGGAGTATAAAGAGTTAATGCTTTATGTTCAACTATCTCAAACACAAATGCCCAGCCAGGAGATGAACTCAAACTTGGTCCCCACGCTGCTTGAACAACTGCTGCATAAGCACCAATTGTAATGTCTCCACAAGTTAAAGGATTGTTATACTCCCATGCCGTTCCATAATAAGTATCTTGCTGATTCCATCTAAATTCGTAGTTTTGAGGGTCCGCAGGAGACCACTTCCCACTCAACATACTATAAATTGGTCCATCACTCATAACTCCCCCTTTTTAACTATGTATGATATTACAATATTAAAATTGTCCTGATATATGTCGAATTTATTTTCAAATTGTAACTTATATAAAAGTTTTTGATGATATAAAAGATAGGGGGCATATATAAGTCAAAAGAGGTATATCATGACATATAATAATGATGGTCCAATTTATAGTGTTTTAAGTGGAAAACCTCTTTTGTTCTCTGGTTTTGAGAAATACTCAATCAACAGAGGCGGCAGTATTGGGACTATTCAATACCCCGCAACTTGGTCAAGCACCAGCAATTCTTTTACTTTCACAGCCAATCCCAATAGGTCGCTTGACGTTGTTTTTACTCTCAGCGGAACCTCTTCCCTGACCGCCACTGTGCCTGCTCCCAGCTATTCCAACAGTTATTATAGACCTCGCATTCGCTCTTATAGTAACAACGGCGGGGATTTAGACAAAGACGGGTGGTACAACTACGGCAACTGGCCGTCACTTCCTACTAGTCTGAATGCTGGTTCCTACTGGGTCGATGCTCCGGTTACTGGTGACGGCGGTTATCCCACTGCGCATACAATCACCCTCCAGTTTGCCAACTCTGTGCTTACCAGTGCGAAACCGCGTGATATTTACACAGACTACACCCAATCCACACCAGCAGCGCAAGTTAGTGTAAGCGGTCTGGTGACATCGTTTACGGTTGCCCCCAACGCACAGCCTGGAAAGGTGTTCTTTACTGTACCGGCGGGTTCCGCGCGATCAGTGACTTTTGCCGACACTAGAGTTGCCTATACCCATCCGATCTCCACGCACTATATCGCAATCAGCAATGTCAATAGAATCTACGATCTCGACGAAAATCGGGGCATAATTCGCTCTGTTGTCAACTATTCAAACTCTGGTTGGTATCTTGATGGCACCGGCACTTATTCATCGCCCTATACAGGAAATTCTAACACTATCAATAGTTCTGATTACTTCAAAACTAAGACTATGACTCTCAATCCCGGCGATTACATAGTTGATCTGCGGGCTGGCTACGACAGCACCGGATACCCCGGCACCGGATACACCGGGACAATCACAATCACATGAGGTGCAGCCAATGAGAGGCGCAAAAATCACACTACCAAATGGGAAAAAGTTTGCTCTGGTACCTCGTAGCGGAAGCTACAGTATCATATGGCAAGCTTTACCGACATCTCTAAGAAATCCAGTTGGAGAAAGATGGCATCCTATTAATGCTACTACTCACACTATAGGCTCACCATTAAATAGCGACGATATTTCTGGCTTATGTTGTTTAGTTAGAGATCCTATTGAAAGATTTAAATCAGCTTGTGCTAGACAACAAAAAACTGTAGAAGAAGGGCTTAACCTAATCGAAACTGATGTCCACTTTTGGACACTGAAATCTATGGGACTACTGACTGATGGAATAACCCACTTTCGCTTTCCTGATCAAATAGATGATTGTGCGCAATGGTTGGGGTTAGAGACTCCTGTGCCAATATTGAATAACGAACCTGAAGAAGGCAAGCCAGTTCTAACCGAAGACCAGAAGATTCTTATTCGTGAAGCATACTCTTCTGATGTAACTTTGTGGGAATCTTTATAAAAAGGAAAAAATTATTATGGTATATGATACTGATGGGCCGATTTATAGCATGTTAACAGGGAAACCTGACCCATTCTGTTATTTTTGTGACAGTAACCAGGACGGACCTTATGCAACATGCGGACAAGGACCGCCAAACGGATACTTTAACGGATTTCTTACCAGTGCTGAACGAGATAGTTGGTGTTATAGCCCGGTATTTAGAACCTATTGCAACCCTGAAATGGGATGTAGAGATTGCTGTTACTATGGGGACTGCATTGGGAACGCACATTCTTGCAGTTCTCGCGAAGCACTAGGATATACAGTTTACACGAATGACAACTGCAATGGCGTTGGATGGGGCCAGCCTTGTTCATGAGTTCAACAGTCATTTAAGGGGTTTAATTATGGTATATGATGATAATGGGCCGATTTATAGCATGTTAAATGGTAAGCCTTGCTCAACAGACTTTTATAGCACAAATTTAAGAGATCCTGGTTGTCCATGTAGGTGTCTTTGGTTAGTAGGCTATGAAGCAACATACGTGAACAATGCCACAAGTTGTCCACCAGGAGGTTATGTTAATAATGGTTCTTTGGGTGAAGATAATTATTACAGTTGCTATGTGGTGGCAGACTGCAATTGCAGTAGTCCTTCGTTTTCAGCACCAGGATCAATTTTCACTCAACTTGATCCAATGATAGGTGCTTGCAATGGTACTTACGGTATGCAGTGTGGAGTTTGCATTGAAGGACAATGCGCTTATGCAAGCATAGAGTAGACATCCTATTGGAATAAAAATATAAATTAAAAGAGGTATATCATGACATATAATAACGAAGATGGGCCGATTTATAGCATGTTGAGTGGAAAATGTAGTAGTGGATTTGTTTTATCCAATTTCCCAGTGCCTAATTGCAACCTAGAAAGTTATCTCTTTAGTTATCAGAATTGCTACGAAGCAGTAAGTGGCTCGGGAGCAAGCGTCACTCAGAACGGTGACGGAGACATGTTTGACTATGGAAGTCCAAATGGAACCTACAATTTTAGTCCAGATGCTTTCGGGCAAGGAATTGATGGAAGCGAATCCGGCTATTTACGCACAGGAAATAATGGCTACTTATTTATGCACAATAAAGATTATTCCTGTAGTGAAGACGGATATACTGGAGAGTTTTGGGTTTTCTTTAAACCAGGTTGTGATAGTTGGATTATAGCTACAGCACCAGGAACAAGAGGAAACTTCCCTACAACTGGTTGGACATTAACTCAAAAAGCTTTGGGCGTATATAGAGGTTGCGAAGGATGTGGTGCTAATGATCCAACATCTTTTAATTTGACTTTTAATTGTCTGTAAAGATAAAATACATATAATAACAATGATGGGCCGGATTACCTCCTGTTAGCATGGTGACTTCTATGGTTAAGATAAGGCCTATTAATTTTGTGAAGCAATATTAAATATATTGTACAAAAAAGACGTTATTAATTTTGTGAAGCATTATTAATAATGTCTATTATAAGCTAATCATATGAGATATCCACCGTTTTGTGTAGCTTTTCACATATGATCTGGGAGATGTTTAGAGAGAATTTTTAAGCAGTATTTGTGAAGTTAATAAATAGAAAAAACCCGCCCATATATAGTTAACGCAACTAGTATATGGGCAGGGTCCTCTAACAAATAAACAAAATACATTTAACAAACAAATTTGTGTAACATAAGGAACAGACGAGCATTTTAACATGAAGATTCATAAGGTTATTAACTTGTGTAGACATTTTATGATTATTGGGTGTGTAACCCACAATATTGATAAGTAAAGTGGTAGTTTGGGATCATAACCCACAATAAGACTATTTTTCGTATGTTATCAAAAATAAGCTATAATTTGAATAAAATAGTATTATTGTGAAATATGGGCCAGGTAGTGATGAATGGTTGGGCCTAGCCAGCCTTTGTTTGAACGCTTGTTCACCTCCCAGTTGCTGGGAGGATTCCATCCTTGAGCCCTTAATTCATCAAATTATATAAGCATCTATTGATGTTATTTTTATATTCTTTTGGTCTTTGGAATCTTTTCACAACCTTTTTGTGCACCTTTAATTGAATATAAATGGGAGTGAAAAGATTCCAACTTTACCGAGCGGGAAAGTTTGGAACATTGAGGCAGGGTTTCACCCTTAAATGTCCCGAGCGGGAAGTTTTGACCTACCGGATCTGGGTAGGGACTTTGAAAAGTTCTTCTTTCTCAGTTCCGGATCTGGGTAGCGACTTTGAAAAGTTCTTCTTTCTCAGTTCCGGATCTGGGTAGCGACTTTGAAAAGGTTGTGTTCTTAATTTAAAATTAGCGGCAATAACTTTTTGGCACGCATCTGCAGCTCCGGATCTGAAAAAGATACGAATTGGAGATAACCTAAGTGTCAGGTTCTTTAAGGGTTGAGATTTTGAGGTTCTTTTGCTATGTGAATTGACCCCTCTTGACAGCGACCCCCTTTTGAGTGATGGTGTGTTGCGGTATTGGAGCCGCACATCATTTTTAGCAGTTTTACTTCTAGGATTCCCATGACAAGAAAAGGTGATAACTGTGAAATCTCTTATGACGCAGGGCGAAGTAGAAGCCCAGATTGGCTCGACCGTCTTAAAATTCTATGCTGATATGTTTAGTCGTGGTCCTCATCATATTCAGGTGGATGTGTATCGGTCATCTGCTGTGGTAATTACACAGAATAATTTCAATAAGTCTGAAAAGCAGATGATGGAACTTAGTCCACAGATGTTTAGGGATATGAGATTTCGAATTATTGATTCAAATAGAGCTATTTTGAATGCTTTTATTGAGGCGGCTACTGGTGTGGTTGTGAATTGTTTTCATCATGATGTATCTGTCCTGACAGGTGAAGAGGCGTTTATTTTTTCGTTGAAAGGTTCGCCGTCATATAGGCTGAATCATAATAATGGCAAAAGCCATACTAAATGCTTTGCCTGATTTAACACTTTTTGAGTTAAAGGGTCCGGAAGGTCCACATGGAAAAGTTGAATGGTCCTAAAGGTCCGAAAGGGCCGAAGGGTCCAAAAGGACTTTTCTTGTCTAATTTTAAATTTGTGTACTGCCCGGATCATCTTTTATACGTTCAGCGCATATCTATATGTCAAAGAAACATGATCTAGGTACATGAAAGATCATGTTTTTTCGGATAAGTGAGTAAACCGGGTTGCTAAAAAATGAACACTTAAGTGCTTACTGGCATTAGACTTGTGAATATTCTTGCAATGCTGTAAGAATCTGTAACCTCCTTATTTTATTGGGGTTATGGCTTGCAAAAATCATGAAGCAATTCCCAGATCTGTTCGTAGTCCTTTATTTGGTTTTTCCCGTTCGGGAATATCGGCTCTTAAGGGCTTATTTTTTCCCGTTCGGGAGTATTTTGTGAAGTTCTTTTGGACAACCTTGGGTCAGGGCTCTGAGAAAAGATGTTCTTTGGGACAAATTGTGGACGTGACCATAAGAGATAAAATGAAAACGCCCCCTTGCAATCATCAGTAAGAGTTGAGTTTTGACTGATTATTGGTCTTTTTGATTAAAATTGGTTTGAAAATTGTGGATTATCAGTAATTATCAGTTGAAACGGAGGTTGTGCAGGCTGAAAAGATGGATTTTAAGACCAACGGACTATGTGCCCATAAGAAAAGATGGTGGTTTTTTCCTTTGATTGGTTATTTCCCGAGAAAAGAAGGTTTTTTGGGTCTTGACAGAGTTGGTCAAGGGGTGTGAAAGTTGATTTGTACCCAATGGGGGCAATTTATTTGTACCCTAAGGAGATAGGGTATCGAGTAATTTAAAATTAGGGAGGGTTTATGGATGATTCTGAGGCGGTTCGTCGTGCAATGGTGGAAGAGATCAATAGTTCGCCGGGGGATAGGGCTGAGTTGGAGGCTAGGTATGGGCAGGTGTGGGATACTTCGGAGCTTGGTCGTGATTTTGAGGTGGTGAGTTTTGCTGCTCCGTTGGTGATTGCTAGGAATAAGGCTACCGGAGAGGTTGGTTCATTGTTTTTCCAGCACATGCCCCGGTTTTATTGGGGATGGAAGGCTGACTAATTCCAAATTATACGAAATTGACATTTTGATTGTACCCTATAGACTTGTTTCGTATAAAAGCAGGAGGTTCTATGATTCCACAGGGTGAGTTGATTTTCTGGGGGCCGAAGCATGAGGACAATCTTCCTATGCCTAGTAGGGAGGATAGGTTGAAGCGGGTGGACTCTGGCAATCCTTCTAGTCCGTTTAGCCGGTTCGTTGGTAATGAGCGGGCTGTTCGGAAGATGCAGGCTGCTGTGTATAGTGCGTTGGGCCGTCCGAATCATATCCAGCGTGATTTGGCGTTTGCCATCTTTGGGCCTGCGTCTAGTGGCAAGACTACTTTGGCTCGGCTTTATGCTGATTCTGTAGAGTTGCCGTTGGTGGAGGTTAGTCCCAAGAGTATTCGGACTACGGATGATCTTTTGGAGTTCATTCGTGCGACTTTGCTGGAGACAGAGGTTCCGTTGGTGGATTGTGGTACGGATCAGTTTGTGTTGCCTCCGATGGTGGTGTTTATTGACGAGGTTCATGCACTGAGTCGTTCGGTGGTGGATGGTCTGTTGAAGGCTACGGAATATAAGGATGCCATTCTTGTGACGGACGGTGGTTCAACCGTTGACTGTCATAACGTGACATGGATGATTGCGACAACGGATGAGGGTCGGTTGTTTGATGCGTTCCGTACTCGTTTTAGCCCGATTATGTTGCAGTATTTGACTAAGGCCGAAGTGGCGAAGATTGTTAGCATGGCTCATAAGGATTTGCCTTCTGAGGTGTGTATGTTGGTGGCTCACTATAACAGTCGGATTCCCCGTAAGGCTTTGGAGTTTGCTAGGTACATGAAGATGGTTCGTGATATGCACCCTGAGATGACTTGGGAGGACGTTGCCCGTCAGGTTGCTGGTGATGAGGGGATTGACGAGTATGGGATGCAGGAGCTTCATTTGAAGGTCTTGCGGGCTTTGGGTCAGGGGCCGGTTGCTCGTAATCGTATAAGTTTGGTTGTGGGCAGGAAGATTGAGGAAGTGGAGCGGTACATCATGCCGTGGCTGTTGAGTGAGACAGAGGATCAGCCTGCGATGGTTACTGTGTCGAGCAAGGGCTATGTGATTACTAGGGCTGGGCTTGACGAATTGGAGAAACGTGGTATAAGCTATGTGGCTGAAGCTGCGTGAACCAATAAGTTCGATTTTGCACACTGAAGAAGTGAACCACTTCCATAGATTTAGCAAGTTCTGTGAGTGAACCACTATAGGGAATTTTACACAAAGCCGTAGTGAACCTTGGATGATGATTTTATATTCGCACTGAGTGAACCATTAGAAGAGATTTTACATGCCCCACGAGTGAACCATTGAAGCCGATTTTACATGATGAAATAGTGAACCACGGTTTAGGATTTTACATTTTGACAGAGTGAACCAGCCTCGAAGATTTTACACTGAAGTTGAGTGAACCAGGGACCGGGATTTTACATGGGATCCACAGTGAACCAAGTGGTACGATCTTACAGTCAAGAAGAGTGAACCATCAAAAGCAATTTTATAGCGACGTTGAGTGAACCAGACTTTCGGATTTTACATCACGACCGAGTGAACCATATCCGCTGATTTAAATAACGGAAAAGAGTGAATCACGCAATACGATTTTTAACACAACGCCCGAGTGAACCAAGAAAACGGATTTCAACATAATCCGATAGTGAACCATTGGGCATTTTTTTGCAATGAGAGCGAGTGAACCAAATAGATCGATTTTACATACCGTGCGAGTGAACCAGGGGAGAAGATTTTATAGGTTTGGAGAGTGAACCGTGTAGATCGATTTAGCATACAGTTCGAGTGAACCAATTCTTCAGATTTTACATGATGAGTAAGTGAACCATAAATTTGATTTAGCATAAAGGAATTGTACCCTATATGGATGCTCGGGTAGCTTTGCATACCATGATGTTGGCACTTGGGCGTGAAGGAGCGACTCCGATGGTCAGGATGGAGTCTGGGTACAGTATCAAGAACAACAAGTTCCTAAAAAGATTAAAGAAAAAGTTTAAGAGGCACGGGCCGTGCAGGGTTCCAGAATATGAAGATTATTTTCTTCTAAGTTCGGAACCTTATTTTGTTTATAAATATGCGGAGATTATTGGTGCAAACAAAATGCCTGAGCCTTTGCATCGAAAGATGTTAAGTTTTGCTATTATGAATCCGAATAATTATTATGTGAAGCGTTATTTAAGTCAAAGGAGTTGAGAAGATGCCTTACCAGCAAAGATTTTTGGTTTTGGATGGCAGCGAAACTTTTAATTATAATAGGGCTTCTTCTGATGTTAAGAGTAAACAACCAGCGGCTAAGTTTTGTCCCATTCTTCTGAGTGTTCCAGATAATATCTTCTCAAATTGTAAAAACATTGAGGATCGTCTTGAAGATTGGGTGAAGAAGGTTTACGCCCAAAAGAATGAATTGCAGCTTTGGTCTGGACATATGTTGGTTGTAATGACAGAGGAGCAGTGTAGTTCTAATCATCAGATGAATCTTGTATTTAATAGTTATAATTGGAATAATGTTTTACCTTCTTGGCTGAATGTTCCTACTGATGCTACTACAGCAATTACATTTGTTAAGGATGTTGGCGTTAATCTTCCTGAGTTTGAGCCTGTAATTAGTCAAGAATCAAAGACAAGTTACGAGTACGCTATTATCTTGAGGAAGAGATTTGAGATGGGAGAACCGGCTATTGCTAAGGATGCTGGTTTGAGTTGTCGTTATGCTAAGGAAATTATTGGTGGTAGGTTTTTGCTTGGAGAGCCTACTATTGCCCAGCATGAACGTGCTGCTGACTTGTATGCTGAGAAGATCAGGGAGTGGCGTTTGTGGGGAGAGTTCAGTCATGAAACCCTGATGACGAGTCCGGTTTGGATGTATCATTATGCCAAGGATTTTTGTGGAGGTCGTTTGCCTGAGAATCTCCATAATCGGATGTTGATGATGAGTGTGATGGAACCGAATAATTATTGGGTGAAGCGGTATAGTGCCAAGAAGTATCAGAAGAAGAAGCGGGCGCCAAAAGCTAATTTAGAAAATGCTTGACAAGTCTATTATCTGTGGTATAATGGTTTTAACCAAGGTAGTCGATTTTTTAAGTTCAAATAGTGAACCATATTGCCGGATTTTATATCAGGCTGAAGTGAACCATAGCAAAGGATTTTGCATCGGCTGAAGAGTGAACCATCGCCCAGTGATTTCAACAAGATCAACAAGTGAATCATGAATCTGAAGTTTGGCATTAAACCGAGTGACGACGATTGGACGGCAGAAAAAGAGCTTTCTTATAAAGCTGCTAAGGCTGCTTTTCAAAAGTTTTTTAATGGTGAAAAATTAAGTCGTGAATTAGAGAAGATTATTGCGTCAGACGCTACTTGGAGCTGTCAGTATGCTGCTGCATTAAAGGATAGGTTTATACTGGGCGAACCTATTATTGCTTCTAAAGCGAGAACAGCAGGTTGGTATGCTCGTCATATTATCCGGGGTCCGTGGCCTGAAGGCGAGTCTGGAATATCCCAAAGTGCATATTTCGTATGTGCATATATTTGTGATGTTTTAAACGGGAGCAGGGTATCTGATTTAATTCACAGAAATATGTTGGCTTTGCTTATAGAAAACCCATCAGATTATTGGGTGCTTGAATATATGCACTATAGAGAATGGCTTGATGGTCACGTTGCAGAGCCTAGTTGGGTTCGTCAGGGAAATTGGAATTATGGCGGGGTTACGCAAGAATATTTAAATTCGAATTAGGGCAAATGAATTGTACCCTATGAAGTTATCGAAAGGAGATTTCTGATGGACATTCTCACTGATAATTGGGTTCAAGTATTCCCTAATATGCTGCATTATGCTTCTAGGACTGGTGGGCGGGTTCCTGAATTTGAGCCGCTGTTTATTCAGGATGCTGATGCTGCTTCTAGCTATGCAGCTGGATCTATTCATGGGCGTTGGCCAGAAGCAGAAGAAATTATAGCTACTAATTCTGGTGCTGCTCTTAATTATGCCCGTAAAGTAATTGCGGGTAAGTGGGAACCCGGAGAGGCTGCTATTGCTACTAATCCTAAAGATAGCTACTGGTATGCCACTTATGTTCTCAAAGGCAGCTTCCCAGAAGGCGAAGCGGAAATTGCTAAACATCCTGACCTTAGTTTTGATTATGCAAGAAATGTGATTTATGGTCGGTTTATTGCTGGTGAAGCTGAGATTGGCAAGTTAGAAGTCACTGGCTTTAATCCCAAGATGGCTTTAGATTATATGAATCTTTGGGTGAAGGGTAATTGGTCGGGTTGGACTGAAGATCAGATTCGTGTGTGTCCTTGTTGGCTGTATAACTATGCCAAGCAGCATTGTAAGGGTAGGCTTCCAGATAATCTTCATAATGCTATGCTGACATTTGGCATGACAATTAATGAGAATTATTGGGTGAAGAAGTATTTTAAGGCTGCGAAGTACCAGAAGAAGATTAAGCGGCGCAATCCACCGGAGATGGCTGCTCCTATTGTTATCCCTGATTAAGGAGTATTTTATGAATCTATCCCCTCGGCAGTCTTTAGTTCTTAAGGCAATTTTGGTTTATGTGGACAAAGATTTGAGTAATATCAATGATTTCTTCACCCAGTTTGACGGGGCATTTGTAGTTAATGGTGAAGACACTCAGCCCATTGAAGAATCTGAGATTATTGAGCTTTGGAGTTTAGCGGGTGGAAACTGAAAAAGTTATTTTTGATAATGACGAACATTCTATAACGGTTAAACCCGTTACGTTAATTTTCAATAATACTTATGGGGAGAGTGTATATCCTGAACGGGTAATGATTGATTCAAATATGACTTTGGATCATTTTAAAACCCTAAAGGAGATTGATCCTTATACGGCTGCTTTTTTTAAATTTGTTGTGGATGATTATCCTCATCCTGTGATGAAGAGTTTTCTTGAGAAGTCGGCAATTGGATGTCGTCATTTAATTGGATTGTTTTCTTTGAGCTTGGAGCTGCTGAGTCAACAGAAAAAGTTCGGTTGGAAGTATCCAGAGGCTAATCTTCATCCTAGACAACAGTTAAATTTAGCAGATGCTTTGATTGTTTTTGGGCAACCAGAGCGATTTGTTAAATTGGTGAAATATGTGCAAGCTGGGTTCTTTGACCAGTATCAAATGTGTGCAAAAGAATCTTGGCGTGATGAAGCGTTCAGGGTGATGTCTTGACATTAGTGTTTTCTGTGGTATACTGATCGGGCCGATCAAAACTTACCGTGCTTGTGCTGCTATGGCATCCAGCAGAAACGGTGACTCAGCGGAAGGTAGTCGGCTGATCTGCCCGTAAGACTCCGGGCAGTTAGCTAAACGTCCGCAGTTCATAACACATTCACCCTCCGTCCTTTCTAATGTGTGTATGAATAGGTCTGCCTCCTCAAAAGAGGCAGACTTTTTTTGTACCCTATAGTTTTGTGTTCTCAACTTTTTAGGAGCTAAACCATGGCTAAGGATGATAAGCCCCAGTTCGATCCTGATAGTGATGATGAGTATGACTATCTCAAGGAGAATTGGGAACCGGGTGATGAGCCTATGAATGATCGTCAGCGTCGTGAAAATGAACAGTTGGATGAAGAGTACCGTCGTAACAAGTTTTAATTTTACAAAAGGAGTTTAACTATGGGTAAGGCTAAGAAGGCGACTTTAAGTGAAGATGCAATTGAAGTTTTGAGTGGTCTTGGGGAGATTACTCGACTTGATAAAGATTTGAAAAAGCTAATTCGAACTTTGAATCGTGATGAGGTTCGGTGCATTGTGAACTATTATTACAATGTGCAGGAGAACCGGATGAGGTCTTCTAAGCAGATTGATGCTGCCAGTAAGGCTGGTACTCCGCATGATCTGATGGTTTATCTGAATGCCCAAACTCAAGTTTTGGAAAATCAGATTGCTAAGGCTATGGATGAGTGGACTGAGGGGCATCCTGTAGCTAAGGCTTTGAAGGACAATGTTTATGGTATTGGCCCGATTATTTCAGCGGGTCTGGTTGCTCATTTTGATATTCGTCGGGCTGCTACTGCTGGTGCATTCTGGCGATATGCTGGTCTTGACCCCACATCTGAGTGGAACAAGGGTGAGAAGCGGCCTTGGAATGCAGCTTTGAAAACTTTGTGTTGGAAGGTCGGCCAGAGTTTCATGAAGTTCTCTAATGCTACTGATAAAGATACCGGGGCAGCTAAGTGCTTTTACGGTGATCTTTATCGTCAGAAGAAGGCTGAATTGGTTGCTAAGAATCAGGGTGGTGGATTTAAGGGTCTGGCGGATAGTGTGTTGAAGGCTAAGAAGTTTCGTGATGTCGCAACTAAAGCAAAATATGAATCAGGGATGCTTCCTGATGGTCATATTGATGCTATGGCTCGTCGCTGGGCTGTGAAGCTGTTTCTGAGTAATCTGCATGAACTTTGGTGTGCAGCAGAGGGAATTCCGTGTCCTCGGCCTTATTCGATGGCGATTCAGGGCCATGCTCATTACATCATGCAGCCTGAACTGGCTGATTTGATTAATGTTTGGAAGAATGAAGCTAGGATTTAATGAATAAAGAAAACGTCAAGTTGCTCCAATGCTTGATTGATAAAGTTGTTCTTGAGCAGGAATGTATCGAGCAGAGAATTAAGAATGGTACTGTCGAGGAATCTGCCACAAATGATGAAGTTGTGGCTTTAGCAAAAGGTTTAATTGCTGATATTACACGGGTCAAAAGAATCATACATATGCTAGAAGATGTCAAAAGTATGTGTAGATTAACTTAGATTTGACGTAAGTTCTTTTGAATAAAGAACTTACGTCAACAGACTTTTTGCCATTTGACGTAAGTGCAGTCTAACAAACGACTTACGTCAAATGGCTGAAGTTTTGTGTTCGAGGTGATTTGTCATTGTTTTTTTACACCCAGGGCGATGGTATTTGTCATTGTTTTATGAACCCAATAATTTTTGGGTCGGTCTAATTTTAAAATAGATTGTGGTATACTTAGGGTCACATAAAAAAATTGTACCCTATGAATTTGTTGTCTACTTAAAAGGGAAAAAAGATGGGACGTAGAACGCTAATTTTAACTTTGCTGGCTGTTGCTTTGGGAAGCACCGCAGTTTTTGCGGCGAATAAGGTCTATAAATACCGCTGCCCTAAGTGCAAGTTAATTCAAGAATATGAAATTCCCGGTTCAAAGAAATGTCCGAATGACGGACGAATGATGATTCGTGTAAATTAAGGGGCTTAATCATGGAGGACAGTATGGACGCTTCTCCTTTGTGGAGACTTCGGATTCCTGAATCTGAAATCAAAGAAATTATTGCTAAACATCTCAAGGAAGAAAAAGGATATTTCGTATATCCTGAGATGATTGATATTGTTCCTTTAACTAATTCAAAATATGAAATTTTAGTCAAAGCCGCCACCAAGATCGACTAATTTTAAAATATCCATAAAAGAATTGTACCCTATAGGTGCAAGGAGAACCCACATGCCAAGAGCGAAAAAGGTTACGAAGAACGAGCAAGAGATTGTTGATGCTGTCAAGCAGACTCTTGCATCTTTTAGTGTTTCAGAAGCGGAATACGTCGAGTTCAAGAAAGATATTGAGAACATTGGCTACCGCTATAGCTTGGAGTTCCCTTTTTGGGGAGTGCTGTCGGAGCGGTGTTCTTTTAGTCTGACTAAGCATCTTGTGCCGACTGCCGGTATTACCAAGACGGGCCATATTATTTTTAATGTGGACTTTGTGAAGGAACTGCGTGAGAAGCACGGCAAGCTGTATCATAAGAAGATGCTGTTTCTGATTGCACATGAGATTGCCCACTTTGCTTTTGAACACGCCGAGCGGCAGGGTCAGCGTGATGCCAAAATCTTCAATATTGCTGCTGACTATGCAATCAACCTGCTGTTGCACTACCAGTTCAATGGTAATAGCGATTACTTTATCGAAGGTGGTATGCTTGATACTTCGTATGACGGCATGAGTGCCGAGCAGATTTACGAACTTATCAAGGATAATTATAAAGGTCGTGGCCGAAGTGATGGTGGTGACGGTGGCGACGGTATTGGTAACGATCTTCGTCCTGATCTTACGGAAGAAGATATTGCCAATGGTTCTGCTTCGGTTCGTGAGCGTCGGATTCCTCTTCCTGATCTTCGTGGGAAGAGTCCCGAGCAAGCGAGGAAGGAACTTGCAGACTGGATTGGTCGTGGAACGCAAGAGGCTTTTGCTGTTGCAAAGTCACAGGGCAAGTTGCCATCTGATCTTGAGCGGGCTATTGCCAAGTTGCTCAAGCCACAGATTGACTGGCTGCGGGCTTTGAAGCAGAAGTTGCGTTTCGGTGTTAGCAGGACAGAGAAGCGGGACGTTACTTGGTCTGTACCTAACCGTCGTTTTCTTGGTGCTGATTTTATTATGCCAAGCAACGTCGGCCCGGATAAGCCCAAGATTGTTTATGCTATTGACACTAGCGGTAGCATGAGCGAAAGTGATTTGTCACAGGCTGTTAGTGAGTTGGAAGAAATCCGTGTCAAGTACGGTGCTAAGGTTTATATGCTTGATTGTGACGCTGATGTTCAATCAAGCCGTTGGATCGAACCGCATGAGCCGCTTCCTAAGTTGAAGGGTGGTGGTGGAACTGATTTTGTTCCAGTGTTCAACCATCTGATTGAGAAGCGTATCAGGCCGGATTACTGCTGCTTCTTTACTGACGGTTATGGGAACTTCGGTGACGAAAAGCCACCGTTTGAAGTTCTCTGGGTCATGACGAGTCAGGTTGACCCGCCGTTTGGAGAAGTAGTCAGGGTGAATGTCCCGTATGAGGGGCAATAAAAATTGTACCCTAAAGGTTTGTGAAGGAGATACCTTATGGCTAAGAAAACTGCTAAGAAGAAGAAACCTGATCTCAGGGAGCTTTATATGCAGGCTTTCAGGGATAAGAAAAGACTTCCAGAGGATCAAGAAAAGTTGATGGCTAGTGATCCTGAGTTCGCTTATATGTATGCCAAGTATCTTCGTAAGCCTGCGGGCCTACCGAATAATGGTGCTTGGAGTGAAGAAGAGGAAACCATCTTCTTCAAAAGTCCTAAATGGGCTTATATGTATAGCCTGTTCGTCAGGAAGTCTGACGCTATATGCCGATATATGATGGCTAATGCCATTGTTGATGTTGAAGATGATTGGACTAAGCGTTTCTTTGACTTTCACACGGGAGTTGATAAAATCCGTGAAGAGTTAGAGAAAGTCGGAAAATAATTGTACCCTATAAGTTTGTTCTCGGGGTTTGATTTTTAAACTAAGGAGTTGATTAAATGGCTGAAAAGCTCTTGAGCAGTGCTAATGTCATCACCGGCAGTCTGGTGAATGAGATTCGTAAGTGCCGGTCTGTTAAGACGAGCAAGGGGAATGGTATCCCCATGTTTATTTATGGTTCGCCTGGTGTGGGCAAGTCAGAGCAGGTTCATCAGGCTTGTGAGGCCGATGAAACCATGATCGACCTGCGGCTGAATACTCTTGATTCTATTGACCTTCGTGGTCTGCCTGTGGTGAAGAAGGACGATAAGGGCAACCCGACTCAGGTGGAGTGGGTTCGTCCTGAGTTTATCCCGTGGAATGGCAAGGGCATTTTGTTCCTTGACGAGATGAACACGGCTGCACCGTCTGTGCAGAATCCTGCCCTTCAACTGGTGCTTGACCGTAAGGTTGGTTCGCATCATCTTGGGCCGGATTGGTACATCGTTGCGGCTGGCAACAAGGCTGATGATCGGGCGCATACCCATCCTCTGTCTGCTGCTCTGCGTCAGCGGTTTGCCATCTATCACTATGAGCCGGATAAGGATACTTGGAGCAACTGGGCGGTCAAGAACAACATTCACCCGAACGTCATCGGGTTTATTAGTTTCAAGCCCGACCTGTTGATCCAGCCGCCTCTGGATGATGAGGGTGCTAACCCGAGTCCCCGTAGCTGGTATTACGTTTCGCAGCGGCTTTATGCCGACCAGTGCGAAACCAGTGATATTCGTGCGATGGTGGGTAGTGCTGCTAACGAGTTCATGGCTTATCAGGCTGTCTGTGCCAAGATTCCGAACATTTCGGAAATTATCAATGGTAAGACTACGTTCAAGGAAGATAACAAGAACGTAACCATGAGCTATGCTGTCAGCACGGCGTTGTCGATTCATCTGCTTCGGTCAAAGTATACGACCGAGCATGTGAATAACTGCTTCAAGGGTGCTATCAACAACATGGCCGGTGAGCCGAGCATGGTGTTTATGCGGCAGTGCTTGATTCAGGGTGATGAGAAGATGAAGGCCGTCATCATCTCTTGCGACGAAGGCAAGAAGTGGTTCGACAAGCACGGCGAACATCTCCAGAAGGCTGTCAACTTCTAATAGCCCCCGAGAACCACCGGCCCCAGATGAATAGTCTGGGGCCGGTGATGGGCTTTTCTAACAAGGGACATATAATGAAAAATAATATAACTTTTCCTGCGTTGATTACCGCCAACGATTATCATGAGTTTGATTACATTGCTAATGCCTTGAGGCAGTTCAAGGTGAAGTGTAGGTTCAAAGAAGTTGGGTTTGCTGACAGGGGCTACATGGCTGTTTTTTATGACACCAAAATGAGTGACCCCAAAGTTGTGAAACTGGTTTCTTTGGCTGAAAAGAAAGTAAAGGAGTTCGATAGCTTTTATGTCTAAGAAAAAACCCAAAAAGAAGAAGGTAAAAGTTTGGACTCCCGAGGAGCAGATGGCTGATCTGAGGGAAAGGTATGGTCACGATTCTAACTGGGTGGAATTAAACCTGCCGTTGACACATCACGAAGTCACAAGTTACTTCGGCCCAGAGTGTAAAGAATACGAACCTACTTGTGGCTGTTGCCGAGCTTGGGTTGAATGGCATACCAAAAGTCAAAAGGTAACTGTTACACTAGAGAGACATCAAATTATCAAAGCACTTTTGGAGTAAGGCAATAATGGCTAAGAAGAAGTCTAAAAAGAAGATTGCTAGAGATCCAAATTATTGCATTGTCTGTGGTTCATCAGAAGGTGATGATGATGTTCCCGGTACAAAAGTCGAGGTTAGGAAAGGACTTAATTTCGGAGATAATGAACCTGTTTACATCTGTAAACCTTGTGACGGATTCTTTCAGCCAGTATCAGACTACACTAACAAGCAGATTGTTGAACTCTATAAAAATGAACCCGTTTTAAGACTTTATACAAGGGCAATGCGTTTGGCATCTCTTTCTTCTATGCGTGCTCCTGAGTGTATTCTTACAAATGAGGTTATGCAAAGCGTCAGAAGTCTTGTCCATCATATGAATGCTTATGAAGATATTAAAAGAGCTCTATTTGAAACCAATGTGCCAATTTTTTCTGACACGCAGTTGGTAGATTTAATTGTTGCAGCAGAACTTGCTTTGGGTAAAAAGAAAAGAACATGAGGATTCTTCATGGTATTTCTGGGGGCCGAGTACGATATTGTGTATATGGATGATAGCAAGGTATATTTGATTGACTTGAATTTGGGCGCCAAATCAATAACAAATGATGCCGAGCGGGTTTATGAGGAGATTCAAAAGAAATTCCCCGGCAAAAGACTCATATACAGAGATAGCATGGGGCAATGGGATGAAATTGTTTTATTAGAGCAGTATTTATATGACCAATCCACGTCACCAGAGCATTGGCTATGTCATCAATCTATAGACTTCAAACCTTATAAGGGAGAAATCCCAGACGTATCAGGAAGAGTTAAAAACCATGAAGAATCCTGAAGACTATGTATTTCTTAAAATTAGTGAGGAATATGGATTTCAAAGTTGGTATGCTTTTCTTACCAATGAGGAGTTTGAAGAAGCAAAAAGGCGCTGGCAGACAATAAAAGGTTTGAATTGTCTGGTTCCAGTGCAATTTATTTTCCCCCAAGCCAAAATGTATGACAGAGGGGTAGAACGCTGGAATCTACGTTTTACGGACGAGAGATTTCAGCCTGAAGATTATGAATTCGAAAACATTTGGGGCCAAATAGCAATAGTTTGTGCCCATGTCCACCAGTCAGATGACAGCTACCTTGATTGTGTGGAATATGAAATTCCTGAATCTGATTATTTCGAAATGGACGGAAAAATATATTCCGATAGTGATATTACGACGATTAGAGATGGCATTTTAAAAAATCTAGAATAATGCTATAATGATTTGTATGCCCCGTTAGTCTAGAAGTTAGGACGCGGCCCTTTCAAGGCCGAGACGCCGGAGCGTTACCGGCACGGGGTATTTTGAGTATTTAGAACATTTTTTTCATGGCTTAAATTGGGGTTCAATTTGGAATTAGATTATGAATTCATTGTCAAATTCCTGATGAATGTGAAAGAGAATCGTAGAGTATTCCCGTTGAATAAGGCATTTGAAGAAACAGCGAAAGTTTTTAAAATGACTCCTGAAGAGGCGGAGAGAAAATACGTTGAATTGAAAGATTTGCTTTAGGTCACTCCGGGATGGTGAAACGGTATCACAAAGGATTTTGGTTCCTTTTTTCTACGTTCGAATCGTAGTCCCGGAATTTAAAATTAGAATTATGCTTATTAATTGTACCCTAGAGCTATGTGCTAAAAGCTAAGGAGAAACTATTGTGGACGACGACGTAATTGTGAAATTCAATGTTGAACCAATTGGAAATAATGATCACTACAACGAAATCCGAGCCCACATATTCCTTTCTGATGAAGATTGCATAAGGACTAAAATTGGATTTGCCGAACTTGTGCAGTTTAATTTTTCAAACGCACTCAACGAAAATCATGGATGGATCAGTCTGATTGACGAGGTGGATGATGATATTTTAGCCCTATTCGAACCGCTAGTAGCCACGCAAAAAGAATTTACAGATGAATTTATAGACATTCTTGTTGATGAACTAGAGGACCCAAAGTCTGTAATTGCAATCCAAAGACTCTTCATCAAGAAAGAATACAGAGGGAGAAGGCTTCTCAAACACATACTGAGGGCGATCAGAAAGTTCAACTATTGCCCAATAGCCTTGTCTCCCGTGCCTTTGCAACACGCCACAGGAGATTCAAATAAGAAACTGATGGGTTGTGAAGGAAAAAAGAAAGAAACCAAAAGAGATTTCAAGAAACTTATTAATTATTATGAGAAAAATGGATTTAAGAGAGTAGGAAAATCCAAAACTTGGGTTTTGATATGATAGAGAATATGCGTTTTTAAAATCAGGAGTTCTAAATTGTGAAGTATAAATTGAAGGGTTTTTGTGAAACTTGCTCCCAGAACACATGGGTCAGAAGCGACAGTATGCAGGGAGTAGTCTGTAAGAATTGTGACGAGCCAGTTCTAAAGTTCAAAAACCAAAAGACCGAATATCAGGTAGAAACTTATTCTCAGGAACTTTATCCAAAAAGACGTAGGGCCGTATAATGACTTATGTTTTTTGGATAATTGCTTTTTTATGTATGGGACTTATTTGGTACATTAAAAGTAATGAGTAAATGATTTGAACAGTTCTTGATACAAGGAGGTATCAAGCCATGAAAACCAATAAAGGCAAAGGAGTTGCTTCTGTGGTTGGATTTGTGACTGCGTTGTTGACGTTTTTTGCAGTTGTGCTTCAGGGAGTTCAGCAATATCAAAAAGAACATCCTGTGGTAGAACAAAAGCAAGTTCAGAGTATTCAACAACCTTATTACTGGTATGATCAAAGAACAAACCAGTGGTTCTGCTGTGCTAATAATCAGGTTTATGTTTGGAGACAAAGATGATTTCAACGGATGAATTTGAAAAAGCTGTAGCAGGAAAGTTCTCCCAGATTTGTGAAAGTGGGTTCAAGGACTTTGAACCTGTATACGACAAGGTTTGTGAAAGTTTCGGCACTAGCCTTATTGGGCTTGGAGCTGATCCAACCACTTATCAATTTGTTGTGAATGATAACAATATCAGCTATTACGCAGAGATTTTCATTACTGAAGTAGCTCACAACTTATTGAACATCTTTAGAAAGTTTCACGAGAATCAGCACAATGAAATTGTTTGTGAAACAGATCTAGAAATCTTTTTGCTTGGTATGGTTCTGGGCAACACTATTGATAAAGAAGGTCAGGTCGGAGCAGGACTTCCCAGAATTATGAGGAGCAATGAGATTTTTAATACTGGTTTAGAATACATCAGCAGAGAACAAGTTCAAAGTTTGATTAGACATAAGGCTCAAGGAACTCTCACTAAAGAAAATATCCTTGAGATTTGGAATGAAACATTTCAAATTATGTTTGATGGTCTTTTGAGTAGATGTTCTGCCAAAGGTGAGCTAGAATGTGCTTTTGATGACGAGAAAAATAAGTTTGTTCACTGGATTGACCCAAAATAATTGTACCCTAATCGTTTAAGGAGAATCGAAAAATGAACATTCCTGCTCAGTCTCTTATTCATTATGTTCGTGAAAAGAATGGCACCCCCCGTGGTGTTCTGGTTGCTGTGAAGATGGATTCATCGGAATTTGGGGCGTTGGGTCAGGGGCGTTTTATTGGTTGGTCTTATTGCCGTAAGACTGACCGCTTTACCAAGGAAAGAGCAATTGATATTGCTGTTGGACGGGCTATGGCTGGTACGTCTCTTGATGATGGTCAAATGCCCCATCAGTTAAGCCGACACTTGCCCGTTTTTATTGAACGGTGCAGGAAGTATTATAAAGTTTGATTTAGCAGACGGTAGCCCAGATAAGAACCGATATATCGGACGTTAACCCAGATAAGGACTCATATATGAAGGTTAAAGTTTACTTTAATTTGAGGAAGAAGTGCTTCAGTGTTCAGCATAAAGGTCTGGTAGTTGCTCATACTGATAAAATTGGCCTTAGAGATGTTGTTTTTCGTGTTAGTGAGGCAGGAAGACAGCGTGTTTTGAGGGAAAAGCGTAAGAATGTTCATGCTTATGTGATCGGCTTTATTGACAAATTTAAACCCCTCAAGGGCTCTGAAATCACCTATAATCCCTATAAATGGGCTAATTTTGTTAAAAAGAGAGGAAAAAAGCCTGTATTTGAGGCTCGTTTTGCACAATTGACATGTGAAAACGAAAAAGGTAAGATCATCGCTCTATAATAGTTGTACCCTAGCCATTTGAAAGGAATCTTATGGGGCCACAAATCGGTGCTATCGTTCTGACTGATCCTGCTAACCACTCGCATATCAATAGCGATGCGTTTGTTGCTATGGTTAAAGAGCAAAAATACTTAGTTGGCTCTGTTCAAACGAACGATCAGGGTGTGAAATACATCCCGATTCATAAGGCTGGCTAAGGTGAGGCCCCATAGTTTAACGGATAAAATAAGGGATTTCTAATCCCTTGATAGTGGTTCGATTCCACTTGGGGCTAGTATTTTATTTGTACCCTAAGACTTCGGTTCGATAACTTTGGAGATTTTATAATGGGTTACAGCGGCCTAGAAACGTGGGCGTACAGCGATAATGCTGCCGAGTTGCGGCAGATAATTGAAGAAGCCCGTGAGAAGAGAAAGCCATTAGATAAGGTTTTCTATGGCAAGGTTGTGAAGCAAAGAGACAATGAGTGGAATACTGAAGGTTGTGTGAATTTGGCTCTTTTGTTAGAAGACGGTTTTATAACTGTCAAAGATCTGGGTAAAAAAAATACTCAGGAAGTTTTGTATCGGCTGGGTGAGCTTCTAGAAAATCCTGATAATGATAAGTATCACGATAAGGCATATCTTAGAATGGTTCATTCTGTAACAAGTATGATCGCTAAAAAAGGAACCAAATGAGTCTTTTTGAAAAACATCACGCTTCTATTCAGAAAAGCAATAACGAACCTATCAATCCTCCTTTAAACAAGAACCACATCTTAGCCAGAGGTGTTCCAACTAGAGGTATTCCGCCACTAAAGGAGCTGAAGCAATTACTTAAAAATAGGAAGAGAATTCGGTAGCTAATTTAAAATTTGAATAATTGCATTGTATTTTAATTGTACCCTAGCGGTTTGTCGTCAATAACATTCCCTTCCTTTGATGGGTAAACAAATGACCAAGACTAAGACCACTATGGCGGACGAGAACTGTGAGTTTCATGATGAAGTCGGTTTCTTTTGGCATCGGAACTACAACAGCGTGGCTAACGTGACTCTTTTGGCCGATGGCACTCTGGTGTTTAGCGGCTCTAACTACAATCTGGAAATCCAGAACATCGGTACGGATCAGGAGAAGGTGGTTGTAAAGAATGCTGCTGATCTGGTTCTGTAAACGTGTGCTAGGGGCGGCAAGGCTCTACGGCCAAAAGCTGCGAAACTGCTAGCCGCCCCTAGCCGCTAATTCAAATTTTGAATAATAGCAATCAAAATAATTGTACCCTAAACAGGTACGACGTTCTTCGATAAACTTGTTTTTCTAACCTTTCTAGGAGTTTCTCATGGCTCGGACGAAGTCTGCCGAAGCGGTGTTGATTGAGGCTTGCTTGGCTGCTGGCACTGCTCACAACTACCGTATGTTTCAAAGGACGAACGAGTATCAGCTTTATACTGACAACAATCCCGGCAAGGATATCAGCCAGCCGTTCTTCAATAGCGTGAAGAATCGTTGGGTTCGTAACCGTCCCGGCACTACTGTTACCGCCGCCCCGGCTGTTGGTTCGGCTGTGGCTGTGGATGCTCCTTCTGTCCCGTCTCTCCCCCCTGCATTCGCTTTTGAGCCTGCGACTTGGACATACGATGCGGAGGCCATTGATATGATTCCTACGTTGGATAAGCACTTCGTTATTACCGAAGAGAACAAGGCACTCGTTGACCTTGTTCAGAAGCGTAGCAAGGTTAGCAACGTCAACGTGCGGCTTGTCGGCCCCGCTGGCTGCGGCAAGACCAGCTTCGCTATGCAGTACGCAGCTAACCGTAAGCTGCCTGCGATGGTGATGGACTGTGCCAACGTGCGTGAGCCGCGAGACTGGTTCGGCTACCGTAAGTTCGGTGCCGATACCAAGGACATTGTGTGGCATGAAAGTATGTTCATCAAGATGATCGAAACGGCTGGAAGCGTTGTTGTGCTGGACGAGTTGAATCGTGTCAGTCCGATGGTTGTGAATACGCTGATCCCGCTGCTCGACCATCGTCGGTCAACGTATCTGGAAGAGGCTGGGCGCCGGATCACGGTGGCAGAGGGCGTTACCTTCTGGGCTGCGTTGAATGAAGGCAACCAATTCACCGGAACTATCGCTCTGGACGAGGCTCTTAGCGACCGCTTCGGCCTTGTCGTGGAGTGCAAGTTTCTTGAGTCCAAGACCGAAAGCCATGTTCTTCGCCAGAAGACCGGCCTCGACCTTGATAGCTGCAAGAAGTTGGTAGACGTTGCCAACCAAGTGCGGGCTAAGTCGCAGTCGGACAGCGTGGATGCCTTTAGCAAGCCTATCAGCACCCGTATGCTGGAAGAGGCTGCGATGGCAATGAGCATCGGTGGTACTAAGACCATGCACTACACGCTGCTGAACCACTTCAGTGCGGACGGTGGTGTGACTAGCCAGCGAGACGGCCTGCGGAAGCTGCTGGTTGGCAAGTTCGGGGAGATTTGATCGACGCTGCCTGCCGGGGGAGACTAATAACCCCCGGCAGGCAGGCTAATTTTAAATAATTGTCCTCTAATTTTATTGTACCCTAACAAACTACAGTTCAACGGCACTCACTCTCAGGAGACGAACGATGAAGGCTGAATGGTTCAAGCGGTGGGACGATAAGGCCGAGGATGATGTTGAAATCATCGAGGTTGATTCTTCTACTGGCTACTTCGGTCAGGAGGAGGAAGAGGAGACGGACAATCGGTCTGGCTGGTGGAGCCAGTTCCACGGTGGCGGCAAGTCCCGGTCTTATACCCCCGTCAAGAGTACCAGTGCGTACCTTCGGTCTCATTCGGGTTCTCAGGACAATGGTCGCCGTGCTGATCGTAACGAAGACCTTCTGGAGGTTATCAAGGAGGTCAGCAAGACGATCAATCTCACCATCAATAGCGATGGTGGCAAGGATGAGAAGAATCTCAGTGTCCGGTATAGCGACGGGTGCGTTGTGAATGACCTGTCCTCACCGATTCTGTATGTCTCTCCCAAGGTTCTCATGGACGATAGCGGTGTTGTTCACGACAAGTCCAGCGATGCTTACTATGCTGGGCTTGATGCCTTGAACGGTCAGGCCATGCTGTGCAGCTTCATGCGAAAGAGCGTTGGCCGTAGGGCTAACTATCAGTACCAGTCTTGTGACAACTGGGCTGTTCGTAATCTTTACATGACCGATCTTCAGAGTACGGCTGGCAATGAGATTTATTCTGATTGGCCCGGCTTTCGCTCCTATGTCGATTCCCAGCAGAAGGTTTTCAACCAGAGCAGGGAAGCGATCATGGGTGCGTTCGCTAGCCCCGATCAGAACATTGACAACTTTGTCAATCTGATTTGTCACAACCGTCTGTCTCAGGATCGTATTGACTATCACGATTACTTCCAGACAGAGATTGCCGACCGGCTTGATGCAGCGGATTGTCTTCTCAATGAGACGATGGACACGCCGTGCGAGAATGACGAGCGGTTCCAGCGGTCTAGCGATCTGTACAATCAGATTCAGCAGCTTCTTGATCTGACTCAGCCGCCCCCGCAGCAGCAGCCGCAGGACGGTGATGACGAGCAGGATGATGATCAGCAGCAGGACGGCCAGCCGCAGGGCAGCAAGGGCCAGAATGACGATGACAGCGATTCCGATGGTCAGGATGGGGATGCTGATGGGGATGCTGATGGTGACGGTCAGGATGCTGACGGTGATGGTGATAGTGACTCTGATAGCGATGCCGATGGTGGCAATAGTAACAACCCCGGTAAGGGTCGTAGCACTCCCGGCAACGGGAAGGGCAAGCCCAAGACCGACATTCAGAGCATCGACACCAACTCCAACAGCCCGAAGAATCGGGAGTTCACTGGTGACAATAGTTACAATGAGACTACTGTCGCTGGTGACTATGCTGCTAGTCACATTGACCCCAGCCAGCAGTTGAGGGAGCGGGAGCAGCATCAGCCGGATGCACTCCGGTCGATTCAAGATAAGCAGCTTGAAGGTGCGACTTACACTCGCATCGTGCCGCCAGTGAATCCCGAAACGAGGGAGCGGTACAAGCGAGTTGTTAGTGCTAATCGTGGAGCGATCAGTCGTGTAAAGAACTGCTTCGACTTCCATAACACTGACTTCGCTCTGTCAAGCTATGGTTTGACGGTTGGCGGTCTTGACGAGCAGAGCCTTCATAAGGTTCAGTTCGGTGAGACAGAGCGGCTGTACGAGCGTAAGGATATCCTTTCGAAGAAGAAGTGGCTGGTGACGCTGCTTATCGACCAGAGCGGTTCGATGGCAGGCCGGAAGATGGAACAGGCTAGGGAGTTGGCGATCATCTTCTCCGAAGCTTTGAAGTCTCTCCGTGACACTGACTTCAGCGTGTACGGTTTCTCTACGGGTGGTAACACTAGGATTAACACCTATTGTTACAAAGACACCCAGACGAAGAAACTGGAAGCGTTGAGCGAGGCGTGTGAACACCAGAACACGGGTCTTGGGTTCCATATCGCTCATGTTGGGGATAAGATGCTCAAGCAGTATCCCAACCATGAGAATCGGATTCTGTTTGTGATTACTGACGGTGAACCTAACATGACTCCCACTCCGACAATGAATGGGTATCAGCATACGGCTCACTGTTGTAATCTCTTGCGGAAGCGTGGTATCAACGTGTACGGCATCGGCATTGCCAATGCGTTCGGTGATCCCACTGGTCAGCAGTTGTTCGGCAACGGTAACTACACCGTGTTGAACGATGTTCGGTCTACGCTGAACGTGCTTACCAATCGGTTGCGGAACTTCTTCAAGAAGATGAAGAGGTAGACTTGGTAAGATGGGCAAGACCTTTACAAAGTCTTGTTCTGTGTTATGATGTTCGTCGGTTTTGTTTTCGGTTGTACCCTACTAGGAAAGGAATCTTATGAGGACGTTTGTTATTGTCGCTGTTGCTGTTGTGATCGGTGGTCTTTGCCAGCAGGATGCTCATGCTTGGCCCCGATATCGCAACAGTAATAGCAATTACACTACGCAGTCTTCTTCGACACCGAAGGTGACTTCGTACACCAACAGCTACGGTGCTAATGATACTAGCTCCGCCCAAGGCGTGGCTGAGATCATGGCTCGTACTGGTCGTGTTGGCCACTGGGGTGGCAACCGTGGTTACGAGGGTTGTGGTTCTGGCTCTTCGCAGGAAGCTGCCTACAGGAACTGCTGCTTTTCAAACAGCGGTATGACTACGGTCGATGTTGGTTATGCCCAAGGTAGCAATGGTCAGTGGTATTGTTGCCGTCGATATCGATAGTCAGTTCAGGATTAATCCCGTCAGGATGACTGCATCTAATAACAAGGAGAACATAATGTCCGACAATAATTATAATGAAGTATACGTGGCTGTTCGAATCAAGGGCAGTCATCCTGACGGGGATCCCGACAAGTCGATTGAGGTGGTGGAGGTTGTCAAGGGACATCGGCTCAGCAAGAGTTATGCAAAACTTCTTGCAAGCCCAACGTTTGCTATGAACATTGGTATCAATGACGTAGTGGAACTTGGACCTGCTGACCCAGATTTCTTGGATGAGAATCCTGACTTCTCCAGCAATTTATATGATCCAGACGAGATGAAACAGAAGGCAGCTCAGGGTCTGCTCTTTGAAGCGAAGAAGGTTATCACCCACGGCACGTATAAAATCGGCGTTCGTTTCGTCACAGCAAAAGATGAAGACGTAGGGATGATTTCTGATCATTTCAATAAGAACAATGCAATTTTTGAAATGTGTATGCCAAGTGTTGGCACGGTCAGCTTCACCAGAGAGACTCCTTTTTCGTCAGCGGTAGAGACTTTACAGGCCGCACCATATGTGGTAACCTGTGCCGTCTGTTTTGATCCCAGTTGTTTTCCAGAAATTGGATTCAGCGAGGATCTAATTCCAAAAAATGATGAAGACTGATCACTTCCGCTGCGAAAGCAGCCACCTTGCCTGAGGTGCCCTTTCCGCAGGGAATCAGGCCGTCGTGTTCATGAGGCGTACCCTTTCCGTCGTCGGGGTGCATGAACTCACTTTGATATTGCATGTGCTGTTTGGACTCGACAGTAAATATCATGGTCAACCCGTACCAGTGTCACTGTGGACTCATACCCCACGGTGTGTCCGTGCGACTCGGATGACGGGCATAAATGGATTTATGGGACTGATACTGCAAAAGGAAGCGTAGCTCAGTTGGTAGAGCATCGGACTTCAAATAGGAGTGCTTATCGGGAAACTGATAAAGTAGAACTGCTCAAATTCGGTGAACGCTTAACTGCCAATACCGAGCCAAGCCTAGAAATAGGAAGGTGTAGAGACTTGACGGGCAGCACCTAAAGTTGAAAAACAATGGTGAAGGTAAAGTCCAGACCACAAACAGAAATGGTAACGAAAGTTATAGTGGTAAGTTAATCCGTTGGTCCTGGGTTCGAGTCCCAGCGCTTCCATTGTTATTGTTTTCAAGGACGTAAGGACAACAATGAAAAAGAAAAAGCCAAGCTATAAGAAATTGAAGAAGGCGTTTTTGGCGGTTGTAAACAATACGAATCTTGATAGTGAAAAATGTGCTGAGTATTCTTTCGTGCTTAAGATCTGGGAGCGTTTGAAGAAAGAACAAAAGAAGAAGCAGGACAACGAACCGCTTTTACCTGTGTGATTAGGTTGCCGAAGTGGCGAAATTGGCGAAACGCAAGGGACTTAAAATCCCTCACATTAGAAACACTGCGGGTTCGAATCCCGCCTTCGGCACTGGTTTGATTTTTATAACTTGTGAATAAGGAGATAACATGAAGTATGCTATTGCGTTCTTGACTATGTTTGGCGCTTTTAATGTTTGCAATTATGTGAACGCTGATCAGATTCAAATCAATGACGATGAGATCAATAAGATTCTTAAGGCTAAAGAGATTGTTCGGGGGATGGTAAACTTTCCCGATACCCTTGTGTTCCATGAGTTCTATACCAAGGTCAGCGGAAACACTGTGACGCTTAAGTTTACCGCTAAGAATGCTTTTGGTGTGCCAGAGACGCATATCAAAGATATTAAAGTCAATTGATATTAAATCCGGCCTACCGCAGATAGCATTCACTGTTCGCTCGGTGAGTACGTCCCGGCAGGCCGGATTTCTCTTAATTTAGAATTAGGGTGCATAAAATAATTGTACCCTATAATTCTAGCGGTCTCTCTAAACTTTACCCGGAGTATCCTGTGAAACTTCTAACTAAAGAACTGCGGAACAAGCTGCCTCCCCTCTATGCTAATGATGGAAAGGGTGAGGACGCTGTGGCAATCGTCAAGTTTTTCGATGCTTTTGGAAGCTGGACTTGGTGGGCTTCTGAGTTTGATGGTGATGACACATTCTTCGGGGTTGTTGAGGGACACGAACGAGAGTTCGGCTATTTCAGCTTGAGTGAGTTGGAAAGTTTGAAGATTGGTGGGGGGTGCCCACGAATCGAAAGAGATTTATATTTTGTCCCCAAGCCTTTGAAGGAATGTAAAAATGAGTAACCTTGTATTGTACCCTTATTATCTTGATGAGTATCAGCTTTATTGCTTCGATGATGAACGAACAAACTTGAAGGAAGAGCTTTTTGTTGAAACGATTACAGCAATGATTCATAAGTTGCTAGATTTGAAGGGGGTAAAGAATCCCCGAGAAGGATTTGAACTAACATTTAGCACAAGTCCTATGAGTGATGCTGACGCTACTTTGACTTGGGTAAGAAGTAACAACCCAACAGTCAAGCCAGATACTCCCCGAAGTGGAGAAGCAGGCAATTTCTACGCTGTAGAATTAGAAGGTCAGTATATGGAAGGTTGGCTGTGTCCTGCTCTTGCTAAGTATATGAATGGATATGCACCTTCTAAGATTTATGTGAAGGTTGATAATCTTCCCAAGGGTGTCAATCCGATTTGGGACATTTCTGAGTCTGATAGTCCTACCGCTTATGTTGGGCCTTACGCTAAGGAGTAAATGTGATGGAAACTGTTTCGCAGACAGAGAAAAGATGGACTGATGTTGCTAAGAGTCAATTTCTAAATAAGAAGATTGTTGCCGTCAGGTATCTTTCTCAAAAAGAAGCAGATTCATTAGGGTGGTACCATCGTCCAATTGTTTTGCAGTTGGACGATGGTAACCTCATTTTCCCCAGCAGAGATGATGAGGGAAATGATGGTGGTTCACTTTTTACGAATGATGATAAACAACCAGTAATCCCTGTTATTTAAGAAGAGGAAACTATGGGAACAAGATCAATGCACGTTTTCCCTTCAGCTACGAAGGGCAAGTGGATTACTCAGTATTTTCAGTTTGATGGTTCTCCTGCTTATCAGCTTGAGAAGTTTCTTAGAGATAGTCAGTGCTTTCTAAGAAATCTGACGCTGATTATTGCTTCTGAAAAGAAGATGTCTCCAGATAATGTGCAATTGTTTACAGATTATCTTCGTAAGTATTATGCTTGGCGCAGTTTTGATACCCATCATTCAATTGGTAATTCTTGTGAAGTCGATTCTTATGCACTAAAAGACTTTCAAGATCAGTGGTGTGAATGGGCCTATGAATGGGACAATAACGCTAATCTGAAGATTACCCGTCTTGAGGGTGATTACCCAGCAGTTATTTGTCCTTTGACTGATCTAACAAAGTTCCAGTTAGATGGCCCTACAGGCTGGTTTGACGAGTCCAACTTTAAAAAGATGCCTGAAATCATTATGGAAGAGTTTGATGCTCTTTCGGAAATCTAGCTAATTTGGATAAAATAGATGATTTAGACCCTGTAAAATAATTGTACCCTAAGAAAAAAGTTTGTGATCTAAAAAAGGGACAAATAATGCCGAAAACAAAAGTAGACAAGCTAAAGGGTGATGACGGCAAGGCTCTTTCAAAGCTCCCTAATGCTACTAGGGCTTTTATTCTTGATCTATTTGAAAAGAATGGATTCAAGGAAGTCACTATTAGCTTTAGTGGAGAAGGTGATGACGGTCAAATTGATGACCTTGACGTTCATGGTGGTGTAAGGGAATCTTTGCAGGATTTGATCACAGTTCCCGATGAAGTCCTCAATGAGCTTGAGAAGTGGCCTTTGTCGCATGACGGGTATAAGATAAATCCACTGGTGAGCATCAGTGATTTTCTTGAGCAAGTCAGTGGTTTTTGGATCAACTACTGTGGAGTTGATTGGGTGAATGGTGAGGGCGGAACAGGATACATCAGGTATTCTGTTGATAAAAAAGGTTTGAAAGTTCGTATGGAGGTTTCGGAATGGGAGCGGGTTGAAGGATATACCCAAGCTGGTGATCTCTAAAATAATTGTACCCTATTGAACCGTTGGCACTGTGCTAACGGTTGAGTTTTTTGATACCTTGGAGAGATAAATATGGCTCGTACTAAGAACGACGGTCGGAAGAACAATGCTCGTCCCGAAAAGACCTATAAGTATAATTCTGCTACTGAGGCAGCTATTGTGAAGGTTCTTCGTGAGCATGGTCTTACGGGTGGTTATAACTGGATTCGTAAGAACAAGCTGGTTGGTGTTCGTCGCTGCGGCGAGTTGGAGGGTCAGGAAGAGCGTGTTGAACTGTCGCTCCCTGCTCTGCAACAGCTTGCCAAGCGACACCGTGTCAAGTTTGCTCGCGGCCCACGCAAGGCTGCTTGAGCCAACTGACACGTTTAGCCAGCCGGAGGAACCCCGCCACACATTCCTCCGGCTGGCTATTTTTATTTGTACCCTAAAGAATCAAGGAGATAACCAAATGATTGAACTTCCTGTTGGTTCTAGCGTCAAGGGTTTTGCAAAGCTCGGTCTGCAAAAGAAAGAGAATTGGGTTAGAGGAACTTATCTCGGCAACAACAAGGTCGAGTTCTGGACAGGCGCAGTATTGACCCTTGAGGATCGCAATATCAAGGAATACAGGCGACTCAAATCAAATAGCACTGAGCAGGCCGATTTTATCAATAGTTCTTGGGAAGCACTCAAGAATAATGTGCAGCAAGCTGTCTCTGCTTTTTTCCCTGATGTCAGCGTTCAGTTCGATGAGGATGAACACATCATTTACGCTCTGGATAACTGCCTTTCTATCTGTCCTGCGATTGTAGAAAAGAATACTTTTTGCTCTATCATTGAGATTCCCACATGGCAGGTTTGTGAAGAAGTTTATTATTCTTCTACCCAGTGGGAGCCCAGTGGTTCTGATCTTTGTGAAGTGGCAGATTCCCCGAATCCCATTTCAGCAGCAAAGTTGTTTGTTGACAGGATTTGGTCATATAAGACCGATGGTTTTTGGCAGAATAAGTATGATGATGCTTATGCTAAAGATTTCTGCGAAGACTAAAATAATTGTACCCTAGAAGTTTGTGGCTCGTTGTAACCTTGTCTAAATCCTAAAAGGAGGAATTAGAATGGCGAAGAAGAAGGATGGTCGTGGGCGTCCGGCTGGGACGTTCAAGTACGCTGGTAAGACCAGTCGTGCGATTGCTTCTGTTCTGCGGAAGCATGGTCTGACGGGTGGCGCCACGGTGCTTGCAAAGAGCGGCGTGGTGGTTGGTGGCAAGAAGGTCAAGGTGAGCCTGAGCCTTCCGGCTCTTGGTCAGCTTGCCACCCGTGAGGGTGTGACGTTTTCGGCAGGTCGGCCTCGCAAGGCGGCTTGATTTTGTGGTAGCGGGGCGAGCAATATCGCCGCCCCTGCTACCATAAAAATTGTACCCTAGAAAGCTGTCCTAATCCTAAATTGGAGCAATTCGATGGCTAATCCTTACCACCATGCACTTTCTAGCGTCAAGAAGTGGGGCGGCACCACCACTGATTATCAAGCCATTCACGATTGGTTTGATGAATCCAAGATGATGTATGCTAATTTTCGGCATCGTGCTTTGCGGCATCATGCCGAGGGCATTTTTATGTGTGAAAAGTTTTTTGGTCACACCATCACCAATAGCGATGGACGTGTAATTCCTGTTCGTTGGGTTGGAGAACAGCACGTCAAAGAAGATTGCGGTTTTATTCCGTCTATTCAAGATTGGTTCCAGCATATCCAGCCGCAGCGTTGGATGGGCGAACCTCCGGTCAAGCTGGAGAAGGAACTGGATAAGATGGAGAACGCAGATAACGCTAGTTGGTCAGAGCATTTGGATAAGAAGTTTGGCAACAGTCCAGAGCGACTTTGATAAGATAGGTAGTTTAGGTAAAATAATTGTACCCTAGACAACTACCTTTATCGTGGTATACTAGGCACCGGGGCCAATTCTAAATTGTACCCTATGAATACGTTGATCTCACTAAACGAAAGGTTCCTTTATGAAGATTACTGCACGGGACGTTGCTGAACATCTTGGTTGCGATTATGTTGTAGCATCCGGCCTTCTAACTGTTCTTGTTGAAAAGGGTATCGTCAAACACGCTGAGAATCGTAAGCACTCTAGTGGTAAGGGAAAGCCGACTCGGGTTTTTGAAGTTGACCGTGTTATTCAAATTGAATTAGCACCAGCACCACCCGCTGTTGCTACTGAAACGACCGAAACACCGGCAGTTGATTCTGTGGCTGAACCCGCTGCGGAAGCTGCCTGACAATAATTAGACCATTTCTAGCGGTGCGTGATTGAATGCAAGGAGCGACAGCTGCGCAAACCTTGTGGCAGTCCTAAACGTGAATCTGTCTCCGGGGATCTGAGATTCCCGTCACGGGTTCGTTGGGTAAAAAAGATGCTTTATGGGTGTCTGGCCGATTTTATCCAACCACCGCTAGAATGGTCTCTCGATTTTATTTGTACCCTATAAAGTTGTAATAAATAACTCCCAAGGAATAAAAAATGGCTGCTACGGCTACTGTGGTTGATTCCGCTAGTCTTTATTTCCGTGAGGGTACGAGCGATAAGGTTTATCATGCTACCCTTGAGGACGCTGGTTCCGGTTATGTCGTGAACTTCTCTTATGGTCGCCGGGGAAGCACTCTCAAGACTGGTTCCAAGACGGCCCGCCCTGTTTCTATGGCAGAGGCTAGGAAGGTCTTTGATCGGCTTGTTGCCGAAAAGACTGGCAAGGGCTACCAGTATATGACTTCTTCTAGTCACGGTACTCCCGGTGGAGTTGCTGCCTCTAATCGTCATATCCCCACCGTTGTGCAGACCGCTCCTGCTGTTAGCCAGTGCGTTCTTCTCAACCCCATCAACCCGGATCACATTGAAACCTATTTGCGGGGAGATGAGTGGGTTGCCCAGCCCAAGTTGGACGGCGTTCGCTTTATGCTTCGTAATGAAAGCGGAGGCATCACAGCTATCAACCGCAAGGGTGGATCAGTGGCAGTTCCCAATGAAATTATTGAATGTATCGAAGCTGCGAGTTCCTACTACGAGGAAGGTCTGCCTGACTTCTTTATCGACGGCGAGTTGATCGGTAGCACCTACTACGTTTTCGATATTCTTGAGCATGAAGGCGACAAGATTACCGGACTGAATGTGGTGAACCGAATGGAGATTCTTCGGACTCTGTTCGATGATCTGGAATCGGACAATTTGAAGCTGGTGGATATTGTCGAAGGTAGGGAAAATAAGACGAAGCTCTATGTGCAGCTTCAAAGAGATAAGAAGGAAGGGGTTGTTTTCAAGTATAGGGAAGCGGCTTATACGACTGGTCGCCCTGCCAGCGGTGGCAACTACATGAAGCACAAGTTTTATGACACCGCTAGTTGCATCGTTTCAATGACGAATGGAACCAAGCGTAGTGTTGCTTTGAAGGTTCTTGAAAAAGGCATGAATGTTGCGATTGGGAACGTCACCATTCCGGCGAACCACCCGATCCCAAGTATGGGCGATATTGTGGAAATCAAGTATCTCTATGCCTATAAGAACGGCTCTCTTTACCAGCCGATCTATTTGGGAAAGAGAACTGATCTGACTTATTCGGACTGCAAGTACGATCAACTCAAGTTCAAGTCAGAAGATGACTGAAAATAATTGTACCCTAATTTCAACATGGAGGGTCACTATGGCCGACGCTGAAAACAAGTACGAAGATTACGCTGAGTTCACTGACAAGCCAGAGTACGCTTGGAGCAATTTGCCTAAGATTGAACTTACCCCTGTGTCTAAAAAGAGAGAGGTGGTTGTTGAGTCGTGACGTAATCCCGTTCCCAACATGGGAACCAATGATTATTCGTGGCCCGTGGTTCCCGAAGCCAGATTTGAAGATTTTTTCTGAGCCTGAGGAACAGAATTGTACCCTACAAGATCAGTCTAATTCCTAACTTGGAGATAACGATGGACGCTGCAACTTTTGACAAGCTGACTCGGGGTGACGAATACCAGACTTTCTTTGCTCTTATGGAGTCTCTTGGCTATAAAAAGGTTCATGTGAACTACAGTGGTGGTGGTGATAGTGGTGGTACTGACAGTATTGACTTTTTGCCAGTTCCTAAAGACAAAAACAAGGACGAGAAGTACGATATTCAGCGACGTATTTCAGAGCATTTTGAGGAGTTTCTTTCCAATCCCATCTACAGCCGTCACGGCAGCTTTGCAGACGGTGGTGGCTATAGCGTCGATGGCGTGGTTGTTTGGGACATTCCCAACAAAGCAGTGACCATTGAAGGCACTGAGCATAATTGGGGATACAACGACAGCGAGGAAGATGATGAAGAGGAAGTTTGTGAAGATACGGGGTTTGAAGAGCCTGTCTATTCTTTTGACGAAGGCAGTCCCGATCATGCTCGTAGCTTTGAAGTTCTTTGCTTTTATGTTCGTAATATCTTGAAGAAGAAGTTGCCCGAGGTTCTCCATAATCGGGTTCTTGCCGCTATCATTGAGGGCGATGAGAGTGCTAAGGATTACGTTGCTTTCTTGGAAGAACAGAAGGAGAAGGTGTAATGGGATTTCTTACTACTCTGACTTTTTATAACGACGGAGTTCATCTTCTTACGGAACACGCAGAGGACTTTTCCAAGCGTGTGCATGAAGTTGCAACAAGTTTCAATCACACCCCGGTAGAGATTCCATTGGGGAGTTTTGCTAATTTTGCAAAAGTCCAACGGAGCCGCCATGCAGATGACAACACGGTTTATGTCCATTGTGGCAATACCGTTTGTGAAATGAATTGCAATTCAGAAGAAACGAAACGGATTATGAAACAAAATCCTGCTTTCTTTGCTAAAATGCTGGAAGAAATGAAAAAGCAGGTCGAGATTTTGGAAGGAATGAAGAATGGAAATGTTCGATAGAGCGTTATCGCAGATTATCCTAAAGCAACGAGGCCAAAATCAAAAATTGGTCACTGAGCTATTGGATAAGATTTCTGAGGAGAGCAAAGAACGTCTTCATCGTATTATTCAAGACTTAGAATCAGATTTGGCAGTTGCAAAAAGAAAAGCAAGATTGCCTTGGATTCGATAGATTTACAAAAAGTGAATTTTTTTGTAAGATAGCCCGGCGAGGCTAAAAAACAGTTGAAAGGAACTCAAATGAAGAACTCTACAGTTTGCTGGGTTTTGGTTGTTTTTGCTATTTTTCAATTTGCTATTTTTCAAAATTACGAAATCAATCGACTTCATCAAGAAATCCGTTTGGCACAGCAAGCAAAGCAAATTGACTCCGACCAGATTCGTGATTTGATGTATACTTTGACTAATTCCAAAATGGAACAAGAGTCCATTGGAAATCGTCAATTTGTCGCTGGCGTTGTTGAAGCTGTGACGAAGCCTGACCATTATTCTGAGATATGGCACAACGGCTACGACCGAGGAACAGCGATTCAGCAATATGCTGATTCTTTAGATAAAAAGGTCACGCTAACCGGCAATAAATAATTTTGGCCGCAATTTTGGCCGCTTATTTTTTGTACCCTATAAGGTTGTTCTTCTAACTTATACAAGGAATAAATCATGATTCGTGAGCAGTGCCAGATCGGTATGACCGTTTCTTTTGGCCGGGAAAATGGCCAGACTACAACTGGTATTATTGAGAAGCTAAATCCCAAGAGTGCCAAGGTTCGTTCTAATGAATCCCGTGGCCGTGCTACCGCTGGAACCATTTGGCGTGTTCCTTATAGCCTTCTTTCTCCCGCTGGTACGACCGTAGTCCCCCAACCAGCAGCAATTCCCCAAATTACCTATCACCCTTTTCAAGACTATGTTGAGCAGTGTGTTCTGGAAGGTATCAACGCTTGTTATAACGCCCTTAGTCCAGAGAACCTGACTTGCGATGGTGAGGCTCCCCTTCATATGGTCAATGCCCGACGCAGTAAGTTGCAACGTCAACTCCGAGGTCTTTTTCAGGCATTTGGACGAGAAGTTGATGAAATGGAAGCCTTCAACTGGATTCAGCAAAAAGAGGCACAACAGAAAGTGGAAAGAACGTAAAACAAAATGACCCTAATTCCCATGATAAAGGACAATATAATGTTTACCTTTGAAAATGCAGTTCTCTCCAGTAACTCAGTCAAAGAAGAGGGAGTTTTGATTGTCCCTAATGGCATTAAAGGCTTACACCCTCTTTTTGTTCCAAAAGATAGAGCTGTTCCGTTTTTCCTAAAGCCCAACGAAGGGTATGTTCTTGAAGATTACTTTAATAGAGATAGTGATGAACTTCATAACATTTTTACAAAATCTTCTAATCTCTTAAGCCTTTGGACAGAGTTAGAGGAGGCAGAGATAGTTGGTAATGAGTGTTCTATTTGGACTGTTTTAGACATTAATTCTAATATCATTTTAGAAGTGTCTCAAATAAATGGTTATTATGATAATATGCTAGAAGTTCGTGTCGGAAATGAATCTGCTTTTCACACTTTGATTGCGATTGCTTATGAGCATAACTTTGTTCTTAGCAAAGTTATGTATAATAAATACATTGAGATTACTAAAACAGATCTTTTTGAAGAACTAAAGAATCTTGGCGATGATGGCACATACACAGCAAAAGTCGATAAGGCTTTGAATGAATAGGCGTCAATAATCACCGGCTCTAGATGAATAGTCTGGAGCCGGTGAAGGGCTTTTCTATCCAAACTTCTAATTAAAAATTGTACCCTAAGAGACTAAGGAGCAAACAATGAAATATGGTTTGTGTTGCATTAGTCTCGACCTTCAAGAAGTTGAAACCCCTCTAAAGTTTCAAAAGATAACTTATAAGCGTTTCTCTCAATTGCCCCGAGAAGAAGCTCTTTCTATTCTTGGAGACAGAATCCACAACAACTTGATTGTGACAAATGAAACAATCAAGTATTGCTCTAAGAATGATCTTTGCTACAGGCTTTCTAGCGATCTCTTTCCGCTAATTACTTATGACACGGCAGGTGTGGATCTTACCGACTTGCCGAACCACGATGATATTCAAGATGCTTTTGATGCAATTGAAAACACTATCATCGAAACTAAAGTTAGAATTAGCTGTCACCCGAGTGAATTCAATGTTTTGGCTTCCAGGAACCAGGTAGCTGTCAATAAAACTATTGACGAATTGAACTTCTACTCATCTTTTATGGACAGAATTGGATGTCCAGCCAATTACGATTCCCCAATGAATCTCCACATTCACAATAAAGAAGGTGAATATAGCGAGATTATTGGCCGGTTTTTAGATAATTTTTCTAAGCTCGATGACAATTGCAAAGCTCGATTGGTTATTGAGAACGATGACAAATTAGGATGTTGGTCTGTGAAAGAACTCGTCGAGGAATTTCATTCAAAGACGAATATCCCAATTACATTCGATTATCTCCATCATAAATGTCATCCAAATGGATTGTCTGAAAGTGAAGCTTTTTTGCTCTGCTATGACACATGGAAAGACTATAAACCACTTTTTCATTACAGCGAGAGCAGAATCGGCAACAACCCGAGGGCTCATGCAGATTATGCAGAAAATGTTTTTGAAGTTTATAAAGAGGTGGACGTAGATTTTGAATTGAAAATGAAGGATAAGGCTATTTCAAAATATAAAGAAGCCTACCCTAAAAACATTGTACCCTAAAAGACCATGTTCAAAATTGAAGATTTATGGATTGATTTGTCCCGTGCAAAAGATACGCAGGCACGGGGACTGAGCATGGGGAATCCTCCCTCTGGCAAAGATTTGGGTTTTAGTTGTGGAATAGGCAAGAATGTTGGTGGATTTTATCACTTAGATGTTTTTGATAGCAGAAAGACATTAGTTCTTTCGCTATGTCTGACCAAAGATGAGCTTATAAACCTTGTGATCGACGCAGAAAATACCATTTGAGGACATAATGGCTAAAACACCTACAAAGAATTATACGAATCTTGATGTTCGAGTGAAAGTCTATAATAAGTGCAAAAAAGCTGAGAGACTTATTCTTCATGGTATCCCTTGGCCCCGTTATGCCGCTGATCGGGCTTATCAATATGCTCGTTTTGTATTAAAGCATCGGTGGACAGCGGGCGAGAGGGTTATTCTCAAGTGCCCCCGGTCTGCCTATCTTTATGCTCGTCACGTTATTGGTGGTCGCTGGGAGAAGGCAGAGAAAATTATTGCTACTTCTTCTTATGCTTCTTATCAATATGCAAAGTATGTGTTGAAGGGTCGATTTCTTCGTGCAGAAAAGTATGCAAAGCAAACAAGAGCTGGCTGGATTGAATATGATGCCTCTAGGTATGCTTTCTATTATGCTAGAGACATTATCAAGGGACGTTGGAAAGAGGGTGAGAAACATATAGCCGCAGGTGGCGAAGTTGCTTGTCTTTATGCTAAGAACTTTCTGAAAGCACGGTTCAAAATTGCTGAGGACTGCATTATTCATAGTGCCGAAAGTGCTGCTGAATATGCTATCTTCGTTTTAGGTAAGCGATGGAAGAATGCAGAAGATAGAATTCTTCGCAATGAGAGAGCTTTGACTAAGTATATGGATTTCTTGAAAGGCGAAGATAAGATTGAGATGCACAACAAGATTCTGGCGGAGGTTATAAAGTATCCGAGTAGTTATAGTGCTGCTAAGCAATGGGTACAGAGTCATCCTGATTTTTCTAGGGACGCTTGTTGAAAGGAATCAAACATGAAGTTTGCTGCCCTGTATAGATTTGCTTTGGAAAGAGGTTATACTATCCACAAGACCAAAGCTTATGTAGAATGGATTCGAAATATAGATGGCACCAAAGGAATGTGTGAAACGTTGCAGGAGGCATATGATGAAATCCACCACGATTACGAAGTCCGAAGAAACAAATTCCTTCAAGTATGAGGTTGGAGATTTTGTAATTCTGAAAATTGGCGATAAAAGATTTATCAATTGCCAGATTTTAGAAAGAATAAAAAAAGAAAAGAAATCGTATTACCGGGTTGATTGGACGCTATCAGGTCATCAGCAAATTCTAAATTCAGTTTTTGTTTGTGAAACAGCTATAAAGGAGATCATTAATGGAATATAGATACAATGATGGAGGACGAAAAGATACTGGATATAAAGGCAAAACTGGTGATTGCGTTACTCGATCCATTGCTATTGCTACAGGGCTGCCCTATCAGCAGGTATACGACGACTTGAATGTTATTGCTGAAAGTGAGCGACCACGAGGAGAGAAAAAGCGTTCAAATGCTAGAACTGGTGTTCACAAACAAACTATAAAGAAGTATCTTGAGAGTCTTGGTTGGACATGGACACCCACCATGCACGTTGGTTCTGGCTGCAAAGTCCATCTTTGTGCAGATGAATTGCCGTCTGGTATTCTAATTGTTTCTGTGAGCAAGCATCTTACCGCTGTAATTTATGGTGTTATTCACGACACCCATGATTGCTCTAGGGACGGCAAAAGATGTGTGTACGGATACTGGACTAAATCCTAATTTTGAAAAAGGAACAATATATGGAACCACACTATCAGCCTGAAGATGATTTGCTATTGGTTCAAGAGGAAATGACAACGCCAATAAAATACATGGCAGTTTGTCAAAATGAAGGAAAGAACTTTCCTCTGACATATATTGTTGTTGATGCTACTTGTGAAGCAGATGCAATTCAGAATATTTTAGAAATGCACCCGAGCTTGAAGGTTCTAAAAGCGTATCCTTCAAAGGGGTAATTAGGCAATATAGGCAATTTGTCTCTCTAAATAAATTGTACCCTAAAAGTGTGTTGGATCTAAACCCCGGAGCTATAAAATGTCGAATCATACGAAGGATGCAGTGTTCATGCACACAAACACGGCTATGCAGGCCGCTGTGATCATGATGCAGCTTCCCAGCTTTTCTGAGCTTTCCGATGAGGAAAAGACTAAGCTGATGATGACGATTGCCATAAAGAGCACGGATCGTATTATGGCTGTCATTGACCACGATGCCCGTGAAATTCCAGAGCCAAGTCTAAATTAGTCATGAGAAGGCTCTACCCGTTTACGGACGAAAACTTACGTCCAGTTGATATTTATAAACCCCTACTATCTTGTTGGAGAACTAAAATGGGTCTTGATATGTTTGTCTATTCCGTTCCCGAAAGTCTTGTTGCCGACAAAGGTGACACCGATGTTGTTCTTGAACTAGCTAGGGAAGTAAAGGAAGACGTTCACTATTGGCGCAAGCACCATGACCTTCATGGATGGATGGAAAATCTGTATCGTGAGAAGGGTGGAGTCGCCCAATCTTTCAATTGCACCAATGTTCGATTGACCGAGGAAGACCTCGACAATTTGAAGAAAGACCTTCTTGAACAACATCTGCCTAAAACAGAGGGATTCTTTTTTGGGAATAATCCTCCTGATGACGAAACCCTTGTTGATGATCTAGAGTTTATTGTGAAGGCAAGAGATGCTATAAAGAGCGGGAAGGCTGTTTTCTACGATAGTTGGTGGTAAAGGAATAAATGGTGGAACTAAAAAAAGTTCAGTCTTGGGTAGAAGAATTCCCACCCCATTGGGATCTCTTTATTGACAAAACTGGTCGATTTCTAATCATTTCCAGTCCTGGCGGAACAACAATTTCTACATTGGAAATATCTGGAAATATAGAGAGATTTGATATTGGAACTTTGAAAGATAATTGTACCCTATCAGATTGCAAATTATAACTTTACCGGAGATACCAATGAGCGGCTACAACGGATGGAAAAATTGGGAAACTTGGAACGTAGTTCTCTGGATTGACAACGATGAGGGACTTTATAGCCTTCGCAAAGAGTGCGGAAACAATTATAATCGCTTCGTTTCAACCCTTGAAGAAATCTCTGAGGGTGAAATACGATACCGCACTCCAGACGGCGTGAGCTGGAATGATAGCGGAATCGACGTAGAAGAAATCAATAGCCACTGGGAGGATGAATAAGGATGCACTCTCTGAAAGAAACACTTTGCAAAACACTGGATGACATCTTTTGCGACGTTTGTGGCGGATCTTGCAAAAAGATGATTGACGATGAAGCATTCAACATCGAAAGTGCTTGTTTATCCGCAAATTGGGGATACGGCTCGCAACTTGATGGCGAAATGTATAGAATTGATATTTGTGAAGGTTGTTTTCAAAAGACCATTGGCTTTCTAAACAACAATCGAACTGTTGCGAACCCTTTAGCACCGCTAAACAACTAAAAGATAGCTTTAGGGTACAATTTGTGAATGATTTCTTTGGAATCCTTGTAGTCGGTATTTGTGCAGTTATCGGTCAGGTTATCGGTCAGATCATCGTTAGAAGATAATTGTACCCTAAATCTAAAACTAAGGAGCTAATATGGAAATCAAGATTTTTATTGGCGACATCGATGAGTTTTATAGTGATGCAAAAGAGGGAAACCGTCGCTGGGCGGTCTGGTCTAATTATGGTGATAGTGGCAAGTTAGTAGAAAAACTTCTTGGCCGCTTTGAAACAGAAGAAGAAGCAGTTCAGTTTGCCAACGAATACGATCCTGGTGAGGGAAAGACTAAAGTAATTGTACCCTAAATCTATACCACTACAGGGGAAATAAATGGAACGCCTTTACCACGGTACGTCTTCTAAGAATCTCAATAAAATCCTCGAAAACGGAATCCAGCCCCGAGGAAAGCGAAAAAGCAACTGGAAAGAATATCCCAGTCGCTCAGACATGGTTTATCTGACCAATGCTTATGCTCCCTTTTTTGCAGTTCAGAGCTGCAAGAAAAATGAAAAAGCATTGGTTCTGGAACTTGATAGAGATTCTCTGGATGCCAGCAATGTTTATCCTGATGAAGATTTCATTGCTCAAGCAATCGCCCAACAAACAAATGGCTCAATCGAAGATGTGCATGAGGCAGTTCGTGAGAATCTGGAAGATTACCAGCACCACACAGATGATAGCTTGGGTGGTCTGGGTAATGCTTGCTACAAGGGAACGGTTCCCCAGAATGCAATTACTCGTTATTGTTTGATTGATATAAAAGAGCGGCCTGATCTTGGAATGACCGTCCTTGACCCTTCAATTAGCCTCTTAAACTATAAGTTTTGTGGAAGTCGGTATCGTTCGATTATAGCTTGGCTATTTGGTGATAGAGCCGATTTTGAAATTAGTATTGGGTCAAACGATACTTGGTTTCAAATGATGGAAACACAACAGCCCGGATATACTGAAAACATTAAAACGTTTTTCACAAATCGAGCTGGTATCGAGGTTGTCGAATCTAAAATAATTGTACCCTGCTAAGGTAAGGAGAAACCGAATGACTTTCAATCTCAATGAGTATTTTGCTAATCCGGCTAATTTCACTAAGCATGGCAGTAGCTTTGTCATGTTCAAGCGGATTTTTTGTGCCGATGGTCTGACTTTTTCTGCTCAAGTTAGGGAGAGTGCTTACTGCACTCCCCGGCAAGACAATGGCCCATGGACTGCCGTGGAAGTCGGCTTTCCCAGTGAGAAGGTCGATGAGTTTATGCAGTACGCAGAGAATGCCGATGACCCCACTGGCACTGTGTATGGTTGGGTTCCGGTCGAGGTTGTGGAGCAAGTTGTTGAGAAGCATGGTGGTCTTATGCTCCAAGAGAGTAAGGAAGCAAAAATCACTGAACTCAACAAGCAAATCAAAGAGCTTCAGAGTAAAGTCAAAGAGCTGTCTTGATTTGTACCCTATGTTTTTGTGAATAACCCCCTTTGGAGATAATCATGAAAGCTATTGTTGCCGGACAGACTAGCCGGGGAAACGATTACTATAAGTTTGAAATGAGCGAGCAAGAGTTTGTTGCTTGCGACAATGACAATGAAGGCTTGTGCGTCTTTTGCGGCGAGCCAGCTTATGATGTTGAACCCGATGCTCGTAAGTATGCTTGCGAAAGCTGTGAGAAGAACGGTGTTTACGGTACGCAGGAACTCTTGATGATGGGATACATCAAGTTCACTGAATAGCCAGTTGTAGGTCGGCCCATATGGTAAGGGTCACGGCAAGGGTTGAATTATATGGGAAAACAAAAGGTTTGCTGAAATAAAATGGGCTAAGCCCGGCGACACTCCCGCCCCGTGACTACCCGCAACTGCTAAATATAAATTGTACCCTAAAAGTTTGTTCGATCCCCAAAGGAGATAAGCAATGACTTGCTACATCATTGACGAAAACAACGAGCTTGGCCTTGGCGATGATGTTGAAATCGGTGTTGAAGTGAATTACACCGCCAACAGTGCTTCCGGCCCTAGCTGGAATGAATGGAGCGGTGGAGATCCGGGTTCCTCGGCTTTCCTCGACATTCATGGTTGGTCTGTCGATTCGATCACGGTCGGAAAGACTCTGGTTGATTATGACACTCTGCCTGAGGAAACTAAGAAAAAGATCGACGGTTTTATCGATAGCAGCTTCGATGACATCGAAGCTCAAATCTGGGCTTCAGTGAGCGATGGGTGAAGGGGCTTGACAAACTAATTGTACCCTGTAAAATGGAAGCAACACCCCCCGGAGATCCAATGATGACAAGCGTTTATGCGAAGATTACTGGTCGTGGCGAGTTTCCAATGGATATGCTGCGGTATGACAGTTGCAGCCCTGCTACTGAGTCCGACAGCTATTTGATTGCTCGCACCTTTCATGACTTTGATAGGTGGGAGATTTTTGTGAAGTGCCGCCCGCTGGAGAAGAGGCGTTCTCCTTGGACGGTTGGCAGGTGGGAGAGCTTCGGTTGCAAGATCGAAGAAATTGACTATCATCCGCCACTTACCCGCAACACACAGCTTGCCTAAGCTGTTGCCGAAGTGGTGAAATTGGCATACACGCCAGACTCAAAATCTGGTGCCCAAAAGGCGTGTGGGTTCGACCCCCACCTTCGGCATATTTAAATTGTACCCTAACAAAACGTTCCGATGGTGCCAACGCATTCGCTAGGTGTTGGGCTTGGGTAAATGGTTGCCTTCTCAACCAGCCAACGGAACACTGATCTTAACCCCAACGGAGATAACCAAATGGATAACTATGTTCATTTTGATGGTGAGTACGCTGATATTCCTGAGCTTACCCAAGGTGCTATCTTGCGGTATGTGCTTCAAAAGATTCCCCCCGGCAGTTTTCTGACGGCGGTTCTTTGCAATGACCTCTATAACGCAACGGGTAGGGCAGATGCAAATAATCTGGTAGCTCTGCCTCTTATCGTGCGATGGTTTGCTAACAAGTGTCCGCATCTTTACGGTGCAGATAATATGTACAAGTACCTCGGCACCTAAATAAAAATTGTACCCTATAAAGTTGTCCTTCTAACCCCCAACGGAGCTAACTTATGCGTTATGCTGATTCCCGCTGTGAGATGATCGAAACTTACCAGCCTGATCACACCTACACCTTTGTCGGCCCGTGCATCGTGACCGGCAAGGAGCAGCGTGTCACGGTCAAAGCTCCCGACCTTTTCAAGTATCGGACGGGAGCATATGTTCAGGACGCTTTCCCCTACCTTGATGCCGCTGATCGTGAGTTTCTCATGACCGGCATGAGTGCAGAAGGTTGGCTTTTGACCTTCGGTGACGGTGCGGAAGACGATGAAGATTATGAAGATGATTGGGATGATGATGGAGAGCTTGGGGATCGGGATTGATTTGTACCCTAACTCTAACTCTACTCCCAAAGGATTATCTATGACAGTTCACGATAAGATGTGCACACCTAGTGGCTTACAGGAATTGGCAAAAGAATGGTGGGACTGTCTTGTCTCTGATGAGCTAGCTTTGAGCCTAAGTACAGCTTATATAAAAGCAACTGAAGGATTCGAACCTGAAGCGGGCTCGTTCTCTGTTCCTTGTCTATGCTCCTCCGGCACAGGCCAGATTGTTTGGTTGAAAAACAGAATCAATGATTTGAATCTATTGCCCGTAGGCGAAGCACGAATGCACGACGATATCCCAGCTGTTACAACAGCTGTATTGCATGTAGGTTTTTTGTCTGTGTTCGAAACAGAAGAAATGGTTTGCCGATTACGCAACGAGCCTCTACGTCAAAATTGTGAAAACCCAGCAAGGTCGAAGATGTTTGCGACAGCTCAAAAGCAGGATGTGGCTCCGATAGATCGTACTGCGTCAATCGTTTCTAGATCAAATTGATTTGGGAGTATCAAATGTCAATGAAAGTTTCTGAACTATCTGATTGGATCAAAACTCTTGAAAAAGATGATGTAGTCTGGATAGATGAGGGTGGACTAAACCTAGAAACTAAGGATGGAGCCTATCTGGAACTAGGCGGCAAAGTAGAGTTCTACGACGAAGATGATGACCCAAAAGGATTCTGGAGTAAATAACAATGACTAAGCCTTACTTGGTGATCAAAAACAACTGCGCCATTGGTGTTGTTTTTGCTGGGAGTGAAACCGATGCACTCGTTATCGCTTGTGAAGCATATTGCGATGGCGTGACTGTAGAGTTGAGCCGTCAAAGTGGTCTAAGATCAGTAGGAGTATAACCTATGGAATGGATTAGTTTTTTCGGGCCACGTCGTCCAATCAACGGACAAAAGATTTTCTATTACGGTGAGTGCATCGGTGTTTGGAGCGGAAATTACAGCTTAGACTGGAATGATCCAGTTAGCCCCCATCGGATAATTTGTGGGGAAAAAAGCAATGATGAAGTCTTAGCCGAATATGGTTTGAACAATCTGACTATGATTGTAGACCGTATGGATGCACCGTGGTGGATGCCTGACGAGGGACAGGAAAAGCCCAAAAAGCCAGAAACCGACTACCCAAAGGATTATCCAAGTCGAGAGGGCTAAATAAAACCATTGTACCCTAAAAGGTCGTTACCCCATTTGCACTTGAACGACTAATTCCTAAAATCTAAAATATAAGGGGAGAATAAAAATGCAAAAGTTTATTTTTACAAACGTGAAGATCGAATACTTTGATTGTGAATGCTGCAAAGGTATGAAACCACCAGCAACCACAGTTTCAGAAGGGCCATTTGAGATAATGGCTCCAATTGGCATCAAACCAGAAAACATCGTAAATGAGTTTTTTGGCGAGCCGGGACGAGTCATTGATTTCGAATGTCAAATTACCTAATTCATCATTATTGACATTCAAGCAGACCCTTGAGATAAATCTCAGGGGTCTATTTTTATTTGTACCCTAAGGAGAATATCATGTACAAACTATTTATCGATGATGTTCGTGACGCCCCGGATAGCCTCTGGACGGTGTGCAGATCATCACATCAGGCTATTGAGCATATCAAGATTTATGGTATGCCAGCCCTTATCAGCTTTGACCATGACTTGGGCGGAGAAGACACCACCATGCTTTTCCTCCGTAGACTTGTGAACGAGCTTTGGGACGGTAAAACACCACCACCCAATTACAGAGTTCATTCTGCGAATCCTGTTGGCAGCGAAAATATCAAAAGCTTTATGGAGAGTTGGAAAAAGTCGATTGAATAAACTCTAAGGAGAGAGAAATGTCTAAGTTGACTCTTGGCGATAAGATTCTTTTCACTGCGTGTTTTATTGCTGGCTGTTTTGTTGTTTATCTAATCAACTAAGGAATAAAATGACTGAGCTTTTTACCGACATTGCTATTGTTGTTATGTATCTTGGAACTGCTTTGGCGCTTTGTGCATTTGTTGGAATTGTTCTTCGGGTTGGTGATTTGGGATTTTGGTGCTTTGGGAAACTTGACGAATATCTGCAAGATAGGCATTTTGAGAAGCTCAGGAAGTCTTGGGAAAAGAATTGTACCCTAAAAGATTGTTCTAAACCCCAACGGAGTTCTTATGTCAATTCATATAACCAACTTTGTTCGACGCCAGACTGCTGAAAGCCATTTCTCGCATTGGACGATCAGTGACGAGGAACTTATCTTTTGTGTTAGCCAGAACATGGACAGGGCTCATAAGGGATACCGGGATGGAGTTATTCTTGTCCCGATTAGTCCCGAAGGCTTTTTCAGTGCTGTGGCTGAATTGCAGATCAATGACACTCTGAATGGTTCTTTTTCTTGCCGTCGAGCTGGCGAGGAACCACGAAAAAGTGTCTTTATGATTGGTGAGAAGGTTCCCGCCCAAACAGTCTGGGTTGTTTTATACGCTCATCACGTTCTTGCTGAAAAGAATGAAAACGAGAGCGATGCCGATTATGAAATTGTGAGCATCAACACCAGTCCTAGTGTTGATCAAAAGCCTGCTCCTATGCCGCCGGAAACGCTTATTGCTAATCACTTTGAGCTTTCTGGGGGAACTGCAACAAATATGACCGATAGCGAGTTTGTTGCATCGCTGCGTGAAAGTGTGATGTATTGGAAAGATAAAGTTCAGGTTCAGCCTAACCTCTAAAGGAATAACATGAGAAGCACAACATTGCCTCTTTTTGAAAAGTGGTACGCAACAGCAACACCAGAGCAAATTGAGTTTGTTGATCAGGTTTATGCTATTTGTGAAGAAAACTACGAAAAGGGTGGAGATAGAATTGTTGAGTGCTATGGGCCAGAGGAAATCATCGAAGATTTCAATACAATAGCTGAAGTTCGAGAGCACTGCAATTTGATGGTTGAGCAAGAGCTAAATGCCCGTTGGGGCGAAGATGATGACCCAGAGTTGAGTCGTGGCAAGTGGTGAGTTCTAAATAAATTGTACCCTAACAGGTTGTTCCGAATCACCCCTAACGGAGACAATCATGTCTTACGAGAACGCTCCCCAGACGATTATGCTGGCGACCAATTGCTGCTGCTGTGGTCGTCCGCTTTGCGATGCCATCTCTGTTGAGCTTGGTATCGGCCCGGAGTGCCGTGGTGGAAACAACGGTACTCTGACCGAGGAGCAGCGGCGTGAGTGCAACCAGCTTACACATGCTGCTGCCCTTGCGGCTCAGGAAGGAAAGATCGAAAACGTCCGATGGTGTTCGGAAGCTATTCGTGAGCTTGGCTTGCCAGAGCTTGCGGATAAGGTGGCTCACCGCTTTGTGAATGCAGAGCGGACGGCGAAGATCACCATTCGGATGGAGGACGGTATGCTCCTCGTCACTACGCCTTACAAGCGTTCGATGAAGGATGAGTTTACCGCCGCTTGGCGTAATGTCCCCGGTCGGCGGTGGGTTAGCCGGAAGCGGTGCAATGCGGTGCCTGTGAGCAGCAAGCCCCACTTGTGGGCTTTGCTCAAGCGGTTCTTCCCCGGCGAGTTCGGCATGGGCCCGAATGGGGTGTTCAGGGTTCCTGCCGAAAGCAAGAACGCCGCCGCATAGCATCCAAACGGGGCGGGAGTGAAAATAATCCTCCCGCCCCGTTTGTGATAAGTGATAAATCCCTTTACTCTTCTTTTGTGAATAATGGAAAATATAAATTCTGTAGATACGATCAAAGAAATTGCAAGCCGTTTTTCTTGTATTCCCTTGAATGATATGACTTTTGCCGAAAAGGACGTAGCAAATCTTTTGCTTGAAAAAGGATTTCTAACAATCGGTATAGATCATTGCGGTAAAAGAGTTTTTCATACTCTATAAAATAATTGTACCCTAGAAAGTTGTTCGATCCCACTCAAAGGAGTTGACATGGATCCCAACTACGACTTCTTTCTGGACTTCACGCAGGACTTGCAGAACGACGCAGAGTATAACGCTTGGCTCGACGAGCAGGAGCTTTACTCGCAACAGCAGGAAATGCCCGAAGACTTCTAATTTCCTTCTAACCAACGGAGCTTTACCAGTGGTGTAAATACGAGGTTTTGGCGACAAGAGCCTCATCCAAGTCGCCCTAGGGCAGTCAGGCCACTGTCCTAGATTGTTTTTATTGTACCCTAGTAAGTTGTTCAATCCCAACCATCAACCGGAGCTAACCATGACCAGCTTTCTTCTGACTGTGAGCAGCTTTCTCGTTTCTGCCGCCCAAACGCCCTATCTGGACGGCTACTTTGCTGGTGCTGTGGCTATCGCCGTAACGATTGCGGTGAATGCTATTGTCATTGACTGCATCTACCGCTTCGGTACAAAGTAATTTGTACCCTATAGAAGTGTTCAATCCTAACCCCAACGGAGTTTCACGATGAAGTGCATTAGCAATACTTTGGTGATTACTGCCGATATTTGGGAAGATCCGGGTGACTACCCTAATTCCCTTGCCGGTGGCCCGCTTCCCAGCCACTCTTACATTGAATCCAGCGGTGAACTGGTGCTGGAAGCTGAGAATAACGAGGAACTCGAAAGTTTCGACGCCCTAAACGATTGGTTCTCTGACTGGATTCATTGTGGTGCAGAGGCCAGCACTATAGGTGCATACGTTGATGTCCCCAGTTATTGGCATATTGACTGGGAGTTCAAAGTGGAGGGAAACATTCTCACCGTGACGGTCGGTGATGATTGTGAAGCTAACGAGCCAGATTATGATTAATTGTACCCTAACAGGTTGTTCTGATTTCCTCTAAAACGGAGAGACAAATGAACTGTTGGAAAAAGGCGTGGAATTGCTGCCTCAAAAACAAGGGCAGTGCAAAGGGCCGCAAAGAACTCAAGCGGGCCAACCATCGTGCCAACCGCCGTGTCGGTAAGAAGCTGGATAATGTTCACATTCGTCTGAACGGCTGGGACGTTATCTAAAATTGTACCCTAACAAGTTGTTCGATCCTCACCCCAACGGAGAATGACCATGGCAATGTGCGAAGACTTCCCTTGTTGCGGACACGAGCCGGGATGCTGCCCCCGGTTCGATGAGAGCGGTCGGCAGTTGGATATGGTCTGCACTTGCGGTGCCAGACTGCCGGTTCACAATCGGTACAGTATTTGCGACCGTTGCCTTCGCATGGACGAAGACGGTTGCTATGACGACGATTGTGAAACCTACGATGACGATGACTGCGAGGAAGACGACTGTGACGATGCCGATTGCGGTATCGAAGATCAGTTCCTCGACAGTTTCATGGAAGACCGCCTCAGTGGCGGCTTTTGTGAAGAATGAAACACGGTTGCCGGGGCGGGTTGAGACTAACTCCCCGCCCCGGCCCGTTGGGGCTTTCAAACAAGGAGACAAGTAATGTCTGTATATTTCAACAAGCAAATGGCTAATCTTATCAACGTCTATGTCAAGTGTCCTACCAGTGGTCGAACGCTGGACGCAGATAGGCACGATGACAAAGTATTGTGCAACTGCCCAGAGGCTATGAGCCGGGGCGGTACCCATATTGTTTCAAAGTGTGAACCGTCAACGGTCGAACAGTTCATGGTAGAAAACAATTTTACAGAGAACTAAAACCCACCTTAGGGTACAAATAAAGTAATTAAAATAATTGTACCCTAGAAAAGTGTTCGATAACCCCCAACGGAGAATCCCTCATGCCAGTCGAAGTTCACACCAGCGGTTCTGTTTCTTATACCGGTGAAGACGGCGTAGCTCTTTTCCGTCTCATTACTCTTCACTCTGCCCTGCGCCTTCAGGCCACCACCGGCATGAAAGCGTCAAGGATCAGTGCTGTGGCTTGTGCCAAGCGACTTGGCTATACAGGCCGCACCGCAAAGGCTCTGCTTGCAGACATCGAACGGAAGCACCCTGAGCTGAAGAAGTAAATTGTACCCTAGTTAATCGTTCGACACCCCCAACAAGAGGATGCAATGAGTAACATCGAAGACAAGATGGAAGCAATCGAAAAGTGGCGCAATGACAATTTGTGCTTTCTCGACGGCCAGCCTGCAAAGATTGTGGGTTGGAAAGAAAAGTTTCCAATCGTGAGCCAAATCGACGGCCCTCTTGCTTTTGAGTGGTCGTGGGCCGCTGTCAACAGGATCATGTCCGGTGATCGACAGTTCAAGAGCTAGATCATTTGTACCCTATTAAAGCGTTCAACACCCCAACGGAGAATGATCATGGAATACACCGAAGCCCTCAAAGTTCTTGGCAAGCGTGATTCGAAGAAAGTCGGAAACAACACCTACATGATCCGGCTGGGTTCGGACATCGGTATTCGACTTCACAACACCGTTGTGGTGACCATCCATCCCGACAATACCTACACACTCAATAGCGGTGGATGGCAGACAGTGACAACAAAGGATCGGATCAACCAGTATTCACCGGTTCGTGTGTATCAATCAAAAAGCGTTTGGTATGTCGGTCAAGGCGAGCTGTTTTACGACAACATGAAAGTCGGTGTCGTTTGCGGTGAGCCGCTAGCTTTAGGAATTGTACCCTAGTAGGTTGTGTAACCACCCCCAACGGAGTTGTGAAAAAACATGATGAACTACAGCGGTTGTAACAGCTGGATCTACATCTACGCCATCGGTGGCAATTGGAACCCCGGCCCCAGCGGTGACGAGTTCGTGGGCTGTGCCTACGACGCCTCCACTGCCCTCAGCCTGCTCGACTTGGTCGAGTTGAAGGGTGGCTATGCCGTCAGCCTGCACGGTGACAACCTGCATACGCTCAATGCCGTCAGCGGCGAGTGTGGTGTGCGGGAAGCCCGTATCATGTTCAAGCTCTGGAAAGAGAAAGAGGCGGTCGTTGTCGCTGGGTAACAATAAATAAATTGTACCCTAAAAGAGTGTTCGATCCCAACGGAGAAGCGATCATGGAAATTAAATTCAACTTCAAAACACGTCAGTACGACGTTTGCATCACATTCTTCGACGGCAGAACCCCCATAAATGTTTGCTCTTTCTACAAAGAGTCGGATGCTCGCGCCTACGTCATGGTTCACAATGTCAAGTGTTAGATTCAATAAATAAATTGTACCCTGACAGAGTGTTCGATCCACCCCAACGGAGTTTTGAAATGACCGAAAACGAAATCAATGTTCTGGAAGAGGCCGCATCGCACATTCGAAACGATGCTTACAACTGCGATAGCAGTCTGGATCGCAAGTATTTCGAAAAGCTTGCCGATAAGATCGAAGACATTATCGCCAAGCATAATCAAAGCAAATAAATTGTACCCTAGATGATTGTTCGATTCACACCCCAACGGAGAAGCGATCATGGCAAGCTGGTACACCGTCAGCGAGAGCAAGATTCAGTGGGCTCCCATCGGCACCCGTGTTCTGAAGACTGGCGAGACTAAGCCGAAGTTTTCCCGGATCGGCGTCCGTATCAATATGGTGGACGGTAGCTGGTGGTTCCACAGCTTCAAGCACGATAGCTGGACGCAACACTATCCCCGGAAGCAGGCCACCGACAAGCTGGGACGGCCCATTTTCGAGGATGGTCAGCCGCTCCTGCGACCGGAACGCAAGGAAACCTACCGCAACTGGATGGCGGTTGTGAGAGAGTTCGGCACTCGACTGCCCGCTCTGGTTGTCGCTCTGGAAAACGGTCACGCCGAAGCTCTGCTAGCCGAAGCAGAGAAAACGGCAGCGTAAAACGTGTGCTAGGGGCGGCAAGGCTCTACGGCCAAAAGCCGCGAAACTGCTAGCCGCCCCTAGCCCGTTGGGGTACTTATAAATAATTGTACCCTAAAAGTGTGTTGCGAACGCCCCTCTTTTTCAAGGATGAAAAATGTACGCTCTGACGATGATCATAGGTTTTCTTGGCTACGGGTTCGGGTACGAGGGTTGTGAAAAAGGAAAGATATATTTCGGCGTGTATACCCCCAAAGCCGAATATGGTTGGGTCATGACAGAAAAAGACGTTTATCTGGATACCGTGTACCAGAAAACTTCTAAATAAATTGTACCCTAGTTGATTGTTCGATCCAACCCCAACGGAGAATGACAATGCCAAATATCAACTGGTTCGACGGTCAGAATGCGGTTGGCAAGTACGTTATGGAACTCATGTACGACGACGGTAGCGTCAGCTACATGAAAAATGAGAACTACGAGCAGATTTGCCACTACTACCGGCTTGCTTTGGAAATGTCGGAAGTGGTGGGTGCGACCATCTACAACCCAAAGTGGCAAGTAGTTTGCTCGACAGCACGGGCCGCAGCGTGAACACGGTTGCCTGGGCGGGTTGAGACAAAACTCCCCGCCCTGGCCTGTTAGGGTATTTATATTGTACCCTATAGAAGTGTCAGCCACCCCAAACACAGGAGCCAATATGAGCAATAACGAAAAACCGTACTGCTTCGAAGAAGCCCGTTTCAAGCGTGAAATGGAATACGTGGCTCGTAAGCTCAAAGAGGCGTTGGAACTCAAGGAATACGCCAAACAACTGGCAAAAGAAAAAGAACAAAAAGAGAAAGAGGAAAGCCGGGACTAACACCCCCGGTTCTCTTTTTTAGTCGGCCATAGGGTACAAATAAAATAAAAAGGGATATACAATAATTGTACCCTATAACAGTGTGAATGATTGCGAGGCCGCACCATCGGCACTACTGTCCGGTTGCAAACGGCAGTAACTCGCGGGAGCGGTATGCCGAAAGGCAGCGAGTGGTGCACCCCATCGCAATCGTTCACAACAAAACAATTGTACCCTAGAAAAGTGTTCGATTCACCCCAACGGAGACGATCATGACTTTCGTCAACCTGACCCCGCACACGATCACTGTGGTTCTCGACAATACCAGCGTGCAATTCCCGGCTTCTGGCAACGTGGCCCGTGTTTCCACCAGTCGAGTCTCTGGCCCCACGCTAACCGTCTACGGCGATTCTGTCGGTATCCAGACTTCCCGTGTCGAGTTCGGGGCAGTCGAGGGGCTTCCCGATCCCGTGGACGGCACGGTTTACATTGTGAGCGGAATGGTCGCAGCCCGTGTCAACCGGCCCGACGTTTTCGCTCCCGGTGAACTGGTGCGTGATGCAAACGGCCAGCCCACCGGCTGCAAGGGTCTGACTTGCAGCGGTTGATTATTATAATTGTACCCTATAGAAGTGTTCGATCCCAACCCCAACGGAGACTCACGAATGAACGACATTCTTCTCGCCGCCCTGACCAGCTGCTTCAGCAAGATGGCAAAGGCCGCTGGCCCGATTGCCCCCGGCCTGCACCAGGTCGATGAAACGATCACGATGCGGGTCAAGGGCGAGGTGCTGAAGTCGGACGACGAAACCTACGTCCCGACGATTGCGATTCCCGTCAAGGCCGTGATGGCTACGTTGCTCCCCCGGTTGGGTGCGACACGGGAGGCTGCGATGGAAACGCTTATCGCCGCCATGACTGAAGCGGTCAATCTGGACAAGCTGGGCGATGAAACGCTCAAAGCCCGGATGAAAGACGTTGACGCGGCTTTCGAGCATGTGCAGAACGTGCTCGACGCCCTCCCGCCAAAGACACGGACGGGAAAGACGAACGTGGACGTGACCCTTGTGGTCGCTCCCACGCCCGCCGTCGCACTTGTCCCGTGACGATACGGCATCGGGGGCGGGAGGAACTAACAACTCCCGCCCCCACTAGCCGTTTGTGCAATTGTACCCTATTGGTTTGTGTGATTCGTCCCTTTACTTTGGAGCAGTTATGGAAGCGAAAATCGAGAACGGCTTTCTGGTTCTGCGAGTCCCGATGAATGCAACGCCGATTCGTTCGTCTACCGGCAAGACTTTGGTGGTTGCCTCGACCTATGGCAACAAGGCAACCGAAGTGACGGTGGACGGCAAGACGGTCACCGTGGGCGTCAACGCCTATATCAAGGCCGCTTGACCCCAACGGTTCGGATCGAAAGCCGGAGGGGACAGCCACCCCCTCCGGTTCTTTTTTTAGCCCGCCATAGGGTACAAATAAATATATAAAATAATTGTACCCTAGATAAGTGTTCGATCTAACCTTCCCTCTCACTTGGAGTCAACGATGATCGCTCTCGTTCTCGCGTTTGGCCTTGGTTTCGCCGCCATTTCTGCCGTTTACTGGGTGCTGTAAAGCTCCCAGTCTAACACCTGAGTGATTAGGGTATAAAGTAATTGTACCCTAGATAAGTGTTCGATCCGATCCCACCCCAACCGGAGACGCACGATGAAGAACGCTTTCGACCGCACGAACAGCATGAAGAACAAGCTCAAGGCCGATTGGAACCGGATGGTGGGGGAACTGGTGTCCATCCCCGCCGGTTGCCAGATTCACAGCCTGACGCTCACGCAGACCAACTTCGGTTGGGTCTACGCCCGGAAGCACGGCCAGCCCGTGCCGGTCGCCCAGTTGCGGAACGCCGCCGTGACGAAGGGTTACTGTATCCTGCACGACGGCCCCAACTTCCGGGTGGCCCTCCCGCCGAAGCGGAACGGGGAGCCGGTCAAGGCCGCAGCGTGAACACGGTTGCCGGGGCGGGTCGAGACTAACTCCCCGCCCCGGCCCCGTTGGGGTACTTGTATTTATATTGTACCCTATAGAAGTGTTCGATCCCCACCCCCAACCGGAGCCGCCCCATGTTGAATGAAGCGTTCTTTCAGGTGTGCAACGATGCCGTCCCCGCAAAGTCCAGCTACGTCTCGCTCTACGTCAACGTGCCGTACTACGGTGGGCCGGAGGAAGGTGGATGGTGGGGCAGTGACACCGCACTAGTCGCTCACTACAAGTGTGACAGCCAGCCCCATGCCGAAGCTGTGAAGGCCCGTGTCGAGGAGCTGGCCCAGCAGTTGAGCGACGATGCCCGCCGGTCGTTTGGTCAAGCCTGCAAGGCCCAGTGTGAATGGCTGGACGCACGTGGGTTGGACGCCGACTACCTGCCCGAAGTGGACGGGGAGGAAACCTACTGGGTCGCCGTCGAGGATCGCCCCGGTGAACACGCCAGCCAAGGGTGCAGGCACTACGAATAAAATTGTACCCTATCAAGCACACCGACCGGAGGGGACAGCCAACCCTCCGGCTTTCTTTTCAGCCCGCCATTGGGTACAAATAAAGTAATACATAATAATTGTACCCTAGTAATATACAGGAGGGTATTACAAAGATAATAATACAGAAATAAAAAGCGAAAACCTTTTAAAAAAATTGTACCCTAGGTACCCTCCCCCCCGCAATTACTGTCTTATTTTTTAAGTCGTCCTGACTTTTTTTCCCGTATTAGCACCGTTGCAAAATCCCGGTTACAAACGTTGCAAAATCCCGGTTACAAACGTTGCAAAATACCAGTTACAAAATTTTGGCCCTAGTAATTCTTTATTTTCTCCATATGGGCTTAAGATTTTAATATTGATGACATCTTTAAAAAATCCAGCCAAAAAATTCCATAAAATTCTATTACAAATTTTGGCCCCAACAATTCTTCGTTCTATGCCGTATAAATAAATTAGGCAAAATGGAGTGCCTCTAAAAAAATGCGGCACGAAATTTTTAACGAAGGAGTGTTATGGATTATTATTCTATAAGTGGATTGGCAGTAATTACATCAATTATTTGGTTGTTTTGCTATTGTGTAAAAATAACAATGGACAATAACGAATAGACCCCCTAGACAAAACCTACTCTTCTGGTAAGATGTCCCGTAAGGAGATCACAAAGAAGTTCTCTAGGAGAAAAAATGAAAGTCAAAAGCAGGTAGTGTTCTTACTAAAATGATAGCAAAACTTATTTTAGCTTTTTTGCTGATTATAACCATTCTTGTTGGTTATAGTTCTATTCAAGCTGTTGCAGAACCTACAAAAGTAGAGAAAAAAGTAGAAGACAAATCGAAATGTTTTTGTAATGGATTAAGTTTGCCCCAAGAGCGTCAGTGTCCAACAATGAACGATTTGTGAGATTCTTCATGGCATGGAATATCCCAGAAATTAAAAAATGGGCAAAGAACCATAAAATAGAAGTTAAATTAGACAAAGAGTCTAAAAAATACAGATGGACAATAGATGATAAAGTAAGTGAACTTTTATCTATAGATGATTTAGTCCCTCAGGTATTTAACTTTTTAACGGACAACAAGTACGTTCAGCATCAGGAAGAATATAGGAACAAAAAAGACACTAAATTATAACATATATAAAATTGTTATGTTATTTTTTAGAAGTTTTATTTGTTTTAGGTTAAATGGGAAAATAAATTCAAAAACAGTTAGTGAATTTGAAGAAATACTTTCAAATTGTTTAAAAACAAAACAAAATATACTTCCTATAGTAATAAACTCAACAGGAGGTTGTGCTTATTCTTTAGTATCTTTATATGAAAAAATTAAAAAATCAAAAATAAAAGTAGCAACAATAGTTGAGCACAAAGCATTATCAGCAGCGGCATTTCTTCTGTCTTGTGGCAATCAAGGATACAGATATATGGCCAAAGAAGCAGTTGTTATGATACATGATGCACATTCAGCGGATTTAAAACCAGACTTAAAAGAAATAGAAAGAATTAATAGCGTATTATACAACATATTAGAAAACAACTCTAATAAAAAAAACAACTTTTTTAAGAACATAATGCAAGACAATAAATGTTCAGATCTATATCTAAATGCTGAACAATGTCTCAAATATAAAATTATTGATTTTATTGGAATTCCTATAATTAAATCAATAATAGAAAAAGAATATTCATAGTTTTATATGGTTATTCTCTAAGAACATCTTCATTCTATCTAGTTTATTCCTCATATGACCTTCGTAATAGTTAAAATGGAATATCTTATCTTCAGAATAGCTGGTTTTTTCGTTAGAATATAATCTAAATCTATCAGTCATGTCCTTCCAGATAATCTCTGGGTGGGAATAAAAGAACATATTGAACATAGATTGCTCTAACTTAGGCGGATCTAAGTTCTTTTTTAGCTTTTCTTGCATATATTGGGATAACTTTAGAGCTAAATCTTTACTTAAACTAAAGAATCCAGCATTAATTCCCATATACTTTCTTTTAATTTCTATATCCCACCCCGTAGAACACCACTCGTTCAATTTTAAGCGGGTGTAGCTTTCATAGCAGTAAAGATTGCTTTCTTTATTAAAATCCTTTTTAAACCACAACACATCGCTATCTATGTATATGAATCGGTCATAGTCTAAATTGAATATAGTTGGGCTGTATTTAAGGTCTCCAATATAATCCCAATCAGGTCTTATTTTTTCTGCTGGGGTTATTTCAGTTTCGTATTTTTCTTTTTGATCAATAGGAGCTACTATTTTGAAATTTATATCTCCTAAATTAGCTTTTAGTGATTTATGTAGTAGTTTTGAGCATTCGAGTGCTTCGTGGTCTGGGGTGGATAATGTGTAAAATAAAATTTGCATAAAAGTATGTACTTGTTTTGCAATCTATTATTTTTATGATATACTGTTGTTCCTCTTTTATAAGGAACAAATATGACTCCCAGAAGAAGTAGAAAACAGGCGTTTCGGGATTATTGCGAAAAGGTGCGTATGTATTTGTCTGAGGAATGCATGGTAAATAACGTCGATGCTAAAGTGGATGATGAAGATATAGGGTTTTATTTTCGTGATAAGCACGATGTTCAGACTGCTGCTATGCTTATAAAGGAAGTTTTAGATTAATGTTGAAATTGGTGAGGCCAGCATATTCTGAGATATGTCTTTTAGTAAAGTCATATAATGAAATAGATTTTGAGGATTGGCTGCGTCACTATACTTCTTTAAAAGCTGATAAAATAACCATATTTGATAATGAGTCCAGTATAAATGTTCGTAAAATAGTAAAAAAGGTAGATAATAACAGGGTAGCGGTTAGGGAGATAAAGGGATTTCCTAATCAGTCTCGTTTATATACAAATTATTGTAAGGAGAGCGATTCTAGGTGGGTTTTCTTTGTAGATGATGATGAGTTCTTGTATTTGAATAATAAAGCGAATGATATAAACAGCTTGTTGTGTAATTATGAGAAGTATTCTGGGCTTTGTTTTAATTGGTTGTTTATGAGTTATGATAAGCCTATTGTAGATCGTCCAGTTCCGTCTTGTATAGATTATTGTTTATATTCCAGTGATAGGAAGAATAGTTTAAATAGTCATGTAAAGACCTTTGTGAATCCTAAGATGGTGCGTGGTTATGGGGATCCTCATTTGCCAGCTTTTAGGAGTGGCTTTGCAGTAAACTTTGATTATAAGCGGTGTAAACGTCCAGTTTTTGAGAGGTTTACTGATTCTGTTATATTATTTCATTATTATTTGAAGTCAAAATTAGATTGGGAGGAGAAGCGTAAACGGGGTAGGGCCACAACTTTATCTGTTCGCATCTCAGCGTACGAGAAAATAGTTAACTTTCGTTTATGTAAGAATTTTGATACTAGGATGATGGAGTATAAGAAGAGATGGGGCCAGTTCACTCCCGATAGTTTGAATTGGCGAGATTTGTCAATTACGGGTCGTCAGAATATTGATTCGCCTAATCCAATTAGAAAAATGATTTGAATTTAATAAAAGGGCCGATTGTGGAATTTAATAAAAGACCCGATAGTGATATTTTATAGTTAGTTACTTGTTTAGGAAATTATAATACAAGTGGCGGCACAATATCTAATTGTGCCTATTTTGGAATATTGTTTATGAAAAAAATATCGATTCTTTTTTATGGAATTAGTAAACCGATTATAGAGCATGATTATATTGTAAAAGATATATTTATGGACTATAGTGTTACATGTGACTATATTTTGGCCAACAAAGAAGAAGTAAATAGAAAGTATGATATTTTTGTTTATAATTGTAGGAATCCAAATTGTAAAACTCATTTTGGTTTTGCTCCATCGTATGAGCAAGTTAAGAATGCGATTCTTAGGTTTGAGCCAAAAGTTGTCATCCAACTATCAGACGAGTGTTGGAGGGAACGCAACGACGTTCATAACTTGCTAGGTAACTTTTGTGGTCTTTTTTTAAGACAGTATAGGCATCATTGTCATTTAGCTTTATATACAAAAAACACAGTGCAAATTCCACTAGGATATTTAAACGGGTTTTATGATAGGTCTGTTGAAGTAAAAAAAATTAAAGATAGAAAGTACACATGGTCTTGGGTGGGATATTTGAAATCTGATCGGCGGGAGATGATTAATATTTTTTGGAAGATGTGGAACAACATTACTATTTGCAATTCAAATGTCCCTGCAAATGAGGTTTTTGATATTTTTTCTAATTCTATTTTTGTTCCATGTGGTAGAGGCAATTTTACTTTAGACTGCTTTAGAAATTACGAAGCAACAATTGCTGGGGCCATTCCTGTGGTTGTTGGGTCTCAAGAAGAAATTAATTGTGCATATAAATATGAAGAAGCTCCGCCATGGATATATGCAAATAATTGGGCTGAGGCGGTTGTTAAATGTCAAAAAATTCAATTTGACTTTAACAGGCTACAAGAAATGCAAGAAGCAAACATTGCATGGTGGAATCGCACAATAGACTCGATACGTAATAAAATATCAGATGCTCTTAGGGATGAAAAAAGTGATTATTCTTCTTTGTTAGTAAAAAATCTTCAAGAAAAAATATTAGAACAAGAATCTATTATTCAAAAGCCAATTTCTATAGTACGATATAGTTAGTTAAAAAAGCGTATTATTTTGCTAAATATGTTTATATGAGATTCTCTAATTTTCTAATTTTATCAGAATACGCCCAAGGCATGTCAGACTTGGCGACAAGATACTTACAGGGCCAAATAAAGCCTGAAGATTTTGAGGCACTTACCAGAAGCAATTATGTCCAAAGAAATATGGATCTTTGGCGAAGCAATACTCAAGGCGGTTTTAGCCCAAGATTCCAACAATGGAAAGAGTGGTACAATAACATCAAACAACAATTAATTTCTAGTATGGAAAAAATTGGTTGGATTAATGATGAAAACCCCGGCTGGTTTCAGTTTAGTTTGCCAAAACAAAATCGGGATAAAATTGACGGCAAAACTTTTAAACTCTATTATTCTGTTGATGTGAAAGATTGTGCTAATTTTGTTCAAAATCTTCCAAGTTTAGCCAATAACTTAAGTCAAGTTAATACTCAAAACCAACTTTCCTTTAAGATCCCAAGCACTTATTCAACGTTCATGACCGAAAGAGATTCTCTTGTTGTTCATTTTTATGATAAACAAGCAAATCAAGAAATTAATCAAGCTGTTATTTCTTTCTTTCAAAATGCTGGGGTTACTCCACAAGATAGAAGAAAAATTTACCAGACAACTGATCACGGTGTTGATCTTGACGGCAAGTCTGATACTCAATTAGTAGTTCAAAAATTTATGCAATTTATAGACCACAACAAACAGTATTTGTTAGACTTACAAAAAAGAGATCCTTCTAAATTTACAAAAGATTTAGACCAATTGTGGCAGCATATATCGCAAAAAGGATATCATAGGTAAACTTAATTTACATGAATAACTACCTTTCTATTTGGTATTCCCTATTGTTATATGGTATTCGCTTCTTTGAATTCCTCCATAAAATCTATCGTCACGATATTGGGGCAGACCTAGTTCCTGCCTTATATAGCCTATTTCACTGCTATAAGCATTTATCCAGAAATACATACCATCTGTTTGTATGATGGGTTCATATTGGTATGTTATGATTCTGCCTTCGTGCTTCCTCCAAAACTCCATTTTTGTTGGAGTTTCTTTGTTCTTTCTTACAATTGTTATATGTGCAAGAGCTTTTTGGGGCTTTGCATAATAGTATCTTGGGATAAGACTTCTATAGTAGTCGCTTATACTTTGGTCTATGTTTGCAACTACTTGTATATTTTCATCATATGCAACGATTGCCTTAGCTGTATACAACATTTCTATCTTTCAAATACGTATATACAATAGCACAATAGTGCTAACAAGGAGGTTTATTGTGGGAGCTACAACAACAGAAGGAACTGGTCCGGGTTCTGTGGACAAAATTCTACCAACTATAAAGAATGGTAAAATCTATTTGTCTAATATTATAAACATAAAAAGTCTTCTTGAAGGAGTTCTCGTTCTTGAGGAATTTGAACCAAGTTTTTCACAATTGTCGGCACCTGTGGAAAATTATGTGGAAAAAGTTCAAAAAGAACAAGTGGAAAAGAAAATTCAAATTTCGCAAAGCTTTAAGCACAACATTAATGTCCACCATTCAGTTACTATAAAACCAGAAGCTGTTTTACCTTTGTCTTTAGATAAGAAGGAATCTTATAAGGTAGTTATATCCAAACAAACTAGATCAAAGAACAAAAATATGTTGAGCCATTCTAATAAAAAGCAAACCAAACAAAGAAGAAAAGTAATTTTAGAGCCTAGAAATAAAATTCAGAAAAAACAAAGAAAAAAAATAATTAGTTCTGAGGTTTTGTTAATTGGAAATAATCAGAAGGTAATTATTTCAAAAAACAGTAGTATTTTTGATAAATAATTATGTAGGAGTTAGTCTTTAACCAAGGAGGTGTACACATGGCTGCAACTACAACAATGGGAACCGGTGTTGGTTCTGTGGATAATGTCTATAATAAATTAAAAAATGGTGTTGTTAATTCATCAAATGTTGTTAACAATTCTTTAAAGTCTGTTGACGTTTTACGTAAGCCACTTTTGGTAACAGCTGATACTTTAACTGTCACGGAAGATTATGCAGGTAGAGTTGTTTGTTTAGATAGGGCTGCTGGCGTTACTGTTACTTTACCAGCCGCAACTGGAACTGGAAATGTTTACAAGTTTGTTGTTTCAACAACAGTAACAAGCAACAATGACGTAATCAAAGTTGCCAATGCTGTTGATTCAATGGCAGGTCGTGCATTAGCTTGTGCTGATAGCGGCAACACTGTCAATGGTTGGGAAGTTGTATCCGGTGATGATACTATCACACTAAACGGTGGAACTAAAGGTGGATATGTTGGCGACACAATTGAAATTATTGATATCAAAGCCAATCTCTTTTTAGTTAATGCTTACCTAAATCAGACAGCCTCAGAAGCCACTCCATTCAGTGCAACTGTTTCTTGATTTTAAATAATATTTATTAAATGGTAGTGAGGGTAGGGTGAAAGCCTTACCCTCACTTTTTTTGTATTGATACCTCATAAATAAAGATTATGAGCAATAATTCTTTTAAATCGTGGTTGAAACTATCGGAAGATGGTGGAGGTGCCGGTGGTGGTGGAGGTGCCGGTGGTGGTGGAGGTGCCGGTGGTGGTGCCGGTGGTGGTGGAACTAGTGGTGGTGGAACTAGTGGTGGTGGAACTAGTGGTGGTGGAACTAGTGGTGGTGGAACTAGTGGTAGTGGAACTAGTGGTGGTGGAACTAGTGGTGGTGGAACTAGTGGTGGGCAAAATCCTCCCATGGGCAGTGGAACTGGCAAAGATAATATCGCCAAAGTTCCTACACGTTGGGGATGTTGTGGAATTTGGCCATATTGGAAAAAGAAAAGAAGAAAAAAGAAAAAAAGTGGATAATAAAGAGCTACTGCCTTCCATTCCTGATGATCAAAAAAAGAAGGTATTCTCGTTAATAGAGGAATTTAAGAATTTTGCTTTTAAGGGCAACGTTGTTGATCTAGCTGTGGGTATGGTTATTGGGAGTTCTTTTAGTAATATAGTAAACAGTTTAGTCAACAACCTAATTACTCCGATAATAGGTATAGTTTTACCGGGTGATGTTGGACTTAAAGATTGGCAAATAGTTGTTGGCGAAAAACGAATACCTTTTGGTGCATTCTTTAATGATGTATTTGGATTCTTACTCACTGCGACTATTTTGTTCTTATTCTTGAAGAAGTTTTTAGTTTGGTTGTTGAAGTCTAGAAGAGAGGTGGACTTGAACAAACCTCCTCTAACTAAAGACCAAGAACTATTGCGTCAAAACAACGAAGTACTTAACCAAATAAAAGACATTTTATTGAGAAGTCAAAGTACCGGACTATAGACTGCGGCGTGTTTGACAGCATAGTTAATTACATCTTTTTTAATTTGTCTGATTCTTTCTTTGGATACATCAAAGATTTTGCCAACATCTTGTAGAGTCATGCCCTCTTCTTGGTCTATTCCAAAGTAATACTTCAAAATAGTAATTTTGGCATCGGCATTTTTCATATTGCTCCTAATAATTTCAAATACTCTTTCAACAACTTCCCTGTTATGTTTATTTTTTAATTCCACAACAGCAAAATCTTCTTTTTGTTGTTGTAAGGTTTCTGGTTCTTCTATTCCTGTGAATCGTTCTTCTAGCTTCCTATAGTTTGAGTAATCTCTATGGAGGTTTCTCTTAAGAACATTTACATAATAGGTGGAAAATTTAAAGTTGAGTCTATAATCGAAGTATTCGATAGACTTTAACATATGCATGTATGCGTTTGAAAAGAATTCGTCTCTTTGTGGTCCATCTTGTTCAGCAAATTTACTTACTTGCTTGACGATTAATCTCATATTGGATTTAAGTAGAATGTTTCTTACTTCTTGTAGTTTGTTAATGGTATCCTCTATTTCTAAGAGGCTTTTCTCTCTAAGTCTTTCCAACTTCACGGGGGGAGATTGCTTAGGAGATTTGTTGTCTTTTGGTTTCTCAAATCCTGTGGTTAGTTTTTTAAGTCTATATTTCAAGTAATTGTATTTGCGAAAAAGGTGGTATTCTTGTTCTTTCTTCAACAGGGGAGAACAGTTTAGAATGTTGTTATGATCGACTTTGTCATAGCAAAGATTAACATCTGCCAATAATGGCTTTCTGTTGTTGCCCTCAAAAGATTTCTCGAAGAAAAATCTATCAGGAATGCATGAAATAATCTTTTCAAGTCTTTCATTCTTGGTCATGCTTATCTCCATCCTTGGTTTAAAGAAAGGGGATTTTGATTATAGCATGGAATTTTTGCTTGACAAGTTTGAGTTTCTTTAAATTAGACTAAATTATAATTTTGCTTTTGCCATTTAGATACTTGCCATATAATTTTTGTGCTTCAAGGAATACTAATTTTTCTTGATGTGGCAGCCATTCAACCATTTTGTTTTCCATGATAATATCGTCTAACCTATAATGAAAATTTTCACACAACTCAAAAATGTAATCTTTTTTTCCCATGTAAAAGTTATCTATGCCAAGGCAGTTAGTATTTGAGGTGAAAAGTATGTTCTGATTTTTGTAGCTTTTAGTAAAGTTTAGTAGATTATTGGCTTGAAATTGTTCTTCTTTTACGTCATTGTTTTGATAAACATTAAATATATCAAATCTTGTATTGACAACAGCTTTGTATCTTATTTTTGATTTTTGAGCTTTGTTGACTGCATGAAATATTCCGTACCACATTTTCTTCCAAGCAATCACTGGGCACCTACTTGCATAGTAGCGTTTAACAGGAGCAGGAAGAAAATTTGTGAGTTTTTCTCCTAAGTTTCCATGGATTTCTCCATTTATTTGTATTTCACTATCATCTTCTATTGTTAGATCTTTTATATTTTTTAAATTTCTATCAAAGTAAGACATGATTAGTTCTTCTTTGATTTCATAAGTTGGAGATTGCAAGATTCTCCAACTTGATTCTGCTTCGTTTTTATTCCAAGTATGGATGAATATATCTAAATCAAAATTTTGTGATAGTTCGAATATAAAATCACTAAATTCTGTGTTTTTGGTCACTTCTCTTTCGTGTCCACGTATTAGAATAGCGATTTTTTCCATAGTTTAGATTACCATAGTAAGGCATTTACAAGCTCCACCGGCCTTTATAAATTCACTCATATTTGTTTCGTGAACTTTGTAGCCTCTGCTCTCTAGCAATTCCTTGGTACTACTGCATCCTGCCGGTATAACAATATTGTTTTCAATAAGAACTGCATTACAGGCAAACTTTAATGCATCTTCTTGTGCGACTTCTAGCAATTCAAACTTACTTCTTAAGAAAGAAATTTTGTCATCATCAAAAGCCTTTGGATATATCAAAATTTGCTTGTTATTTAAAGGACAGAAGCATGTATCTAAATGATAAAAATAAGGATCTACAAGATTGAGCCTTATACACTTAACGTGGTAGTCTAACAAAGATTGCCAAATTTCATGGTCATATGCTTCTTCGTCACTTCTGAAGCCGTAACCCATAAAGATGTACCGATCTTTTATCAGACAATCTCCAGCTCCTTCAAACCTTAAATTTTCAGGAAGCTCAAAAGTTTTACAATTATTGCTCAAGAACCAATTTTTGTAAAGTTGCTTTTCTGGGATTCTTTCTTTATATTTAAAATTTGAAAGTAAAATGTTGTTTTCAATTAATATTCCTGCATTGGCTGTAAAGACTATGTCTGGAAGCTTGTCGGCAGGGGGCATTCTAAGGACATTAACGTTCAAAGATTCTAGGATTGAAATTAAGTTTTGCCATTGTTGATTGGCTAGTTCTTGGTTTACCTTTTTTTCTAGGCTCATCCAAGGGTTAATTTCATAGTCAATTTGATAAAAAGATGGATCACAAGTAAGTATATTCATTGATAATATTATAGTTATGAATTAGGTAATTTTATTACTTTCACAACAAGATCTCCACTACCTTTTATAATACGATGCCACTCATTCGCTTTTATCTTGATTTCTTGGTTTATAGGGATGGGCAGTTCATTTTCTCTCTGAAAAAGCCAATCATTTGTACCTATGGGAAATACAATTCTATCTTCTAGGTCTTTATGCCACTTTAGTTCACTAGAATCTAAATCCTTGGAAAAAGTTCTAATAAAAATATTTTCTAATTTTTTTTCTGAAAATGGAAGTTCCATAATACATATCCTTATGAGTTTTAAAGAGTATATATCCAGCAAAAAAGTACAACCTATGGAATTATTAGAATCCATAGAAATTAGTGATAATTTGAAGTATCACTTAGAGAATAATATTTCCTTATGTGAAAATGTATTCAGAGTTTATAGTGAAGCATATTTTAGTTTGATAAGAGAGGTCAGAGAACTTTATAATAAGGATATGATAGCTATTAACGATGAAGATGCAGAGTTGCTAGAAACTGACTTGGGTGAATTTATAGAATTAAATGGAGAGGTCATTTATTTTGATGCACCAATGTTAGAAGAGAGTGAAATAAATGAAGCTGAGGTGGCGGGTAAAAAAGTAAAACTTAATAAACCAACTAGAACTCCTGGTGGGCCAAAGAAATTCAAAGTACACGTAAAAACTTCTAGTGGTAGGATTAAAACTGTGCGGTTTGGAGACTCAAAAGCTTCAGGACTAACAATTAAAAACTCAAATCCCGCAAGAGCAAGAAGCTTTAGAGCAAGACATAAATGTAGTGAAAAGAAAGATAGAACGACACCGGGCTATTGGTCTTGCAATGTGGGCAGGTATGCCAAGGCTCTTGGATTATCTTCGTCTAGACCTTGGTAATTTTATTGCCAAGTAGGCATTAATATCTGCTTCTTTATCTTTTCTTTGTCAGTTACTTTTTGTTTAGTTTCTTTGTCGTTTATCGGTATTTCTTGAACAAATAAACTTCCAAAAAGTAAGTCTCCTAACATGCTATTATCAGGTAATGCCTTATAATAAGGTTGCTGTCCTCCGCCTTTGTGGTTGAGAGCAAATGCTTTTAAAAACTGTGCTATTGATACGTTTTCTTTATCTTTTAAAGCGTCGTATGTAGTCTTGAATCTTAAAGCAAAAACGCCTCTAGTAGATAGCATTTCAGCACTAGAAGAACTAATAATTAATGCTTCTTCATACGCCCCACTATCCTCTCCGTAGTCTATAGATTCATCTTTTCTAATATCAAATATGCCTATGAAAGGAAAGATAATTCTATTGTTTTTACTTGGTAGCTCTGGGAGGAATGCGATCCCTTTCTCAATCTCTAGATTTCTTAACAATTCCCCATTCTCTTTAAATCCTTCTTGTATTCCACCTTGGGCATGACAAGTATCAATTAGCACTATCAACCTTTTAACTTTTTTGGATTTAGCTATCGATTCTAGTGCTTTGCTGAATTTAAAACTACCGCCTCTTGCTTGCATACCAAAATTATTTCTACTACCGCCTCCATGACCATTTAAATATAATAAAAGTGTAGATCTATCTGTTATTTTTTTTGATGTTTCTGTAATTGTTGAGTATATTTGCTGGGAAGAAACATTATGATGCCGTTCCGATTTAAAACCAAGTTTCTTATCTTTAAATACAGATTCCATTAAGTCTAAATTCTTTGTTCTTCCCCCTTCATCTGACATGGTGAAGAGCAGAGCTATGTTATTTTCAAGAGGATCGTACGCCATACCGGTTTCAACCTCTTGTCCATAACAAGTAGATGTAAAAAGTAACAACAGTATTAAAATATTTTTCATATTATTGGTGTTTGGAAGGATGGCCCCGAATATAAAGAGCCATTGTAGCCGGGAATTTGTTTTATTTTTTCTTCATATTTGTCTAGATGATTCATCGACTGTTTTTTATCTATCAATTCTTTTATATAGTTAAGATTATGTGTAACTATTTGAGGAAAATTAGTAGGTGATTGCAGGTTCTCAAGCGGTATGTTTCTGCTTCTAATTATCCTAAAACTTCTTGGTCTGAATTTATTAACTGCGTTTAACTCTTCATGCAGAGTGTATAAATCCACTAAAATATGCATATCTTCTGATATTGGATTTCTTTTAAATGTTATTTTTTCAACAACTGCGAGGTCTCTTCCGTTTATCACAAATTTTCCAATTATATTTTGTTCGGGGAAAATTTTTCTAATTTTTAAGAGTTGTTTTCTTAGCTCTTGTTTCTCAAATCTAGCTTCTTCTATATCTTGCTTGTGATATTCTTTTCTTTGTTCGATGTATTCTTTTAAGTGGTCATTTTTTGCTAGTTTAAGTAATCTTTCAATAAAAGGTTTCCTTAAATACACTCTGGTGTTTGATATATGACTTTTTTCTGGCTCATTCTGTACGATTTCCATATCGGTTAGTTTTGATATGAAAGTGTGGTATACTAGTAGCATATCTTTCTCATAAGGGGAAAAAGATATGCCATCTACACGTTTGGTGTCAATCAATTTCTTAATACCAAACATAATTTTTTCATATATCGCATTAGATTGAGAGTTACTTCTTGTTGCACTGTAGGTGTTATCTTTTAAGAAGTCGATTTGATATATATTTTCTAAAATACTATTAGGATCTTCTATCCCACTATCCATCATTGCATCCTCAAGACCTCCAGCTATTGTGCTACCTTTTTGCATCTTTACAACATATTTTGATTTTGAAACATCATCTATGAATTCATATTCATATCCTTCTTTGTTTCCAAAATATGTAGGAATTAACTCGATGTGACTAGTATCTGCGTTTACTAAATCTCTTATTTCAAAAATATAGAAAAATTCTTTAAAATTCATATACAAGCTTAAGCAAAGGTAATATGCTTATATAGAAATGTTTAAACTTATTTTAAATTAACATATCAGATATTTCTTTGTTTGTTAATACGTTGACAATCTTAATCAGTTGGTCTAAATTAAGGTCTGTTTTTAGATCAATTGAGTCGCAATAAGCTCTATGGATAGCATTTGCAGAAAATTGTTCTGGGGAATTAAGGACTACTGAAGATAAAGCTGGGAAGGCACAATCTAATCCTTCTTCCTCTTCATCAGCTGTTTGCAATTTTGTGTGAAGATTATAGGCTGATTCTTTTGAAGTGTCTTTACCGCTTAAGTAAGACAAAGCCCAATTTTTAAACTCTTCATTTTTAACAAGGCTGTATGCACACAATATGGCCAGCGTTATTCTCTTCTCTGGTACTGGAAAATTTATATCGTGCTTTTTTATTGTTTTGACTTTAGAGCATTTACTTCTTAAACCGCCATCCAATACATCTGACAGCGTTTCAACGCTCCATAATATTTTGTCGAAAGCCGTTTCTTCATAAAATGGATATAGATAAACAGCCTTTTCGGGAGAGTCATATATGGTAAAATAATAATTGGAATTTAACTCTTCATTTGTAACCTCTTCTCCCCATAGAATGTCTCTTTCTGTCTTATTATCATTTTTTGTAATTAAAAAATACATTTATTTCCACCATTTATTAAGCATATAGTTTAGTGCTGCGTATAGGCTTGGGCCTATAAACAATAGGTCCATAAGGTCAAAATGAAAATGAGTACAGGGACACAGCCCAACTAAATGCAGGATATAGTTTATCATAGTTTTATTTTACCAAAAAACATGATTATGTCAACAAAAAAAATGAAAAAAACGATATGTAGGATCACTAGATATTGTTATGCGCTTGGCAATAATCACGCTTATGTTAACCTTTAATGTAGCTTGTGGTGGAACTATCGATCCTTCTACTCCTGATTCAAAATATGTGGAGTATGCCAAAGACTTCGAATGTATACTAAAAATATGTGGAAAAGATGAAAAAGATAGAAGTTACTGTGCTTCAGCAGTTGCTGTTGCCCCGCATTGGATCATGACCGCTGCTCATGTTGTGAAAGATGTGAAGTCAAGCTTTGTTGTAGTCAACCACAAAGTTTTTGAAGTAAAGAAAATAGTTTGCCATGATCAGTATGAAGAAAAAAACTATGGAACTTGTGATTTAGCTTTAGGCTATATTGAAGAAGATCTGGGGCTTAAGTTCTATCCAGAGATATATAAAAATCAGGATGAAGTAGGAAAGATTTGTTCTATTTCTGGTTACGGCATTACAGGTACCTTTAATACGGGTGCAAAAAATAGTGACAACCAAAGACGAGCTGGATCTAATAAAGTCGAATCAATTGACAGAAAACTTCTAGTTTGCACTCCATCAAAAGAAAATAGAACTTCTTTAGAATTTCTTATCGCACATGGCGATAGTGGAGGAGGCTTATTTATAGATGGAAAACTAGCGGGCATTAATTCTTGTGTAATGGCAACAGACAAAAAGCCAGATTCAACTTATGGCGATGAGAGTGGTCACACAAGACTAAGTCTTTATAAGGATTGGATTAAAGAAGTCATGCAAAAATAAATTATACTTCCCAAGGAAATATAATCCATCCACTCTCGTAGTCTCTATCAATTTTTCTTGCTTTGTAATCTGAACAAAATCTCTGCCTAATATTGTGGAAAAGGCTGCAAGTTTTGATATCGGAAAAGTCTTTCTTTAAAGAATAAAAAACTTTTTCTAAAGTTTTTCCGCTATCACAAATGTCATCAACAACAAGCAATCTTGCATCCTTAGGTAGATCAACTATTTCTAGGGGATAAAATTCTTCTTTGCCATCTCTTAGTTGACAACTTATCACGCTTAAGGGCAAGTGCATTTTGTGACTCAAAGATACTGCTGGGACTAGTCCACCCCTTTTTATCCCAACAATAAATTGAGGCATCCACCTAGAATCATATATTTGTTTTATAATTAGTAAAATATCTTTGTCAAATTCTTCCCAAGAATAACGTATTTCTTTATTCATTTTATTTCCCAAGAAGCGTTTGGTCTCCTCAAGTTTTCTTTCTTTAAAGATTTACTGCAAGCTTCGGTAACGCTTGCTACTGATTTTTTTGCTTGCGACAAAGTATCTGCACTCCCCATATAGAATAGTTCTTTTGCAGAATGCAAATTTTCACAAGAATAAGGCAAGTCTATTTCTTCTTTTACCAGACCTTCCTTATTGTAGGTTTGATCTATGATTTTTGGGACATGATAACACGTAAAACACATTCTTGGGTAAAGATTGCCATCAACATAGGGCTTTGTTTTGTGGACCGTGGTGTGTATGTCCATTTTTTGATTACACAAAGAGCAGACGTCTTTTTTCATGGACCTTTAAGGAAAAGCCTTATTCCCTTTTTATCATGAATATAGTAATTGTTCCTACCATATTCTACCCCAACTTTGCAGCGATTGAAATACACACTGTCAAAAGCCAGATTATTTGGTTCAACAAGGTGTATGTTGACATTTTTAAATTTTGGATCATCTTCCTCCCTAATGCAGGAAAAAATATCTCTAATCATAATTTCATATAGACTGATATCCAGTGCTCTAAATGCCATGTTTAGAGCTTTAAGAAAACCTTTTGGCTTTTCCCAAGGCTCTAAAAAAGCTGGTCTGCCCATTATCACATATATTTCGTCGCAACCAGCTTCTATACATTGTTCTAAAGGGGCCAATTGCCTACTCCCCGCATCTACCCAACCATTGCGATCTTGTACCAATCCAGTAATTGCCACGCTGCCTAGAATTGCTTCTTTAAATTCTTCTTTTGTACAATGTTTGTTTGAAACGTATTGAAGTTCACCTGTTTCTATGTTCATCCTACAAACGACGCTTTCACATAAAGGTTCATTTTCTAATGATTTTTTTACAATTTTTTCCATTGGCTTCTGATTGAATATCCCAGTAGAAAAAAGAAAATTAATATTAGGTTGAAAAACATCGAAAATATTTGAAATGTTTTTCCACATATTCGCCAAACCTTCTGGTCCTAAATACGCATAAGAAGCCGCACATATAGAACCAGAGGAAATCCCTATAGTAAAATCTGCATTGATTCCCTTTTTAGATAGGTCTGCTGCAATGCCAGCTTGTACAGAACCTCTAGCTCCCTCCCCGGTAAAACAAAAACCTATTTTAGTCATTTATATTCTTTCTTTGATTAATATATTCTTTAGCTAGATTTGAAATATAGAAAACATTTTCTGACTGATGTGAATTAGCAAGTAATTCAAACGGATTGCCAAAAGACATAAACATTGGTGGAGTATATGAAAACATAGACTTATAAAAATTTTTACCTACACCATTTTTATAGCTTATAAAGTTGCCAGTACCTTCTGAATTAGCTGGCACAGTTAAATACTGGCCGTGTATAACCATATTACTTCTGTTTTGAAACAGAGATATACACAGAGCTACTTTAGAAGTTTCACTCCAAACCTCTTTGTTGTCAAGCATCTGTTGGAGTGCTAGTTTTTCCATATTTTCTATCATCATCGAAATAAAGCCGATATGAATATTTGAAAAACCATAGCAACCGCTAACAGAATGCCAATTTTCTTTTAATTCTTCTTCTTTTATATTGAAAATTTCAAGAAATTCATCTCCAATATTTTCTTTTACAAAATCTAAAGTAAACAAAGGATCTACCGAGTAAACACATTCAGGGAAGTTTGTCAAAAACACAGCTTCGCTTGGCTGTCTGTAAAGAACTGTGTCGTTCTCTAAAACAAAAAAAGATTCTTTTATAATATCATTGAATAGAGAAGAGTATAAAGAATAAAATTTGTTGAATCCTTTTACTTCTTTTGCTTCATCTATATTTTCAAAAGTGTTTATGTTTTTAAGCTTTTTAATACCTGTGTTGTAAAGCTCTAATGATTGTGAGTCTTTTTTATTTGTTAGAGCCACTATCAATTTATCAGTGCATCCTTGGTTTTCAAAGCTTTGCACCATTAAGTCTAATTGCCATTGGTAGTAAGGCTCATTGTCTAAATATAAGAAGTATTGCATGAACTATAATAGTAAAAACTATTTAACTCTAAATTTGCTACATTTATTATTATCGTTGTCATCCGTTTGTGGGAAAAAATATGATTCATATATTCTATAAACTTCACTATAGGCTACCCCCCAAGAAGCATCATGAGACATTTTTTCAAAATCTTCCCAAGAAAGCTTATCGTGCAAGTGGTTCCAAGCTCTTGCATGTGCCCACTCATGAAGCACGGTATCCATAGCAGCAGATTCTGTCATTTCTTTGTTTATCCTGATAAAGAACTTTTTTGAAGCCAGACTACAGTCGCCATCTAAATTATTCATAGGAACCCTTTTCACGCTCACAGGATATGCCAAAGGACAGTTTTTTTTAAGTATAGACACTAATTTCCTATAATGCTTAAAGTTTTTTTGTTTCATTGTCCTCCGATAATTTATCAAGAAGTAACACCTTAGTATATACCCTAAGGGAGGAAACAAACGAAATTTAAGAAATCATGTAAATTGGTAAGAATTTATTTCTTTAGTGAATCTATCCATTTTTTTGTTGATAGATTTTGCTTAACATAGTCGAATTCTTTACCTTGCGGCGATCTGCCTAAAAGATCAGTATATGCTGGATTTATTGCTCTTTTTCCTTTTTCATCCGTTATATAAGGGGCTAAATCGCTTTCATCGTGGTCAATAAAACTATTAAATTCATCTTTATCTAGGTTGACCATCTTCATCCAATCCTTGATTTTGGACTTTGTTAATCCACTATGAGCCTTTTTTATACTATAAAATTGATTTGAATCAAAATTGTTATTTTTACCCCAATTATAAAGTTTGACAAGATATGCAATATCGTTAGCTTCTTGGCTAGTCCAACCATTCGATGTAAGAAGTTCTTTTACTTGATCTGGGGAATTATTCCTTAGAACCCAAGCGACACTCAACCATCTGTCCCCTACAAAGTTTTCTGGCATTTCTTCTTCTGTTGAGAATTCCACACCAGGAAAAATTTGACTAAATATATCAAGTGAATGGGCCGTCTTCATTAGTTTTCTAGGATCTACATCAGGATGCTCTAAAGTACTGATAAAATCTTTTTTCACTAATTCTTTTGGAAGACTGGCGATGCTCTTTGAATGGCTTTTTATTATCTTTGCATAATCCTTTGGCAGAGATTCTGGGTTGCCGTATCTTGCATTTGTTTTTAGAAGTCTTAGTGCAATTGCTGGGTCTTCTTTGAGTCTATCTTCTAGTTTTTCTCCTACTACCTTTATTTGGCTGTTCTTTAGATGGGTAGCTCCACCATATGGATCTATTAGTTCACTATTATCGCCATCTGCGTTTGATAATGGTATGTATAGAGAGTTTATAGTTAAGTCTCTATTTGACGAATCTTCTTCTATAGATGAAGCAGACTCAGCCTTATCAGGTTGTATTCTTCTGCTTTTTAGACTCTTTGACAAAGTTGCTATTTCAAACTCTTCACCATTTATTTCTACCGTTATCTCTAATTCTTTTCCCTGTTTATCCCACCTAGAAACATAGAAAGATTTCTTATTTGTAGATGTTGGTAGCTTTGCATATCTTTTTTCTTCAGGAAGATTTTTTGGTTTAACTTCTGAGAAACCTTCTTCGGATTGGTCTAATATCATTCTTACTTCACTTATTGTAGCGTCTGTTACCAAGTCATAATTTCTTGGTGTCTTGCCTTTTAAGTGATCACGCACGGCACCACCGGTTAAATACAAAGATTTTTTCTTTAACTGTGGCTCTATTTCGCCTTTTGATTTGTCGATAGTGGTATAGCCCAGTCCAACTTGGTTCGAGCCATTAAAAGCTTTTACAAGATATCTCAAATTAGCATGAGAGTTTTTATTGATGGCAAAAGGAGTAAACTCTTTGTCTCCTAGTTTCTTCTGAAGTTTAACCTTAGATGTAACTGATTCTGGCTCTTTGGCTTGCTCCCTGAACTGATAATACTTTGAGAATTTCATTTTTACCCCAATCATTATTTTAATAAAGTTATTTATGCCTTATTATAGTATTTTTCACAAAGGAGGTGATTGTAGACCCAAAGCATAAAGTATATACGCTGCGATAGTCATCAGACCTATTTTCCAAATAGTATCAAAAATATTAGACCATTTAAGATCATGACTGCCAATCCTAACGTTTATCATTTCTATCTTTATTTCAATATCTTTTATCTTTCCTTGAAATTCTTCTAACTCCTCTTCTATAACCTCCTTGTTTTCCAACAATATTTTTATTCTTTCGTCCATCCTAGAAGTTAAATCTGAGACTAATTTAAGGTTGTCCAATAACTGTGAAATGTTGGGTGTTTGTCGATTCATTTTTTTCCATTTCTAAGTCCCTACATTCTATATATTAACATATGACAAAACCAGAAGTAGTAAAAGTTGAAGAAATAACAGAAAGTCCTATAGAACCAATATACGAAGGACCCAGAGAAGTTGACTTAGAAATAAGCACAGAAGATATAGAGGGAATGGTGCCTCAAATGAACGTTTCTGTGCCGGATCAGCCTAAAAATGAATCTATGCTAATAACGGATGACCAATACCTAGGACTTTTAGATGAAATTTTAAGCTCAATTAGAGAAGATAGAAAACAAGTAAGTGATTATATTGATAATTTTGCAGATATGGTTATGAATGATGGAGATGCTACTACTTCTACAAAAGAAGCACTTGTGAACTTAGTTAAAGTAAAAACCGACCTACAAGATAAAATGTTAAAAACAGCGGATTTAATGACAAGATTAAAGATGAAGAATACGTACGCATACTCAGGGCCACATTTAAATGCTATGCAACAAAATAATTTCAATATAGGTGCGGATGCTGACTTTGGCAGGAAAGAACTTATCAAGGCAATTAATCAAGCTAAGAAAAAGAAAAAGGAACAATAATGTCTAAAATAGCAATTGATGAATGGTACAAAGAAGCCAGTGGTGATATAGCTGCAAATCAATCTTCTATGGGTACACCAGATGGCTCACCTATGGATGCTCCTAATGCCCAACAAGCTCAACAACCAAGTGTAGGAGTACCACAAGACCAGCAAAATGCAAAACAAGGCACAGAGCAGAATCCAGATCAAGGATCACAACAGCCACAGATGCCAGATGTCTCACAGGATCCAGTAGCTCCTGATATGCCTGAGGAGAAACAGGATCAAAACTTTGAAGATTGGAAAAACAATTATTTCAGAGAATCAATCAAAGGCGATGTAAGTAAACTTATAGAAATGATTCAACAAGTCAGAGACACCGAACTAGACTCTTACCCCAGAAAATTTGTTGAAGACAATTTGCAAATTTGCTTTTTAAGACAACATGCCAACATTGAAAAAGCTAGCAAAGAAATAAGAAAACTAATTAGAGATAATCTCGATAGAAATAATCCAAGTGTTTCTTTAGTTAATCACATCGATAGCACCTTGCAAACAATGCCAGAACTGAATAGTGTTTTTATAAAGCTTAAAGGACTTTTAGGTATGAAGGGCGATCTTCATAGAAAGTTTGTATCAGCTATTATAGGTGGTGTACAGGTTGGAACAGGTGGAAACAATGAAGATGTAATTTATAATGAAAGAGATTATTCTATAAGGCTTTCTACGAGATATAACGATAAGTGGGGCAGAGTAGATATTGGAAAATGGAGTCTTAAAGAAGATGACACAGAAAGATACCTTACAGAACCTGAGCAAAGAAGATTAGAAGAAGGATCCCCAGAAGAAAAAGACGTCCTCAGAAGAAGAGTCGTTGTGGAGAGTATTTCTGACATCTTCAAGAAAAGAGGATTCGTTATAAATATTGTAGGAGAAGATGGCACCATTTATACTTTAGGCTGGGATATATCAGGTAGCCTAAAGAATGCCTATACTAGCGGCAAAATAATCGTAAAAACAATTCAAAGTGAAAACTCTGAGGCCATGATAGATGATGATGGAAAGATAACTCCTTATGTTGATGTAAAAATAAAATATACTAAAGAGACTGGGGAGGTTGACGAAGATGGAAAGCCAGTTCAAGAAGAACATGACTTCATGGAAAGAATAGATGGAATGCTTTTCTTGACAGCACAGTTTCAAATACTAAAAGAAGCTGCGTCTTCATTTAGTGGAATGGTTCTAAAAGAAATTCCATATAATGGAAACCCAAGTGACTTAAGAATAATACAAAGATGTGTTCCCTCGGCCCCAGAAATATTAATGCGTCAGTGCTAAGGAGAAAAATGCAGAACTTTTTTGAATTTGTCGATAGAAAACAACGAGAGTCAAGAAAACACCTACAGCTTGTCGAAAAGGCTTTAAAAAAAGCTGGGATGAATGTAATCAATTTTATAGATCAAGATGATTCTTATGTGTTTGTTAAAAACAAACATCCTGATGCCCCTTTTGCTGGAGTTAGAATCTATGAAATAGGAGACTCATTGGCCTACAGAGTACAAAAAGAGCCTGAGACTGAACCTTATGGTAAGGCCTATTTAATAGACCTAGAGGAAATGTTCAATGACTTTATGGGGGAAGGAATGAAAGAAGAAAAAGCTGGCGAAAAAGTCGTTGATAGCTTAGTTTTAGAAATAAACAAGTTCTTTGAGAAAAGTGCGAAAGCCCAAACAGAAGTAGAGAACACACCAGTTGGACTTCCTGCAATTCTAAAGACGGGTGGAACTGATTACTCTGGCTTGGTTACAAGTAAAATGTAAAATGGATGACGCCATAATAATCAGCGATATCCACCTAGGCAGCGAAGTTAGTCAGTCAAAAAAGCTGATTAAATTTTTTGAAGAAATTGAAAGTGGATCTCGTCTTGTAAAATCCTTGATCATTAATGGAGATCTTTTTGACAGCTGGGATTTTCGAAAGCTTAAGAAGAGCCATTGGAAAGTTTTATCACATATAAGAAAACTTTCTAAAATTTTGCATATAGTCTACGTTAATGGGAATCACGATGGACCTGCAGAAATTATATCTCATCTTTTAGGAGTTGAGTTTTTAGAAGAATATATTTTTGAAAGCGGTGGTAAAAAAATACTAGTTCTGCATGGTGATAAATTTGACAAATTTATAGCCGATTATCCGATACTAACCAGATTGGCAGACAATATTTATAGGCTTATACAAAAAATAGATAAAAGTTTTTATCTTGCAAAAATGGCAAAAAAGAACAGTAAAACATTTCTCAGGTGCTCAGAATTAATTAAAGAAAAAGCAAAAAAATACGGAGAGCAAAAAAAAGTTAATATGGTTTGTTGTTCACACACACACTTGGGCATGGAAGATAATGAGGGAAAGGTAGGATATTACAACTCAGGCTGTTGGACAGAAGAACCTTGTACCTTTCTGACCATTAAAGATGGGATTATAAAGCTCAACAGTTTTGTTCAAAAAGAGCATATATAATATAGACGATTAACCGTTTAACAAGGAGGTTTATGGAAAATAAAGACATAAGTTTGTTGGCTCTTTTGTTAGCCATTTTTATACCACCCGTAGGTGTTCTTATAAAAGAAGGACTAGGAGTACAGTTTCTAATTAACTTAATTTTAACCTTTTTAGGATATATACCTGGCATAGTCCATGCCTTGTACATAATACTAAGAGAAAAACAATGAAATTAAAATCTTTTGAAAGTTGGCTTACAGCAAGAGGTGTTGAGCCTCTTGCTGTACAAGCTAAAAAAATTAGCGAAGCCTCTAATGACGGTAATGAGATGCTAAAAAACAATCTCAATGACATTATAGAATACGCTACTAAACTTTCTAGCGTTGTTGAGTCCACATCAGAATTAGACGAGTGGATGGAGAATAAAATAACAGTTGCTAGAACTTATTTATCTGACGTTACTCATGCTTACCTAAACGATCTAAAGAACCAAAGTCCTTGTGGTGGGATGTTAGGTCAAGCTAGCGAATTCGGTCCAACCCCGTGAAAAATATAGCCTATGCAGGGGCAAAACTTGAAGCAGCTTCTGGTGTCGATGGATTCTTGCCCATGATTTTCATTACTTCTTTCTTCTTCATAACTTGATCGTACTTATCTGGAAATACTTTTGCAATAGTAGCTTGAATTTGGGCTTTTGCTTTGCTGCTTACTCTTGGGCTTAGATAGGCTCCGACCAAGCTGTGAAACAACTTTTCTCTCTCTAGTGCTTTTTCATCCTGTTGCTGGGTCTGCTTGGCTTGAGCTTTAACAGCTTTGGGAGCCTGAACTTTAGAGACTTGTTTTTGGGGCTGTTCTTCATCCTCTCCAGAATTTAAACCAAATATATTTTGCCAAGGTTTATTTTGCTTTCCACCGGGACTATAAACTCCGGTGATATCAAAGGGACTTTCACCAGCCGCCTGAACACCTCTTATTGCCGCTGTTAAAGGTGATGCACCAATTTGCAGGGCTCCTGTACCTATTTGCTTTCCTGCATTCTGGCCTAGCTGCCATCCTCTCCTGATTTTTTCTCTGCCCTTCTTTTTTCCTCCACCTATAATTTCAAGAGCACCAGCACCCATTTGTCCTAAACCATAAGCACTTCTAGCCGTTCCTCCTAGAATGTTGCCTCCACCCCTTGCAATTTGTGTTCCTAAATTTGAGGCTGCACCTGCAAGACCTGTGAGGATGCCTTCTTTTACAAGCCTATCATGCTCGGCTTGAATCCATTGCTCAAAAATTTCTTGTTCTAATACGTATTCTTTAAATTCCATGCCTTATCTATTGGGCATAATAGCTTTTTTAAATTTAAAAACAAACAACGCAATATTATATTGAAGCTTTTGAAAAACGCTCATGTTGTTATGAATATCAACAAATTCCCTGATCATCATAGGGTTGTTCTTAAGCCCTTCCCACAATTCATTTTCCATTTACATTCTCCTATTTTTAAATGCCTTTGACTTTTTTGTAAAGAGAAGCAGCCATTTCTGATAATTTATTCTTTCGTTCTTCCGAGTAAGGAGACTTGGGCTTTTCAGAGGGTGCTGCTTCGTTGTATTTCCTCACATACTTATTGTATTCTTCTGCGATGTGGGGCTTTTGCTCAGGATAGTCCCAAGGCAAAGGCCTTGCACAACTATGACATACATATGGACCGTTATAGCCCTTATTAGGAAATGGGCCTTTTGGTCGGTGAGGAGAGTTACTGAATATCCAATTTAGGTCAATTAAAGAACTACAAAAAGTGCAATTAGCTAAGTCGTTGATGTGAGGCCCATGATTAAGGGGCGAAATATACTCATACAACAAGTTTCTAAATACAGGTTGATCTGCGTGGACGCCTCGAAATCGCCATTCGCACTTTGGGCACTCCCAAATTTGGAATAAGTTATAGTCTTTTGCGTTAATTACCTTCTCACACCTAGGACAAGAGATGTGCATTTTATATTTCTCCGGCTTTAAATTCTCTCCAAATGACTCTAATTCTAGTATAGCACAACATATTGACTTGTAAAGTCATTCAAAAGCTAATTTAGAATTTGCCAAGCCTAAATAAAAGATATGCAAACCCCATTTTTAGACGCTTTTTTACCCTCAAAAACAGTTAGGCCCATGTCAATGGTGGTCATGCGTGGGAGCTTAATAACCTTTAACTACACATTTCACAAACCTAACCACGACTCTTTCCCTTTAGTTTTAGTGACCGATACCGAGTATCCATCAGAGGATAAACCAGCTAGGCCTAATGCAGCACCACAAAGAAGAGGAACCTACTTAAGAGGAATAAATTTACACTATTTAACATTTCCCGTTATTAAGAACTTGATATATCCAAATAACAAGCAATCTGTATGTGATAACCCTAATTTTACGTATCAATATATCAAAAACAATGGATATATAACATCAGCCTTTCGACAATACAAAAGAAACGGCATAGCGAACATTAAAAAACTCGACTGCCAGTTTGTTGTTAATGCAATGGGAATATCTAGGTCATTTGATCCAAATGAACTAGAAGCCATACGCAGGTCTGTGAGGGAGCAAATAAACCGCATGGTCAATCCAAGAGCAGCATCAACCGATGAAATGCCAATTTAAATAAAAATTAAAAATGCCAGAATTATACGACAACCTAGGAAGAAAAATAGATGCTGCCAAAATGAGCATTGGCGAGCTAAAGGGTTTAGTCGGCACATTGATGAAGTCTAAAGTTGGACCAGCAAAACCTATTGGTGGTCAAGAAGAAGAAGCTAAAACACAAGACTCAAATCTAGAACTTATTAAATTATTTGAAGACTATGTAAAAGGATTTAACGAAGAAGTAGATGAACAAAAGAGTTTACTTCAAAATATAGTAGATGCATTAAAAAATATTAATTCTAAAAAAGAAGAAAAAGCTAATCAACCAAAAGACAACAAAGAAGAAAAAGATGAGATAAAAGAAACATTTCCAGAAAAATTAAGAAAAGCTCTTACTGGAAAAAACAAGCCTAGCAAAGAAGAGCATACAACTGCTAAGGCTACAAATTCTTTAGCAAATCTATTCGGGAAAAAAGGTTCTGGCTATACCCATGATATACACTGTGAGGCATGGCTAAGACAAATATATCAGGTTTTAGCTAAAGATAGAGAAGGCGTAGCAACGCCAGAAGCCGCTGCTAGGCAGGTTGAAGAAGATGTAACAAGAGTCACAGCAAGAGAACCTGCAGAAACAGCTGCAAGGGAAGCTTCTGAGGCAGCTACTACTGGAGGGGGCGAGACTATAAGAGCGAGAGATTGGCTAGATGCCGAAGAGTACTACCAAGAGTTAAACGGATTAGAAAATGATTACTATCAACACACAGTAGATTCAATATTTGGACTATGGAACAAAGAAAAAGATTTATACGAAAGAATAACAGGCTTAGAAAAAGAAAAAAATGCAATTCACCGTGCTTATTTGAAGGAAGGCATCAGCAAAGAGGAAAAAGAAAGACTAGCTTTAGCTTACAGGCAAATGGGCATAGAAATAAGCAATCAAAAAATCATAAAAAGAAATTTAAAAGAACAAGAGAACGCTTGGAAAGAGATTGGAAAACAAATAGAGACAGCAGAAAAATATTTATTAGGTTTCAAAGGAGGCGGGGCGTTTGAGGTACTAACAAAAGGAATAATAAAAGAAGAAAGAGAATTTACACAAAATATTAGACAAGCGGCATATGAAACTGCTGGAGTCACTTCTGAGTCTAAGGCCCTGCAAAAAACATACGAAGAGATAGGCAAAACTTCTAAACTAACCGGAATGAATAGGAGTGAAACTCAAAAAGCTTATACAAAAGCATTAAGGTCAGGTGTCAAAGATCAAAAGAAAGCACTTAGTCTATCAGTATCACAACTAAACACAGAAAAACAAATAGGTGCCACAGCAGATTCTTTAGGTGAATTCTTCATAGAAATGGGCACCCAACTTCAGTTCAACAATGATCAAATGTCAGAGGTTGGAAGAGGCATAAGAGAAGCTGGTCGAAACACTGGTTTGGTAGGAGATAAATTAGCTGGCGTTGTCAGGGGCAGTGCAGAATTTGTAAAAATGATGAAAAATGCTGGTACTGCGTCTGCATCTGCCGTGAGTAATATTGTTGGTTTACAAGCAGAGTTTACAAAGACAGGCGTAGAAGGAGGAAAGCTTCTTAAAGGACTAAGCAGTACATCTGGATTCTTAGGTAGTGATGCACAAACATTGGCTTTGATTGCTAATGCTGCTAACAGAGTTGGTCTTACTCAAGAAATGATTAATGGAACAATACTAAAAAGTTCAGCTAGCATTAAAAAGTTTAACAGAGGCTTGACTCAAACTGTCAATGACATGGGATTGGGTGGTAGAAACGCCGAAGAAATGCGAGCAAACTTTGACAAATTGTCAGATGAAGGCAGAAGAGATATCAATTTAAGACTCAACGCAGCTTTTGGGATGGAAGCCGGTGAGTTAATGTTAGCAATAGAAGGAATCGAAAATCAATCTAAATCACTTTCTGATCGTTTGGGAGAACTTAATAAAAAGAAATCTCAAAACTTAACATTAGAAGAAAAAGCTACATTGCTTGAAGAAGAAAGAAGCTTGAAACTTGGTGCAGCAACAAAAGCTCTGACTGCAATATCTGAGGCCGCTAAGGGCACAAAAGACATGAACGAGGCCTTAGCAAAATTTAGCAGTAGAAGATCCGAATTTGAAGGCGACATGAAGGCACTCGGACAATCCTGGACAACCGAGACAGATGTTGCTAGGGGAGCTATAAAAAGTGCTTTAGAAAATGTAAATGCTGGCTTGAAAAAAGCAGGAAAGAAAGAACTAAAAATAGACTCGTCGGAAATAGAAAAAGCAATAAAAGACCCAGCAGCATTCAGAGAACTAACGTCTCAAATAACTAAGGGAGAGCAAGAATTAGCTACTGCACAAAAAGCACAATTAGACCCATTGAGTGCAATAGAACAAAAGTTAACTGAAATAAACGACTCTGTGAGAAACTTGAGCCAAAGTTTGATATCGGGTATTTTTAATAGTTTTCTAGGAAAAATGCTTGTGGGGATAACAGCTTTAGGAGCTTTAATTGTAGGTGCCATAGGTGGATTGAATTCAATAATCATGCCTATTTGGAACTTAATGACTCTTTTAGGAAGATCTTTATCCGGTATGGGACAAAGAACATCACAGGATAGAATGGGAAGTCTTGGGAAGGTATGGGATCGCTTAACTGGGCGTGATACAACCCCAACCCCAGAAAGATTAACAGAAGCAGAAGTAACAGCTACCGGTAAAGATAAAACTATAACTAAAACTGGTTGCTGCGAGGATCTTGTAAGTATAAACAAAGCAATGTTGGATGTTTTAAATGCCATTAAAGATTGTGTTTGTGGCAAACAACCAGAAGCTTCTACTCAAGCAAGTCAAACAAAACAGGAGTTAAGAGAAGCGGAACTAACACCCAAATCAGTAGTATCACCAGATCAAGTTGCAGCTGGTAAAGCAGGAGAAGTTGCCAAAAAAGAAGTAGGAACAGACTTAGCTTCTAAATCAGTAGTTTCACAGCCACCACAAACTACTCCAGAAAAAATAGAAGAAGCTGTTAAAAAAGAAAGTAGGAAACCAAAGTTATCTCCTGAGGAGATTGCCACAAGAAAAGCAGCTGGACAGGCAGCTAAAGAGAGATCACAAACAGCCGGTATAAGTCCTTCAGTAGCAAAGTCCATAAAGAGACAAGAAGTCAAAAATATAAAAATGGATGCTTCATTAAACAAAATGCAAAGAAGGAATATAATTCAAGAATTGCAGAACGGAAAAAAAACAAAGACAATGATCCTAAGAGAGCAGGAAGCTGCTAAAGGACCAAAGCCCTTAGAAGTACCCCAGCCACCAGATACAGGAAATTTTGATTTAAATAAATTAATTGCAAGTGGTCAAGATATGGCAAAGAGTGCTGCTGCTGTTGCCCTACTTGGTTTAGGAGTTGTTGCTCTAGGTGCAGCAATAGTGTTCTTGTCCAAGAAAATATTGAGTGGGTTCAACTTAGACACTTCAACAATACTACAAACAGCTGGTGCTATAGCTGCACTTGCGGTAGCAGGTGGTGCGATTGCTGCTGCTGGTATTGTGGCATATGAGGCACTAAATAAGAAAGAAAATAAAGAATTTGTAGATACTGCTCCAAAAAGTAAAACCGAAATGCTAAAGCAAATAGCAGCAATGATGCTATTGGGGCCAGCTCTTGTACTATTAGGTGCAGCTATAGTCAAGATGTCCCAAATGGTTATAGACGCTTTTGGACTTGATTTAAATACGGTTGCAATGGTTGCCGGAACAGTAGCTGCAATTGTAGCTGCTGCTGGAGCCTTGACTCTAGGTGCTTCAGAGGCTCTTGAAGGTTTTGAGAAACTAGAGGGCAATAAGCTTATAAAAAATCCTGGTAAACTTGTTAGTGCGATGGCTAAGGGAGCATTAGCTCTATTGATCGTTGGTCCGGGACTAGTTGCACTTTCTGCCGCAATAATCAAGATGTGTCAAGGTATATTAAGCTATGCAGAAATAGATCTAAACACAATCAAAACTGTAACTGGACAAGTAGCCGCACTTCTCGCTGGCACTGGTGCAATAGCATTAGGTATAACAGCGGCTGCTGGAGGATTAATACTATTAGGTAAATTCGCAGACTTTGCCAAGAGCTATGCTAAAGACATGATAATAGGAGCGGCAGCACTAATACTTATTGGTCCTGCAGTTGTAGCCCTTGCAGCAGGTCTAAATTATATAATTAATCAAATTTTATCTGCAACAGGTGTGGACGCAGCAAAAGCAGCAAAAACAGCGTGGAATGTAGCTGGTTTGATTGCGGCCACAGCTGTAATTGCTCTTGCGGTTATGGGTGCGATGGCGGGCTTAACAGCTTTAGGTGCACTTGCTACTGCCATGACAGGACCACAAATTGGATTCATGCTTTATGGTGCTGCTGCATTATTATTGTTAGCTCCATTAGTTACCGGACTAGCTGCGGCTGTTTTATATTTAACCAAGTCTTTCATGGGTGGGTTTGACGCAAAACAAGCAACCAAAGTGGCATACGATCTATCTGCAGTTTTAATGTCTGCCTCTGTTATAGCCATAGCTGTAATGGCGGCCATGGCTGGACTGGGTGGTTTAGGAGTTCTTGCAGCTGGTTTACCTGCTTACATACCTGCTATGTTGGGTGGTGCAGCAGCTCTAATGCTGCTTACCCCGGTAATGACAGCTTTGGCAACTTCAGTAATAGGAATGACAGAATCCATAATGGATGGAATTGATGCTAAACACGCAGCTAAAGTTGCATATGATTTGGGGTCAATAATAATGTCTGCTGGCTCAATTGCTCTTGGGATCATGGGAGCCATGGCAGCTCTAACAGGATTAGGATTATTGGCAGGTGCTTATATTGGATTTATAGGACCAATGATTGGCGGTGCTCTGGCATTGAGTGTAATGACACCGGCTGTTGTAACCCTTGCTGGCTCCATTATATCGATGTCTGAATCTTTAATGAAAAATATGGTTAGCCCAGATGCTGCAAAGAAAACAGTTGAAAGCTTAAATTCTATTCTTGATAGTGCTGGCAATATAGCTGTGTCAATTATAGCCAACGCAGCTTCTCTGGCTCTTTTGGGAACAATGTTTGGTGTTTCTTTAGTAGCTATACCATTTATGAAGCTAGGCACTATGGCTTTGTCTAATCTAACACCTAGTATAGCAAATTTTGTAAACACTATTGTTAATATGGCAAAACAATTTTCTACTTTAGTGTCTCCAAAAGAAGCTGTAAGCCTCTCTAAAGACGTCGCCGCTATAATGGGAGCGGTTGGAGATATAAGTGAACAAATATTCAAAATTAAAGATAAAATGCTTTCTGTGCCTGTTTATGGAAGCGTTTGGAATGCAATAAGAGGTGTAAAAGTAGCCGATTATATGAATAGTGGGGTCAAAGCTCTGAAAGAATTAGCTGCTCCTGTTCAAGATTATGTTGCTGCCATAAAAGATTTTGCACTTAATGTTGGAAGAACAGTTAATCCAAGAAATGCTGCTGAAATGGCGAGAGGCGTTGCCGCAATACTTTGTGCTGTTAGCAATGTAACTTCTAATATGATGACTGCTAAAGACGGTATACTTTCTATTCCTAAAAATGGAGGAATTTTTGCGACTTTAACACGCACAAGAATTTCAGATTACCTTAATGCTGGCGTTGGTTCTTTGCAAGAAATGGCCGCACCAATTAAACGATATGTAGCAGCAGTGAAAAAATTTGCAAGTGAAATTGGATTTGATCCTAGACAAGCTGCTGAGATGGCTAGCGGTGTGGCAGCGATACTTTGTGCTGTTGGTAAGGTTACTTCTAACATAATGACTGCTAAAGATGGAATAATGAGCATACCAGACAACGGTGGAATATTTGCTTGGATGCTAGGTGCTCAGTTATCCCAAAGAATGAACAAAGGCGTCGAAGCACTTAAAGTACTTGGAAAACCAATACAAAGATTCGTTAAAGCAATAAAAGATTTTTCAAGCAAACTTGGAAACAAGCTGCCTCCTAGTCAAGCAGCCGGTATGGCAAAAGGAATAGCAGACATACTTTCTGGAGCCTCTGAAGTTACCAAACAAATAATGGAAACCAAAGATAAAATAATTGGAATAAAGTCTGCACGAGGATGGGGATTCTTTAGAAAAGATTATGTCGTATTAATGGAAACAGGCAGAAAAGCCTTAGTTGAACTTTCCAAGCCAATTATAAATTATATAGAATCTATTAGGGATTTTGCTTCACAAGTGGGTGCTAGATTAGATCCTAGACTAGCAGCGTCTATGGCCAGAGGAGTAGCTGATGTATTGACAGCTTCTGGCGACGTTACAGAAGGAATAATGAAGACCAAAGATAAATTGGTTACCATTAAATCAAGCGAAGGATTCTGGTTATGGAGCACTAGCATAGCAGACTCCATGAAAGCAGGAGTTGTAGCTTTAAATACATTAAAACAGCCATTAATGTCGTACTTAGATACTATTGTTACTTTCTCAAATGAGCTCAAAGACAAGATCAACCCGACTGATGCTAAGAAGGCGGTAAAGTCAATAACAAGTGTTTCAGAAGTAATAGACATGATCAGCAAAGTCATGAATGATCTAGGTTCAAAAATTGCACCAATGACACAAGGAGGATGGTTTACCAGTTCTCCTGTAGAACAGATTAAAGAAGCAAAAACAAAAATGGATGCGTTTTTCCCTGTGCTTTCTAGCTTCATTACATCGATTGTTTCGCATGTAGATTCTTCTTTGGGTGAGTCCAAGAGTCTAAAGGGAACTGTTAAGTCCATGGGTCAAATATCAGAGCTTTTAAACAATATTAAGCCTGTAGTGGACACCATGATGTCTTCAATTGTTCCAATGACTCAAGGTGGGTTCTTTAAAGGTTCAGCAGTTGATAGCATCAAGGGTGCAATACCACAGTTAAATCAGTTTTTTGAATCAATATCAAGCTTTATATTAAACGGGTTAGTTAATCCAATTAAGAAGTCTGCGGAGAGCATTGATGACTTAAAGGAAACAGGCAAAAGAATTGTAGTTATTGCAGATGTTCTTAAAGGAACAAAAACTTCTATTGACTCTTTGTCGTCTATGATGACTTTGATGCAAGATGGAATATTTACAAATTCACCAATAAAAACAATATCCAATAATATAACTGGTTTTTCTGATTATTTTAATGCTATATCAAATTTTGTAAGTAGTGGATTAATCGAACCAATAACAAAAATGGGAGAAGTAAGTGGACTTAGCAAAGCAAAAGGAATTCTAATAACTGTCGGCAATTTCCTATGTGCCACCAAATTAACTATAGAAAGCTTAGCTGGGGTTATTGGTTTGTTGGATTCAAAGTCAGTTTTTTCCTCTTCTCCAATTGACAATATAATTAATAATAAAGATAAATTTAGAAAACACTTTTTAGCGATAGCCGACCTTGTAAAGAATGGAATTGCAGAGCCTGTTGCTCTAATGGGCGGAGATGGAACTTCTTTAGGTAAAGCAGCAAAAGTTATAACAGCTATGGCCTCAATAGCTTGTAGGATTGTACCATTAATAAAGAATTTAGCTACTGCTGTTTCAATGGCTACAGATAAGACAGAGTTTTTTAGTGTAGCACCCATGCAAAAAATAATTGATGCTAAAGGTCAATTTGCAGTATGGTTCCAGCAAATAGCAGCTTTTGTTAGAGACGGCATTGTTCTGCCTGTCAATAATGAGATGGAGGGGGTCAATATAGGTTCAGCTGCTAAGAATATATCCTCCATGACCAGCATAGCTGGTTCTGTTATGCCCCTTATAAAGAATCTAGCCAATGTTATGGGCATGATGAGTGAAGATGCAGCAAAATCTTTAGACACAGAATTTCCTATAGACAAAATTATATCCTATAAAGATAGCTTCGCCATATTTTTCAGACAAACAGCAGGATTCATTAGAGATGGAGTTATTGCTCCAATTGTAGAAGAAATAAAAGATACACAGGAAATAACAAAAGCAAGTAGGATATTAAATCAATTAAGCTCTAATATTGTTACCATACCAAAAGTTATAAAAGGAGTTTCTGAGGGTTTAATTCCGCTGGTAGAAGTGAGGTCAGGTCTAGCTCCTATGGAAGTTATAGCTGACTCTGCAAAAGATTTTGAAAAATGGTTTACAAAAGTAGCAGTCTTTATTAGAGATGGAGTAGTAACTCCAATCGTGAGAGAGTTTGAGGGAACACAAGATATTATTTTAGCCACAAGAATACTAAACAATATATCTTCAATGATCTCAGCTTTACCTAAGGTTATAACAAGTCTATCCAGTGTTTTTGTTGGACTAAACGCAAAAAGTTGCCTATCAGAATCTCCAATAGGTATGCTTGCAACTAATGCTGAGACTTTCAAAGCTTGGTTCAGAAGCGTCACTAGTTTAATACAAGAAGGTATAATTAAGCCATCTCTTGAAATAATGCCAGATAATTCTTTGCTTAAAGAAGTAAAGGTAAAATTAGCACTCAACGAGATAGCAATCAGAGCGGTAACCCCTTGGTTGAATTCTTTGAGTTCTAGCATCCAAGGATTATCTGGTGGTATTTTCTGGAGAATATTTACTGGAATTAAGGTTTCTAAGTTTAGTAAAAACTTCATGTATATGGCCAGCCTAATAAATGATGGCCTCATAAAACCAATAAAGAAGAATCTTGCTTCTTCTGCGGAATTAGAAGAAGTTACAAGTCAACTTGATGGTTTAGTTGATGTGGTAGACAGAGTTACATTTATACTAGGAATATTAGGAACAGCCTTTAACAATATAAGCCCAGTTAAAATAGATGTGGGCAAGATGTTCAGTGTAACTGGGAGCATACGTGCTTTTAAAGAAGCCATAAACGAAGAGGCTAAAGATAAATTAGCATTATCCAGACAAATGCAAGGAGAGCTACAAGAAGTATTCATGGCTCCAGAAAAAATGATGAGGCAAGTTAGTGAAAAAGCTGTTGGGGGGACTTTTGAAGCCAAAGCTGTAGAGCCAATTATATTCGGAGACGCAGAAGACATACAAGATTCTATAGGTGATGCCAAATTAACAGCTCTCGCAAAACTTAGTGAGAAGCTCGGAAGATCACAATTATCTGGTGTTGAATATGAGGTAAAAGTAAGTAAAGATTTTGTAGAAGCAACAGCTAAATGGTCAAAAGAGAATGAAGATGCAGCTCTAGGTTTAAAGAAATCTATGGATGCACTTAAGGCAGGAGAAGGTGGAGCAGGAAGATCAAATTTACCAATAGTGCCAGCACCGGCTGCAAGAATTGAACCTGCACAAGCGGCTACTAAGGCAGTTGAAATGGAGAAAGATGAAAAATTCCAGAGAGACATGAAGATTTTTGGAAAAGGCAAAGCCACAGAGAAGTACTATCGTAGAAAATCGCTTGAAGAGGCTGTTACAAAGAATAACCCCACAGTTCAGCAAGACAGAAAACAAGAAACGGCACAATCAGCAGCTAATGCTGGAGTCAAAGCATATGGCGAGAAAAGCAAGCCGCTGACTGTTGAGTATAAAGTAGATATACTATTCATGCATGATAGTGCTAACATAAGAGAATCTTTAGAAGAGGCTGCTACAGAAGCTAAAGCCATGATAGCAGAAAGACTAGGAGTAAAAGAAGTACTAGGATCACAAGTTAAAATAGAATACTCTATAGACAAGAAAACAGAACAAGCAATAGCAACGGCCACATATACACCCGACAATAAGTTCTCTGAATTTCTTACAGAACAAAACAGAAGAGTAGCTGGTGTTCCTGCTTCGACAAATATAATACCTACCAATTCTGGGAGGACTAAAAATTCTGGTATTGGGGACGCCGTTATAGAAAAGGGTATGCTAGAAGCTTCTGCGAGAGAAGCAATTATAGGAAAGACAGAAATAGCCATAGAAGTTGCAGAAAGAAAGGCAGAAGACAAAGCTAGAAAAGCCTTAGGTGCAATGATGGCCAAATCAGGAATTAAAGATTTTATTGGCATTGAAGTAGATTCAGAAATAGAAGGTAATATTGTCAAGGCTACAGCACGTTGGTCTGAAGAAGCTCAAAAAGAGGCAAAGGGACTAAGAGAAAGCTTTGAAACTTTAGGTGCAAGCAAGGGAGGGTTAGGAAGAGCAGGTATGCTGCAGGCACAGGAACCAGCTCAAGCAGCAACACAAGCATCAACACAAGCAGCAACACAAGCAACAAAGACATCGACGGCTGCATTCGATCAATTCGATATTATAGAACAGCGACAAATAGAAGCAGAAAATCGTCTTCTAGACGCTGCTGCAAAGCAAGGGGTGAGTGGACCTTTACTTAGTGGTATAACTTCGGGTAAAAGTATAGCTGTAAGCACTGGTATTACCGGAGTTCAGGATGCAACAAAGGCAATAAAAGCTCAACAAGCTCAACAAGCTACAAAAAAAGAACCAGCTCAAGCAGCAACTATAGCTACAAAAAATAGTCCCGTTGTTCAACAGGCACAAAAAATGGAGCCAGCACAAGCCGCAGTAGACGCTGGCGTTAGATCAGCTAGCGAGAAAAGCAAGCCACTGACTGTTGAGTATAAAGTAGATATACTATTCATGCATGATAGTGCTAATATAAGAGAGTCTTTAGAAGAAGCCGCCACAGAGGCTAAAGCTATGATCGCAGAAAGACTAGGAGTAAAAGAAGTACTAGGATCACAAGTTAAAATAGAATACTCTATAGACAAGGAAACAGAACAGGCAATAGCAAAAGCCACGTATACACCCGACAATAAGTTCTCTGAATTTCTTACAGAACGAAACAGAAGAGCAGCTGGTGTTCCTACTTCGCCAAATACAGTGCCAGCCAAGTCTGGGGCGGCTAAGACATACACTTTTGGAGACGCAGGTATCGAGAAAGGTATGCTAGAGGCTTCTGCTAGAGAAGCAATTATAGGAAAAACAGAAATAGCCATAGAAGTTGCAGAAAGAAAGGCAGAGATAAAAGCCAGAGAAGCCTTGGGTGTAATGATGGCTAAATCAGGAATTAAAGATTTCATTGGAATAGAAGTAGATTCAGAAATAGAAGGTAACATTGTCAAGGCTACAGCACGTTGGTCTGAAGAAGCTCAAAAAGAGGCAAAGGGACTAAGAGAAAGCTTTGAAACTTTAGGGGCTAGCAAGGGAGGTCTAGGTAGAGGTGGTATGCAGATACAAATGCAAGAACCAGCACAAACAGCAACAGCTGCTACGCAGTCAAATCCTGTTGTTCAGCAAGCTACAAAACCAGAACCAGCACAAGCAGCAACTAAGGCAGTTGAAATGGAAAAGGATGAAAAATTCCAGAGAGACATGAGAGTTTTTGGAAGAGGAAAAGCAACAGATAAATACTATCGTAGAAAATCGCTTGAAGAGGCTGTTGCAAAGAGCAATCCTACAGTCCAGCAAGCTACAAGAACAGAACCAGCACAAGCAGCAACCGCTTCTACAAATTCAAATCCTGTTGTTCAGCAAGCTACAAGAACAGAACCAGCACAAGCAGCAACTCAAATAGCACAGCCTATGGCTCAACCGCAAAGTTTACCAGCACAAGAAAGATTTTTAATTACCAAAGATGTAAAAACTAATAAAGATTCTATTGAAGTGGTTCTAAGAAAAGAACTAAAACTTTTAGATGATGAAGAATTAGAAGAAGAAATATTAACAACTAAAGTATTTGAAATATTAAAGAAAAAAGGTATAAGTCCATCAGGAGTAAACCTTGATACCAGTTTAAAACAAGGAATTTTAGAAGTTAAAGCCACAACAAGCCCAGAAGATCTTAGTTTTTCTGAAGGCCTTAGCAAGGAATTTTCAAGGATTAATGCTGGCGGTGGTGGCGTGGGAAGATCAGCAATCCAACCAACAATAGCACAAGAACAAATGCAAGCTGCAAATCAGGTTGTTGCAGAGGCTACAGCAAGAATGACAAATAAGTCAGAGTCCTCATTTAATGCTGCTGAAAAGATGGCTATTTTAGATCTTAAGGGAACTTTATTAGAAAGAAACATACCACAATCTAGTGTTGATATAGAAACTGCAATAGAAGGTAAATTTGTAAAAGCAGTGGCAAAGTTAAAACAAAATGAAATAGAACCGGCACAAGCAGCCACACAAGTAGCACAAGTTCAATCTGGCAATAAACGGGGAAGTTTCTTAGAGGCCTCAGGACAGGCTCTGACTATAGGTAGGACAGAAGAAGACTGGGATTTAGCCGAAGATAAGGCTACTGATGCTGCGATGGGTGCACTTAAACAAATGATGATCAAGTCTGGATTTGGGGAAAGAGAAATTAGTGGCATAGAGGTTGAATCACAAGTAGATGAAAAAACAGGAATAGTAAAAGCAGTAGCAAGGTGGTCTGATGAAGTTCAAAAAAGTGCACAAGCCCAAGGAGCATCTTACGAGGCACTAGGAGCAGGTAAGGGAGGGCTAGGCAGAGGTGGCATCCAAGTACAGGAACCAGCACAGGCAGCAACTACTGCTACCCTTGCCGATATATCTGGTTATTTTTCTTCTACAGGCACAAAACCAGAACCAGCACAGGCTGTAACTCAAATTGCTACAGAAGCTAGAATAAAAGGCAGGACAGAGGCCGCAATCGGTGCTGCTGAGAAGGTGGCTATTTTAGATCTCAAGGGTATTCTCTTAGAAAGAAACATGCCACAATCTAGTGTTGATATAGACACTAAAGTAGAAGCAACGCTTGTAAGAGCAATAGCAAAATTCAAACAAAATGATGTAGAACCAGCACAGGCAGCAACTCAAAAAGCAGCTAATGCAGCAGTCCCAAGTGCAAATGGTAACATAGAAAGTGTAGTGCCTAACACAGATGTAGACACTTCTAAAGCTCTGCCATCGACAGCAACACCAGTGCCTGTCAGCACAATATCTCCAAGTGCATCTATTGCTAGTATAGAGCAAAAAATGCTACAAGACAAAGCGGCAGCTTCACCAGCAAAAGCAGAAATAACATCTCCAGAACTAGGAAATATAGTTTCAGAAAATGAAGAACAAACAATTATATTGTCAGAAATGAGAGATTTGTTTGAGAAGTTCTTGGCTGCGATTAAGCCAAGATCAGATATAAATTCTTCTGGCGGCGGTGAGCCAGGAAATACATCTTCTATTCCAATAGCTGGTAAGCCTGCTAACTATTATAGAAGAGTCACAGGTAATGTATCACAGACTCCAGGCAAGGGAGTTGTCAATTTAGGAGCAAAGGCACTAAGTTAAAATAGATAGGAGAAATAATGGCAAAAGCTACAATTAACGGAGGTCAATACTCTGGAACATTAAATAGGATACCGGACTGCTACATTGCAGTGGGAGGAAGCCCCGGTATTCTACCTGACGGTACTAGGGTAGAAGGTGGGCTAAAATACATAGATATGTATATTTTACCGGATGTATCTGATTCTAAGTCCGCAAATTATGCCCCAGAAAATGGAATAGGAAGATCTAATCCTTTTACAATATTTTCTTATTCAGAACTTAGAACAATATCTTGGACTTGTCACTTCATAGTTCAGACTTTAAAAGGACCAAATTCAGCAGACAATATTCTAGACAATATAAGAACTCTACAATCTGCGGTTTATCCTAGAGACAGCTTTGGATCTCCTCCTCCTTTGTGCAAGCTTAAATGTGGCGACTTATTAGCGTCAAATGACACTGAAATTTGTGCTGTGCTCAGGTCTTACTCGGTAAAGTACGACACATCAGTTCCTTGGTTTAGTTCTGATTCGGGCACCCTACCTAACAGACTAGTTCCTTATAAAATAGATGTAGACTTACAATTTGATGTGGTCTACAACCAAACTTCACTACCAACTTCTAGTATAATTTTGACAACAGGTTATTAAAATGGCAAATTACATAGAAAAAACAAATATAGATCCAAAAAGATTTGTTACACCAAGTAGTAGGTATGCTGGTTCTGCCATAGTGTACTACACAGAAAACAAATTATTAACGTTTGAAACTTATAAAAAAAGTAAAAAAACTATTGATAATACTAGTAAAAACAACAAATATTATGTTATCACTCCTGGCACTGAGTATAGACCTGACTTGGTTGCAGCTGAGGCTTATGGCAGCACTGATTTTTGGTGGAAAATCATGGAAGCCAATAACATAAAAGATGTTTTTAATTTCAAAGCTGGTTTAAACATCATTATACCAAATGTTATATTAAGGTAATTATGGCCATAGAATTAGAATGTTTATCAACTTATGGTTGTGCAAATGAAGAAGGAGAAGTATCAGTAAAGGGAGCTCCCTATGAAGCAGTTTATACCCCGTATTGTGCTTTATGGGTTGCTGGAAAAGAGATTGTACTTCAAACTGGGAATGAATCTGCTCCTGGTACAAACCATCATACATTAATAAAGTCTTTTGAGTATGGATGTCAATCTGGCACTGGCGGGTGCGGGGTTAAGTTTGAAATAATTGATGAAGGCGGTGTTTTATATCAGCAATTAGTTCAAGGTTTAAATAAGGATATAAGTTTCACGCTAAGTGCTGTGACGGGAGTTAATAGTTGTGAAGTTGAATTTGGATGGATAGTTGTTGGTTGTAATGGTGAGTGGAGAAAAATTACAAACAAGGAGCTCGGAAGTCCTCTGTTTTTTTTACCTAAAAATGTAGAAACTACATTTGAGGGCGGATTAATTAAGTTTACATTTGAAGCAACAGATATATTTACTAGATCTTCAGACACTAGATTAGACAAAAATATAGGAACAGAAGATGATAAAGTTCATCTTAAAGAAGCCCTTCAAAGGCTATTTAGAAACAAAGACCCACAGTTTGAACAAGTAATATTTGAAAATCAATATGGCGACTCAGGAGATGGTGATTTTGAATTTGAAGAAGATCCCGATGGACCGAGAGGGGTATGGACTACAGACCAAGAGAGTCAAATAGAATGTGCAAGAAAGTGGCTTAACAAGGTTAGAACTGTAGAAAAAAATGGATGTTTAGCAATGTATGATCCTAAAAGAAAAGCAGCTGTAATAAAGGAAAGGCCAGAAGACAAAGGAGACTGCTGTGACAACAACAATCTAGGAACTTATATAGTTAACGGAGGAAATAGTTCTCCTGTAATTAGTTTTAACCCGAACTTTAAATGGAATTTAGGATCCAATGCTTCAAGTGGTGGTACTTCTGGTGCCGGTTCTTCAGCAAGGCAGGATGTAAAAGCTGTAGAAGAAGAAGGAATTCAGAATACTGGTACTGAGACTTCTCCTACTAATGAACAATGTAAGTATCAATGGCAAGATCCAGGAGAACACACTGAGAGAACAGAAAAAACTTTTCAGGCAAATATGGAAGCCGCAAAACCTTTTGAGGTTTTACCTGCTATTGAAGCAGAATTAAGAATAATAGGTGATCCCACTCTTAACAACCCTGTTTTTCTAACAGGAAAATGGATTTCTATTGTAGTTATAGATCCTTATTATATTGCTGGGGGTGAGTCGGACAACACCTCTTGTGAATGGATAAGCAAACCAAATTGCAACCCTATTTTAAGCAACAAAAAATGGATGATTTTAGGAGCAAACCATCAAATTCAATCTGGTTCTTATGTAACTACATTAAAAGTATCTTTAAACACTCCAAATATTAATATATCTGCGAGTGAAACTTTAGGCGGAGATGGATGTGGCACAGAGCAGGCTCAAGAAGCAACTGGCGGGGAACCTTTGGAGTAATAAAGAGGATTTATGGGATTTGTACATGAAAATGAATTAGAAATACTAAAAAGAAGAATTGCAACTATAGAAAATAGGTTCGGAAATATAAGCTACGAACTAAAAGGCGTAGTGAAGTCAGAACTCACAGCAGGAATGACAGTAATACAAGCCTCGCAAATGCAATATGGGCTTTATACCGCTATGTGCATAGACACAATAGATATATGGAAACAAAATAGAATAAGATGGTTTTCACCTTTGTTTCATAATCCCAAACAAGATTACAAAGAATTTCCTTGGGCTTTACCTGTCTCTTCTATGGGTGGATTTGATGATTGTGGATTAACTTGGGTGCCACCGGCAGGATCAACGGTTTGTGTACTATTTGAAAATGGAAATAGGGAATGCCCATTTTATATAGGCACAACGTGGCACAGAGACAGAGGACCAGATGGTAATCACAAATTCGGAGTAGGAATACCAGAGTATCAAAGAGTTTCAGAAGGACATAGAAGAGGGTACATGGTTGGTCCAAACGATGGTTCACAGGTTTTTCCACCATGGAATACAGAAAATTATAACGGATACGATCTATCCTCTGTTGTTGATTTTGCAAGTAATCCAGAAGCTCAGAAGATCATAACTTATCCCAACATTTATGGCTTTAAAACTCCAGAAAAACATATGATCAAAATGGTTGATGGAGATCCAAAATGCAATAGAAAGTGGAAAAGATTTGAAATCATGTCTAGTTGTGGAAACTGGATAATGTTGAAGGACGATCATCTTCACTATGCAGGCCAGTGGGCCAATCCTCAATGTGGTGGAGTTCGTCAAGGAGAAACAAGCTGTGTGGAAGGGGCATCTAATAGTGGTGCAGCAAACACAACAAACACAGAAGGTGCCAATCCGGCAAATACAAAAGACATAACTCCAAAATTTGGAAAGAAAAAAGAAGAGACAAGTTGTGATGGAAATCAAAGCAACTCAAAAATAATAGGGGGACATCCAAATACAGGACACCCACAAACAAAATATATAGAAACACAAGTAGGACACAACCCATTCTTTAAACATAGTCAAGAATGCAGGCCATACAGAGGACCGGGAACTCCTCAAAATCCAGCTGTAGATTTACCTCAGTCTGGAATACAGATTATGTCCATATCTGGTCACACTTTTGTTATGGACGATTCTGTTGAAGAACCTTCTGGTAACCCAGAGTGGGAAAGGTCAATGCAAGAGTTTGATTTTGGTTGTAATAATCACTATGTAGGAAGAACATATTGGCAATCTGCAACCGGTCACAGAATAGAGATGAGTGACGTTGAAAGCCCACAAGGAGATGAAGGAGCAAATTTAAGGGGCGAAGACAATTATATTAAAATGACCACTGCTAACGGCAATAAAATTGAAATGAATGATCACACCATTCAACAAAAAGATTGTCCTGGTTGTCCACCTAACATTGCAGGAGAAAGAAGAGGAATTCACCTTCAATCAACTAGCAATCACACAATTGATATGGTGGATTATACAAACGAGCAGTGCGGGCCGTGCAGAAGAGAGGGCGGAGTACCAATCAGTGAAGCTAAAAGAGCCTATGTAAGAATAAGAACCGGTTATGGTTTAGAAATGACTTACAATGATGATTTTAGTCAAAAAGAGACACAACAACAGTATATTCAAATTTTCTGTCCACAAAAAGATAACAAAGAAAGAGGCCCACATATACATCGTTACCAAGAAGCACCAAGTGGGCCTGGACTAATATTTCTCAGAGCAGGAGGAAACTATGTTGTTTCTACATATGATAATCAAATATCTATCATAGGAGACCCAGACCTAAATCCTTCAGATAAAATTGAGATTATTAGTAGAATTAAATTAGTTTATTGTAAAGACGTTTACGTTAACGTCACTGATAAGCTGCATCTGTTCTTAGCAAAAGATAAAATACTATTATTGGCCGGTGAAGATAATGATGCTCCGCCAGGAGGTTGTTGTGGTGCAGAGCAACCAAACGTTGGGCCTGTTTTAGTTTATGACCCATGTTCTGGATGTATAAGATTGAGCGATAGAATATTCGGCAGTACGAGTTCGAATGCTCCTGCTGCTTCTATTTTTATGCTGACCCCGTTTGCAAAGTGTCCAGGCTGTTAATTTTGGAGTTATAATGAAAAAATTTTTAGGAGCACCATACCCTATAGAAAAAAATCCGAATGGTTTTCTATATTCACAAAGTGGAATAAATCAAATAAAAGCAGATATGCTTATATTACTTTTGACTAATCCTGGCGAGCGTGTAATGAATCCTGCGTATGGGACTCCTTTAAAAAAGTTAATATTTGAGCCAAATGACGAAATTTTAAAACAAAAAGCCAGAAATATAATTTTTAACTCAATTAGTAGATGGGAACCTAGAGTAGTAATAAATCAGGTTGAGGTTTTAACTAATATTGAAAATTCTTCTCTAAATAGCAATGACGACCTAACAGAAAAAAGTCACATTCTATTTGTTAGAATTATTTTTATAGATCCTCAAAACATACAACAAGTACAAGAACTGACCTTAGAAGTCCCATTAGCTGGAACAGGAGCTTGATATGCCAATAAACAATTGTCCATTTGATGTTACGCCTTATTCACAATCAAATAATATTGTTACACCAAATATATTTAATTTAAATTATACTAATCAAGACTACTGGTCTATGAAGACTAGGCTTATAGACTTTATAAGACAAAAATTTGATAAAGAGTTCTCAGACTTTGTTGAGTCTTCTTTAGCAATAATGTTAATAGAGAATTGGGCTTTTATTGCAGATACTTTAAGTTTTAAGATGGATCAAATTGCAAATGAAGTTTTTATAGACACAGTTACAGAATTAGAAAATGCCTTCAGACTAGCAAAATTGGTAGGGTTTCAACCACAGCCTCCTATAGCAGCTAGTTCATTGTGGACAGCTAGACTCAACAACCCTTTACTTTCTGACGTAGTTGTTCCGGCTCCTTTTGCAATAGAAACTACAGCAGGTGCAACTGGAATAGACTTAGAATTGTTCCCTGCCGATGCAAATAATAATCCTATTTTTAATCAAGATATAACAATACCTGCTGGAGGTGTGGTTAATGCGAGCATAGTTGGTCTAGAAGGAAAAACAAGAAAAATAAGCTCGGTAGGGGATGGATCTGTTGGACAAACTATAACATTGAATAGAAACCCAGTAATATTTAATTCAGTTAGTGTAGAAGTTGATGGAGTTAAATGGACACAAGTAGAGTACTTTACAGACTCTCAGCCTAGAAGAGAGTATAGAGTAGAATATGACTCTACCTACACAGCTTATGTTATATTTGGCAACAATAGAGCTGGTCTGATTCCTTCTAAAGGAAGCAAAATATTAGTAACTTATAGAAATGGCGGAGGCAACATAGGCAATATAGTAAGTGGAACAATAACTAAACAAACCGTTATAAATGTATCAGGAATAGCTTATCCAGTATCTGTTTCTTTTTCAAATTATACTAAGGGTCAGTATGGATATGATGGAGATACAATAATAGATATTAAAAATAAACTTCCAGCTTGGACAAGAGCCCAACAAAGAGCAGTAACGGGATTAGATTACAAAACTTTGGTAGATCTTTTTGCAACACCATATCAAGGCCAAATAGGCAAATCAACAGCAGTACTAAGAAACTATGGATGTTCAGGAAATATAATTGATATCTATGTATTAGCTTTAGATGGCACAGATAAATTAGCAGAAGCTAGTGATGAGTTAAAAGTTGAGCTTACAAACTATTTGAACGAAGTAAAAATGCTAACAGATTATGTGTGTATTAAAAATGGATCAATAGTTATTGTAGATGCATCGATAGACGTAGTTCTAGATAGATTTTATAGAAAATTTGAAGATGAATTTAGAATAAAAATAGAAAGAAGAATAAATAATTTCTTTTCTTTACAAAAATGGGATTATAACAAAAATCTTAAAGATAGTGAAATTGTAAAAAGCTTATCTGATCTAAGAGAAATTAATAGAATAGATGTTAACTTTGTTACAAACGATGCAAATAACGGTGGTACAAATGTCACAACTAAGTTTTATGAAATTATACGACCAGATCTAATTGAAATATCTTTTACATACGAGTGAGGAAAACTTGGCTGTTCTTACAATTAATGATAATCCTTCTATAAGTGATACAATAGTATTCGATCTAAACACAACTTTATCAAGTGAGTGTATTAGTGATCCGTATAAAGTTAATAGTATAGTCATATACTTTGTTTCCAGAGACTTTGCTAGTGGAAATACTCAATCTTATGAAAAAGAAGTATATGATACCAATAAATTAAGAGCGGCGGAAGAAGCAGAAGCCTTGGCTTGTAATGATCCTACAGAAGATAATATTTTAAAAGCTAAGAAGTATAGAAATGAAGCGGAAGACAGCAAAAGCCTAAATTCTTTCTTTTTTAAAGAGGCTGTTCCAGTAAAAATAATTGGTACCGAGGGGTATCCAGCTTGGCTAAGCACCGATTTAGATGAAAATAACCATTTAAAAATACAACCTTTAGACAAAGTGGGTATAGGAAAATTTCAATATACATGGGAGCCAGAGGGAGCAAGAGAAGGAGATTACTTTATATGCTGGACTTGGACCCCTAATATAGCCGGGGATAGCTTTTCTTCTCATCAAAAATTTAGTTTGATGGGTGACACACAGACAACGACAAGTATACCCACGCATTTTACTGATCCTAAAAAGTATATTACTTTGCTTGACAAATATACTCCAGAGATGTTTAAAAATATTATAACTGATGGTGATAGAACTGCCGATGTTATTGATAAGTTTAATAAATCTATAGCAATGGGTTTTGATGTTCTGGAGAATTTGACAAATCAAATTGTGGATCTTCAAGATGCAAATTCATTGCATGAATTTTTAATTCCTTATCTATCAAACCTTTTTGGCTTAAAATTAAGTACAGATGATCCCACACGTTGGCGTGGACAAATAAAAAGAGCCATTCCTTTGTACAAATCCAAAGGAACAAAAAGAGCACTACATGAAGCACTTGAACATAGTGGTACCACCCTTCATAGCGTTAAACAGCTTTGGCAGGTAATCTCTTCTTATACTTGGCAAGAATCTTTTGTTTACGATGGAACTAATAATACATTTATATTAGAAAAAAATATTCAAGGAATAGACACAGACAATTTTGAAATTTATTGGAGAGCGGATTCAGGTGATTTATGGGAAGAATACGATTCAAACTATGTAAATTTTAGCTATGAAGATGGCAAAACTATTATGACTTGGATTGGAGATCAAATAGCTGGAGAAGAAAAGAAAGTTTTAGAAGCTGGAGATGAGGTAAGAGTTTTATATTTGTATAGAGACATACCAAGTAGCTCACAGACTATAGAGAGTTACATAAGAACATTGCCTCTAATGGATACCAGAGATGGAGAACAACTTTCTGAATTTCCTCCAAAAAACTGGAACGTTCGGTTAATCTCAGAAGATGATCCAATGTTTAATATGGTTATACCAGATAGAAATCCATTTCACGACCCATTAATTTATGGAAAGATAAGAACTGAATTTCCATATAGTGAAAACATCTATAACATGGAAGAATACAACGGAAGCATTAGAGACTCAAGAAATCCTTGTGATATTGATAAAAGATTCATAGACCCCTGTACGGCTTGTATAAGCAGCAACTACAATTTAGACTTAGAAGTTGAAGAGATATGTGATGATAAAATCTTAGAAGTAAAAGAAGTTATAAAAAACAATACGCCTTTTCATGCTGTTCTGTACAGTTGTAATTTTACTGGTGGTTTGAATGAATTCGTAGAACCTCCAGTAGAAAGCTTAGAAGTTCTAGCCACATATTCAGGCGGAGACTTTGTTCTTTCTGGCACCGCCGATCCTTATTTTCACAGAATAATGCTAAATGTAGAAACACAAGGAATAAAAAGAAATGAGCTGGCAAACAAAGACATTGTTTTTTCTGGAACTGGTTTGGCCTATAACGAAAAAATAGTAATGTTTTGTCCTTCTACGGTTTTATCAGACTCTGGTTTATCAAGTGATGGCTCTTGTTATGTCGATGTCAAATCTCCTTCGCCTATAAGTGGACAGTACAACATAGTAGGAGCAAAAACAAATACAGTTGAACTAGCTAGTGCTGCAGAACCTTTGGATAGTTGTGATTCGGTCTTTGACTCATCAGAACTTAACTCTTGTGCTTTTACATTTGACATTAATGGTGAGATGAACCTAATTAATGGCACTAATTGCAATATAGAACAAGATAATTTATATAAATTAAGTGATGAAAATGTAAACTTTTATGATCTTGGAGTCAAATCACAGAAGGAACCTGCTTCTTGGAAGGTTTTAATAGAAGAATACTCAGCCACTCCTTATCTTATAAAAGATATATTGCCTAGCGGAGAATTAGTTCTAGAAAATGACGGATCTTTACCCGCATCAAATGCATCAAATGTAATATACTCTATATTAAATAATGAAGATGAAGAAATAGTTCCATCAGAAACAGGAATGCTAAATCTGGAAAAAAGAGGTTTGGTTACAGTGCTAAACTTGAAAATATCTGGCCTATTTTTAAATAAAGAATATTACCAAAAAGTTAGTGGCAATGAATATTTGGTAGGGGCAAAGATAATAGGAGAGGGCGGAGATCCAGATCAATATTATATAGAAGGATATAACCTTGGAGACATGAATGGAGTAGAAATAAAAATAATAGAAAAAATAATCAAATCTAAGGTGGGTTATCTTAGCTATAATGGTCTAAAGCTTAAGGTTGATGGAAATTTAGAGATGGATCTGAGTATACAAAATGGTGCAAGTCAAATTGGTGGTGATCTTTCAAATCCAAGTAATTTTTGGTTAGATAATAATAATTTTAAAGAGAATTTTATTATACTTCTTGATGAAGTGGCTTATTGGATATCTGAAATAGAGTATAATTCTGGTGGTAATTATACTATAATTACATTATCCGGTCCCAGTACATACTGGAAGACCTTACCTTTTGGTGGAACTAGTGTGAACATAGAAATATATCAATATGAGAAACTAGGTAGAACCATAATTGGACAAAATTTTGATCTTCCTGAACATGAATTCCAAACTATAGATAGGAGTGGAAGAGAAGTAATATACGGGATTGACACAAATCAAGACACAGTTGTAAGCCTATCTGAACCTGTAAAGCCCGAGGGTTTTAATGATTCTATAGGTCAAAAAGAAGAAATATCACTGAAAATTGAAAGAAAGAAAAAGGAGAATAAAGATGAATGAGGAAGTAAAAGTTTTTGGACATGTTTATGGTCAAATAGAACACAAAGATGGAACAAAAGTTCCTTTTGACTTCCCAAATACAATATTGTCAAAAGGAAGACAAGCTTTAGCCTCATCCTTAGCAAAGAACTTTACAGGAGACTTTGAATTCTATATTTCTAGAATGTTATTCGGTGACGGAGGTACTACTGAAGATGGGATAAAGAAGTATGTTAATACAAGCAGAGATGGTTTGTTTGGAACTTTAGTAGCATCAAAGCCAGTAATGTCTTCTGTCGATAGCAATATGCCATATCAGGCAATATTTACGTCTGTACTTAGGTTTGACGAAGCCAATGGATTAATAAATGAAATGGCGCTACAGATGTCTAACGGCAACCTCTATAGTATGGTTACATTTCCGGATTTAAACAAAAGCGATGAAATGCAGATCACTTTTAATTGGAGACTCAGTTTTGTTTGATTTGGGGGACAATGAAAAATTTTTGGCTAGATAAGTATGAAGAAAAAATAAAAAAACAAGAAGAAGCAGAAAAAGAAAACCAAAATAAAGATACAGAAGAAACAGAGTGGATACTAGACGTATAAGGAGATGTTATGCCTGACTTAAATAAAATGCCGGTGCCAAAATATTCTGCTGATCAGCCCTACCATTGGGAGTATGATAATCTACCTCTACAGGCATTAGAAGATCGAGATATCGCAATAAACAATGCCGTAGATCAGCAAACTCAAATATTAGTAGATGCCGCAGGCACACAAGGAAATATTGCAAATAGGCTAGATCAGTCTATCAATGATGACGGCAATTTAAAGTCTTCCGCTGTTGATGAGACGATACACAATGTAGCCAAACATTCAGATGGAACAATTACTGTAGATACAGAAGAACTAAATTTTTATGTTGACACATTAGGCTATTCAACAGTTGTCAACCCAGTTCCCTTTGTCAGAATGTTAGAGGCAGAAAGAAATAAACTTGCCTTGATTGCTGAAGAGGCTACGAATTTAAAGGTAGAGATTTGCACAGAGGATAGAGGGTTAGAATCAGCTTGTACATCTGAAAATAAAGTAAATCTTTTTGATGATGGAACTTTAAAGTTAAGGCCCTCAGACAGCATACACTGGGAGTTTGAGTCTCCAAACATAATAAGACCAGTTTTGAGTGCTTCTTTAGAATTTGCTCATAGACATTATTATGATATTACACCAATATCACAATCGGAAGAACCAACAGAAACTGAACTTTATTATAAAGTTTTTGATGTGACTTCTACCAACACGGCTTACACACCAGGAAGTTTAAGAGTTTATTTAAACGGAGTTAGATTGAGTGGTGAATCAGAAGTTTACTATCCTCCTGCAACTGATCAATCTAATTTAAATTTTTCTAAAAATCCCGAAATTTATCCCTCAAGTGTAGATACTGTACCCTCTCAACCTTTAAATTTGTCAGGATCACCAGCAAACGGATCTATAGTTCTTTCGTGGAATGCACCAGCTTCTAATGGTGGCAGCTCAATAACAAATTACGTTTATCAGTATAGTACAAACAACGGTGTATCATGGTCTATAGCTGCGAGCACCAGTTCGACATCTACTACTTATACAGTAGGAGGCTTAACTAATGGAAAAGGGTATGTTTTTAGAATAGCTGCTGTAAACATAGTGGGTCGTGGCCCTTATACAACCCCAACTTCTGGGGTTTGGAGTGCAGGTAAGTGGTTGACTAACAAGTACACGGAAGATCCAAGAGGTGGAACTTTCACTCTTCTACATGCAATAACAGAATCAGATGTAATTAAAATAGATTTCGATGTTTGCGTGTCTAGTCTGCCTTGCCAAGCCGATCACATGGGCAGCCTTTCTGTAGAATAATATGAAACTATACGTAAAAAAGAAGCTAGATTATGGATTCATAATCTTGTGTCATGACAACAATATTGGGCTACTAAAATCTACCGCAAATTCTATAAAAAGAAGGTATGAAGGGGTGCCATACATATGCATAACAGAAAAAGATGCTAAAACAATTGATATTAAATCAATGAAAGATGTGTGCCCCACCTTTAAAGGAAAAAGTACTTTTAGCTCTTTGATAAACTCTGGAATGAAGAATACCAAAGCAGAATGGAATTTTATAGTCTTTGCAGGCACGACTGTACGAAGCAGAATGGACGAAAAATTTTTTCTATTTATCAATAGCAAAAAAGATGTTTTATTTCCTATTGCAGACAATAAAACCGACTTTGTCAGCGGAACTTTGAATGGACTTTTATTGAATAAAGAAACTTTTAAAGAAATAGGAGATATAGAAGAAAATGGAAGCTTAGATTATGTAAAAACTATGTGGGCCTGTGAGGCGATACAAAAAGGGTGTAATTTCAAGGCTATAGCAAATACAAAAATTTGTTAAATGATTTCATAACAAAAATGCCATCTGTTGTTGTAAGAGTGCTTTCCATTGTCAACTTCTTGTAAATGATCGTAAATTTCATCCCAAGATCCAAAAAAATTAGAATGATCCATATATCCGTAGAACCATGCAGGGACCTTTTCTTTTCCTTGAGGGCAAATTATAAATGTAGGTTTTTTTGAATCATTACTTCTAATAACCTCTTCTGTTGTGCCGGTTGTGGGAACTTTATATGGCATATAAGCTATAAGAAGATCGCATCTATCAACCATGCATAGGTCTTTTCTTACAAAGCATCTAGCTATACTTGCCATCCGTTCGTAATCTTTATTCTGTCTGGCGGTGGCTAACTCTTCTGTCCACTGGTTTTTGGGATCAGCATGTGGATCAAAAACAGAAAGACCGAACTTTTCAAATAAGTTTTTTTTCGGTTCATCTCTCCAATTTGGTCCAGAGTCAAACTCTATAGCTCCAGATAAATATACATTCTTTCCTTTTAAATAATTCATTTTTACTCCTGACTTTTTGAGCAAAAAACACTCTAATTAAGGTGTGTATCTTACAAAAAAGGACTTATCATGTCAAATGAAATAAGTTTAAATATGGAATTAAAAGAAGAAATATCAAAAATACTAAAGAATGAAGTAGCAGAAAGACATAGTTATTTTCAATTAAGATATTTCCTAATTGGAAAAGAGCCAACAAACCAATCAAAAATGTGGCAGTGTATAAAAGAGCTAAAAATTAGAAAAGAAGCACTTGATTCCTTAGAATTAGAATATCAAGAACAAAAAGACAAACTAGAGTTACTTGGTCTAGAAGAAAGTTTATTAGAAATTGAAAAATTTGAAACAAATAATGAACAAGAGTTAATTTTAAGAGACAAACAAAAAGAAATAAAAATAAGAAGAATTAAAAGACAAAAACAGGCTGTAATTTCTTCGCTAAACGAATTCATAAATAAGAAAAAATACATAGAAGAAGAATCAAGGTTCTTTCTTGAAATGTTTAAATCCCTAGAATCAATCGAGAAATTAAAACCATTTGACGATGTAGATGCCCAAAAAGAATACTGGGCAGAACGTTTATCCCAAAAATTAAACCTTAAAATGTTGACGAATGGTCAACTAGATACTGAGCTAATAGAAACAATTGTGGCCCTACCTGATGATATGAAAATCAAGCACCAAGCCATAAAAATGTTAGATTTAAGGCACTCCCAAATGACTCAATCCTTAGAAAGTGGCTTAAAGAGAGAGGAAGCTAATGGTTGAAAGAATATCTTCACAAGATACTGGATATGCTGTGGGAGATTTGTCCCTGTATCCAAGCATCTTAGATGACAGGTATCAGTTGTACAAGGCTACTAATAATTCTGTTACCAAGCTAAAACAGAGCTTGACGTACTCAGGAAAGCATATTGTAGTTGAAGATAACTCCATATTTCCAGAAAATGGAATTATTCGAATAGGACCTCCGCCGGGTGAGAGTGGCGCTGCGGAGATGGTTTACTATGATTCAAAAGCAAATGGTCTTTTTCAAAATCTAATACGAGGCTTTGCGGGGTCTAGGCAAAACCAGTGGCCAGCTGGAAGCTTTGTTGCAAACGCAGTTTTTTCAGAGCATCACAATGCAACCAAAGATGCAATTATAAATATACAGAATAATTTAGGAATAGAAAATACACCTACTGCGAACTCTTTAAATGGAATACTAAAAAAACAAGAAGTGAAGTTTCTTGCACCTAAAGCCGTTTTTCGAGCTTTTCCTATAAAAGGACCTCCTTCACTTCAGGTAAGATTCCAGAACTTTAGTACTGGGCCTATTGTGCGATCCTTCTGGGACTTTGGGGATGGCACAACCTCAACAGAGTTTTCACCTTTTCACACCTACTCTAAAGAAGGAGTTTATACAGTGCAATTAAACGTTATAACAACTTTGGGTGCACAAGGCTATACAATAAAATCAAATTATATAACAGTTGATAAAGAATCTAGACAACCTTTCTTCTACGTTACTCCTCTTGTAGGAGTATCAAAACAAACAGCGGACGCAAATATAGGTCACCCAACTCTTGGAACGGCTACAACCTTTCAATTTGTTGATCAGACCGATGGCAACATATCACAGAGGTGGTGGATATTAGACGGAGAAGGAAAAGTAAATGAAGTTTCGATAGCAAATCAAACCTACATACAACAAGATCCAAATATTCACACCCTAGATTTTGTGTACGATGTTCCAGGAGAATATAATCCTGCTTTGTTGGTTTTATTAGATAATCAAACAATTAAAAAAGCGTATGTAAATCCCTCTAAATCAACTGGGCAAGGAGTTATAGTATTATGATTCCTAAAACAACGTACCCCACAGCAGTCGATACAAATGAAAGCTTATTCTTAGTAGGAGACGGATTAAGAGTAGTCCTAGCAGAAGACTATAATCCTGGTGATACAGTTATCACCGTAGTGGGCGATGAAGATACAATGAGGAATTTTAATTCTACTGGAATTATAACCTTAACAGAACAATGCAGCGAGCCAGAACTAAGAGCTATATCTTTTTATTACTCTTCTAGAAGTTTAACAACTTTTGAAGGATTAGAAATATTACCTGGTTTCATAGATGTAATAAAGTCTAAAGGTATAACCAATGTTACACAAAATGTGATGTCTATTCATCACAATAATTTAAAAGATGCACTTATAAGAATAGAACAGTTTGCCGGAAGAAAAGGGGAAGTAGGGAAAGGTCCTTTGTTGGGAACAATGGAAGAAAGAATAAATTACCTTAGAAACATAGTGCTTAAACCAAAGGCTTGGTTCAAAATATCAAATGCTATTGGAATAGCACCACTGACTGTTTACTTCACAGACCAAAGTTTTAGACTAGGCACAGATGGATCTTCTCATGAAGTAAAGCATTTTTGGGATTTTGGGGACAACACAGACTCTTCTGACTTAAGTATTATACCAATAGCTGACGGTGTTGTTCCTGAAGGGGTTGAAGATGTTATCATAGATGCAACTTGCCCAACCGGAAAAGCTTGTGTAATTCAAAAAACATATACTAAACCTGGAATATATGACATATCTTTAACAGTAACGAATGACTTTGGTTCTGATACTGTGACATTTAAAGAAGCAGTCAATGTAAGATACTCTGCACCGGAGTTAGCCATAGTCGAAATTATAGAAGCTGCTGGGCAAGATGTTACAGCGGGCATTATTGAAGATGGAAAGTATATCTCTACACCAAAAATTAGAGCTACAATAAATTCTTTAATCAATCTTGGCATAAAAACAAACGGTGGCTCACCAATAATGCCAGGACAAGGGAAAACTTATGGCGGTGAAGTTTTAAATTCTAATAATGAGCCAATAGATCCTATTTTGTATTATACATGGAATTTCTCAGACGATTTAAATCATAATAATACAAGCACAACAAAAGCACTATTCGGTGTTGGTGGGTATTATGATTTAGTTTTGAGAACTGATACAAAGTACGGATCTTATAGAATTACTAACTATCCAAATGCATTTGATATTATAGAAAATACAAACCTATGGTTGTGGAATTTTAAAACTAGCAGCACTCAAATTAACTCACATGAATTTGGTTTGTTGAGCGAAACATTCAAAGCAAAGACGGCAGGCTCAGAATTAGATTTATCCTACTTGGGTTACAATGATGGTTTTCTAACGACAGATCAGCAAAGAGCTGAGTTTGCAAGAAATAATGGGTGTGCTCAAATTGGAACATCAAATTCTGGTGCTTCTGGGTCCGCTATGCTTTTTTGGGCTAGCGGTAGAAGTGAATCAGATCCTGCATCTTCTGAGAAGATTAATTTCTGTCGCTATAATGGTTTTGCAGATTTGTATACATATCCAAGCAATCCAGCTATATCCATAAATAGACCTTGGAATTGGGTAGGTTTTTCTTCTACCGAGGAGTCTTATTTTATATTAGGCGGTTTAACATCACCTATAACCTCTTTTTCTTCTCCTACTAACCAAACAAAAAGTAAATTAGATTTTTATACATCTACTGTAACCAGTTCTACTTTAACTGATTCCAACTATAAAAACGGAGCTACAGACCTTAAACAAAACTCTGTGACTTACAATCCAGATACAGGACTGCCTGATCAGGGGCACATGAGTGTTTATAGGTCTACTTGGCACAATAATGCTGGGTATTTTTTGAAGAACGAAGGAGCTGGTGCATTCTTTAGGATTAAGTCTTTTTATAAGACAAGCGGTAATACCACAGAAAGCTTCATCGACATAAGAAAGCTGCCTGATATGCTTGGTTCGGCAAAAGTAGAAGGACAACTTGCCTCTTTGAGCCAAGGCGTGTACTTTTTCAGTAACTCCGGCTCTGTGTCTGCGTATGGGTCTTCTAGTGGGACATGGACAACCGGTGGTGTGGCCACTACTTCTGCGGCTTTTAGATCTCTGCAAGATACGGATAAGACGGGATTTGACAATGCAACCAATACGCTATTAGTTGCCACCGACAACGAAAAAACAGCTTATTTGAGTTTTGACTATAGTGAAAAATGCTTTATTAAATTTAATGAACTAGATACCACTTTCAGTTCTTCAAGTTATAGACCAACAGGCGATCAGTGGCAGATGTTTATATTCTAAGGTAATATATACCTAAAAAGGAACAAAAGTGGTTAATTTCTTTCCTCCTAAACCTGTATATCCAAAAAGTTACGATAGTGATTACACACTGTATTTGGTTTATAACACATCTGAGACTTTTATATCTAAAAAGAATAATGCATGGGCAGAGGAAATTGAGATTATTCCTGTGGGTCCAAAAAATCCAGAAATATGGGCAAACAATGGTTTTGCTAGTATAAGTGGAGAACTATTCTATTACGATTCAGTAGAAAAGAATCTACCAATATCACCAGAAGTTGAGTTAAAAATCGGTCTAATTGAAGTAGACGCTAAAGGGGCCATTACCAGCATTCCAGTGGTAGATGGAGGGTCCGGTTATTATTTTCCGTCTTTTGATGTAGCAGGAACCGGCAGTGGTGCGGTAATTCAGCCAGTAGTCGTAGATGGCTCTATCACTGAAATTATTATTTTAAATGGTGGAACAGGTTATACATTTAACTCGGTAGAGTTGATATTAGTTGGAAAAGTATTCAAATTAAAGCGTTGTGCAAGAAATTTAGGAGGCTCGGCTACAAAAAATAATCAGATAGGCTCAGAAGTCAGAGGCTTTGTGGTTGCCGAACACCACAATCAAATTGTAGATGTGATTATTAACATAGAAAAATTTATAGGACAAAACTTTGATGCCGATTATGATACTCTTGACTGGAGAATTAGGCACTTAGAAGGATTGCCTATTGTTTTTGACGATTTTACATGTCCAGATATACAGTTTAACTTTTATATAGAAAGTGAAGACCCAGCTAAAGGTGTTATAGCCAGATATGACATCGTCATAACAGGTTCTTATAATAATTTTAGATTAGATTTTGGAGATGGCAATTTTACTACAAGTTCGGTTTCGGGAACACATACTTACGCTACTGGATCAACTATAGATCCAACAGTTGTTTTATCGAATAGCAAGTGCACAATAGTTCAGACTCCAATAGAAAGAGCGGCCTCCACAGAACCAGAAAATCCAACTGTGGCGACAACTTTTGAAATACCAATACCACAGATACCTAATATTCCAGATTTTGTACCACCTACCGTACCTACGCCACCTACTCCACAGATACCTCCTATAGTCTTTCCTTGTTTGGACATAGGTCCAGTTGGGCCGGTAAACATATCACCACTTTCACCAATAAACATACCACCTGTAACCATACCACCGGTGAATGTGCCTCCAATAACTATACCACCTATAAATATTACGCCTATAAATGTATCACCAATTAATTTGCCACCTATAAGTCTTCCTCCTACTAACATACCGCCTGTTAACATATCGCCTGTAAATATTACGCCTGTAAATATACCACCAGTAACTATACCTCCTATCAATATACCACCTATATCACCTATCAATATACCACCAATACCACCAGTATCACCTCTATCACCTATCAACATACCACCGATATCACCTATCAACGTTCCACCAATTTATATACCACCTGTAACTATACCACCTGTAACTATACCACCTGTGACTATACCACCTGTAACTATACCACCTGTGACTATACCACCTGTGACTATACCACCTGTGACTATACCACCTGTGACTATACCACCAATACCACCGATATCACCTTTATCGCCAATTAACATACCACCGATATCACCTTTATCGCCAATCAATATACCACCAATACCACCTTTATCACCAATCAATATACCACCGATATCACCTTTGTCACCAATTAATATACCACCTGTAACAATACCACCAGTAAACATACCGCCAATAACCATTCCACCGATAACAATACCACCTATATCGCCCATCAATATACCACCGATACCACCGGTCAATATACCACCTGTAAATATTACACCGGTTAACGTACCACCAGTTAACATACCACCTGTAAATATTACACCAGTTAATATACCACCTATTAACATACCACCTGTAAATATTACACCAGTTAATATACCACCTGTAAATATTACACCTGTTAACATACCTCCTGTAAATATAACACCTGTTAACATACCTCCTGTAAATATAACACCTGTCAACATACCGCCTGTAAATATACCACCTGTAAATATTACACCAATTAACATACCACCTGTAAATATCACACCTGTTAATATACCACCTGTAAATATTACACCAATTAACATACCACCTGTAAATATTACACCAGTTAACATACCACCTGTAAACATACCACCTATAAACATACCACCTATAAACATACCACCGATACCACCCGTATCACCTATCAATATACCACCGATATCACCTTTGTCTCCGATCAATATACCGCCAATATCACCTGTTAACATACCACCTGTAAACATTACACCAATTGACATACCACCTATAAACATACCACCTGTAAACATACCACCGATACCACCCGTATCACCTATCAATATACCACCGATATCACCTTTGTCCCCGATCAATATACCACCAATACCACCTTTATCGCCAATTAACATACCACCGGTTAACATTACGCCAATAACACCAATAAATATACCACCAATAAATGTACCACCAATAACAATACCACCCGTTTATATTGAAATTTCTCCAATTACGCCTGCGTACTTGACGCCAATAGATTTGTCGCCAATAAACATACCACCTGTGTCTCCAATTAATATACCACCAATACCACCCGTATCACCTATCAATATACCACCAATATCACCTATAAACATACCACCTGTGTCTCCAATTAATATACCACCAATATCACCTGTTAACATACCACCTGTATCACCAATAAACATACCACCTATAACTATACCACCAGTATCACCTATCAACATACCACCGATAACCATACCACCAATAAATGTACCACCTATAACAATACCACCGGTTTATATTTCACCAATTACACCTGCGTACTTGACGCCAATAGATTTGTCACCAATCAACATACCACCTATATCACCCATTAACATACCGCCAATACCACCAATAACACCCATCAACATACCACCGATAACAATACCACCTATATCGCCCATCAATATACCACCGATAACAATACCACCTATATCGCCCATCAACATACCACCGATAACAATACCGCCAATACCACCAATAACACCCATAAACATACCACCGATAACAATACCACCTATATCGCCCATCAATATACCACCGATAACAATACCACCTATATCGCCCATCAACATACCACCAATAACTGTTCCACCAATAAACGTACCACCAATAACTGTACCACCAATAAACATACCACCTGTAGAGATACCGCCCGTAACTATACCACCAATATCGCCTATTAATGTACCA